AGATGTTGAGAAAGTAGTTGAGTCAGCCGATGAGCCTGCGGATGAATCCGTACCTGAGCCAGTAGTTGAGCCAGTAGTTGAGTCAGATGTTGAGAAAGTAGTTGAGTCAGCCGATGAGCCTGCCGTTGTACCTGAGCCAGTCGTTGTTCCTGAACCTGCTGTTGTACCTGAGCCAGTCGTTGTTCCTGAGCCAGTCGTTGTTCCTGAACCTGCTGTTGTACCTGAGCCAGTCGTTGTTCCTGAGCCAGACGCGACAATTACTCAACAGCCAGTTATTAGTGATATTGACCTTTCCGAAGAAAATAATAAACTACCAGTATCAAACAATTTACCAAATGTTACGACCATTGAATATACACATGTTTTGCAGCCAAGAGTAACTGTGGTTAATCCTGTAAAAAAAAGTTTTATGAATACAATTTTTAAACCATTCAATAAATAATAATATAACACTGAAATAATATAATTTTTAAATTAATAAGTGAATAATATATTCTCTTATTATATTAATGTGGTTTTTAATTGTTATATGTATTTTGCATTTTTTATATATAAATCCTCTTGAAAAAATATACTTTTCTTATAATTTGAATGACACGAATCGACCATTAGAAAAATGTATCGACAAAAAATACAATTGGTGCAATGGGTTTCCATCAGGGCATGCTGAAATAACTACTATTTTATGCGGTTATTTGTTATATAGTAAATTGATCTCAGTACCAGTGGCTGTATTATTAATTATACTAGTATGTAGTCAAAGATTAATAACACATATGCATACATTTAAACAAGTTTCATACGGTGTTTATATTGGTATTATATATTCTTATTTATATTGGTCTACCAATTATTCTCTCTATTCATTATTAATAGCGATATCATGCGCACTAATATATTTATTGATAATATATAATATTATTGAAAAATATTTGGACGAACCAATACCTAAATGGGTTGACCCAGTCATGTATGATAAGATGAACGAAAAGAAAAATACAAATGTATTCGTCAAATTATCGACATTGTATGTCTGTATAACACGTTATGATTGGACTTCATTCAGACATTGGAACGAAATAGAACATATGTTGGATAAGGCGATTGACAAAATAAAAGAATCAAATATTAAATATGATGCAATCATTGGAATTAAATCAGGTGGCGCAATTGTATCGGATTATATATCAAAAAAATTAAACATAGAAAATTATAAAATAAAGGTATCTAATAAAAAAATGAAGGTTAATGATGATTTTACAGCTCTTAATCGTAAAATATATCACAAAGAAGAATATGCAGTCGATGAAGATGGTGTATCCGAAAAGGTTAAAAATAAAAATATAATAATAATAGACGAATGTACTTTTACAGGAGTTACTATGGATGTTGCCATAAAATATTTTGAACCCATTGTTGATAATATATACCCAATTGTTTTGAATGGAACTGGTTTTACATTAAGTAATGTCAAAAAAGTAGAGGTAATAGATACCAATTTTATATCTGTATGGCCGTGGGGGTATGATAATTAATATATATGATATATTATATGAAAATTATTATATATGCTACACATTCATATGGCACGTTTGAAACATTAAAACAACACCCAGATATTGTTATATTAGGATTTGGTACAAAATGGAAAGGCTTCATTCAAAAAGCTATTGTTATTCAGAAATATTTATGTACACTCCCTGACAATGAAATAGTAGTCATCATAGATGGTTTTGATTCTTATATTAAAAAAACACATGGTCTTCGTGAAGAGTTTGAAAATATGGATTGCAAAGTATTAGTATCATCACACAACTCTTTTTTTCCGAAAATAATAGATGACTATGTATCTAAGCGAGTATTTGATGTATGCAAATATAATTATATTGCAAATTCAGGCCTTTGTATGGGTTATGTACAATATTTGAAATTGATGTGGAGAGAAATTTCAAATGGTCCATCCAATGATGATCAAAGAAATTTAAATCTGGCATGCAAATATTTACCATTTATGAAAATAGATGTACAAAATAAAATATTTCAAAATTGTGCAAATATGGACGAAGTTAATAGATCAAATGCATATTTCTGTCAACGACCTGGGACCATGTCAATAAGTCGATTGTTAAGAGGTATACAAGAATACTATGAATATTTTATACCTGAAATTATTGGTTTAATTATTCTTTTTGCGATCATTGCAAAACGTAAAACTATATTTAATTTGAAAAAAACATAAATATAACATAATTATATATGTATGGTCACAGGCAGAATCCAAATGTATGAATATATACCAGAGATGATTTTAATTATTATTATTGTCATCTATGTTAAACGTAAATCTATATTTAATTTGAAATATGGCTACATAAAGAATGAATAGACGATTTTTCAAATTAAACTATATTTAAGTTCAAGAATATAAATAAAACATATTTATATATATTAATGAATTCAGAAGATAGACTAAAACTACATGAATTAATCAAAGAGGGTAATGTACACGACAATACAAATAATATTAGAAAACTGCGACACAGTAATCAATTAAAAAAAGATGTTAACACTATTAAAACAATTCTTTCACGTGCGGAATCACTCGAATATACATTTTTAAATAATGCATGCGAGCCACATTGCAGTTTTATTATAGAACATTATAAAAATATATATCAACGAATTTTAAAAGGTCAAGTTGATTTCAATATACTTGACAAATTTCTGGATTGTTTGGAATCAATTGAAAACGGTACGAAGGATCAACATGAGGCATCTTATGAAATTGGTACTTTATTGAAGACAATGTATATAGATCCAAAGATATATGAAGAACCAGAGAGAAGAAATGGCATTGATATTGATTGGAATGAATATAAAAATAAAATGCTAAAATAAGTAATGAAACTGGTTATCGTTGAATCACCTTCTAAATGCTCAATTATTGAGAAATATTTAGGTAAGGGGTACAAGGTAATCGCAAGCCAAGGTCATTTTCGGTCTCTCCATAAGTTAGAACAAATTAATGTAGAGACACTTGAAGTAAAATACACGAACGATAAGCCTAAAATTGTAAAAATGTTGAAGGAGGAATGTGATAAGGCAGATGAAGTTATATTAGCAACAGACAATGATAGAGAAGGCGAGGCAATCGCATGGCATATATGTCAAATCTGTAAACTACCTCTGACTACAAAAAGAATATTATTTCAAGAGATCACAGAGAGAGCATTAAAGCAGGCTATTGATGAACCAACAATCATCAATATGAATCGTGTTTTCTCTCAACAGGCCAGACAAATCATTGACATTTATATTGGATTCAAAATATCACCCTTGTTATGGAAACATATACAACATAAATTAAGTGCTGGGCGTTGTCAAACTCCGGCATTGCGGATCATATATGATCAAGAAAAATTAATTGAAAATCAGTCCTATGAAAAATGTTTTTCAGTATATGGTTTGTTTACATCTAATAACATTGAATTTAAAAATCAAAACATGACCGACGTTGAACCTTTTCTAGAAAAATGCAAAGGGCATACTTTTTCGTTGAAGAAAGGTACTCCAAAAAATATAAAAGAGGAACCGCCTAGTATCCTTATTACATCTACATTACAGCAAAGAGCGAATCAAACTATGGGCATGTCTCCAAAAAATACGATGCGTAATGCACAAGTGTTATATGAAAAGGGATTGATTACTTATATGCGCACAGATACACCATATTATAGTACAGATTTTTTGAAAGAGGTTGAAACCTATATTACAAAGCATCATGGCAAGGAATATGTGGGTACTGTCAAAAATACAGAGAGTAAAACACATGAGGGTATACGTGTAACCAATTTATTTGTTCAAAGTATAGATATAGAACCAAGTGTAAACAAATTATATGAATTTATATACAAGCATACACTGAAATCGTGTATGAGTCCGTATACGGGTGTAGTAACACCTTATATATTAGACTACGATTTTACTTATCTCTCTACTAAGACGATACATAGTGGTTGGAAATGTTTGTACAAGGAAAAAGAAAAGGATTGGGGGACATATCTAGATTATTTGGATAAAGTAAATTACAATGTTATTTATGCAGAAGAAAAAATAAAAAGTCAAGAATTTCATTATAATGAAGCTCAACTTATACGTAAATTGGAAAAGCAAAATATAGGACGACCGTCTACATTTACAAACATAGTTGAATCAATTGAAAAATATACTGAAAAGGGAAGAGTAAAAGGTAAAATAATACCTTTAACACAATACGAATTAAAAAGCACGATCACTATCTCTCATACAGAGAAACAAATAGAGGAGGACAATAAATTGTCTATAACTCCTTTGGGTAAACAAGTGGTTGAATTTTGTAATGAACATTTTGAATCTCTATTTGATTACAAGTATACTGAGAGAATGGAAGAACAATTGGATTTAATAGAACAAGGTGAAATGTGGAAGCCGATCGTTAGTGAATTTATAAAACAAGTTGATTCTGTATTACAAGTGGATGCACCCAAAGTTGCGTATAGATCTCTCCATTGTGGTATTTGGAAGAAGAATGTTATGGTTATAAAGGATGGCCCCTATGGTTATTATTTGGAATACAATAAAGATATAGTATCATTAACAAATTGTCCAACTGACATCAATGATATTATAGAAAAGCAAGAAATAAAGGAAGAACAAAAGAGAGAAATCATGGAATATGTTCAAAAAAAAGACGGGCTTAAATTAAATGAAAATATGAGTATTAGAGAAGGGCCAAAAGGATATTACGTATTTTATAAAAAACCATCTATGAAAAAACCAAAGTTTTATAATTGCGATGAAGCCATTGAATTCATAGAATCAAGGGATAAGGATAAATTATTAGAATATGTACAAAAAAAATATAATCTTATATAGTATGTCATCTATTCCTAATTTGAACAAGTTATTCAATGATATAGCTAACGAGGAAAATATTAAATTGGTAGAATGGCTGTTTATGGGATTTATATTAGTAGGTCTTATCATCAAGTTCTTTTCATTCAGTATACACAGTGATTTGACCGAAGAAGAAATACGTGCTGGTGCTAAGCAAGTCGGGCCAGCAACAGGTGCTATATGGGGCTATTCCATAGTATTATTTGCAACATTAGGATTAATATTTATATCAGTGAATCCCCAAAAGGAAAGTTATGAGCAGATTCAAAATATACCTTTGAGTATGTATGCAATTGTTATTTTAATATCATGGTGTATTGTATTGAATTTTAGATTTTACGATAAAATAAATACAACTCCCGACATGCCTAACCAATATGACTTATGGAATAAATGGTCACTAATTACCATTATAATGTTGAGTTTATTTAGTGTATTAGAATATTTAATCAATATATTGCATAATCCAGCGTACAATGGTTTAAAAAGTCAGCTTAGATTATTCACAATTGTCGTATTTTTTAGTGGTATGATTGTTCTTGGCATACAAGATACTATATTAAACAGTTTTTTAGTTGATGGTTAGTTTACTAGTTATACCTATATGAGTATCCGATTCCCAAATTCCTGATATTCTTAAAACAACGCTTGTGTTCGGGCTATTTGTATTATATACCAATTTATTAACAAATTTATTGAATGAAAGCATTACCTTTTTCTTTGTTATGTTATTAAAATTATCTAATATTTCTGTTTCAAATAATTTTAGTTTTTCTAGAAAATGCGGTTCAATAGTGAATGATACTTTATATATATTATTCTCTTTATTCATGCGTAGATCTTTAACGTCTACCTTTAATATTATAGTATTTAGTGTAAATATTTCAATGTTATACAATATTTTATAAAAATTTGTATAATGAGAGATTTTGTTTTGTATTGGTTTATAAAATGAAATTTTATTAATATCAATTGTCATAATGTCTAGACATATGTTCATAATATAATAGTAGTTGGTTTATATTTAAATATCATTTGTATATTTTAATAATGTTTACATCATATTTAAAACCAAAAGAAAGTTTTGTGGATGATGTAGGATTTACGAATATTATTTTATTTGGTCCAGAAAATTCCGGTAAATATACACAAGCGCTAAATATAGCAGAAAAATATAGCAACTCCAAATTGAAATATAGCAGAAAAACAGAAATTGATATAAATGGAGATAAATATTACTTTAATATAAGTGATATTCATTTTGAAATCGATTTTGAGTTACTCGGAACAAATGAAAGTACAATATGGTTAGAGTATATCGCGAATATAAAATGTATTATAGATACTATACAAAAAGGATTTATTATTTGTAAAAATTTTCATTGTATCAAAGATGAACTACTTTCTATTTTTCATACCTTTATGAGAGACCCTAGATTAAAGTTTATTATATTGACGAAACATGTTTCATATTTACCAAAATGCATCAAGGATAAATGCGTTATCTACAATTTAAAGGGCAGAGATATAAAATCATATTCCTTTCAATATATTACCGTATGTGATAAAATAGTTGAATTTATACAAAGTGAAGAGAAAAATTTATCTCAATTGAGAGAATTATTGTATCAATTATTAACGTACAATTATGATATACACGAGTGTATTCGTTATATATTTTTTGAATTAATAAGAAAAAGATTTATTCCAAAAGAATTAATTCGCCCCAAGTTTGAAAAAATTATCGCCACATTAAAACACTATAATACGAATTATAGACCCATATATCATTTAGAATTACTTATCATGAATTTTTTTATGTAATTTATATGACCGGAATATGTATTATTTTTTGTAAAGATCAAATTTATACCAATCACGTTGAGATTAATATTTCTCTCATTGAATACATGTGAGTGAAACCATTCATTTTGCCTTGTTACTCGCGAGTGAAACCATTTAGTTTGTACGGAATCTTCATTTTTTAATTTATTAAATGCACCTAACTTGATAACATCGTTATGAAAAATATATAACATATCGTCTAATACTACATTACATTCTATATCATGATAATAACAATCTCCGATATCATTCCATATTCCTGCTCCATTCACTGACATCCCATATTGTATTTCTCTCGGTCCATAATAAACTCTTGCACGAGCATGTATTGCATCTTTACTTAATATAGAGAAATCAATTGACTGTAATAAACGTACGTCTGGTCTACATTTCATATAATAATCGTAGTCTAATTGATGATCACTGATAAAATCACATATTTTACCCATTTGTTTCTTGGTATTGATTACTTTATATTTAAATGTGATGACATCTTCATAATTATGAAAATCATTCTCGCTGGATATACCACAATAATCTACATCCATGCCATTTAAATATTGTTTTAATATTTTAATATTGTTTGAATGAGCCTTGTCTAATTTATGTGAACTAATGATGATTAATATTCTCATATTAATAATCATTTAAATATTTTTATATCTATTTCTGGCAAATGAATGCACCTAATTTCTGTTGGCGTTAAACCAAATAATTTAGCCAAATTGCTTTGTATATCACCAAAATCAGCCTTTAATTCGTGTTCAGTAAATGGACCCTGTACGGTCGGCATATGACTAATTTCACTAATATCATATTCGTCCCAATCCTGATACGATTCATCCTTATTCATCATGTTTTTAGTATATGCTTCCCATTCTTCACGTGAAGATGATCTGAATTGACCCCAGCTACCATATATATAAAAATGTTTACTTCTTTTTTCAAGTAAAAAAGCATGTATTGGTGAATTTATTTTGCTTCCTTTCGCAACAATAAATATAACAGAAAACCCATCTGGTAAGGGTTTGGATGGATCATACAGTATCGCACGTGCATCATATTCATCACTTACAGAATCGTCATGACTTGCATATTTATCTATTTCAGCACGGGCTTCATCAATCGTCATACTTCTTGCAAAATATTGTTTTAATGCAAAATATCTACATGATACACATCTAGGTGTTTGACAAGATTCGTCATTTATATTGAAACTACTTTTATTATATGATCTTCTTTTATATGATCTTGTATTATATGATCTTGTATTATATGATTTCAAATTTGTAAGAGATAATCTACGTCTTTTTTTAGAGCCTTTACCACCACCACGTTTACTTTTTCTCCTTGTTATTCTTGGTCTCATTATATAAGTATTTTATTTTAATAAAAATATTTATATATTATATTCAATTTATTCAAATTTATGCCTTCTTCTTAGATACCTTCTCCTTCTTAACCGGAACAACCGCTTCTTCCACAACTACATTTTCTGGTTCTGACTGTGGCTGGCTTGGTGGAGCTGATTCACCATCACTATCATAAGTCGGCTCAGTTAGCGTTGCGTCTACTTTAAGAGCTGGTTGATCATCCAACTTGATATGGCACTGACCCTTGGGAAGACTTTGAGCTGGCTTTACTACTCCTTGGTACAACTTCCATGTTACACCAAACTTACCATTTGCAAACCAGAGTCCACCACACATGATGATACATGCGATTTCACTGCCCTTTGGAATGAGCTGTTCAGGTGATTCACCGGAATCATTTGGAAGTAGCTTATTATTTTGTGTATCAAACAGATCAAACTTGTATTCACCTGACCAAACTGGTAGCTTCACTTTTAGCGTTGGTGTACGAGTCTTATCAGGCTCACCAGTTGCCTGATTCTTAGGGTACTTCAACATTGGGCTGAATAGAGCATCCACCACATCTTCTGACATCGACGCCTTGCCGAACCAGTCGCGTGAATTCTTACGAGCATCTTCCTTGATCTTATTTTCAAAATCATTCAACACTTGTAGTAGTTGCTGAATAGCCGGATTACTGAATTCCTCACGAGGAAACTGCAAGCTAATATCATAACTCTTACCATTAGGATTTTCGTATGCGTTTGCACCCCAGGTCATCATAAGAGGTGTATTCAAATATAGTGCCTTTCGTGAAAGTGTATTGAGAATTCCAACACTCTTTCCACCAACGGCATTTGCCTTTGGCTTGGTGTAAAGCATGTGCTGGGCTGGCACGAATTCAGAAGCGGATACAATCATAGAAGCCATTTAGTTACTATATATAGATCAATAATCTTTAAATCAATTTTTTTTTAATTCATTACAAGTGCCAAAAAAACTTGCAAAATCAATTGATTTTAAATCAATATAAGATTTTATAAGTAATATATAAAATGACGAAAATTATTTCCAAATATAGCGACTATTCAAAACTCCGAAATTATGATTACACTGTAAATGATCTAAAAGACATCTATACACGCTTCAAAATTAAATGGAAACAGAAACGAAAAAAGGATATTGTAGAAGATTGCTATTTACATTTAAAACATCATTATTTTGCATCAAAAATACAACGTTTTCTATCAAATCATTTTATTAAAATATTTAATAAAACACAAGGGCCTGCAATATTGAAGAGAGACATGTGTAATAACGTGGAAGACTTCTTGACAACCGAATCTATGAAAGAAATTGATTATTATTTCTTTTTGAGTTATCGTGATACGGATGGATTTGTATACGGTTTTAATATTATTTCTATCTACAATTTGATTGTCAAGAAGGATACTAAGAATCCTTACACCAGAAATGAATTCTCCATGGAATTGATTGAAATGGTTATTAAACGAATAGAATATAATCGAATAATGAAAAAAGTACATCATGAAATTAGCCCCATTCAATTGTCCTCAAACAATAAATTAATCTCTCTATTTCAAAAAATAGATCTTTTAGGAAATTATACACAAGTAGAATGGCTTATCAATTTAACGCCCTTTTATATTAGACGGTTTATACTAGAACTATATGATATTTGGGATTATAGATCTCAATTAACAAAAGAAATGAAAATTAATATTTGTCCTCCACTAGGCTATCCTTTTAAAGATATTCCATTACATATCATTCAAAATAATAACCACATATCAACCGATAATTTAAAAAATTATTGTGCGCTCATTATTAATCAATTAATTAATTCATCGTCAGAGAGAGAGAATCAAAGTTTAGGTGCAATTTACGTGTTATCTGCTTTAACATTAGTTAATCCTAGTGCGGCAGAATCAATGCCTTGGTTGTACCAATCTGTTTTATAAAATTAAATATATTATTAAGACCAAAAATGAATATAAAAAGAACTCCATTTACTATGTATAAAATGTCAGCTGTTCCTAAGACTCCTAAGACTAAGAAGGCGGCCAAGGTTGATGCACCTCCTGCTCCTCCGGCGCCAGTTTCAACTCCCGCACCTGAGGCTCCTGCTGACAACGCAGTCGTTCCTCTTTCTTCGGACACCCCACTCAGTGAGCTCTTCGTTACGGTCAACAAGACTCTTCATGATCTCTCTACCGCCATTGCATTGGTAAAGAGCGAGGTTCGTTCCCTTGAAAAGCATGTTACCAAGGAGCTCAAGACTCTTGACAAGCTCAATGCAAAGAAGAACAAGAACAAGGGCAATCGTGCACCAAGCGGCTTCGTAAAGCCTACCAAGATCAGTGTAGAGCTCGCTGACTTCCTCGGCAAGCCTCATGGTACTCTTATGGCCCGCACGGATGTTACCAAGCAGATGACCACTTACATTCGCGCCAACAGTCTTCAAGATAAGGCAAATGGCCGAATCATCCTTCCTGACACCAAGCTCCGAAAGTTGCTCAAGCTTTCTGACAAGGATTCGCTCACCTACTTCAATCTTCAAAAGTACATGTCCCCTCACTTTGAGAAGTCTGTATAAAAATATGCAAGTTCACAGCTTGAAGCGCTCAATGATTTGAGATGTTGGTTTGATTCCGACGTGATGGCATATTCAAAATATATTTAATACAATGGTGAAGACAATAATAAATTTTTATTATTAAACACCACAGGCTTATTAGCTCAGTTGGTTAGAGCGTGCGACTGTTAATCGCAAGGTCGACGGTTCGATCCCGTCATGAGCCGCTTAGAAATAATATTCTTCAAAAACTTAAAGCTACACGAAGAATATTATTAATGGATTATATAAAACAATGCAAATCATATACAAAACGTATTGTATTTGTATGTGACTGTACTACGAATGAAGATTTTAACAAATATTTTTATTATTTACTGTATTTGTGTATTCAAAATAAAGTACGATTATATTATTTGACAGGTACATTATTTGATCAATACGTGGATGAAACATTTCATTTATCTCTCATAGAACACGAATTACATTTATATTCTATCTATCATCTCTCGTCTATGTTGGATGAAGTCCTATATGTAGTTAAGCCGCAGTTAATGTTGAATATAGATATTCCTATTAATATATATGACTTATGTGTGCCCTATATGTGCAATTCACAACAGTGCTCATTCATTGACGAAAAACAATAGTGTATATTATACTTGTCCAGCAAAAGCAAAAAGATATAACGATACATTAGGAATTATAAATCACTACGAAGGAGTCTTAGGAGAGATAAATGAGCCGTGGACATGGGTATTTGATGGGGACGGGTTTAACTTAGAACATTCTATGCAAATAGATCTTGGTATTAAATTGGCAAGAGTGATATCCAAATATAGTGATCACTTAGAAAAAATAATAATCGTCAATCCAACTATATATGTTTATATTATTTACAAAGTATTGTACCCTTTTATGAATGATAAAATGAGAGATATCATTGAATTCCCTTTATGATTTTATAAAATATTCATGGATTGGTTTTGTTTTTTTTAATTTCAATGATTCTATTTCTAATTCTAATTTTTTATTTTTTTCACGTTCTTGAAATAATTGTTCTTCTAATTGTTTAATGCGTTCTAATGTATCTTCTTTTTTGATGGGTTGAGAGAATAGTTCATCTGTAAACACGACATGTATCTTTGATTGTTTAAATATTTCAATCAGTTGTTCTTTTGTAGCAGACTCGCATTGAAATGTACCTACGATTAGTACATATCTTACTGCTGATGAACCAAAAGTTAATTTGTCCTTTCTCGTGAGTTCTATTTGAGTATTCATTTTCCTCAAAACACACGGATAATCATCTCCTAGTATTGGTTTTAATTCGCAACACGTTATGATGGAATTACAATAATGAATACTTCCTCCTTTAAGATTAATTATTTTTCTTCTACCCCCGTATCCAGAGGTGGTGTACATACTATAATCTTCATGGAGTGACAAATATTTTTCTATTACATTTTTGAAATCAAAATCTTCATATTCAGAAGGAATTTCTATATCAAAAGTTTCATATCTTTCTTCATATAATACCAAATCCCAATTGTATTTATCTTCAAATTTAACATTCACTTTATCAGTATTTACTTTTAGATTAGGTACTTCTTTTATACCAAATATCCTGATAAATTCTTCATCTTCGTACAATTTTTTTATTTTTGTATTCATCATATCCAATCTGTTTCCATTCAATTGTTTAATCAAACTATCCTGATTGCATTTATCTAAAAACATATTTTGCAACTTATTATGTGCAGGTGTTTTCTGCGATTGATTAGGTAATTGCTGATTGACTATAATATTATATATAGGTGACCATTTTTTACTCGTACGAAACCATTCTTGTTGTTTATACCATTCAACCGTAGATGGATCAGACATTAATTCCAGCACGGATTTGCCTTCATATTTTCCAGAGGGTACAATAGGTAATTCCATAATTTATTAAAATTATCTTCTATTTTTAATAATTCAATTTTAATTTACTAATGTGTATCGATTTGCTTTGATAAAAACTAATTCTCTCCTAGTCCAATATATATTTTCATATTGTGGATACATGACATCATCTAGCCATTTATTATTTTTATTGTGAAAATCTACACCATTATAATATGACATTAACGATCCAATATCCCAACCCATATCTAGTATTTTTTTAGACATACCAATTTCCTTTTCAAATACAGTCTCTATCTTATTACTTGTATATTTGGTCAAGCTAAATATTCCTTCGGAGGAGAGATATTCAAGTGCTTCGTGTGTCATACTAAATATATATGTTTGTATATGTGGACCACTCCAATAAGGGAACTGTTTACACCAGGGACCAATACAACAATTCACCGTACTACCAAACAATTTGACATTATTTTTTAAACCATTGATATATACATCCGTCCAATTACCATTATAAAATGGTCCATCTACTGTTGAATTCACGCAAATATAATAATCGTAATCTTTTTTTCGCTTTAACAATCCTTCACTCCATGCACCAAAATCATGCCCTTTGTTCTCTCTGTATACAATAGAAACATAGTCAGGTACATATACCCTAATAGTTGGGTTGTTACATACAAATACAAAATCAACATTATCATCTTTAAATATTGCTCTTTCTATAAAGTTATTTACTAACTTCGTATATTCGTGGAATACATATACTACTAATATCATTATAAACAAAATCGAATTGCATTTATATTCTTTATATTTTTTCAAAATGGACGTCTATAATTTTCTCTCCATCGTTTACAAGGCGTATGAACCAACTGAATCAGCAGCTATTTTACACCAAAATGTATATAGTCGTGAATCATTCAATGGTCTTATCATAGAGAGTTATTGTGGAATATTTTGTAACAAAATAATAACACGATTTGGAAATTTGACATTATCTGATTATGCGAGTAGTAAAGATTATCAGACAATAGATGCATATATTAAATCTAGAATTACTTATAAGAGGATCATTAAAGTTGTAAGTGGCAACTACGGACCATTCTATCTAGTCACGCATATTGATGGCATACCTGTTGAAAATGATTGTGTTGATGGCATTAATTGTAAAAATTTCTATCAATATATAAAAAATAATCCTGATGGCAGAACACAATATCCTGAATATATTACAGATATTATAAAACAAGGCTTGGTCAAGGACAAGTCTGGTATTATTGAACGGTTATTAGTTGAACCAGAATATTATTCAACTGCTGTTAAGCTTTTGATTAAAGATCTACCAAATCCAGAATATTTTGAAGTATTAGATGTAAATATATATTATCATATATTTGGATTATTGAGTCGTAAAAAATTACTGTAATACATTAAACTTCCTTACCATTATAGATTTGATTCAATTGTCTGCTGACTCGTACGAATGTTGCGCATTTTGGTATATCTTTTATTTTTTTTGCACCCAAGTATGTCATACATGACCTGATTCCTCCATGAATATCTAATATAGTATGTTCAACTGGACCCCGGTGTGCAATTTTTACTGTTTTTCCTTCACTTGTTCTATATTTTGCAACACCTCCACTATATTTATTCATTGCAGTAGACGAACTCATGCCGTAGAATATTTTGTACATATTTCCGTTTTCTTCTACAAGATCTCCCCCGCTTTCATCGTGTCCTGCAAACATTGAACCACTCATTACAAAATCTGCGCCTGCTCCATATGCCTTTGAAAAATCGCCAATGACTTGCAGTCCACCATCGCTTACAATGTGAGCATCTAACCCATGAGCCGTATCTGCGCATTCAATCACTGCACTCAATTGCGGCATACCAATACCGGTCTGTTTGCGAGTAGTACAGCAGCTACCACTTCCAATTCCTACCTTGACAATATCTACTTTTCCGTTCATCACAAGTTCTAATACGCCCTCTGATGTACATACATTACCTGCAATCAATATGCGATTTGGGTACTTCTCTCTAATTTGTTTGCACTTTTCTATGAAACGCGACATGTATCCATTTGCAACATCTATGCAAATAAATTTAGGGTCCACGACTTTAACAATATTATCTAAATTTTCCAGATCTATGTCATTAATTCCAGTAGAAACTGCAAAATATTCTCTATCCAGTCCAGAATCCAATATATCAAATGCGCTGTGATATTTGTGTAAACAGGTGATTACTTTATGTTTTTGAAGTGCCCTTGCCATTTCGATTGTACCAGTTGTATCCATATTACTTACGATAATCGGTACACCGGTCCAAGTATCGTCGGAATACTTGAAATTTACGGTTCTCTCCAAACTTACTTCTGATCTAGACGAGTACTGGCTTCTTTTTGGAAGCAATAATACATCTGCAAAATCCAATTTAATGTCATCGTGTATCTTCATTATAATTTAGATATGAAATATATCTAAATCATTTATATAATGATTATTGAATATTTTTCAGACGAGAGATATATATATTCTGTTGGTTATATGTTTGCTTATATAAATATATACAATCCAAAGAAGGTGAAGTTAAATTTAGATGATCTCAAATTTAACTTGGAATATAATAGTTGGGCAAATCAAGTACGGCCGATTGATGTTCTTAATGATATGAATAACAAAAAATATAAAGAGGAATCCTTGCGAATTAAAAATGCAGATACAAAATATCCTATTATCGTTGATTCGAATTATGTCATATTAGACGGAGTACATCGTTATATAAAAAATATCATTGAAAATAAAAAAACAATTCAGGTATATATATTTGATAAAAAATTAATGAAACAATTTATTATCGGAAAACGTGGCGAAGAAAATGATTTGCAACTGAATGATTATATAGAATTATTTCATAAGCGATTTAAATGAATGTATGAATAAATTTACCAGCTTTTTCATATAAAAATGCCTATATGTAAATAATACCAAACACATATTCATTTTTATTAGGATAACTCGTTCCAAATAATTTATCTAACCAATATTCACCAAAATTATATTGCGGATATTTATGATGTAGTATATGATGATTTCCAATAAGCCATATAAATCGTTTATCGTGTCTCATCATACCTCTTATATTTATGATTGTCAATGAATACAAAAATAAGTACAAATTAAACTTTATAAAAAATAAAGGGAATACAACTCCCATTCCTTGTAATGGTCCTTCAATAAAATGTGCAACATAAGTATCTTTAAAATTAATTATTTTATAATTAATTTTATGATGTTTTTTATGAATTATTTTATACAAAGTTTTATTATGTAAAATGATATGAGATAAATAAAACCAAATATCATAGGAAAGTATGAAATAAATGATATGCATTACATATATTTTTTTTATTGTTTAAACTATTTACGTTATTATTAAAACTGAATATCAAATGCTGACATGTTGCAATTATGTAAAGGCTTATTCAGTTTTTTGATAAAATCCAGGAATTCAGGAGTACGATGCCTCTGCTTTATATATTCAAAAAATGGAATTACATTTTGTTTTGAAAATTTTATACCTCCATTATTTTGAAGAAACCACCCCATAGTCTCATCGTAATTATAAAATAGTACACTTGTAAGTACATAATAACAAAAGAAGTTGGTTTTTTCTCTCAATATTAATTTCCCAAACAAATCTTCGTATGTTAACCCCATTTTGTACAATAAATGATTCATCTGTGCGATGCAAAACAATCTCTCTACTTGTATGTTTATTAAAAGTATATTCTCAAAATCCTTTTGACTTATCCTATTCGTCGTATAATAAGAGACGATAGAGAGATTAATTGTTCTTGCCCAATATTCTGTATAGGCCTCAAAAAATAAAAATTCGCTTTCTACATTATAAAGTTGCTTGAACATTGGCTTATAATTCATATTAGTATTGCAAAAATCTAATTCAAATAAATGAATACACTCGTGTATGTATACTTTTAACCATTCTTCTTTTCTATAAATCATGATTTCATTTATATTTGGATCTGTTTGACCACTATTTATGTGAGTTGATTCTACTGGTATGGATGGACATAATTTATTATAATCAGTCAATAGTATTTTGAACCGTAGATCATTGTGTTTTTTTGAAGTCGTTTTCATACAAATGTGAAGGACTAACTTTATATAAAAAAGATACTTTTGTATATCTATTTTATTAATGGAATATACATTTAAAATAATATTTGTATTGTCCATTAAGAATTGTGTTCCATAATTATAAAACGTTTGTGTATTTATATATTGCAAAATATTCGGCGCCATATAAGGCGAGTCTGATGCATTTATAATTGGCTTATCTAATATTATATTGAATACTTCTTTTTTGTATTTATAACTACGTATTAAATCATAGAGTATTTTAATAAAACCCTTGTTTTTCATATCATGATTCAAATAATTTGAATAATTTTCAAATATATTATTTATATTTTGATTACTGGCTCTTGTTAAAGTTTTTATCATTATAAATAGTTATTATTTTATGGTACGGAATTTTTTAATTTTTTAACAGGAGCTGAAAAAGATATTCGTTTTGGTTTAGGTGGCCCTTCTGCTGGTGATACAGGTCTTGGTGATGGTGATACAGGTCTTGGTGATGGCGATACAGGTCTTGGTGATGGTGATACATCTCTTGGTGCAGATTTGCGTAAAGAAGGCTGTGGTCTTGGTGGAGATTCTGTTCTTGGTTCAGGTGATTCTTCTCTTGGTTTACTTGAAAATGATTTTGTAGACTTTGGTTCAGGAGGTGGCTTGCTTGAAAAGGATTTTACAGATTTTGATTCTGTTTCTGCACTTGCTTTGGTTGAAAATGATTTTGTAGATTTTGGTTCAGATAATGGCTCTGGTGGCTTGCTTGAAAAGGATTTTACAGGCTTTGATTCTTCTCTTGGTTTACTTGAAAAGGATTTTGCACTTGGCTCTGGTGGCTTGCTTGAAAAGGATTTTACAGGCTTTGATTCTTCTCTTGGTTTACTTGAAAAGGATTTTGCACTTGGCTCTGGTGGCTTGCTTGAAAAGGATTTTACAGACTTTGATTCTTCTCTTGGTTTACTTGATAAAGATTTTACACTTGGCTCTGGTGATTCTTCTCTTGAAAAGGTTTTTACAGACTTTGCTTCTGGAAATAGGTCACTTGGAAAGGGTTTTGTAGGCTTTTCTTCACTTGGTGAAGGAAATGTATCTTTTACAAATTCTTCTTCTTCCTCTTCCTCTTCTTCTACTGGCGCACTTACATATAGTGATTTATTTGCGACATGTCGTGGTATATCTTCTAAACTTACACGAATAATAGTGGTAGATTCATTCGGACTAGACCGAATCAATTCTCTCATGTCCTCTTCTGAACCATCACTATTTTCAAATATAAATTTAATATTGAATACCACTTCTAGTACAAGTAAATTAAACATCCAATTTTCAGCATCTTCTTTGAAAGAATCCAACAATGCTTCGTCGTAAGGTTTTTGCCTTTTGAAATTTTTCAAATTAGTCGCTAGTGGATTGCCTTCCATTCTCTTGGATATCTTCCTTATCACTGCGGCTTGTTCCTTGATTGCAGCAGTTGCATTTGTCACTGGTTTAAGATATCGTTTCAAATAGTCAAAAATGTTATCTGTATGTACTTCTTCCTTCATTTCATACTCTACTAAGACTCCGGGTTCATTATAATAATGATCAAACAATAAAAATTCTCTCCCCTCAAAGTCAGTCAAATCATATACATCATCCTTTTTGGAATGTGTCTCGTATACTCCTAATTTTGCAGCAACCTTACCATTTTTGATTACATATACATAACAATAATGTACATCCTTTTTGGTATCACTTATTACTTTACCTGGTGCAATCATGATATCTTTATTAAAAACATTGATCTTGTATAAATCTACTTCGATACCCTGATCAAACTCATACAAATCGTCCAAGGTAGCTTCATATAGTTTATCAGTGATTTGTGATTTTACTTGACTACTCATATTATATTAGTATATTATTTGTTTATTTGTATTCTTTAATAATATCTAAAATATCCATGCATTTGAATGATATTTTCTTTGATGTAAACTTTTGTTGAATTTCTAATACATTTGTATATACGGTTTCCATCTTTTCATGAAATAAAATATAGTCGATACATTCTTTGATGATAATATGGATATTATTAATATATTCCTCATTATGTTCTCCACCAACTTCCGATTTTAACAAAGTTGTTTGTAATTTGATACATAGTTCGACTATATTATCTAAATTGCATACGTTTGTTTTCATCAAATTTATAAAAAATAGTAAACTAGATTTAATATGTTCCACGCGTTTGATATAATTACAGTATTCGTCATAATTTACATTTGGGTCCACGTAATTCAACTTGTCTATATCACTTGTATGAATATCAAAGTGTTCTTGGAATACTAAGTAAAATTCATTCTTTTTCGCAATTAATTCAGTATATAATTTAGCAAATATAACAGAATAATATATATTTGAACTTGCTATTTTAAATATAAGCTCTGTGATCTTTTTGATTTCTTCTGTAACATCAATTTTATCAATGATACTAAATAATTCAGTCTTTAATTTTTCATAATTTTTGTCCGTTATTTTATTCAACAATTTAAATATTTGACTAATATCTTCTTTTTTATTGACAATCGTTTTTTTCAAATTTTCCTTAATTGGTATATTTAATATCCTTTTAATTGTATTTATTTGTGTTAGCGCTTGTTCATCAAGAACATGTTTTTTTCTATCCATGTTGATTGATATTTCTAAAAATCTTTCATACGAAATCATTATACTATATATACATATTCGTTCTTTATACAATTTATTTTTAAAGGAATCATATAATGTTTAATTATGATGAATTATTCGATGTAGGCAAAACAACAACAAAATACGATACAGATTATTTTAAATTGCCCGTTGAATTAAACCATCATGGAGAGATAAATCCAATTGTTAAGGCCGATCTTGAAATGACAATCGGCGCTAATATATATAAATATTTGTTAGACGACTCTTTATTAATACACAAATGGTCGTCATTTTATAGCTCTGATAAAAGTTTTTTAAAGGATACTCAAAGTCACATAAAACATTACCGAATTAATGAACCAAAACCAATCATGCTGGATGAATATAAGAAGTTCAAAGAAGAAAATAATTTTATAGATAGATACCAATATATTAGTTTAAAATTTTTAAAACCATTAAATAAATCTATATTATTCTTGCAATTTTTAAGTATATTTAATTTGGCGAGTCCTGTATTATCTCTACTTTCTCCATTATTTGTATTGATCGTACCATTCCTATTATTAAAAATAAGAGGAATGCCTATTACAATAAGTGTATATGTCAATATTTTAAAACAACTCATTAAAAAGAATAATTTTTATAATGTATTGACTAATTTTAATTCAATACCAATGCAACAAAAAATGTCTACAATGATGAGTTTATTATTTTACATATTTCAAGTGTATAGTAATGTCATGTCCTGCATTACTTTTTATAAAAATACAAACAATATATCTTCTTTTATAAATAATTATAAGACACATTTGAAGGATTCTTTACAGCTCATGGATAAAGTACAATTATCTGTTGCAAAATACAAGACATATACATCATTTTATAATGAAATTGGAATGCACAAGATTGTCGTAGAAAGATTACTGGGACGGTTTGATTCTATATTACCATATGATAATATGGTCACTAAGTTATCTCAATTAGGTCATCTAATGAGTCTTTACTACGATATTTATTTCAACGAGGAATATCACAATACATTTATGTATTCAATATATTTGAATCAATATGATAAAGACTTGTGTGCTCTCAGTATGAAGGTGAAGGAGAGAAAAATAAATAAATGTAAATATGGAAGTGTTACGAAAATAAATGATATGTTTTATTTACCACATTTAGAAGAGAGTCCTGTTAAAAATAGTATTAATTTAGGAAAAAACATAATAATAACAGGTCCAAATGCGTCGGGTAAAACGACTATTTTGAAGGCATCTATGATTAATATCTTATTAAGTCAGCAGTTTGGTTATGGATGTTATAAAACGGCTAAGATTAAATTGTATGACATGTTCCACTCTTATTTGAATATACCCGATACATCTGGTAGAGACAGTTTGTTCCAAGCCGAAGCAAGACGTTGTAAGGATATTTTAGAAAATATTCATAACAACCCTGATAAAAATCATTGTTGTATATTTGACGAAATCTATTCGGGTACGAATCCAAATGATGCGGTATTATGTGCAAATTTATATTTGAAAGGTATTAATCACTACAAAACACATGTGGATTATATATTAACTACCCACTATATACAATTGTGTGAAAATTTCAGTGAAGATAAAAATGTAGAAAATTTAAAAATGAATGTTACCGTAACAGATGATGACATTAAGTATATGTATTCCATATTACCTGGTATTTCATATATTCATGGAGGAAAACATATTTTAAAAAATTTGAATTACCCTGAATATTTATTCCAACTATAATATATAATGGCCAAACGAAGAACTCAAAAAAACGGTGTCCATCTTTTTAGGAATGTTGGTAACTTTGCTGTATCTGGTTTAGAGAAAGGCGTTGGTGCTGCGGGCAATGTATTGACCCGAGCAACAAAGGGTGTTCGTAATCTTGGTGTAGGAGCAATTCGTGTATCCGGCAATGTATTGCGTGTTGGTACCGGAGCCGCGAATGGTGTACTTGGTGTACCCGGACGTCTTCTATCTGGACGCACTCGGAGAAGACAAGGTAAAAAGCGCGCAACTAGACGAAGATAATGTTCGTTTAAATTCCAATAAAGATTTATTATAATATCATATTATGAGCTTTTCTAATATTTTAGATATTAGCAGTTTTTTTATAGGTATGTTAATAAATCTTTTATTAATTGCATTAATTTGTTATTACTTTAAGAGAAAATATGAAACACTTGAAGCTGCACAGAATGAACAAGCTAAGATTTTATACAACATCATACAGCAGCAACAAACTAAAAAAACTATTAATATTGAAAATCTTATGAACAGTGTTCAGGAAGTTAATTTAGATAAACCAACGAATGATTCCGACAGTGATTCCGATTCAGATTCTGGTTCTGACTCAGATTCGGATGATGAATTAGAAGAAGTTGGTGAAATCAAAACGATTAATGTAGAAGTACAGAGTGAACAACTTGAAGAGGTCGTGGAAGAGGTCGTCGTTACGAAAGTTGATGAGGTTTCTGATGTACAGGATTATAGTAAAATGACCATTAAAGAGTTGAGGGATGTTTTATCTAGAAAGGGTATATCAAGTAATAATAAAATGAAAAAAAATGATTTACTCAATTTGATTGAAACTGGCACCAAGGACACATTGAATTTAGAGGAGGAATTAAATGAAGTTAATATCTAATAATATATTAATGACATCTACAAATTCACCTTATACCATTATAGAGGATAACAAATTATACATTCACTTCTCTCCTAATGCAATAATAAATAACGAAATCAGACGTAAAAATATTAAAACAAATAGACAATACAGAGAATATCTACAAAGAAATACTGATAAAATAATGAATTATAATTTTGAAACTGTACCGCATGTGCTTGGAAATAATATACCATATACATTTAGCAGCATAAATGATGATACTCGTCCAAATGGTTATGAAACGTGTGAATTAAAAGAAAAGTTCTTGTACGAACAATCATTATTTGCAAACCAAACCAGACCAATGCGTTCTAGTTATATGTAAACAATTATAAATTATATAAATTATATATAATTTATATGAGGCCACATCCAATTGATGTGTCCAGGAGTCGTTCAAAAAGTCCAAGTCCTACGATTAGATCTACTACACCAAGAAGTATATTAAGTTATATTTTACAGCCGCGCAAAATTGAAAAAAATAGCATAACAAAATCAGGTGAAACAAATATGAATACAACTTGCAATGCAATTCTTGAAACACAGTGTAAAGAAAAAATATTAACCTCATTCGGACTCGTAGAACCAAAAACACCGCCTGGGCCACCGCCGCCTTTATCAAACAAAAAAATACACACTATAAAACGACTTGTTATTAGAAAACAAAATAAATAATTTATCACATAAAATTAAATGTACATTTACAACATAATTCAAATAATAAAAGAATATATATATTATTTTCAAAATTTTATAATCATTATTTTATTGGTAAAACAAATACCATATTAATTGAATAACCTTATTGAATGTGACATTTAATTATTTCTATGATACAGAATAATATTTTCGTATTGCATTTAATTTTTGACATTAAAATTATATGTTGTCGTCAATATATTATCCAAATAAATGCTGTCATCTTTTTCAAATTCTACACCATTACTGTATGATTTGGTATATAATTCTAAAAAATGAATATTATCATTATATGTAAATACATGATGCCTTTCAGATTGATTATATACATTTAAAATAACTAATAATGTATAATTAGATGTATATTTTGAAAATTTGGTATTGAAATCTATAATTTCATTTTTAATTTCATCGTTAATCTTATCATTGAATACATATATCATAATAAATAATTTATGTTCATCTTTTTTAAGTAAATTGTTAAATCTATCAACACATCTTACATAATAATTATAATGGTCTATATTGATTAATGGGTTGTGATGATTAAACATCATTTTATTATATATTGAATGTCCACATTGGTTTTGTGATATATCAATATAATACGATTTGTCTAAAAAAATATTGAAATTATCTTCTATACAATGTATAATCATTTCATAATTTGAAAAAATCCAATCAAACGGATAAGAACATAATTTCAAATTATTTTTTTTCAATAATTGAGAACTATGGCAAAAAGAACCAAGTGAACAAGTGTAATTTATTTCTTCCATATAAAATTATAAATAAAAAAATAATAGACGGTTCAATGATAATGATTTAAATAATAAAAATAAGATAATACAATGTTTATCAGTATAGATGTTGGAATAAAAAATTTAGCCTATATCGTTTATGATAAGAACATTATTGAATGGAAAGTAGTTGAATTATGTTCTACTAATGCAACAAAGGCTAACTTGATTCATTTAGGAAAAAAGCTTTATGAAGTACTAGAAGAAATAGACTATGATTTCACTCATGTTATCATAGAGAATCAAATTGGACCGAACGCAATAAGAATGAAAAGTTTACAAGGCATGATTACAATGTACTATATTGGAAAGGGTTGTGAAATTACATATTGGAATGCATGTAATAAACTAAAACCCTTTACTAAGGAAAAATTAAGTTATGCAGAGAGAAAGAAACTAAGCATCAACGTTACTCGTGGAATCATTAATGAACATTATTCCGATACACTCGAATATTTTAATACTCACAAAAAGAAAGATGATCTAGCCGATTGTTTTTTGCAATTAATGGATTATTTGTCTAAAAATGGTTTAAATAATATATTTAGTAATGCGATAAATTTAAAGTTATAACATATTTATAATGTAATATGGAAGAAATCAATCTAGATTCTCATTTTAATTCTCCTGATACCCCTTCTGTTAACTTTGGTGGAGGAATTGAACTATTAATGAATGATCGTAAGAAAAGTTCTACGCCAACAGAACACATATCTCTTGAAGACGAGTTAAAGGAATTGGACAGTTTCACATTCAAAACTACCGAAACAAAACCTATGCAATTTAAAGAACCCAAGTTTACTGTTGAAAAAAAAGACGAGCCGATCAGTATTGGAAAAAGCACATTGTCATTTGATACGCCTGGTACGGATAATTTTAAACACATTGATAATATTCAAATTGAAGAAGAAGTTAAAAAGGTGGAACATAAAACAAAGGAGGAATTATTGAAAGAAAAGTTTCAATATCTTAGAAAGTTGGAAGCTCTCGAACAAAAGGGTGTTACTTTATCAAAACGTTATAGCATGGATTGTTCATTGGATGAAATGAAGGGAGAATATGAATACATCATTGCAGAGAAAGAGACTAAAAATAGTGTACAATTTCAAGGAAAAGTATTGACTACTATCATTACTGGTTTAGAATTTTTGAATAGCAAGTTTGACCCTTTTGATATTAAATTGGATGGATGGTCGGAGCAAATTAATGAAAATTTGAATGATTATGATGAAATTTTCGCAGAATTGCATGAAAAATATCGTTCCAAGGCAAAGATGGCACCCGAATTGAAAATGCTTTTTCAGCTTGCAGCAAGTGGTATGATGATACACATGACAAATACCATGTTCAAGTCGGCAATACCTGGTATGGATGATATCATGCGCCAGAACCCAGATTTGATGCAACAGTTTACCAAGGCTGCTGTAAATTCTATGGAGAACACTTCGCCTGGCCTCGGTGGTTTCATGAAGGACTTTGGACAGAAGCCGATGAGAGAAGAGATGCAACAGGCACCATTTCGCCCACGCGAAGAGATGCGCGGACCAGATAATATCAATAGTATTCTCAGCAGTTTAAATAAGAAAGTAGATGATAAAAATGAGAGTACAATTAGTATTGAAGAAATTAACAATCTGACAATGCCAACCCCTAAGCGCGGTAGAAAAGCACGAAGTGACAAGAGTATGTCTCTCGACCTATCTTAACTTGTAATTTTTTTATAATAGTTGATTGTAATAGTTATCTTTCTTTTCATTTAAATCTCTTATGTTAACTTCCAATCTATAAAATTCTTTGTAAGTTGTAATTGGTAAGAACACTGGGTTTACATATATCAATACACCAAACATACCATGCATGAATGAAGATGAATACATATATGGTTTATTGTTGTAATAATTATAAGAATTGACTCCGCGAATAAAACCTAAACCAGCCCATAGAGATAATGGCGTAGCGTACTTTATTGTCATCAGATACTTCATTTTGTATACAATATATAAAAACTTTAAACTATTATATTTATCACATGTGAATTTATACTTTTATATTACAAACGCCGATTTTTATATAGTCGTATCCATATAAAAATCAAATAATTAATATTGAACTGTCGTTAATTTATAAAATTGAAATAAAAATATAGATATTATTACACAAAACAAACAATATGGGAAACTTTATTAACACCGAATTATTACCATTAGAAGTAAGCGAAAGTTATTGGTTATATGAAAATAAAAATAATGGTGTCAAAAGTGTTGATACTGGTAAATGGATGTTATTTTATAATAAGTCATTAATGAATGAAGCATGGAAGATCGCAAAAAAATTATATAGAGAAAATAAATTAGATGGTGTGAAATCTATGAAATGTTCTACCGCATATGAAAATCCAAGGGCATCTTCATTAGAAGAAGGAATTATTATTTTGTATTGTAATAATTCTTCAAACGAAGAAACAATAATGAATATTGGGAAAAAAATAATAGAAATGTTTGATTACAAAGAACAACAAATTATTTATTACAAGACAGATTTACAAACAAGAGAAGGAACAAACGCTACTGGAAGTAAAAAAAATCATACATATAAATTATTTAACCATTTGTATAAGGGTAAATGTTTAATTAAACTAGATTGTTTTAAACCAACTTTACCAGTAGAAGACCCTCTAATAATAGAAAGGCATTACCCAAGTAAAAGACAAGAAAAGTCATATCCAGAAAGATATGATAATTCTATATTTGAAAAGTTAAATGAAATGAATGCCGATATAGAATTACAAAATGATTATAAAAAATGGAAAAATGGAATAAATTATAAGACAAATAGAAAAATTAAAATTGGAGAAAAAATACACAGAGAATTAAAGGAAAAGTTTATGATATATACTTGTGGAGGGATATTGTTTGATACATTAAATGATATTAACGAAAATGAATATTTACAAGAAACCAAAAAATTAAATAATGTGATTGATGTTGAAAATGCTGTAATAAAAGATTATAACAAGTCAATTGATAGTATTATTGAACAAATACAAAAATTAGAAGGATGGAATGATTTTATAGAGTTTGAAGGAAAAAAATATGGATTAACTAATAAAATCAAATATATACATAACAATAATTATAATGTTCATATAGAAAATGATTGTTTCGGAGAAATGATATTTGCACATAAAGAAAAAACATATACTTCAAATGATAGACCATTTTGTAATTATGATGATACTGAAACAACATATTCAATTTACAAGTGTTCTAAATGTAATTATGAAAATAAAATAGTTGAATGTAGAACTGGTGGAGGTAGTCAATATTTATCGAAAACTGGTTTTTGGTGGAAATAAATAGTGGTAAAATCGGTGTTTTAATGTAAAAAGGTGTATAACTATTCAAATAGTTTCGTCATATTCAGATAGTGATTTGTTAAATAATATATAAACATTTTATATATTATTATTTAGATGAACTTATTATTTCTTTTTGCATTCTTTTCCTTTTCCAATGGATTTATTTTCGCTGGTCAACATTTGCGTCGAACTGTTCAATTAGATATGAAACGAAAGGATTCACGAGAAATTCAATATGAAGAAAGACAAAAAAATATATACCTTCCCAAAACATTGAATCAACAAACATATGTAGACTATATGAAGAATAGTAATGTTTCTGTTGTGTTTGGCGTGGGACCTGCTGGTTCTGGTAAAACTTTATTTGCTTGTACTAGTGCCATTCAAGAATTAAAACAAGGGTACGTAGATCGTATTATTATTACACGACCGATCGTTTCAGTGGATGAAGAATTGGGATATTTACCCGGTTCCATTGAACAAAAAATGAATCCTTGGACGCGCCCTATTTTCGATATTTTTTCTGAATTTGTATCCCTTTCTGAAATCAAACAGATGATCGACAATGGTGTGATTGAAATTTCACCTCTTGCGTTTATGCGCGGACGTACTTTTAAACGTAGTTTTATTATTGCGGATGAAATGCAAAATAGTTCTCCAAAGCAAATGAAAATGTTATTGACTCGGTTGGGTGATGAATCGCGTATGGTCATTACTGGTGATTTGAAACAAAGTGATCGTTACGATGATAATGGTTTGTATGATTTTATTCATCGTTTACAAATGTTAGAATTAACAAATTCTTCTATTCAATACGTTGAACTGAATGATACTGATATTCAAAGAAGTCCTGTTGTCAGTGATATATTAAAAATATATGGTAATGATTCATAATCTATATGCGTCCTTATTGGGTTTAATCAAACGATGAGTTAAAAATAAAGTATGGACGTTTCCCATTGCATTTACATGTGTAATATTATCACAATAAGTCAAATCTAATGTATACACGTTTCCCAACATACTTACATATTTTACAAGTACATTATTAACTCAAAAATTAAATTGTATTATTAATTTGTATTATTATAATGATTAATATTTATTTAAACATTATAATCATCTTAATTGGAATTTTAATGTGGATCATCAATGATAACTCTACTCCTGATGTTAGTGTTGCTATTATCATTTCTATATTTCTAATCATATTTGGTGGTATTAATTTATTAATCAATTTAGAAGAATATTTATCAAAACATGACGCCTCAATTATAAAAAACTTTACAATGAATACTAAAAGCACACTCTATATTTACCTACTTATATTTATTGGTTCTGTGAGTTATACGATTGCATCCTATTATCACTTGAAACTAAAAAACTGGACCTTTATGAAAGCATTGTTAATTGCTATTCCTTTTGTGATTATAGAATATCAATTCAGTATCAGAGGTAATATGCATGCTAGACAGCATTTAAATTTAAATGCGGTTGATATTGTACTTATCACAATGTGCTTTTATTTTGTGAATGCATGGATACTTAATTTCTTAGTGTTGAAGCAAAATGTCACTGTGTGGAGAGAAATTTTAAGCTTCGTTTTCATTATATGTGCATTTTTAGTAACTACTCAAAAAAGAATTTAATTTCAAAAAATGATTCATCCATATTTTTATTGACTTTTTATTTTTCATTCAATGAATTTTATTTTTATAAGATTTTTTCATTGAGTTTTCCCCCTCTATTCTTTTTAGGTAGGAAATGTTGACTCGAGAATATGCTGTAAAAAGAATATTATAATTCTTTTTATTCACTGCATTTTTCATAATGTGTATTCCTTTTTTTTACAAGAAATTAAAAAGAATATAAATAAAATAAAAAGAATATATAATATGAATAAATTTAATTGCGAATGTTGTAAATTTTCTACTCATTTATTAGCCAACTATGAAAGGCATACTCGTACACAAAAACATTTGAGAGAGTCAACAAAAAGTCAACAAAAAGTCAACATTCCCGAAAAAAAAGTCAACAAAAAGTCAACATTTTTTTGCAAGTACTGTGATAAAAATTTCGCACATAAACAGTCTATGTATTATCACATAAAATATTCATGTAAACAAAATACGGATGAGGATCTAAAAGAATTAGTGAGATTGATGAACCAGAAGATAGAAAGTCAGGGAAAACAAATAGAAAAGTTAATGAGCAAGCTAGAAATTCATGGAAATGTAAATATTCAGAATAATACGGTCAATAATATTCAATTGTTGGCATATAAAAACACTGATATATCGCATCTAACAGATAAGGACTATATAAGTTGTATCAAACAAGTCAATTATTGTGTAAAACAACTCATAGAGAAGATTCATTTCAATCCAGAAAAGCCAGAAAATATGAACATATATATATCCAACATCAAGGATAAATACATGATGGTTTATGATGGTTTGAACTGGACTTTATCTACAAAAGAGTACGAATTGAATAAGATATATGAAGAAAAAGAATATTTATTAGAAGAGTGGCTTGAAGATAATCGTTTTCCTGAGATCAAAGAAAAGTTTGTAAGGTACTTGAATAACAAAGAAAATGATGATACATTAAACATGATTAAAGACGACATAAAACTAATGATGTATAATAAAAAAAAATTAATAGAAGGTTAAATAATATAAACATTTACAATATAATATTATACATGTCTCATTTGGATATATTAAAGGATCAAATGAATGCAATGGGTGATAAAATCGAACAAATCCAACAAGAGATGAGGGATTTAGAAATTGAAATCAGTCAATTTACTGAGGCAAAAAATAAAATAGAGGAACAACTAACAAATGCAGAAAATAGATTTACAACACTGTCTAACAATCATAAATATTTGACGGAAGTTCAAAAAGAGACAACAAATAATTATAATCAAATTGAAGATGCAGCAACAACATTGTTAGAGATTATAAGGTCTAAGTGCGATAATATTTCTTAGTTTTATTTTTATTTTTTCTTTTTTTTGATTTTCCTCCTTGAAGAACAAAATTCATTGCTTGTTTGAATTTACTTTTAATTCTTCGTGAACGTTTTTTACATTCGGCGGCAAGATATAAGTTAGTAGAATCACCAATTATATCTCTTGTGATTTGTATAATTGCAAACCCACCTGTTTTTTTTTCTTGCATGTTTAGCATCGTTTTGACCTCCTTCATATTTTTGAATTTATTTTTCAGATACTTGGATTCTTCAAAATCATTTTTATTGAAATAATTTTTTATTTCTGGTTCAACATTTTTATTGCGTATGCTGACATATTTGCAATTAATTATCTTATAATTATCTGCATCAGGTTTTTCTTTTTCTTTTTCTGCTATTATATTTGATTTTTTTACATATATTAGTCCATTTTTTTCAAATACAATATCAATTATACCACGTTTTATTTTTTCAACAAAAGTTTTGTCATTAAGATTTAAATTTATATTTTGTTTAAAATTGTCATAAATAAAATCTGAATATTTCTTCAACTCGGGTATATTGTAATTCATCTTTAAAAATTCAAATGCAATTCTAGTTTTATCTGTTAATTTATTTTCGGATTTTAAATAGGCCCTCAATGAATCTTTGTCAAACATAGTATCTTCATAATAATTAATAGCCATTTTGGGTTCTAATGCGCGATCTATTGTATTAAACACAAACCAGTTATATTTTTCATATTCTCTATCAATAGTTTGAAATTTAAGGACCCCTGTAAATGGAGAATTCATTCGTTCTTGTATATTTTTGAATTGTATTTGACCATAATTGTATCGTACTTGTATCAATACTCTTTTGTGATCTTTATCTGATTCTTGTTCAATGAGAGATTTTGTTTCTGGAATATCTTCATCATCTATGCTTGTTTTCTTTGAGCTAGGGTTATATTTTGTTTTATATTTAATATAATCTTCACTCCATGTCATTTGATTGTCCTTGTCAAACTTTATTACCTGTCCGTCCGTATAAAATATTACCATGTTGTCATCTATTTTATTAATTATCTTTTTACCATTTTTCATTATTATTTTATGTGTTTGTATAAGAGTTGCTTTTTTTTCATTATCGTCAAAATCTACTCTATACTTAAACCCAGGATCTTTTTTATATGGAAAATTCTCTTCGGATCTATCATATATATATACGGCAGATGCCCATTTCTCAAAAATACCGGTTTTATCGACTACAAAAAAATATTGATTCTTTGAAATATTTGATACTTCAAGATGCCCCAATTTCGGATTTTTTCCTTGTTCTAAAAAAAGATAACAGTAATCTTTCGCTGCAACTACTGTACCCATTGGATCAGAATCGTCTAAATTTTCCAGCCTAGAATAGATATGAAATGTATTAATATTTACATTTTCTGATAAGGATTTACGAATATTAATATCTGTAAAACTTAAATAGCAATTTTTTATACATTCAATCAGCTGTTGTAGAGATTCTCTCATAGAATTGTCGAATGTTGAAGCTATATTTTTTTCAATGTTGATACTTTTTAAAGAAGCAATATCGCTAAAATAAGGCTTATAATTAAGAGTTAATTGTTGATTACCTACCCTAGAAATAAAAAAGTTTTTAAGTTTGCTATTGAGCTCTGTTACATAATCATTTTTTAACGAATTTTTAAAAAAACCAGTATAGAAAAACTTATCTTTTTCATTATCCACATAATAAATAATTTGGGTATAAGCAGTTTCATCACGTTTTCCCTTGTCTATTATTTTTTCTGATAAATTTTTGAGTGATTGATCAATTCTAGATTTAAATTCTTCTAATGTATCAGGTCGTGTAGTAAAGACAGGTAACAAAAATATATTATCGTAGGTTGAATTATTTTTCGAAGAAAGTAATTTATTATAGTAGTTTTTATCTTCATTATCTATTTTGGGATTCAAACTGCTTTTTATATATTCAGGTTGTGCAGAATCAATTGTTGGTAGTATATATAATATTCTATTTTTAGCGAGTAGTTCGACGTCTTCTAATGCTGTTAACTTATCTTTTTGCATTTTAATTTTAGCAATATCTGCAATTGATTTATTTTCTTTTGATAGTAACTTATTAATTTCATCATTCAAATCCTGCTTTTGTTTCGTTCTTGCAGATTTGCCTGTTACCGGATGTTCATCATCTGTTACTTTTGTTTTAGCAAGATCTATTTGTTGTGTGTCGTAATATAATTCAAATAATCTGTATTGCAGTAAATAATAAAATATTTCTCTTTTTATATCATTTGATAGAATTTTATTTTGTGTTATATCCTTGTTTTTAAGTTTATTAAATTTTTTTCTATATTGTTCTAATTCAGTCGTTATCGATTTTGTGCTGATAGGTACGCCAAATATTTCAGTCATGCTTTCATTATTGACGAGACTAGTAAATAATTTTTCATCAAAAGGCATCATTTCATAAGGTAGTGTAGAGACGTATTGTTCTACGGTGATTCCTCTACTAGAACCACGAGGTGGCCTACCGTCATAACTCATTATATTATAATATTAAATAAAATTCTCTTTGTATAAAGTATTTTCTATGTTTTTATTATCATCTTTATCCTTTTTTAGTTTATGTGCTAATTTTAATACATGTATCGCATCATTCACTTCTTTTTGAGTGACCCTTGTCTTTTCCGCATCTACGGCCATATTTAATTCTTTATATTGGTCAGGGATAATGCAATATTTGCTATGTTCATTAAATAAATAATCCGCAAACATTATAAATATAATCGTCATGATGAGAGATGTAACTATATCCCTAGTACCCATCCATATAATTGCAAAAATGAGTATTTGGCGACCAAGAGAATACTTAATGTAGTTTTCTTGTGTCTTGCTAAGTTCAACTGAAATATATTTAGAACCTATATTCATTACTAATATAACCAAGCCAGCAAAAAATTTACTATTATTTAGTATATTCAAACCAGAAAATATGGATTTATCTTTTTTTTTCATATATATTATAATTCAAATAAAAAAAATATATTCATCTAATAAAGAATGTCTCTAGCCTTTTATGCTTCACCTATTGATTATAAAAACAGTGATTTAGAAACAAAGTTAAATAGTGAAAAAAATAAGTTGAATAAGGGCATGTTATCTAATATAAAACAAGATTTAAGTTCAAATTCTTTGAATATTGCAGAAATTCATAAAAATTTAAAAGAAGATAACGATAAAGAATTAAGTAATTTTTATAAATCAGAAATTGAACCTCAAAAAATAGAACCACCAATTAAAGCAAATTATATGTTAATCAATGGAGAAACACCACATAAACCAACTAATAATGAAATGCTCATTAAATTGAATAACATACTGGAAATGTTCGAAGACCAAAAAGAAATAAAAACAAGTCAAAAAAATGAAGAGATTGTTCTTTATTGTTTTTTAGGAGTTTTTGTCATTTATGTATTAGATTCTTTTGTTAATATTGGCAAATATAGCCGTTAAAATTTTTGAAAAAGAATCATATATACTCCTTTTATATCTGGTATCGGATAGTCACCAATTTTTCTAAAACCTGCATCTTTTGCATCTTCTTCTAAATTAATGTCCTTCAAATATAATATATTGGTTCTTAATTGTTTTTGTTTGTTTGTTATTTTTTCTGTTATTTTATTTTTTTGTAAAGTAATAGAATATTTATAGTTTAATCTAAAATAATGACTTGGTGAATGATTACGTATTGATTGTATATCAAATTCGTCATTGTAATACATAATTGCCAAATATCCTTGATGTACTAACCATATATTTGCATTATTGAAAAAAGTAGAATCTACTGTATTGATCGTGAGTAAAGGGCATAATATATGTGTAAATGTATTTGGTTGGAATATAATGGACGAATATTCACCATATATATATTTATTTTTTGGATATTTGAATTGAGACATTTTCACCATTTCATATGATCTATCTATTCCAGTAGTATTTATTGTTTTTGATAATAATTGTACAATGTGACCAGTTTTCGAACCTACACATAAAACGCTACTATTTGTTGAGAAATAGGGCTGCATTATTTTAATCATTTCGATATCGTATGGTATAATATGTATTAATTCATCGTATATTTTTGTATAAAATTCGTCATATATGTTATTAATATACGTCTTATAAACCGAGGTTTGTTCAAACCCCTCTTTTTTAAAATAAACAAGAAAAAGGTAAATTATAATTAATAATAATAAGAGGTAAATCATTTGTATAATATAGTATTTTTTTTTAAAGAGTTTTAATAATGAAAATAAATGATATCCGAAAAAACTTTCAAAATATCACCTTTTCAAATTATAAAAAAACACATGTCCATAAAGAATTATACAATTCCATATATTATGAAAAAAAAGACGAGTCGTTATATTGGACATGTGAATTACTGTGTAGTGGATTAGTATTAGATATTTGGAATATTTATATACAGTACATATGCAAACATATTCATATACATAATCCTAAATTAATAATATATGTAGTTAAAAAGTTTAATGAATTCAAAGTGATTGCTAACAAACTAAATGATTTAGATTTAAGAAATAATGAAGAGATTCGAAATATTTTTTTTACTATTACCACAATTATCGGAGAGTGTAAAAAAGATACTATGCTAGATAGTCCAAAATTTAAACTAAATTTTGAAATAAGCAATAATTTAAAGGCGCCTAATGTAGAATACATACAACCATTTTTTAAACCTGGTGATCCAAAAGAATGCTTTATTGCATTGAATGAACTTACATATCATTTGAAGGAAAGTAAAAATAAAATGGATATTTTTTATTGGATAGATTGGTTAATTGAATTTGAACTAACATTATTAAAGAATAAAAGACATATTGTATGTGTACAAAGAGACTTCGCTCCTAATAAAAATATAGTATGGATTTTATGGGAAATATTATTTTCCTTTAAATACAATTCTATTTTAGAAAGAATAATAGAATCCTTATTTGAATTATTTAAAATTAAATACACACAAGCATCTAATAAAAAGAAGAAGTGTTTATTGCATGTAGCGGTCATGTATATTATAAATAGTATCAACTATGAAAAACCACTTATAGAAAATACTTCTACTTCTAATTTGAAAATTCTAAACGAAAAAATAATACTTATTTTTGAAAGAATAAAAAAAAATGAAATAGTATCTTAGATTATATAAGGTAATATTATATGAAAACGATCAGTAAAGAATTTGAAGGTATTTATGGTAATGGACGCCCATTAGCAATAAGAACGAATAAAACTATTAATAATATGCTACGAAATATTCCAGAAAAACATTATGAAAATAATGTAACTCAAAATATATCACGTAATGTATCTCAAAATATACAACGTAATATGTATGATAATGAAGTAGATGAATTCCCTTATGGGGTACTTATATTTATGATTATATTGTTAATATTAGGTGCGATATATTATTTTAGAGAACCTATATATAACTTATTAAATTCAAAACAAATTGAAAAGGAAAAAGAAAGAGAAAGGCTGGAAAAGGAGCAAAAAGAAAAAGAAGAAAGAGAAAGGCTGGAAAAAATTAATATCAAGCTACAAGAAGAAATTGAAAAGAAAAAACAAGAAGAAATTAATAAAGGAGGTGTAAAACAATTAGAGGAAAAAATAAATACATTACCTGGGTATAAACAAGAACAATTAGTAAAAGAAAATAGTTATTGTTATATTGGTACAGATAATGGTCAAAGAGAATGCACGAATGTATATGCAGGTGAAGTATGTATGAGTGGTCAAATATTCCCAAAAATGGAGATTTGTGTCAATCCAAATTTAAGACTCTAAATTGTTGGATGATATGGCACATCAGTGTCTAAATAATAAGGTGTAGCAGATCCATTAACCCCACTACATGCACAAGATACTTTTTTATCATTACATTCAATCGTTTTATCAATAATAAAATTTTTTAGAGACATTTGGCTGTAATATCCATTTTTTGATAAATAAGAATATTTATTTTTATTATTTAATTCATCCTTATTTCTGTATTTCAATACTTCGGCTTTTCGTCTCATACTGTAGTCTGCATACGTATATTTAATAAATGATATTTGATTCCCAGTTAATCTACCATCTAATGATGTTATTTTTACACCAGGTGTTCTTATTACTTGTGAACATGTATCTGAAATCGTTAATGTATTAGTTGGCATATATATTTATCTATTATTTTTTTAATCCATGATCTGATTTACCAATAACGATATTATCTCCTTCAAATAATTCCTTTTGAATCTCTTCAAGAGTAGCATTTATACCCAAATTCTTCTCTTGTGTATTCATATTTTGAATGCTAACCAATTCACCATTCTCATTAATCGTTTGACTCAATACATTGTTTGTAACCCTTGCCTTTTCAATATTTTCTTGAATCGCCTTTACCTTGGATTCCTTTACTCGCTTGTCAAATTCATGCTTAGAATATTCATCATTCTTCTTTTTCTCGTGCATAAGCTCGTTTAGCTCCTTCTCCAAATATTGTACATTACCTGTTTTGTATGCTTCTGGATGAAATGGCATCCAAATACCTACTGGACCAACGTATACGTCATGATTTGGATCCAACGACCTCAACATCTTGCACCTAAGCTCTGCCTCTTCTTGGTTTGGAAAAACACCGCGTACCTTGATGCCGCGGACAGATGTCTGAAACTGATTCTTCTTTGCGTAGGCGTCGTCTAGTCGCTTTTCATTATTGTCAATGAAATTCTTGTAATCATCTTCTACGGTTGTTTGCAATGTTTCTCGCTCAGACTCTACAAACTTTTTGAATTGATCGTGTAAATCGTCGCTTTTAATATTATATTTATATGAAACAAAGTTGATAAATTTAGTAAATTTTTCCATTGATTTAGAAAATTCGTATTCTTCTAGAAATGATTCAAATAAAAAAAGATTCTTGTTCTTGATGATGTATTCAGGTGAGACAAAAGATAAACAAGCGAACTTTTGTTCTGCGATCGGCTTATCTTCATCTAACAAATCAACTAGTTTGGCCATTTCATGTATTATTTATACTTATTTATATATTTTTTTCTATTAATATTATTATATGATCAACTTTCAGGAAATAACTAAAAAAATTATCAAGTACTTGGTAGAAGGTTTAATTGTAGCATTAGCGTGTTTCGCTATTCCCAAGCAGTCACTTGATTTAGAGGCTATCGGGTTGATTGCACTTGTTGCGGCAATGACATTTAGCATATTGGATGTATACATCCCGTCAATGGGTGTAAGTGCTAGGACTGGTGCCGGATTTGGTATCGGCGCGAATCTAGTTAGGTTTCCTGGTGGATTTTAAACCATAAATTTTAAACCATAAATATATTTCATAATTTTCTTTATAATTATGAAATATAACACAAAAATGACAAAATACTATTTTTTTTTGAAATATCTATTAAAATAAAATGTCAATAAACCTTGTAACAAAGCAAAAACGCACATTACTACTATTATTTTTATGAAATCTTTTTTACTGGGTAATTCAATTTTTGTTTCTTTATTACTAAATCTACCAATATTATAGTGAATCATATTCTCAAAAAGATTAACAAATATATATACTACAAACGATATTGCAATGATATGAAAGCTAGCATTTGAAACAATATACATTATATAATACAGTCATTAAATTGTTGGTATAAACTGCCAATCTATTTAGATTTTATGAGTTTAGGAATAATATAGTTATAAATTATATGATAATGATGATATTATATACAATAATTCTTTTTGTAATATTGACGCCATCCGTAGTATTTCAATTCCCTAAAAAAGGGAATAAATATACTGTTGCATTTGTTCATGGATTAATATTTGCAGTAGTGTTTCATTTTACCCATAATATGTTGACTTTCAATAAAAAAGAAAATTATGAAACATGGTATTCAGATAGTCTTTGTAAAAATAGTGTAAGAAATCATAAAGGTACAGCTCAACGATATAAATACCATGCATTAGGAGTTGGTAAGCCTTTGTGCGTAAAAGCCAACTAATTTAAATTGTTGGTATAAACTGCCAATCTAGTTCACCGCATATCTTCTTCCATATTTCGTCCTGTTCTATTTTCTTCTGGTCTTTAAGCATGGGAAAATACTGCAAATATTTATTCTCTCCTAGAAGCTCGCATAGCTTGTATAATGTGTAATAATAGTTTAAAAAGTTTACCCGGTCATTGGGACAAAATTTGGAGTATGGTATCTGAATATCCATGAACAAATTGCATAATGTTTCTTCTAATTGGGGCGTCATCACAGGTGGTTTGATACCTAATTTATCTTTAATAAATGGTATATGCTCATAGTATTTATTATAAGATAACTTTTTCAACAATTCCTTTGTTTTCTTATTGGTTAGGTCAGAAATATTAATTCTTTCTTTCTTGATTTGATTCTTGAGATTTTCAATAACCTCTTTTGGAATTTCCGTAGACTCTTTTGCTTGTACTTGTGAAAGAACTTCACGAAAATGATTTATTCTTTTATAAGCATAAAATGAAATCTCTTTTGGAGGTTCTTTGTATGATGGTTTATCATTATCTACTAGGTATTCTTGTGTAATGAAACAATGATTGCATAAAACAACACCATCATGGTTTACTTTAATTAGTTCTCCTTTATTACAATGCATACATATATTTTTATTGTAAGAATAATCATTAATATTCAATGTATCAAAATTATTTCTTTTTAGGTATTGTTGTATACATTTATTCATAGATTCCATTTTTTCTTCCTTTTCTTTGACATTAAAAAATGAATTTATAGTTTTTTTAGGAGTATTATTTTTATCAATATTTTGCTTTGATTCAAAATATTCAAATAAATATTTAGAATTGTCCAGATAATATTTATTTTTCTCATTTATAATGTATTGAATTTTTTTTTCAATTTCATGTATTTTATTTGTTGTATCTATCTCATTCTCCTTGGTAATCTTTTCTTTTAGTTCTTCTATTTGTTTGTTTAATTTAGGAATTAAATTTGTACATTTGTTATTAAAGTATTTAACCTTTGCATTATATAGTAAATCCAATGTAATCTCCTGTTTGTAATTCATTTATATATATAAAATAAATACTTTAATATATATTTTTTTAATTTAATTAGTAAAATGTAAATTTTTTTTCTTTTACTATATTATATAATGGGAGGTGGTCTGATGCAGTTAGTTGCTTATGGCGCTCAAGATATTTATCTTACTGGTAATCCGCAGATTACTTTCTGGAAAGTTACTTACAGACGCCACACAAACTTTGCGATGGAGTCTATTGAGCAAACTTTCAATGGTCAGGCTGATTTCGGTCGCCGTGTAACATGCACCATTTCGCGCAATGGCGATCTTGCTTACCGCACCTACCTTCAGGTGACTCTTCCTCAGATTGACCAGACATTGTCAAATGTCCCTGGTGGTGCTGTTTATGCTCGTTGGCTCGACTTCCCCGGCCATCAGCTCATTGACGATGTTGAGGTCGAGATTGGCGGTCAGCGCATTGACAAGCAATATGGTGACTGGATGCAAATCTGGAACCAGCTTACTCTTGACAAGAATCAAGAGAAGGGCTACAACAAGATGGTTGGCCAGACCACCCAGCTTACATTTTTAACTGATCCTCAGTTCGCTGATGTAGATGGCCCATGTGATTCTAGTGCTCCTCGACAGGTATGTGCTCCTCGCAAGGCTCTTCCTGAAACCACTCTTTACGTCCCTCTTCTTTTCTGGTTCTGCAACAACCCTGGTCTTGCTCTTCCATTGATTGCTCTTCAATACCACGAGGTTAAGATCAACCTTGATCTTCGCGCAATTGATGAATGCTTGTTCGCAGTAGATGCATTGACTGCTTCCGGTAAGCAGGTAACTTCTGCATACTCCCAGTCGCTTGTTGCTGCTTCGTTGTACGTAGATTACGTATACCTTGACACTGATGAGCGCAGACGTATGGCACAGAACCCACACGAGTACCTCATTGAGCAGCTTCAGTACACTGGCGCAGAGTCGGTTGGTTCGTCCTCCAACAAGATCCGCCTTAACTTCAACCACCCATGCAAGGAGCTTATCTGGGTAGTACAGCCTGATTGCAATGTTGATTATTGCTCTTCCCTCAGCGGCGGCACTGTTCTTTTCAATGCTCTTGGTGCTCAGCCATTCAACTACACTGATGCCGTTGATGCTCTTCCTAACTCGATTAAGGCATTCGCATCTGAGGCTGGTGTCAATGGTTCTGATGCATTCATTAATGCATCTGGTTTATTCGCTCAGGCTAACGCTGGTGCCGTAACCGCCACATACAATACTACCTCCACCGTTGCAGGAGGTGGTTCTACACTTACTTCCCCGAATGATTTAGAGTCGTCTGTATCTGATGCAGGCACCTTCGTTCTTGCAGAGACATCTCTTGACATGCACTGCTGGGGTGAGAACCCAGTGGTCACTGCTAAGCTCCAGCTTAACGGCCAGGATCGCTTCTCTGAGCGTGAGGGCACCTACTTTGACCAGGTACAGCCTTGGCAGCACCACACCCGCACCCCAGACACTGGTATCAACGTATACTCGTTTGCTCTTCGCCCTGAGGAGCATCAGCCATCTGGCTCGTGCAACTTCTCGCGCATTGATAACGCAACTCTTCAGCTTGTTTTGTCCAACGCTACCGTTTCGGGCACTAACACCGCTAAGGTCCGAGTCTATGCTCGCAATTACAACGTCTTACGTATTATGAGCGGAATGGGAGGCCTTGCCTATAGTAATTGATGACATACATTCGTACGTCGTTGTTACATTATACATAGTAATAAAAATTTATTTATATTAAAATAATTATATACTAATTATTTTAATTAAGAATAGTCGCGTGACCAACAAAATACGTCGTTGTCAAGTTGAACATTATTACCATACATTATACAACGTACTATTCTATCCATGTTTTTTTCTATTTTCAGCGATTTGTTTCGCATGATTTTTTCTATATTCTTCATTCCCGTATTTTGCAATAAGTTTGTCTCGTTGGACTTGTTTATTAATTCTATTTTGTTCTTTTCTTACTTCACTCGTTAATTTATTCCCTTTAACAATGTCTCTTGTTTCAACAACCACATTTTCTAATACAATATTGGTATTTTTTATACTGTGTTCGTAAATAAGTAAACATTTGTCCATAAATTCTTTGTATGACGAATTAATCTTCATATAATTACAGTTTGCACAGCAAGTATATATATTTGTTTTATTATACCCAATGTTGCTATTCATCCTATCTATTCCATTTGAATGTGTTATTGTATTTACCTTTCCACACAAATAACAATTCTTTTTTACACATTCATTAAATTCATATTCTGTAATATCAAATGATATATCTTTTTTATTACATTTATCTACATAAGATGCAAATGTGGGCTTGTAATCCCTGAATGCTTCTGGAAATAAAGTACCATCTACAAATTTATTATATGTCATTATATGCTCTATTCTTTGTAGAAATGTTTGTTTATCCAAACATTTTTTCATAAAATTACACATTGCACAACAACTCACACAGTTTTCTGAAATATAACCAACCAAAGAATTAACCCGATCTATACCATTAAAACCTTTCTCTTGCATAATTCCACAATAAGTACAATTTGTTTTTACTAACATTATAAATTCTTCTTCTGAAAGTTCAAAATCTAATTGTTTTAATTCAGCAGTTCGTTTGTAATTTCCATAAGCATATTCTATATTTTCACATCTTTTTTGATTCGCTACTTTCATTTTTTCTGGATTTTTATCACGCCACGCTTTCATAACTTCTGCATTGTGTCCGTGATAACCATCCAAGTCATTTTCAATCATTTTTTTGCGATGATTCAAACAGTATAATGCAACTTTTTCGTAATTTTCTTCTCTCCATGCAATCTTTACCTCTTTACGTTCGGGTTTCTGAGAATTCACGCGAGCCAATTCTTTTACATGTTCTGCATCGCGTTTTTCATCAGCGCGTTTATTTGCATCTCTGCAATTTTTACATGTCAGAGTAGCACCACGGGCTCCTTCAAACATGTCCGAAGAATATTCTTTCCAACATACAGTACATTGTTTACCAGGAACTACTGTACCACGTTTAGCGTGATCATTTTCCCTGTCCTTCTTCAAACATTCTTGGCATCGGCTAAATTTGTAAGACGGTTCCATCGTCTCGCGACAACCGCGTACAGCATTTGTACATGATTTCAGTCCAGCAGCTTCTGTTTCATCCAAAAACATATACAGTTGATGTTTCCCGCAATATTTATTATCAGATTGTTTAAATGCACAACCTTTTTTGGCACATAATATTACCACTTCTTTATTTTTCTCTCGTAGTGATGATGAACGTTCACGACAAGAATGACATGTATTGTATTCACCCATATAATGACTTTTTCGGCAAGTACCACACGGCTTAGCCTGCGCAACCATTTCATCAGTATATTCAGACATATAATGATGAATTTTACAGAATTTGCCGTTCACAGCATTACCGCGGCAAGGATTAAGATTACGATCTTTGGTAGCACACTTCATCTTAATGAAAATAATATCGTTATTTATATATCAATTTTATTGATAAATAGTACATCTATTCATCTATATGGTGTATATCTCAAAATAATACATCATTTGAAAATGTTGTTTATATTTAAATATTTTTCTGCGTAATAATTTGCAGGACCTCCTGGATTACCTTTTTTTATTTCATCATGCATTTCACGTTCTAATTCTATAAATGTAACATTATTTATATACAACCATAATAAAAATATAATAAATAAAGCAACAGATGCATAAAAATCAATCCACCTAAATTTAGTATTCCACAATGTCCATATAGGTATTACCTTGATAAATGTATTCAATATACAAAATACTACTATATAAAATAATTTATTTTTATAATACAACATTGCATATAATGTTGTGATGTTTTCACATAATGCTAAAATAAGAGCAATTTTTGGATTGTAATAAGTTAATTTATATATGTAAAAAATATACCAAATAAATATCCAATATGAAAATCCAAAATCAATCCTCAAATTCATATAATAAAATAATATAAAATAATAAATACATATAGTTATAATGATTCGGCAGCGTTTTTTTTCAACGGTGAATCAAGTTACGGCATTATCCGTATTTAAAAATTCTTGCTATCACAAGATTGATTTCAAGATTAGCGAAGAAGATAGTGCGCGAAAGGCGGTACAAATGTTTTCCACATTCAATATTGGATGCCTTGCTGTAACGGACTCGCAAAATAAGGTAGCTGGTGTATTATCGGAGCGCGATTATATCAACAAGGTTGCTGCCCTAGGAAAGGACGATTCATGTGTTTGGATTAAACATATTTGTACCTACACGCCTAATATTATTATTGCAAAGAAAAATGATACTTTGGAACAATGTATGAATAAGATGCTGATTAAGGATATTCGTCATTTATTGGTGATTGATGACTCAAATAACGAATTTATCGGAATGATCTCTATCAAGGATGTCATCAAGGAAATTATGAGAGATAAGGACGATATTATCACGAGGCTCACTGATTTCAAGATTGGAAAAGGCGGCTATTTCGGAAGCGAATAATTATAATTTTAATATGGCTTCTGCTATGGGTATATGTGAATGGTTTTCGTATTGTTGTTCTAATGCCTTGATACGATTATTCAAGGATAGATTATCTTCACACAATGAGGCAATGATTTTTTCAAGATGTTCGACGTGTTTATCTGTATCCGATTGTTTTAATATGAGTATTTGAAACATATTTATAGGTGGCACTATTTCAAATAAATTCCAAAATGGTTCTTCAATCCATTCAATTATTTCTTTCAGAAACTTATTAAATAATATATTTATATTTGTCAACGGAAATTTATATCTTTCGTGTAATTTTTGCCCATGTGAATCACCATATATTACATCTACAATGTATGTAGTTATATTCAAATCATTCATGAAATTGGAATTTTTAATACTAGCCAACTTAGATACTGACGATGATATATCATATTTTGTATTTTCTTCTGGTTGTGGATAATTTCCAATCCAACGTTGAATACGAGTCCCTATACTATCCTTAACTACCATAATTCTATCATATTTACTCGACGGCAGATTATCAAAAGTATAAGGGCTTTTATAAGGCATATATTTTGTTCGCGGCTTTCCGAAATAGTTTGTAATTGACATGATTACAAACCATTTTATAAGATTCAACTTGTTCAATTTTCTCTCACGGATTAAAGAGACTTTCCAATATTGCCATGCGCATGTAGACACCATTTTCAACTTGTTTAAAATAAACAGCACGTGGATCGGAATCAACGCTTACAGATAATTCATCGCCACGAGGCAATGGATGCATAATAATTGCTTCTGGTTTCGCATATTTTAACAACTGAGGCGTTACACGAAAGTCGTCATAATTATCAACTATATCCCGATATTCCTTTTCGCATGAAAATCTCTCCTTCTGAATTCTAGTAACATATAGTATGTCGGTGATACCTATCGCTTCACGTAAATCCATATTTGTAATAGCATCTTCGCCATGAAGTTCCAATCCAGGTGGGCTAACAAATATTAATTGCACGAAACGAATATTTTTTAATATTTTTATAAGTGAATGAGCTGTACGACTATTTTTTAGATCTCCTACAAAAGTAACTGTGATATAGTCATCACCTACCTTAATATTATGTTTTAATAATTCATCATAAATAGTATATATGTCTAATAACGCTTGGGTAGGATGTTCACCATTACCATTACCTGCATTAATAATTGGAATTTTGGATACAGATTGTGCTCTTTCAATTGCACTTTTTTCAGGATGTCGTAATACAATAACATCACCATAATAATTCAATGTTTTAATTGTATCTTCAAGAGTTTCGCCTTTTTCCACACTAGAATATTTATCAGTTATATTGATTACTTTACATCCAAGTTTATACGCAGCAACCTGAAATGAACAAGATGTACGCGTAGACGGTTCATAAAATAAATTGATCATGATTTTATTCGAAAAAGATGGCGGCGAATGTTTCATGATTGAAGCTCGTTCCATGTATTTCATAACAGAATTATGACTCAACATGAATATAATAAAGACAATTCTTTATGTATTATTATAAAATTTTATAGGAATATATGACTGTATTTTGCCAATAATGGTATTATCATCTTCTTTTTTCGTAATAAAATGATAAAATATATAATTAATATAAAATTCAAAATAATAAGAAGCTTTTCTTGCAACAGTATTGTATAATGATAAATTACATATATCTTCTTTTTCAGTATAAGTGTTATGTAAATGTGATAATTTATTATAATCATTTTGGTGACATAGTTTATATTGTATAACATTTCGTTCTTTACAATTATTAATACATCCGGCATGTAGTAAATCACTGTCGAATAAAAACGCAGTTCCAACACTACCCTTTATATTAACAATATGTGACCAACAAAATGGATATGACATGTTACTTGAAGGACATACTGATAATAATTCACCCTCATATTTATACAATATGAGAGTATATACCGGATATTCGGTATTATAAATATGTTTACTAGATGTTACATCTCTATGAAAAGTAGACAATGCAACATTACGTATTTTGTATACATAATCTATAAAAATATAACCACTAGGAAGTTTTTTCATTACATCTTGTTTTAATTTTAAACAAGGTTCATCTTCTGTTTCCAAGTAATCCCTGTTATATAATGTGCAAAACCCATCCTTATCTAACATTCGCGTATGCATAGATGTGATATAATCTTCATATTTTTCATAATAATAATAAATGATGTATAAAATTATCACAAATATTATATAATATTTCATTTATATAAAAAAATATAATAAAATAAAATATAAATGAATAAAAAGCTGCAAACGTTCATAGGAATTATGGTATTTTATATTTTTATTTCATATGTATTATTTCCATTGGGATTTTATTACGGTATGGGTAAAACATTATCAAATGCGGGCAATGGATTTGTCGTAGGTAGTTTACTTTCCGTTGCATTATGGCTAGGGTTTGGACAAAAAATGATATAAATATAATTAGTATAACTTATGAATGAAGGTTCAACTAATAAGTTATTCTAAGTCAGAACATGAATCGATACAAGACCTAGTTGCATATTGCGCAAGAGTGTCTAATCCTGCAAATCAAAATAATACGGAAACAAATGAAAAATTAATAAGGTATCTCATTAAAAATCAGCATTGGTCTCCACTAGAAATGGTTAGTATATGTTTAGAAATAGAAACAACGAGAGATATCGCAAGACAGATTTTAAGACATCGTTCATTTTCGTTTCAAGAATTCTCTCAACGTTATGCGATTGCAGATTTAGGTAATGAATTAAAGGAAGCAAGGCACCAAGATAAGAAAAATAGACAGAATAGTATAGAAACCACAGATGTTGAATTAAAACAACGATGGGAAGAACAACAAAAAAATATAATTGAACAAACAAATCAAGTATATCAGTGGGCAATTGATAATGGAATTGCGAAAGAACAAGCCAGAGCTGTACTACCAGAAGGTCTAACGTTATCGAGACTATATATGAATGGTACGCTAAGGTCATGGGTTCACTATATACAATTACGATGTGGAAATGGTACTCAAAAAGAACATAGAGATGTGGCATTTGCTTGCGCAGAAGCAATTAAAACAATATTTCCCATGATAGAAGAGTTTATTTAACTTTTTTGTGTATTTTTAAAAGAGGATCATATATATATCCTGGTATCAATGGCAAACTGTACATGTTAGTAATAGAGCGAAATGTAAAATTGTTAGGGTTTTTATTAAACTCAGTTATCATGTCTGTTTTATTAAATTGTAAACAATGATAATCATTTTCATTTATTTCTTTGAATAAATAATTATATCTACTATCACGGAGTATTAATAACTCGTCGGTGTATATAATCGCGATAATATATTTCATAGAACGACTTTTCATATATTTTAGACTGTATTTATCAGTAAAATTAAATGTGTAAGGCTCATTTAATATTACGTGTACTATGTACATTTTTACAATTTTTATTCAATATTCGGGTAATTCAATTTTTCAATATAATGTATTCGATTTGATTTTACAAAATGATTAAAATCGTTTTTATTCATGGACCAAGGATAAAAACTAAAACTTGGATATCTATTTAGTTTTTTTTCCATGTTTATTAGACTATCATCATAAAATAATATATAATTTTTTTGTTCTACCTTGATTGGTTTAAAAGAATTATACATTCTAAATTCATCAAACTTCATGAATGTATGTATGAATTATATTTATATTAAAAATGAATTATAAAATATAGATTTTAAATTTGAGGTACAACAGAAGTTGTTATGACAATACATTTGAATGAGATAATACCAAATATTATATCTATCTAGGATAATTATCACAAAAATAATCTACTTGTGCAGGAGTTCCTAAACAAAAATAATTATTTGTATCTATATTTGAATTATAAAATACAATATGATCCTTAATCATTTCTTTTATTATTGTTGATGTATAATATTCACCTTTTTGTTTTATTTTATTATCTAATATTTTTTGTGTATATTTTAATAATTGTTTAGAAGAACTAAATCCATAAGCACCTGAACATGCATTATTTGATATTTTCTCTTTCTCAATAATATCGATCACTCTATTATTTTCAACATTTACATAAGAATAAATACTTTTATCATTCAAATCATTGAATGTAAATATCATATTTTTAGAATCCCATAATTTAATTATATCACATGTATAAAAATTATCTCCGTCTAAACACAATACAGGTTGATCAATATCTCCAATATATTTCAACCCGATATTAATCGTTTCAGCTGCACCTTCTGTATTATGTTCTAGTTTTATAAATTTAAACTTAAAGTTTGGATAATCGTACATAATAGTATTTTCAAAATTATAAAATGAATATTCATTATTATATGGTATACAAACGAAATCAACATCATCTAAATTTAAGTTGTCTAACAAATAATATAACATTGGTTTATCAAATATTTTTATAAGAGCCTTTGGTTCAGTATATCCACTTTTTTTGAATCTATCTCCGATACCACCTAGTGGAATAAATATAATCATATATATATGATTATATTTAGTTTGACAGCGCACGATAATTTAGAATGTTTGTGTGATTTATTAATTAATATTAAAAAATGTTTTGTACATTATGACATACTCATCTTATTATCAATAACTGAAAATTTGAATGATGAAAAATTAAAAACTTTTGATTATGTTAGATGTGTTACAATACGTGATAAAAATTCAAAAATATGGGGTAATATAGATCTATTTCATCAGCATATATTAAATATAAAATATATTTATGATAATTCAATAAGTTATGATTATTTTTGGTTTGTAGCATCAAATGAATTTTTTATAAAAATAATACCACCAGATTTTTTAAATAACCATGCTATAAAAATCATTGATAAAAAACAAAAAAATGACATTGGTTATGATAGTTATTTTAATTATATTATGAATAATGATACTACTCAATGTGATTTGTTTGAAAATGCAAAAAAAGATGATAATTATATGAATTATTTATATAGAAACAAATTTTTATTTACCATCTGTCAACATGAAGGAACTGTATTATCTAGCGATATTATTTTAGAAATATTTAATGAATATAATACAAATGAATTATATGAGAAGTCTACATTTAAAAACTATATAATGGAAGAAATATTTATACCAACTTATTTAATGAATAAGTATATATTATCAAATGATATGTTATCAAATACTTTTTGTTTTAGATTTAAGTATTCTTTGGGTGAATATGCTTCATATGAAACAATAGAAAAGAATCTTAATTCTTTTCATGTGTCTATAAAACCTGTTATAAGGCAATATAATAATTCGATGCGAGAATATATTAGAAACAATATTTAATAAAATTGAATAAAATATAATGTTAACTATTCAATCAAAAAATGACTCCTGAACAAGTATACGAGATCGCACTTACTCGCTACAATCAGGTCCATGATGAACATATTGTACAAGAAATGAATGATAATATATTGCAATTAGTATCAGGTAAAATATTATTTGAATCAAAATGTACATATGTGTGGTCAGCTGATCCAATGGAGGATGCAGATGACTTGATCGCATTGCGTTATGGTGCATTAAATACAACTGCAAGTTTGATTATTATTATATCGGGTGGTTACCATTCATCACATAACAGACTTAAATATTTGAAAAGCATATTCCCTTGTTTTGAAGGAGCAGAGTTCAATATACCATTCAAAACCCAATATAATACTATAATATTTCTTGAAGATGGTTGTGAGATAAATGTAGAAGTAGATGGATATTTGAATTGCGGACCTATTCATAGCCGCACACTTGCATCTATTTCAAGATGTTTAAAGAAAACAGCACAAACGCGCGTAATAACAGTTGGTGCGAATGATGATTGTACATTAAGTGGTGGTATAAATCAAAAACAAACAGACGAACCAGGCAAATTGATCAACATACCAGATGTATGGAATACATTTATACAAAATGTAAAAGGTATGACATGTATAAATGTATCTGTTAATATATCAAGACATGTATTAATTCCAAATCCATTATACTATATGAATACACCATATAGTGAAATGGCAAATGAAACATGTTTAACTCCACTCATTGATAATGTTGCTATGTTTATGGCATGCAGACCAGTTCCCAATCCTCATTTTGCACTACGAGTGAATGAAGGTAATTCAATTGTAGATTATAAGTATTTAAACCAAAACATGGAAACAGACGATTATATTTGTGGATTATCTAAGTTGAATGAATATATGGAATTAACAAAAAGCAAGGGTCTAGCTGCAAATATTTATGAATCAGCTGCAATACCGATTATGGCAACTCATTCATTTGGTGGACGATACAAGCCAGGCGAATTTGGTTGGGCGCCAGGCAATGAAACTGCAAAACATGAAGTTAGTTGTTTATTACCGGAAACAGTTCCAATATTCAAAGAAAATATAAGACGCCTTAAATACATGACACCTGCATATGATGTAATCGCATTTATCTGGTTATTTAAAAGTTAATTTACATTCTTCAATAAATACATCTGCTTCTTCCATATTATTTACTATTTTTAATGGCTTAATCGTTTTATAGAAAATTTTAACAATTTCAAATAGTTGTTTAATCATCGAGCCTTCAGCAATAACGGTAGAGCAAATCAATCTTTTTTCTAGAAAAACACTTCTATCAAGAAGAAGTGCAGAAAATTCTTTAATTTGTGATATTGATAATAACCCCATTGCACGAATATCCAAAACATAAATAAAGTTAACATCTAATTTTTCCATTACATCCATCGTCTGCTTGAAATCTTCTACTGCACACGTCCACTCAAATGAAGTAGGATGTTCTTTTTTAACGTCATATAAAAAAATAACATTATCATTTCTTTTTGAAATTTTATATTCAATGAAAGAATTAAATAGGTTTTCCATTAAAAAATATAATTTAATTTGTTTATACTCTTTTTATTTTATATGAATAACAAGTTCATGTTGTCTGCTTCAATTGTGTTGTGTTTTACAAATAGCCGTATGATATGACTATTATCCCTGAAACGAAATGTAAATAGTTTATTTTTTTCTTTTCTCCCAACGCGCCCAATCGACTGTATTATTTGTTCTTGTGTAACATTATTCAATTCTTCTGCAAAGATGGCGTGACAGAACTGGTAGTTTGTACCATACATGAAATTGCTATTTGAAATTATGAACAACAATTGTTTATCTTCGGCCAGTTCTTTCATTATATCATTGTACTCTTCTAAAATTTCATTTGGATTGAATATACCAATACCCATTAGAAGTAATATTTTATAATTTGTATGTACGTGTAGGTTCATAATTTTTCTAACATATTGTTCATCAACTCGACTTGTAAACACATTAGAATCTTCGAACTTTTTATTAGACCATTTACTAAAATGGTCACGAGTATTCGGAATATATAAACTATTTAGTTGAATTGGTTTAAGCATTAACTCTAATTTATCTATTTCTTGAATTAACAGTTTCGTAGTTGGATCAAACCTCTGATCTTTCATCTTGTTTTCATTTTTCTCATCCTTACTAGTATTATCTTCTAATTGTTGTTTCTTTTTGATAATTTTTTCGATGAGATCATTATTGTATGATATTGATTTGTCTAATTCCATAAAGGCAGAACTATGTATACCACTGTTATCTACAAAATATGTAACCCATTTGTTAATATCTTCACATATAAACATTGCTGGTCCGTAAGTCAATGTATAACTGTGGCGCGTTGTTAATTCAATACCAATTTCAACGCGTTTTGTTTTTTTGAACGATTCGTAATTTTGTATTATAAATGCATAATCTGCCCTTTTAATTTTTTGAAGAACTATGTAATATAATTCACGTATACTTTTAGTATTAATATTTTGTACTTGTCCAAAATGTGAAATGATTAATTCATTATTGAGAAACACGTGTTTACATAAATATAATATAAATGTGGCACACTCGGTTACGCTTAGAAATTTCATATGTGTTTTTCCATGTATTTCAATAAATAATTCAATTTCTGTAATATTTTTAAATACATTGTGTGGCATAATAACAGAACCATTTGTATCTAATAGTGATACGTTTGTAGTTTCATCATACGCGTCAATGTAATGTATTTCTCCATGATACTTACTAATATATCTATCAATGATCGGTTGCATTTCGGCTTGGCTTGGTAATGTAGCTGACGATAGGATAATATTGGGAATAACGTTTACTTCCCAAATGCGTTTAACATCGTCATGTAGTTCGTCATATGTTTCATTCATTTTTATAGTTGGTTCATCGTAAAAGATAAACATATTATTTTTATCAAAGAATGAAGTCATGTATAACATTGCAATTTCATAGGATTTAATATCGCAAAACATAAGTTCTACTTTTTGCCCATCACTATGATTAGGTCGTTTGAATTTATCATTTGAAAATGTATTTACTGAGAAATAATGTAAACGAACATCCTCGGGTGTAGAACATCCAAATGCGAATGCAACTTTTCTCCCAACATTCACAGAACTTTTAGCTAAGCTTAGTGCAATATGGCGAGATGGACAAACGAATATACCTTTTAATTTTTCACACAAACCGATAGGAGTAAGTGTTTTTCCTGAACTGGTTGGTGACCGATAAAATACACATTTTGGGGTAGATGTATCATCAAATATGTTAAGTATTGTTTTTTGATGTTCGTACAATTGTAAAGGATTGTACTCAAATATAGTGTTGGTTTCTAAAAATCTTTCAGTATTTTCCAAGAAATGTATAATATCCATTGTTCCAGAATATTTATCTATAATTGATTTTACAAATTGAGCAACATAGTAATTCAATTTGTAAATTTTATATACATGACATATATTGTAAAAGTAATATTCTTTTTTACTCTTACTAAGCTCTTTTAATAATTTATGTATCATATCAAGTAAATTTATCTCAACATTTTCTGATATTTTTTTCTGTTGACTTGTCAATCGAATTGTATCGGCAGCATTCAATTTCTTTTTGGGCTTGGATAATACTATTGTAGGAATATTATATTTTTTAGACAATTGATCAACTGATTCTTGGAGTAATACTGTATAAATATAATAGTCCTTTTCTTCGTGATCTAATTTAACAAGCGATGAGATGGTTTGGTACAAATATATTACCATCCCATGACTATTTTTAATCATATTCAGAATAATTTTTTCTTTATCAGGAACAGCTTGCTCCATCCAGATCCATTCAGCCTTGGTTAATTTGCACTGAGTTGAAACTTTTGTCAGAGACATTGTAATTTAATATATAATAATGTATTTATTAACTTTCAATTTTATACCATTTAATATTATTGATATCATTCATATGAAATTCCGATATTAAAGTTTGTGTGTCCAGTAAACTATAAGATAATATAATAGATTCATCTTTTACTATTAGACCAATGCAGAATTCAACCTTAGCATCTCCTATTTTAAATAATTCAGAATAACGAATCAAATTCATATCTAAATCAAATACTGCAAAAAAATGCTGATAATTTAAATCCCACCACATAGAACATTGCGCTTTATGTAATAAGAACCAAATCTCGTTATTTTTTGTATATCCACACGTTGAACCGCGAGCATCTTTGAAATACTCTGGCATTTTCTTTTCTTGTGTTATATGTAAAAAATTTGTACTATAATTTATTTTACCAATTTGCATAGGATACCATATATAAACTACACATAAATCATTTTTATAATTAAAAAATGACCAATTCTTTTCTTGTCTTTTAATATTTAGATCATACATAGTTGGTAGAATTACATTTTTATTTAATACAAACCTATCATTATTAATTTCATACAAACTACTTGATACCGACATTAATTTTCTATTACAATCGTAAATAGTAGAAATATAATAATGTTGGTCTTTGAACTTGAATATTCTTATATCTTCTAATCCAAATTTGTCTTCACCTTGTGGTTTTTGATAATCTTCTTCTAAAAATATTTCTTTAGTTGTTTTATTAAAATTTGAATCAACCATAAATCGACTGTTCAATGAAATCCACGTTTTAGGATTTTCAATTAGTCTTCCTTCTGGTTTATATATATAGTTGATCCATCTTAAATTAACCAAATACGAATCACCCATTTCAATTATAGTAGGTGTACTTGAATATAAAAGAACATCTTCTCCTAATATATTTTTCTTAATAACAGTGGTAAATTCTTTACTCCGCATTGATTTAAGATTAGGGTAATTGTATACGTCTTTTACATGCCAAATATCTGCATATTTTTTATTTAATTGATATTTATTTTGTTCTTCTCTATATGTATCATACGTTTTTAATATACTATATGGACTATTATTTGAATTAAATCTTGTAATATAATTCGGAGTATATCTATTAATGCTACCATCTGAATATTTACCATCAAAATATAATTCTAAACGTTGTATTTTATTTTTAAAATAATTATGCATCATATGTGGTCCAGTAATATCTAATTCAGTGTTTCCATAAATATTATTTTTAACATTCATTACTATTTTATTTATGCAATTATACAAAATATAATTATTGGGTTTACAGGATAAAAATGCATTATATATTCCAGTTAATCCCTTATAGTGAGTATCTTTAACATAATACTCTTTATCAGTCAAATAAATTAGTTTAAAATTATTAACGCATTGATATTTAATATCTAAGTAAATACCGCCATGTATGTATAATATACAATATCTCCACAAATCTGATTTATATGCACATGGTTTCAATTTATCATATGTATATAAAACATCTTCTTCGAAATTGTTTTTTATAAATTCTCTACACATGGCATTATCATATAAAAAATGCTTAAATTCTGGATTTTGTTTTTTTAATAATTCTACTGTTTTTTTCATGTTTGGTGGCAAATCTAATGTATGCCAATGTTGGAAAATATTTAATGGAACCCTAGAATAGTTATTCTTTTGTATAATTTGTTGTGTATTTTGTTGCGTAATTTGTTGTATATTTTGATGTGTATTTTTTTGTATATTTTGTTGTGTAATTTGTTGTGTAATTTGTGGTGTAATTTGTGGTGTAATTTGTGGTGTAATTTGTGGTGTAATTTGTGGTGTAATTTGTGGTGTAATTTGTGGTGTAATTTGTGGTGTAATTTTTTGTATATTTTGTTGTAAATGTTGTTGTGTATTTTGTTTTATATTTGAAGTAATTCCTTTGATTTTGAATGTATAGTTCATAATATAAAATATGATATTTTATTATTATAAATTTGTTTTAAATAAAAAAATGTTATTTCTACAAAAAAAATAAATTGAAAAATTGAATAAAAATTGTAACGATTATATAGTATAAATTATTTATTGAAACAACACTATGTTAATATTTTTTATTATACTCCTAAATCATAATAAAAATTAATATTATTTTTACAATTTATTATTTATATTTCAATAATTCACTTTCATTAAAATGTCCGTCAATAGGAAAGTTGAATTCTTTATAAACAATATGCAATAAAAGCCATTCAAAAAGTCCTCCAAAATAAATATAGACGTTTACGAATCCCAATTTTTTTAACTGATTGTACTTTTCAGTAACTTTTAAATCTCGGTGGTTTCTCCCGTAAACAATTATTTCTTTTTTCTTATCTTTGTTCAATAAGTTATTCATAAATTCGGTTTCTTTATTTGCATGTATTGTATTTTTAATTAAACAATATTGTTCGTTTTCAGGAAGAGTATTTATCAAAACGATATCATGATTACACATTATTTTGTGTTGTATTGTATCAAATGTATGTGAAGAAAAGGAAGAATATACATTACCCATTATAATTATATAAAGCCTTATTTTAAACGAATTTTACCACTATATCTACTTTTTCTTTTTTCATACATTTTGATGCAGATATTGAGAGTTCTTCTCTTCTTTTTCTTGTTTTGCCCAAGGAATCATTATGTTTTTTTGTTTTAGATATACTATTATTTGTATTCATATCAAATTCGATATCGGTATAATTTTGTTCAATGTAATCAATAATTTTGTTTTCAATTGCCCATTTGAAAAAGTTCAATTGGCCAATTGTTGTTTCAATGCTATACTCTTGGTTACCAAATGGTACCTTAATTCTTTCCCATCTACAAAAAGGATCAAACCGTCTCTTAGAATAAGCCTTCAATTTTAATTTATAATCATTATAGACTCGAAAACGAGGACAACTATCTATTTCGTATACAGTAAACCATTTCTTTGCATAATTGGTAGAAAACCAATCTACTATTCGTAGCGAAATTTTGGATTCACCATTTATAATGCAAAGCATTTTATTTAGATTATCATTTGCATTATAAAATATCATGAGTTTATTTAATAGAAGGTCATTCTGACTTTCATATTTCATTGTATATAAAAATAATTCGTGTTTAAATTTTAATTAATCTAATTTAATTAAAGTCAGCTGTTTTCCTTGTTTAAAATATTCGTGACTATCAGTTCTTCGTTTTAAATTGCATTTTAAACATGCAATGCAAGTATTCGAGTCATAGTGTCCAATATTATTATCTAGTCGTTCCAATGTCCACTGGCTACCTTCTCTCTTCTTATTGAATAGAATTAACAATGAACATTTGCAGTAATAACATTTTAATTGTGACTCATATAATTTTTCAATCATTTGGTCATATGTAATGTGCTTCTCTTCATCATATTTGTGTTTTATCTTATCTTGGTTTTTGTATGCAATGAATTTTGATCTCAATTCTCTATTAAAATCATTATTAATTTCTTTATTATCGCGTATTTGATTTAATATTTCCAATTGATCAATATCCAATACATATCTTTTTTTCCTAGACATATCAGATAAAGTTATTTGTTTCATATAACCAGTTAAACATATTATATATATTATATTTAAATGAGTAAAGAAAATAAGGATGAATGCAAGGAATACAACAGCTTAAAGTACCGCACGTTGATATCAACTGGGGCGAATATAGATACGTTTCCAGATGCAACAGAAGAAACATTAAATAAATTTTTAAACATGGATATCGAGAATAATAAAAAGGCGGTATGGTCTAAATTGTCTAAGACAGAAAAGTTAAAGAAGATAAAAAAGTATGTTAAAGAAACATTAGTTTCCAAGCATAATTTGAACGAGGATGAAGCGAATACTGCAATTCGTTTTTTTACTTTGATGATAGATAGAAAAAAATTAAGCAAAAATAATGAATTGTCTTATAATCAAGATAATGGTAATATTGATCAAATTGGAGGTTTATTATTTAACACTGATACTAGGAAATTTAATATTATTTTGGAGCAGACACAAAGTAAAAAAAAGACTAAAAAGATTATTTAATGAATATAAACATATTTATATTGATTATGTAATGGATTTGGAAGTTTTTTTGAAAGAGAATATACCAATTCACGTATCAAATCATCCTGAATGGGTAGTAAACCCAAATTATAATGATTTGATATTCAATGAAATTGTAAAGAGTACGCCAATTGATAAAGATTACTATAATAATAACATAAACAGAATATTGATCGAATTAGGAATAGAGAGAAGTAAACCATCTGAACCAACAATTCATACCATTCCAGAAGAACATATATTATATTTAAAAAATATTCCACAACCACAACAACAAACACCCGAATGGTATGAATTTAGGCACCAACATATAACAGCAAGCAATGCTTGGAAAGTATTTGGTACACAATCAAATAAGAATCAGTTAATATATGAAAAGTGTAAACCATTATCTCCACACAAGAAGGGTGTACCGTCATTTAATGAAAATCCGATGACTTGGGGACACAAGTACGAACCATTAACTAGACTTATATATGAATATAAGAATGACACTAGTATAATTGATTTTGGATGTATAGAACACCCTGTATATCAATTTTTAGCCGCATCACCAGATGGAATAGTTGTAGGTAAAAATAATTTCGGAAGAATGATTGAAATAAAAAATGTTGTATCACGAGAGATAACAGGTATTCCGAAGAAGGATTATTACACACAGACATTATTACAAATGGAGGTATGCGACTTACCAGAAGCTGATTTTGTAGAAACAAAGATGATCGAATATGATAGCTATGATGATTTTTTACAAGACAGTAACGAGTCATTGTTTTTATCAAAAGATGAAAAAATGAAGGGCTGTATTATGGAATTTGTAAAAGATGATGAATATGCTTATATATACATGCCATTCACTATTTCGAATGAACAAGAATTGAATGAATGGTTGGATCTAAATATGACACAAAATAGTAATTGGATTAAAACTATATACTGGAAATTAGATGTATATTCATGTGTATTAATAAAGAGAAATAAGGCATGGTTTGAGTACGCAATTCCACATATACAAGATATATGGAATACGATATGTGTAGAGCGTTTAGGTGATTATAGTGTACGAGCACCAAAGAGAAGAATTAATAAAACAGATATAAAAAAAACTGAAGATATATTGTAATGAATGTTATTAAACGAAATGGTAATATTGAAGAATTATCATATAACAAGATAGTAGCGCGATTAAAACAGCTTGCACCAGAATTGAATATTCAATATGCAAGTCTAGTAACTAAGGTTGTAGATCAGTTATATAACAATATACCTACAAAAAAAATAGATGAATTAATGGCCGAAATATGTGCTTCACTTGGGTCGAATCATTATGATTATTCAAAATTATCAAGCTTAATTTGCGTATCAAATCATCAAAAAGAAGTTGACGTATGTATATTGAAATGCGTATCATCTGTCAAATCTGGTTATTTATCCGATCACTATGTTAATATAGTAAAAAAACACCACGTATATTTAAATTCTATTATGGTTCATAAAAGAGATTATTTAATAGACTATTTTGGTTTCAAAACATTAGAAAGAGCTTATTTGATTCGAAATGAAGATGTAGTGGAGAGAATTCAACATTTATGGATGAGAGTTGCAATTCAAATCCATGGAGACAATTTAGATATGGTAAAAGAAACATATGATTGTTTGAGTTTGAAAGAATTTATTCACGCAACACCTACATTATATAATGCGGGAACGTCTCGTCCTCAACTAAGTTCCTGTTTTTTACTTGGTATGGAAGAAGATAGTATAGAAGGTATATTTAATACATTAAAGGACTGTGCTAACATTTCAAAATGGGCTGGTGGAATTGGTATACATATGCATAATATACGCGCAGAAGGAAGTCATATAAATGGAACAAATGGAACATCAAACGGTATTGTACCCATGTTGCGTGTATTCAATAATACTGCGAGATACGTAGATCAAGGTGGTGGTAAACGAAATGGAAGTTTTGCTATTTATTTGGAGCCATGGCATGCAGATATTGAACAATTTTTAGATTTAAAAAAGAATCACGGAGATGAAGAAATGAGGGCAAAGGATTTATTTTATGCGCTGTGGATACCCGATTTATTTATGGAAATGGTCGAAAAAGATGGTGATTGGTTTTTGATGTGTCCAAATAAGTCACCTGGGTTGGCAGACACATATGGTGATAATTTTAAAGTATTATATCAACAACATGTAGACGAAGGAAATTTTATTAAAAAAATAAAGGCTCGTGATTTATGGTTCAAAATATTAGATAGTCAAATGGAGACAGGGACACCCTATATGTTGTATAAAGACGCATGTAATACAAAAAGCAATCAAAAGAATATAGGTACTATCAAATCATCTAATTTGTGTTGTGAGATTGTAGAATACAGTGATCCAAATGAAAGTGCTGTATGTAATTTGGCCAGTATCTCTCTATCATCTATGGTAGAAAATAAACAGTTTGATTATGAAAAATTAAAACGTATTACAAAGATTGTTACGAATAATTTAAATAAATTAATTGATGTTAATTTTTATCCAACAGATAAAACATATATTAGTAATACAAAACATCGGCCAATCGGTATTGGCGTTCAGGGTCTAGCCGATGCGTTTGCTATGATGGATGTTCCATTTGAAAGCGAAGAAGCATTAAATATAAATAAACGAATTTTTGAAACAATATATTTTGCATCAATTGAAAAGAGTATGGATATTGCAAAGGTAGAAGGGCCATATAGTTCTTTTCAAGGTTCACCTATATCACAGGGTATATTTCAATTTGATATGTGGAAAGTACGACCACAATTATATGATTGGGATGCTCTACGCGAATCAGTAATTCGTTATGGCGTACGTAATTCATTATGTGTTGCTCCAATGCCAACCGCATCTACTAGTCAAATCTTGTCAAATAATGAATGTTTTGAACCGTTCACTAGTAATATATACACGCGAAGAACATTGGCAGGAGAATTTATTGTAATCAATAAATATCTAATGAAAGAATTGATTGATATGGGTATATGGAATTTAAAATTAAAGGAGAATATCATTGAAAATAAGGGGTCAATACAACATATTAAAGAAATACCAGATAACATTAAATTAAAATATAAGATTGTATGGGAAATACCTATGAAACATATTATTAATATGGCAAGAGATAGAGGAGCTTACATTTGTCAAAGTCAATCAATGAATTTGTGGATAGAAGAACCAAATTACAAAATATTAACAAGCATGCACATATATTCATGGAAACAAGGGCTCAAAACAGGATTGTATTATTTGCGAAGAAAACCTAAACATCATGCTCAACAGTTTACATTACAACCAGAATGTACAACGTGTAGTGCTTAACGCCTCTTCTTTAATGAAGGAGCTATAAACATAATATAAATAGTGTATAAAATAAACAAAATAAACCCTATAATCATAACTAAATTAAATATTTTCATAAAACTACAATACATCGATGTATCACTTGCTGGACATTGTATGGTTGTACCAAACATTCCAAAAATTCCAGAACCCATGATACCACCATTTCCGGAGTTTTCAGAGTTTTTTGCAGTTGACTGTTTAGGCATATAATATAGTTATATTTTTTTTCTATTATAAATATATGAAATTATTTAATAGTGTTAGAGTTCTAGCCATAATATTAATTGGAGTAACTCTATTATTTGCTATATTGGGGTCCATGCAAATAAAGCCATTACACGAAGGTTTTGATAATGCAATTGGCTGTTCAGGTGAGATTGTTCCACAATGCCATGATAAAGTCCTTCAATTTGCAAAGTATGAGGAAGATAATATGGATGATTATATACTGAAAACTGAAATAGTAGTTCCTACTTGCCCATCATGTCCAACGTATGAAGATAAGGTATGGTATGAAGATGAGTGGAAGCCACCAGAGGGTGTAGATAATGTGGTACGTGAACATGAGGTGGATAATACTTGGAATGAAGATAATTATACCGAAACTAAATGGGACAGCAGAGATGATGATGAAATTCACATAAAAGAACCTACTAAACTTTTTCAAAAAGAAGTATCTGAAAATATTCAAACAAATGCATCATCAAGTAATTTACCTAATACGATTCAATCAAATGCATTACCAACTAAATTACCAGAAACTATTCAAACAAAAACACCTCCCACTGCGTTACCTACACCAGTTAACTTTGGACTAGCTGGTTCAGATACACCTATGAATGCAGTACCAAGTGCTGTATCTACACCAGCCGCAGCAAATAATAAAGACTCGCCGCCATGCCCTGCATGCGAGAGATGTCCTGAACCCGCATTTGAATGTAAAAAAGTCCCAAATTATAGATCTCAATCAATGCAAAACTACATGCCGCTGCCTGTATTGAACGATTTTAGTAAGTTTTAATTAATTTTTTCTTGCAACTACTATTCATTTGAAACGTTTTACATTTTTTAGATTGAGGTACTATTTTTATTACACATTTAGATTTTTCTCCTTTGTATAAAGATTCGGTACAACCCTTTTCTTTAACTACGCGCTTTACAGTACACCTTGCTCTGAAATGCTCATATCTTTCTCTAACTTCTTCATATGTTAAGTTTGATTTTTTACCGAGCATTTTATTTATATGTTCGTGCAACAGATATATATATCTAGAAAATGATTCTCTATCTTTCATAGAAGACATTTTTAAAGGTACAACTTTAAAGTTTTTTTTCAAATTCATCCTACAATATTTGCATGGTAAAATATTTTTTAAATTTAAAATAAAGTTCATATAATTTGTTTTTTGTTCATTTGTTGGTTCAATTGGATAATTAAAGCTCATTGTGTGTAAAAAATGCCACAAGCTTGGACCCCATACAGTGGTAAGCATACCCTCACCACTTTTGTATTCCTTATCGCTATATGTAGACATAGTAAAACAATATATTTTAAATTATTCAAATGGAATCATTTTTTAAAATGTTTAATCTTTGCCTTTATATCTTCTATTACATTGATTGAATTTATTTTTTTATTAAATTTGATACGCATTATTTCTTCATAATAGTGTTTTAAATGTATGTATTTATTTTTATTAATAAATACATATTTATTAGTGTTATTTACTTTAATAAACATTATTTTAATTTACGTTATGTATTTATTTAATTTTATATTAACATTATTTAAATGAGTATGTATCAGGTTTTGATTGGAATTATTGTAGTTATTATATTAGGCGGTATAGGTTATTATTTATATACACGAAAAACAAAAAAGGATTTTGTTTCTAATGATGAATATAAATCAACTGATAGTGTTAAAGAAGGCGATTTAATATTATTTTATGTAAATTGGTGCCCATATTCACGCGAGGCATTAATAAAATGGAACGAAATAAAAAGTACTTATAAAAATCCAGATTATACGATATCATTTAGTGAAACTGATTGTGATAAATATTCTGAACTTGCAAATACATATAATATAAAAGAATATCCGACCATAATACTAATAAAAAATTCTAAAAATTATGAATATGATGCAAATCTAAGTGAAGATACATTAGATTTATTTATTAATACGGTAATGAAACAATAATTTTTTACTGGGTAATATTAATGAATCCTCATTTAAATATTGATGAATTATATGAGCCAAAGAAAAAGAATGATTTAAATAGATTAGAAATATATAATAAATTGTTATTAAAAGTTCATACTCGTATCAAGACTGCATCTAGGATGAGAAATAGTGAAAATTTTTGTCATTTTATCATGCCTGAAATATTAGTAGGATATCCTAATTATAATATAAGTGATTGCGTCGTATTTATTATAGATCGTTTACAAAGCGACGGTTTTATAACTAGATATATACATCCTAATTTATTATTGATTAGTTGGAATCACTGGGTACCAATACATGTTAGAGAAGAATACAAAAAAAAGACGGGAGTAGCAATTAATTCATATGGCGAAGAAATACATAAAGAGAAAGGTACTGTACATTTTAGTGATAAAAAAGAAGAAAGAAATAAATTAATTTATGATACGGAATTAATTAATAGTATAAGAAATAAATTATAATGGTTTAAGTTTTATTTTATTTGTTACATTAGTTGCAACTGGTTCATCCTTTTTTATATCTTCAGGTTCACTTTTACCTAATAAAAATGACATAAATGTGGTAGATTTTGGTTTAGGAGATTCAGGTTCCTTTACTTCTTCTTTGGGTCCAGGATTAGTATCATTTGAAGGTTTAACATTTGAAGAAGGTGGTTCAGTTGGGGTTGTATTAGATGGTACTGGTATAGTATTAGATGGTAATGGTGTAGGTGTAGTATTCGTTTGTACTTGTGTTTGAGTTGGGTTCGTATTCGTTTGTTCAAGCGTAGGTGTAGTATCCATTTGTACTTGTGTTTGAGTTGGGTTCGTATTCGATTGTTCAAGTGTTTGAGTTGGATTCGTATTCGATTGTTCTGATGTCTGGGTTGGATTTGTATTCATCGTTACTGGGGTAGGTACTGATGTCTGGGTTGGATTTGTATTCATCGTTACTGGGGTAGGTACTGATGTCTGGGTTGGGTTAGTATTCATTGGTACTGGTGTAGGTACTGATCTCTGGGTTGGGTTAGTATTCATTGGTACTGGTGTAGGTTCTGGTCTCTGGGTTGGGGTAGTATTCATTGGTACTGGTGTAGGTTCTGGTGTCTGGGTTGGGTTAGTATTCATCGTTACTGGTGTAGGTTCTGGTGTCTGCGCTGGTGTAGTATTCATCGTTACTGGTGTAGGTTCTGGTGTCTGGGTTGGGTTAGTATTCATTGGTACTGGTGTAGGTTCTGGTGTCTGGGTTGGGTTAGTATTCATTGGTACTGGTGTAGGTTCTGGTGTCTGGGTTGGGTTAGTATTCATTGGTACTGGGGTCTGAGTTTGGGTATTTATTTGTGTTGGATTTGTATTCAATGGTATCTGACTAGGTTCAGTTGGTGTATTTAGAGGTTTTTGGGTATATGTTGAAGGGTGTTGAATTAATGGCGTTTGTGGAGAAAAATAATTAAAATTTGTTTGAACTGGTGTTTTTGGAACAAAAGAATTGAAAGTGGGTGGTTGAACAGGAGTTTTTGGATAAAATGGATCAAACGTTGGTGGTTGGGGTGGATTTTTTGGATAAAATGAATCAATCGTTGAAGGTTGAACAATTTTGGGTGTAAAAGAAAGTATTGGTGAAATAGGCATGCTATTTTTATTATCATCCTTTAATCCGGCAAATGTTGCGGTTTGTTCCGAGTTTACAGAGCTATATGGTGTATATGCAGTCAATGTAGTGGTTGTTGGTCTATTAGAAAGATATGATTCTGTATGAAAATCAGGTTCAATATCAGGCTCAGCTATCTGCTGATCAATAAAGTCAATACGGTCCTCATTTAATTTTTTAACTTGCTCATCGTATATTTTTTCAAAAATAATTAATGCTTGGATAAAGTATTTCTCACAAGAAGTATATAGATTTAGAATATTGTCACGAGTATCTGTTTCTATTATCAAAATGTGTTCCATCGTCAATTTTGGATTTAAAATACGTTTTTTATTATTATCCTTTATTTCAACTACAAATAATTCTCTCAGTAAATTAACTAATTTGCTCCTGTAAATAGCTGTACTTTTTTCAATTAGTTTTATTTTTTCTAGATAAAGTAATACTAATTCATTTTTATTAGAAACAATTAAATCTTTTTTAAAGCTATCCCTAGCACAGTTGTCTATTGTACTTAAATCAAGTAGTTCAATATCGTTGAAAGATGTTATACTTTCTGGCATATCTACTTTACCTGTAAATATTTGGTAAAACAATGTTAAATCCTTATTATATTTTTGTTTCATTTTAGCACTTCTTTTACTCCATGTCTTAGTTTCATAATCAAAAATATCAAAATATAATAAATCTAATTCTTTAATTCCAACTTCGTCCATTAATGAAGTTGTCGCAGTTATAGAGCACAATTGTTCTCCGGGATTTAACTTCACTTGATTCTCGTCATATAATGGATCTAATTTATTTTTTAATATAGATAATCGTTTTCTGCATAAATTCATAGGGTTAGTTAAGTTAACTAACATGGGTGTAACATTTTTTGGAATATTCTTATATTCTTGCATTTCTTTTAAATAAAAAGTCTTCTTTACTCCATCTTTTTCATATGAATATTGAGGATCAATCGTAGTAGCAATAGCACTATATATCATGAAAATCTTTATATAGAACTTTGATATATCATATACAACCTTATCCTTCATTTTGTTACTAGCTGGAATAATATCAATTACCCCAGACTGTTTACCAAATATTCTTTGTTGTAAGAAACCAAGCTCTAAACCATTGAATTTTTTTTCAATTACACTACTTGTTAATATAATTAAATTATCATAGTATTCTTTATCAGTTAGGCGTAGTAAATCGATAGTATTTTGAGTTAATATATAATTCATAGCTATATCATCTACCTCAGATGCCAAGCTACTTATATTTTGATTTTGTGATGTCTTATTTCCCATTATTATAATAGAATAAAATAAAATTGAATTGTAATTTAAATTTTGTACATTATTTAAAATGAGCACTTTAAAACTCAAAAAAAAAATTAGAAATGATATTTGGAAAGAACTAGATGAAGAAAACAAGATTGAATGTATATATACACAAGAAACTGTAAAAGATAATTGTAAAGAATGCGAAGGTCCTTTATTTATAACAGATGAAGGGTTTTATTGTTGTTCTAATAAAAAGTGTGGTATTATATATAAAGATGTATTAGATTTTGGTGCAGAATGGAGATATTATGGTGCGGATGACACGAATGCTAGCGACCCTACTCGATGCGGTATGCCTATAAATCCGTTATTACCAGAATCATCATATGGGTGTGTAATAACTTGTAAGAAGGGATCAAGTTATGAAATGCATAAGGTAAAGCGTTTCACAGACTGGCAATCTATGCCATATAATGAAAAGGCAAAGTACGACGATTTCCTTATCATTACAACACATGCAAGTAATTCAGGTATTCCTAAAATAATTATAGATGATGCGATTAGGTATTATAATAAACTTTCAAATGAAAAAACATACAGGGGTCTTAATCGCGATGGTCTTTTAGCAGCATCAATATATATTGCATGTAGCATAAATGAACATCCAAGAACTTCCAAAGAAATTGCGTCAATATTCAAATTGGATAATACAAGTGCAACCCGTGGATGTAAAAATGCATTATCCATATTAAATGACATTGAAGCAAATAATGAAGATAAAACTATATTACACAACACAACACCCTCTTCATTTATATGTCGTTATTGTAGTTTATTAGGAATAAATCAAGAATTAACAAAGTTATGTATGTTTATTGCAAATATTGTAGAAGAAAGGAAAATGATACCAGAAAATACACCTCATTCTATATCTGCTGGAATTATATATTTCGTATGTCAAAAATTTAATTTAAATATAACTAAGATGTCTATAAATTTTCACACGAAAATAAGTGATGTTACGATTAGCAAATGTTATAAAAAGTTAGAAATTCATGAGGATAAATTAATACCGAAATGTTTACTCGAAAAATATGTTTTATAATAATAATGGTTGAATACGTCTTTATAGTACCATATAGAGATAGAGAGTCGCATAAATATTTTTTTGATAGATATATGAAATATCTATTAGAAGATTACGATCCATCAACATATGAAATCATTTTCTCTCATCAAAACAATACCCAACCATTTAATCGAGGCGCTATGAAAAATGCTGGTTTTTTATATGCAAAACAAAAATATTCTAATTATAAAGATATCAACTTTATATTTAATGATATAGATACATTACCATATAAAAAGGGTTTATTGAATTATAAAGTGAATAAAAATGAAATTAAACATTACTACGGATTTACGTTTGCATTAGGAGGTATTTTTTCAATAAAAGGATCTGATTTTGAAAATATAGATGGATTTCCAAATTTATGGTCATGGGGGTATGAAGATACTGTAATGCAAGAAAGAGCTTTAAACAATAATATTGTAATAAATCGTGATCAGTTTTATCCTGTATTCAATTCAAATATATTACACATTTTGGATGAATATAATAAAAATATTTCAAAAAAAAATAAAGAGATGTATATGAGTAATACGATTGTAGATGGTTTATCAACATTAAAGAATATCGATTTTAAATTTAATAATGAAACAGGATTATTGGATGTATCCAGTTTTGAATGTTTGTATGAACCATTTGACAATACACTTACATCTTATATAGGAACAACTAAACAAAAAGAACCAATGAAAACGATGAAATTTGTATAATAATATAATTATAATATAATGAATATTCAGTCATTATTAGGGCAACTTTTCGCAATAGAAGTCGTGAATAGAGGTGTTGAAAAAATAAATAATGAAATAAAATTTGAAAATTTTATAGGTCAGGGCAAAGAAGTTGGATTTCTTAAATTAATATCTAATTGTAAACACACTGCGTATGGTATGAGTTATATTGTAGACCCTATACATATTGAAAGCGCGTATTTAGATTTGTATGATTATTTGGTTAAAAAGGGAATAATTAAATCAAAATTTGGTCCAGAAACGTTAATAACCGCAGACCAAGTTCATATAGTGAATCCAGACAAATCATTACTTAAACCAGAAAATATAAAAAAATTGATCAACCCAACCAATTCAGATTACCCTGCGTTATTAAAATGTTATCATATAGATTATAATAAATTATCTAATTATTTAATAAATTACGAACATGCTTCGTTAAATCAATTTAAAGTTATAAAGGGTGGTAAATCGTTATGGGGCAATTTACTTTCTAGAAAGTATGTTTTTAAAAATAAAAATGGTCTACCCAAAACAAAAAAATATAAAAAAATATTTGATGCCTTTAAAAAAGATAAGGGCGTCAAAACGGTATTTACACACAAACGATCAGTTGCGGCTAAGAATAAAACAAATAAAAGTATTTTAAATAAATAGTTTATACCACCTTAAAAATGTTCGCGTATAGACCGAAATATCTTTTGGTTTGTACTCCCACTTTCATCTTTTTTTTCAACAATACCCAAAAAATCTTTTATACACTGTTCAAGTGTTTTTGTTTTTAGCATTTCATTACATTCTTCTAGTGTATATGTTGTTTGTCTCATAAGAATTTTTGAAAGATCGTTTGAATCAACTGTTAGTTTTGCTTCCTCCATTATTCAATATTTTATTATCTATTTAAATATAAATGATATTAAATTATTTATGTCCTCCTGCATTATTGTACGTAGTATTTTTCATGATTAGTATAGTAGCTGAATTGAGTGAAGCGAAATATAAAACTGCATTTACACAAACAATTATTTGTATTATTTTTACTTGTGTATTGCAACTATTTTGTATGGCAAACATGTCATTATTGGCATGGGTTTTAGTATTTATCCCAATAATGATGTATACTTATATGGTTCTTATCATATTTTTAGTATTTAGAATGAGTCCATCGGATAATAAACATATTGTTGTAAAAAAATAATTAAATATATTTTTAATTATATAGAATGGCGATTGTAAATGAATATAAATTTACAAATTCTTGGAACTTTTATATTCATTTACAAAATGTGGATGATTGGTCGTTTTCTAGTTATCACAACGTTATGTGTATCAACACACCGGAACAATCCATTTTGTTAAACGAAGAAATAAATTTTGATCTTATAAAAAAGACAATGTTATTTGTTATGAAAGATAATATTAAACCAATGTGGGAGGATCCTGCAAATAAAAATGGAGGAGGGTTTTCATTTAAAGTTCATAACAAATATATTGAAAATGTATGGAAGAAGTTATTTTTTATGCTATTAGGAGGGTCATTATCTACTAAGCAGATTAATGGAATTAGTCTTTCACCAAAGAAGTCCTTTTGTATCGTAAAAGTTTGGATGAAAGATTGTACTTATATGAATCCTGATATTTTAGCAAATATAGAACACATGGATAAGACGGGTTGTATATTTAAAAAGCATGTAGCTGATTAGTTTGTACTAGGAAGAGGTGCTAATCCAAGCTTAATTACACCCAATGATGCTACATTGTACTGAATAATAAGTGGTAAATCATTTTCCATGTACATTTCTATGTGATTACATAAATTTGTACACTTAATAAAATAATTCAAATTTTTAAGAGAGTATTCTCCTTGAATTACTTTATTATGTTTCTGAATAAAACCCATACCATCACTTTCAGAACGAATTATTTCTGCGCTGGCGAATGTACCCTGACATTTGAAAATGAGTTGATTTTTGATAGACTTGATTTCTAACTTATCTGAAATACAATTTAAGTCTCTAATTATCTTCTGAAAGTCATTTGATGGTAGATTTATAATAGACGAGAATTTTACATCTGGTATTTTAAGTTCTTCGTGATCTGGTTCAATTAATTTCAACTTTTGTATTTTACATTGTTCCTTTTGTTTATTTTCAAATTTGAGTACCAAATTTTCGACTATACCTTCATTATAGTCTTCTTTTTCAATATATATAGATAAGGTATCATCTGTATCTATCGTATTAATTAGTTTAAATAAATGAAACATGTTTGCGCCTATAATAATCTTTTCTTTTTTACAATCATAATATTCAAAATTTTCACTTTGAAGGAATAAATGTACGAGTATTGTATTTGATTTATCCATATTAATGATTCTGATACCATCTTTTTGAAACGATATATTTGTTTCTAATAATATATCTTTTAATGCAGTCATTAAAATACGAAATGGTGCAATCTGAACAGTTTTTATTAATAAAATATATTCTTCCATTATAATATTTTTATAATTACCTTTATATAAATATTATTTTTATATATTATCTATATTCTCGCTACATGGCTTAATCAGATTAGAAATTATATCATATATACTCATAACTTTTTCAGGCGGTTTTATATCAGAATCGTATAATAAATTGTAAAATATAGGGTCTTCTGTTTCTGTAAATTGAACATTTTTAAGCATTCTTATTTTGAATTGTGCATCTAAATCAGGATTTTGTAATATTCCATATGAATTTATAGCATGTTCCGGTGTAATACCAATACCATTTACTTTTTGATAACATCCTAGACTTATATTTTGACTTAGATCCAAATATTCTCTATTGTTGTTAATACTTGTAAAATATAAAATAATAAATAAAATGAAAATAAATATTATAATATATTTGTACCTGTACATTATATAATGTTTATATAAAATTTTTACCAATGTTATTTATGACACTTGATAATCTACTCGTTTCATATTCAGATACTTTATTTAATAGATTATCTGATACATCTATATTGTAGGAAGAATCCATTGTACCATACACTTTTCCCGAAATCATATTTTCTCTCTTTTGCATATTAATAATTAAAATAAAAATTAAAAATAGAATTACGAATATGTAAATATATCTTTTATTTATTTTCATTATATAAAGGTAATATAAAATATTGAACAATTATAATGTATGATACTATAATTGTGGGTGGAGGTATAGCTGGATTATATTGTGCGTTAAATATAAAAAATCACTTAGTGTTAGAATGCAATGATTATTTGGGAGGGCGAATTTTTACTCACAAAGAACCAACATATGAATGTGGTGCAGGTAGATATAACTCAAAACATAAATTACTGGTACAACTCATAGAACATTTTAAAATGACGCCAATAAAATTGGAAAATAATAAGGCATATATTGATAATACATATCACAAAGATATTGATAAATATTTTAATAAAAAAATAAAAAAGGTTTTGAAAAATGGTTCTCAAAATGAAAGTTTTTACAATCATTGTATGAAGTACTATTCCAAAGAAGAGGTAGATGAGTTAAGATATATATTTGGATACACGTCGGAATTTTTAGAAATGAATGCAAAGGATGCAATCATGATGTTCAAAAAGAAATTAGGTGATTATTATATAGTAAAAGAAGGTCTTAGTGAATTGGTACGCCGCATATCTCTCCATGTGAATTATAAAATGAAACATTGTGTAAAGGAAATTATAGAGAGAAATGGATTATTTGAAATAGACGGTATAATATGTAAAAGAATTATATTTGCAATCCCTCCCGATAACGTAAGGGAAATTAAATTCTTAAAACCTATTTATCCGTTACTTGATTCATTGCAAACAAATTGTCTTTTACGAATATATGCAATATACCCAAATAAATGGTTTGAGGGTCTTCCTAGTATGACTACAAGTTCATTTATAAGACATATTATACCAATAAATCCAAAAACTGGTTTAATAATGATAAGTTACGTTGAAGGACGAGATTCAGATGTATATTTAAATCCAAAGGGAGTATTATATAAAAATATATTATCCAAGATACAGGCCGAATTAAAAATATTGTTCCCCAATAAAGATATAATAGAACCAACCTATTTTCAACCTCATGTATGGAAAATAGGGGATCATGCTTGGAAACCAGGTTATGATTCCAACAAAATTGCAAAAGCATTATTAAATCCAATGCCAAATGTATACCTGTGCGGAGAAGCATATTCACATAATCAATCGTGGGTCGAAGGAGCATTAGAAAGCTCTAAGGAAGTTCTCTATATTCTTGGGCAAGACCACACGGAACACAACACGTGATTGCGCAAAAATCTGTAATACAATGCTGTTGTATATTTTTTCTCTCCATAATGTGTTTTCTAGCAGTGTAGTGTATATATGTCATAATTACATACAAAAAAGATGTCATAAGATAAATGACTGACGTATCTACATCTTTATTACACTGATATTCTCCATAAACACAAAACCCGTCTAATAATCTACAAGAATACGATTTATCACCAATCATCATATATGATTCTTGACAATTATCAGATAATATACAATTATTTATTAGACCAGGTGGACACATGCTATTATCTAATTTATATTTAATATAGATTAATTGCTCAATACCCGTGTATAAAATAATATATAAAATGATACGTATGGTATATTCTAATTTTGTGGTTGACATTATTTTAGAATATACATGGCATGGTACAACGTTACTAAGAAAACATGATTCACAATCTGGGTTATATAATGTTGACATCCAGGTAGTTTGTTCAACAATTTCATAATCCATTATACTTGTACCTTAGATAAAAATATTAAAATTCAAATGAACTATCAAATGCACTTTCTTTGCCAGATTTTTCTGCAAGTGCGTATGATGATACACGAGATTCAAAAAAGTTCGTTTTTTGTTCTAAACTGATCATTTCCATGAAATCAAATGGATTTGTACTATTATATATTGGCTCATTACACAATTGAATAGATAAGCGATCTGCGATAAATTCAATATATTGTTTCATGTGATCTGAATTCATACCAATTAATTTACATGGTAATGCTTCTGATATAAACTCTTGTTCAATTGTAACAGCATCTTGTATAATCTCTTGTATTTTCTTTTTCAATATTTTCTTTTCAAGTTTACTGTATAAATATACTGCAAATTCGGTATGCAATGCTTCATCACGAGAGATGAGCTCATTTGAAAATGTTAGTCCTGGTAGTAACCCACGTTTCTTTAACCAATAAATTGAACAAAACGCACCAGAAAAGAATATTCCTTCTACACATGCAAATGCAATTAATCTGGTTGCAAAACTGGACCTTTTATCATGTATCCATTTTTGTGCCCAAAGAGCTTTTTTTTGTATACACGGAAATGTGGAAATGGCGTGAAATAAACGATTTTTTTCTTCGGTGTCTTTAATATAACTATCTATAAGTAAACTATATGTTTCAGAATGAATGTTTTCCATAGCGATTTGAAACCCATAAAATGCCCTAGCTTCTGGTAATTGTACCTCAGTCATAAATCTGACGCCTAAATTTTCTAAAACAATACCATCGCTCGCAGCGAAAAATGCAAGTATGTACTTTATGAAATGTCTCTCGTCATCGGTCATCTTATTCCAGTGCGCCATATCTTTTGACAAATCTATTTCTTCTGCTCGCCAAAAGCAATCCATTTGCTTTTTATACATTTTCCATATAGTAGCGTCTGATACTGGAAACATAACAAACCGATTATCATCTTGCAATATAGGTTCGGTTATTGTTTTAGACATTCTACGTATATTACTAAAATATTTTTATATTCATATAATTATATGGATTTATTGGAACAGCAAAAACAAACTTGTTTAGGTGTATTAAAACAATACAACATTAAATACAAAACAAACGAAATAAAAAAAATGTATGAATTGTATGACTATTTACTTACGCGTATTGAAACTGAGACGAAACCTCATGTAAAACTTCAATTACAAGAAGATGTAGAATTATTGATGAAATATTTATGTCCTCAAATAGAATAGTATTTTTTTTTCCACCTGCGTTTCAGTATATTAATTTTGTAAGTGTGTATAACACAGTAATACATACCATTTTCCCTAAATATTTCTACCAATTGCATTTTTGTAGAAATATTTCGAATAACTTTATTATAATTTCTTATAAACCCGTGATCTTTGTTTCTTATTTTTTTGAAATAAAACGTTGTTTCGCTTTTCCACAAATTTGATGAATAAAACTCATCCAATGAATATTCATATATTACTAGAAAATGACCCGAGTCATTTCCTCCATGAATTAAACTATTGTGTGGCTCACATGTTGCCAAGTCGTACATTTTTTTAATTAGACTAATATAAAAATCTTACATTCAATTTTTTATATAATAAATATATAATGATAAAGAATTTATTGAATAATGTAAGATTTTTATATCTAATAGTATTTATTTTTATTATTGAAATAATTTATTTAATTTTAAATAAAGACAGCCAAAGCATATTTTTATTTGCCATAATTACATTGATTGTTTATTTGTTTAATCATAACATGATAATTGTTTTGATCATACCTTTAATATGTGTAACCACTTTAATAATAATGAATCGCACATTTGAAGGGTTGGAAAATAAAGAAAATTTAAAAAATAAAGAAAATTTGAAAAATAAAGATAAATTGGAACCTGCTGTAATAAATGAAGAACCATTGCCTAAGATAGAAAAACTGAAACCACGTAATAAGGAAATGTCAAAAGAAAAAAAAGAAATTATTAAAGAATTAATACCTATATCTAATGCAATGGATAAAATAGATTTTGATCAAATAAATAAAATAATAGGAAATTTGAATAATATTATTGAACGTTTTTAGGTATGATTTCTCGAATTTTACGTTTTATGTAATTTTTGAAATCATCTAATGTTATAATTGAACCACCCAGTTGTTCTCCTTCTTTATATTCATTATCTTCACTCTTTTCATCTTGTAGGGTTCTAAATTTATCAAATATTTTTTTAATTTTATCACTATTATTCAGTGAGACTAATTTATTATTTTCAAATACATAGAGCAATAATTGTTCTAAATCACCAATTTTACTATTTATATCATCCGCAAATAGTTTATTTAAATTTACACCATCGAACCATTTTTCTAATTCCATGTAAAATTTATCTAATAGCATAGCATCATTATTTGTTTGAACATTTTCTTTTTTACCATTCGTTGGAGCCGATTCTTCACCTGAATTATTTTCAGAACTATTTGTACTGGCATTTTCTTTGCTGCCTTTCGAAGTATTTGCGCTGGAAATTTCACTACTATTCGAACCATTATTTGTGCTGGCAATTTCTTTTCTATCCGAACCATTATTTGTGCTGGAAATTTCTTTGCTACCCGAACCATTATCTGTGCTGGCAATTTCTTTGCTACCTTTCAAATCATTTTTTTTACTACCTTTACCTTTTGTAGTAAAACTTTTTTTTCTTTTTTTTTTTTGTGGCGGCACTTCTGGATCAACACGAGGCGATTGTGGAACAATCATTTCCTTAACTTTGAATAGTATTAAGCTAAAAAAATCAAAATCTTCAAATAATTTACGTATATCAGTATCATCAGTATTAATTAATTCGTCTATACTAGGCTCACGTTCGAAACCATCTATTTTAAAAATTATACTTTTATTAAGAGTTAATCTACTAATAGCACAAACTTTTTTTAATTCAGCATAAATATAATAAAATATTACTCTATGAAAGTTTACAGAAAAGTCACTTCTCAATGATCCTGGTATTTGTGTTAAAAATAAAGTATCCGCATCATTACAGGCTATAAAATCTTTTATAATTTCAGTATAACATTGTATATTTAATTCACATAATTTTTTTACATTCTCCCATTTGGTTGTATCGTTTAATTTTCTGAAATCAACACCCTTAGCATGGTACACTCCTTTAATAGATTCAAAATTATCAGGTGTTTTTTGATGTGTAGATAATGCTTTGAAGATGGTACCAGCACTATATGTATCATTATTATGAAATTTTTTTATTATACCAGTATCTATAAATTTAATTTGTTGTCCTTCTGAATTTATAATATTATCTTCAACTGATGATACTGGATAAAAAATACTAGCGTCATAAGTAATATGGAAATTCTTTGGATCTACACTGGGATTATCTACATCTGTATTACCGTTGGATGCAAATATACTAATTTTTAATTTATTCAATTCTTTTTCATTAAAAGTAGAATCATCTTCTGTATATGTTAAACTTGTATTTGCATCATTTGTTAACATAAATGTCTGCGATGGATATTGATCTATTAATTGTTTGTAAAAAGGTTCTGTAGTTTCTTTAATTTTTGAAATTTCAACCTTTAATGGCATATTATATATTAATACAAATACTTAATTTAATATTATTAATATATAATATGGGACCACCGCAAAATGATTTAAAATTTATATTTTCTTATAATTTTAACGACATCAATCAATTAGTATTTAGTAGGAACAGTGAAATAGGATCACTATTTATAACTAGCGCACTTGCTATAAATCCGTCTATTAAATCTTCTTCAACTCAAAATGTAATAAATATGAAATATACAAATATAACGATTGAAGAGAATATATCATGTACAATAAATCAAATAAGTATAGCAAGAAATATATTAACAGAAAACCCAACATCATTTTCTATTGTATTACACGGTAATGTACTTACTTCGCCTGGGACGAATCTATATATAATAATACCTTTTGAAGTACAATCGTCGAATAATAAAACACCAAATAGTGTTGCAGTAGAACAAATTGTAAAAATGGCCAGTATTCAATTACGTGATAATAAATCCCAAACAATAATGGACGAACCAATATCTCTAAATAATTTAATTGAAAACAATACACTATATAAATATTGCGTAAAACCAATTTATAATACTCCGCAACTTAATAATACTATTATTATATATAAAGAAAACGTTGCTGTAATATCAGGACTTTATATAAAATTTCTTACTATATTTAATGCAGGTGATGCTAATAATCATGTATTAGACACTTCTGAAATGTTTCAAAATAAATTTACTCCTGAAGTTCAAAAAGAAACTTCTACAAATGAAATTATGATTGACTGCTCACCTGTTCAAATAACAACCAAAGAAAAAAACGTCATGTTTTCAAAAAAAGATGGAATATATGGATCGACGTCAACTTCTAAAAATGAAACTATTGTTGCATCCTTTTTTCTAATTATTTTTTCATTCTTAACTTTTTATTTATTGTATAAGATTTTTAAAATATGGTCTGGTTATTTTTTTAAAGACACAGATATTTCAAACACTATGCAAGTAAAGGGATGAAAGATACGTTGTTATTTTGATTTTGTTTAACAATAGGTGCTCGTTGAAGAATGACCGCTTCTTCTACTTGCATTACAGCTGGTGGGTTTAAATTTTTGAGTATTTCATCCTTCTTTTTTTCATGATGATCTCTTTTAACTGTATAATTTTGATACAAATAAATAAGGAACAAAATTCCAATAATAGGATTTACTGTTCCAAATAATATGATTACAATTATAACTGAAAATATAATACCAAACGGAGTATTTAACGCAATGCGCAATGGTTCTTCTAATTTCAAATCAAATACAATTAGTATGGCTAATAATAATCCAATTACATTTTCTAAATTGATATAGTTATTTTTTTTAAATTTAACTAAGCGAGCCATATATTATAATAAAACATAAAAAATTGATTTCAAACAATATAAACATAATCTGATATACTGTGTAATGGCTTATCTTGGAAAAAAAGGCTACACGATATACAAAGAGTCGTATTCTTTAAAGGAATTGAACCAATTTAGGAATGATATGAATGTTAAACCATATTCACCTCATTCAGTTGCAGTGGTTGAATACCCTATTTATAGAGAATCAAAAACAAAAATGTACTTGCCAAGATATTACGGGTTAAATAAGATTGGTCCATTTACGAACAAGCTATCTATGGGAGAAGAAATAGATATTGAATTTAAGGGCGAATTATTTGATTATCAACATAAAATAATACAAAAATATATAGATTTTGTAGGGGATAGTGGTGGGGGTTTATTAGACGTCGAACCAGGTAAAGGTAAAACAGTGATGGCTCTAAATATAATCAGTCGTTTGAAACGCAAAACACTCGTCATAGTACACAAAACATTCTTAATGAATCAATGGATCGAGAGAATTGAAACGTTTTTACCAAATGCAAGGGTTGGTAAAATTCAGGGGGATATAATAGACGTAGAAGACAAGGATATTGTACTTGGAATGTTGCAAAGTTTAACCAATTCAAGTAAATATCCATCCGAATTATGGGATCAATTTGGTCTATGTGTATTTGATGAATGTCATCATTTAAGTGCGGAAGTATTCTCAGAAGTAATGAGAGAAATCGTTACCAATTATAATTTGGGTTTAAGTGGTACTATGAAAAGGAAGGATGGATTGTCAAGAGTATTTGAACATTACATTGGTCCAATCATTCATAAAGAACAGACTGATATAACTACGGAAGTATTGGTAAAATCAGTGTGTTTTCAACATGACACATTATTTGATGATGTCAAAACTGATTATAGAGGACAACCGCTTTATTCAACGATGATAAATAAATTAAATTGCCCGGATAGAATTAGACTTATTATAAATATAATGAAACATGAATTAAAAATAAATACAAACCAACAAATTATGATACTATCAAATACCAAACAACTAATAGAGGATTTGTATGATAACATGGCGGATATGCCTCAGTCAAAGGGTTATTATGTCGGAGGTATGAAAGAAGAAGCATTAAAAGAAACAGAAAAAAAAGATATTATTTTAGCAACATACAGCATGGCGTCAGAGGGGTTAGACATAAAAACACTCACTACATTGATTATGGCATCTCCTAAATCAGACGTATGTCAAAGTGTTGGTAGAATATTACGAAGTAAACATAGTGCACCTTTGGTAATAGATATAATAGATCCTCATACTGTATTTCAAAATCAATTCAAAAAAAGATGTACTTATTATAAAAGTAAAAATTTTAAAGTACAACAATATAAAACTGAAAATGATTATATAAACAATAATGAATATTTTAAGGAAAAGGCCAAAAAAACGTCATGTTTAATTAAAATATAAATAATATATATAATGGAATACTCTACGATATTTATATTTATTTTTTATATTGTATGCGTATACATCTTTTTACATACGTATTATTATTTAGTCGATATTGATAATTGCCCGTGTTTCAAAAAAGATGGAAAGTATGCGGTAAATATTGATTTCATGAAATTTTTTCAAGTTTTAGAAATATTTATTTTAACAGTATTTCTTTCGATTTTCATGTATCTTAAATTATTTAACAAAAAGAGTATGGTCTCAGCAAATATTAAGAACCATGTTCCAAAAATATTATTAATAACACCAATCGTTGTTCTACTTATAATAAGCGCCTTTATGTCATATAATGTATTAAACTTTTATAATAACATAAAAGAAGATTGTAAATGCGCAAACAGTTGGTATAGATATTTCATATATTATGAAGGTATAGTAAGCTTGATATCTGTATTTAGAGTTGTGATATCATTTATATTATTATCTATCCTTTTTATTGTCGCATCACTTAGTCTGAATAATAAAAAGAAATAAAATAGATTGAAAAAAATACAGTATTTAACCATTTTGCGCCGTGTCTAATATATATTTATTAAAGTACAATTTACTTACAATTTTTTTATTTGTAAATTCTTTGCAATACATTGAATACAATTCATTACAGTCAATATTATATTTATTTTTAGTTAAAAATATATCAATTTCCTTCTTTTTATTCCATAAAGTACATCCTATTTTATTTATTTTATTATCTATAACTGCTTTATCTGGATAATAGTATTGTATTAGTTCCACGACATGATGCTCTTCAATATGTATGTCCTTATAAATTTCAATAAATAATTTTAATATCTCACTTATTTCAAAGTAAAATTCACTATCATCATTATACATATATTTTTCCCAGAAATCTTTGAACTGGTGAACGTATGGTAAAAACATACTAGTACAATTTATATAATGACAATCATTCATTAAAAAATTCTTTGAAATAAATGTATAGAAATCGCTATTTCTCTGAAATACATTTATTTTATTCAAATTTTTAAGATATTCTTTCCACAAAAATAACATGTCTTTTTCGTGTATTTTATGTCCTTCTTTGACACATATGTACGCTTTTATAAAGTCGTCTATGATTTGTTCTCTCGGTGTATCCTTTATCCAATAAGCGTACTGAGAGATAGAATGTGAACCAGGTTCATTCAAAAATAAGTCACCTGAACCATGACGATTTGAATAATGTAACGAAACAAATATTAAATTTATATAAAATGTTTCGGGTATAGTTATATGCTGTAAATTCATTTTATTGAATGAAATTACACGTGATTTTATTGGTTCGTGGTCATAATATTGGAATTTATAATGATTAAATATATTCATATTATGAAAGTATAATGATAATGCACGGTTAATATTTTTTAAAAATGGTTTTATATGTACTGGTAAAAAATAAAGTAAATCTGTTTTTTTCATTATAATATCACCAAGTGTAATCATGAAATATTTTGCATAATTTTTATGTGTAAAAAAGTTTGGATGTAAAAAATTAAGAATATCTTGAAGTGTTTTTGATTCTGGTATATTTTGATGAATGTGTTTTTCTTTTATTTTTTTTATAATTTTATTTTTTATACGTTGTTTTAAAGAAAAATCAATTGCATTATCATGATACTTTGTCAAAAATTGTAGTACTATATGTATCATTTCATTTTTTGTTATAAATCTGAATTGTTCTATATATTCAACATACATGTTTGTAGTAGGATTGTAATAATATGAATTATTAGAAAAGAAATAATTAATTACTTCTTGGTATACTTTTTCATCATCTCTCTCTTGCATCATGTCATTAATTTTATAATATAAATCCTGTATAGCTTCATCAGATGATGCATTTATGAATTGCTCAATTTTATCATAAATAGCAGATTTAAAATCCATTATAATAATTATTATTAATGTTTAAATAATATTCATATATAAATAATGGATGATATCAATTATCACATTGGTTTAATAAACCTTAGGTTAGATAAATTAGAAAAAAAAGATGAAGAATGTAGTCATAAAGATATATGTGTTTATGTATGTGTTGTATATATTTTTTATATTATATGCTATGAATTATACTTAAAACAATAATATAAATTAATAATAATGGATGTGAATACAAATTTATCAGACTACACGATTGATGAATTATTCTCATTACTTGACATAACAATTAAGAATGAAAGTACATATGACGAGTTGGTTAGTAAAATTAAAACAAATACAGATAAATATATTGACCATTTTACAAAATTAAATAAACAAAATATCGTAGACTTTTTTAAAAATGTTCAATATGTACTTTTGAATTCCTCAAAGGAAAAAGATCCAACCGTAAGTACGGTAATCACTTATAGAAATGATTATACTTATGGAACAAAAACAATAGAATATGATGAAAACATATTCAATTCAAATAGTGGTGCGGGAAACCCGATTAACCGTAAAACTGTAACCAAGATGTACACGGTGGATACTCGATTTAGAAGTAACTATTATACTACAACTTCGACCAATTTTTTAGTTGATATACCAGAAGAACAAAAAAGAGTAATTGAAATGAAATTGAGTGATATAGAAATACCTACTACATTTTATACTTTTAATAATGCATATAACAATAATTACATGTGGATGAAAATAATATTTATGGATAATAACATAGAATATTTATACATATACATCCCAGAAGGTAACTACTCTACAACTAAATTTATGAATACACTGAATAGTCAAATAAAACAATACAGTGAATATGATGATATAACCGCCGTATATGATTTATCATATGTGGATGGTGTTGGTGAAGGAACGGGGCTTGTATCATTCAACTACGTAGGAACAAATATCAAAAGTGTAGAAATTAATTTTACTGCACCTCCTATACCAAATCAATATAGTACTCGAAAAGTACAAAATATACCAGATAACAATGAATTGTTGGTTTTGTATATTCGCTCGTATTTCATACCATTGATAGAGAGATTAGGATGGATATTGGGATTTAGAAATGGTTTATATAATACTACTGGTAATAATAATACTATTACAAGTGAATCTATACTAGACATAACTGGGCCAAAATATGTCTACTTATCAGTAGATGACCACAGAATGGGAGTAAATACAGATTTTAAAATATGTAATGTATCTCAAATACCAAATACAATTCTTGCAAGAATCGCAATAAAAGTACCGCCATTTAGTATTCAAGTCGAAAACGATCTAAGTGTTTATGCAGAATCAAGATATTATTATGGACCAGTTAATATAACAAAACTAGATATTAAATTACTAGACGAACATGGAAGAATCGTTAATTTAAATAATCGAGATTTTTCATTTACTTTGAAGCTTACAGTAATCTATAGTGCGACTTAATTCAAAAATAGCATTTTTATAAAAGTCTGGTTCACCCACTTTGGTGTACATTGTTAATAATAAGGTAACAAAATAATCTTTCTTCTTGTAAAATTCAAAATAGTCTGTATTTTTTTTGATTTCATAAGTAGGATCTTTATCCCATGGTAATTTTTTTGTATATAAATCCAATAACATGTATATGACCGAAATAATATCGTCGTGCATTGTGTAAACATATTTAGGTGAATGACAATTATAGCTAGCATATCTTTTATTACCGATAAATTGAGTTAATTCTCTATTCGTATTAATACAAGATAATCCAAGATCAATAATGTATATTTTTTTATCTTTATCGAGTACAAAATTTTCAGGTTTAATATCTCTATGTAACATATCTGTATCATGAAAATCCTTCATTACTTTTATGATATCCAATACAAGACATATAAAATCCATTTTTGTTATACCTTTTGCAAAGTATTCACTTAAATTCATATCAAATAATTCCATAACAATATAACTATAATTTTGATATGTACCAACTGATTTGATGGTGGGTAGATTGATATGTTTGAACTTTTTTAAATATAAGTACATTTCAATCTCGTGGTCTAATAACTTTTTGCAAATTGGATCACTTTCGCATTTTATAGCAACCTTTGTTTTTTTATGTATATGTATACCTTCATATAGTTTTGAAAATGTACCTGAATTTATAACCTTTACAATGTCGTATGTATTAGATAACATATATAGGTTTAAAGATTAATTTTTATATACATATAGATGTTTGAATTAAGCCCGTTCCAAAAAGAGGCAATCCAATCAATTGAATCAGGATATCATACGTTGGTTACAGCGCACACTGGTTCTGGTAAAACATTACCAGCAGAACATGCTATCCGGCATTTTACTAAACTAGGTAAAAAGGTGATCTATACTTCGCCAATTAAGGCGCTTAGTAATCAAAAATATGCCGAATTTACTAGTAAATTTCCCGATATAGAAATTGGTATTTTGACAGGTGATAATAAACATAACCCTGGTGCTGACGTAATTATTATGACAACTGAGATATTACAAAATAATTTATTTCGCAAGAAAAATGCATATATGACAATTGAAATGGACATTGAAAATGAATTAGGGTGTGTTATTTTTGATGAAGTACATTATATAGATGACGCAGACAGAGGCACTGTTTGGGAGCAATGTATTATCATGTTACCGAAACATGTTCAAATGGTAATGTTATCTGCAACAATAGGAGAGAAAGAAAAGTTTGCAAAATGGATTGAGACAATAAAGGAAAATAAGGTAGTGATATGCAGTACGAATACTCGCGTAGTTCCTTTAATGCATTACGTATATTTTTGTGTACCTCCCAAAATGTTAGAAGTCATGGATCCTCCAACTAAAAAATTATTTGAAAGTAAAAATAATGTTTTAGTTTCTCTTGAAAACATGGAAGATGTTATCAATAAAAACAATAAATGTCTTCATTATTTAAAATCAAACGACAAATCAGTGAATCGTAAATATGTTGTAAATCAATTGTGTGATCAGTTGAGAGAAAAAGAAATGTTTCCAGCACTATTTTTTGTATTTTCTAGAAAACAAGTTGAAGAACTAGCAAACGATATCATGGTACCTTTATTTAATGAAGGTGAAAAGGATTATGAGATTGAACCTATATGCAGACAACTACTTGTATCCAAAGTGAGTAATTGGAAGGAGTATATGATACTACCTGAATATCAATATTATTTGAAATTACTACACAAAGGTATTGGTGTACATCATGCTGGTATGTTACCTATATTTAGAGAGATGATGGAAATTTTATATGATAAAAAGTATATACATGTACTATTTGCAACGGAAACGTTTTCAATAGGCCTAAATATGCCTACAAAAACAGTTTGTTTTACTAGATTGTACAAACATGATGGGAACAAAAATAGATTGTTGTATAGCCATGAATTTACACAAATGTGTGGTCGTGCAGGAAGAAGAAATATTGATAAAGTAGGACATGTGATTTTACTAACCAATTTGTATAATCACGTAGATACAAGCTATTATCATAAGTTATTACATAGTGGACCCAAGGTACTAAAATCCAAATTTAAGATTAGCTATTCTCTCATTTTACATAGTGAAAACCCAAAACAGAATATAGAACAGTCTCTCATGTACCAGGATATTTTGAATGAAATATCGTATGCAGATATGTCAATTAGTGATTTAAAAAAAATATATGATGAGTATGAACCTCTTTTAAAAATAGAAAGTGTGTGTAAACATTATTTAAATTTAAAAGAAGACTTGTCTATTTCTAAGAATAAAATTAGAAAACAAATATTAAAGGAAATACAGAATATAGAAAGTGAACAACCGGATTTTGAAACTCAATTATCTCTCTATCAGAAGATGGTTGAACTCAAAGTAGAAATGAAAAAACATGAAACCTACAAGGGATATGCAGAAAACTATATTGATAATCAAGTCACTGCGATTCATACTATTTTGAACGATAATCGTTTTGTAGACAAGAAGAGAGAAATGGCAGCAGCAATTCATGAAATACACCCCCTTGTCTTTTCAGATATGTATGAAAAGTATGATGGATTCAAGAAACATTCATATGTAGATATTTTCTGTTTGCTTAGTTGCATGTATGATATTAAAGTATCCGACGAGAGAAAGGAACATCTGCCGAGTGAATTGAAGGATGAATTAAAATATATGTCAGAACGTATGGAATATTATAATGACCAAGAAGTAAAATATGAATTGTGTTCATCTTACACTACACTACAATACGATATGATGAAATATGTGAAACAATGGCTCAATGGTTGTACTAATGAAACAGAAGCTGTACAATTAATAAATGAAATGAAGAGAGAAAAGGAATGGTTTACAGGAGATTTTATTAAGTGTTGTTTAAAGCTAGTGAATATGGCAAAAGAACTAGAAGATGTATGTGATCTGGATTTTCTAGAAAAGATTAAAGAAGGGTCCAAGTTATTGAAGTTTGTTTGTACAAATGAATCACTTTATTTATAATAATGCGTAATTATAATGGTGACCTGGCGTAATAAAAATAGAAAAAATAGAAAAACTAGAAGAGTGAAAAGAAATAAAATAGGCGGTATTGGTTATACAGCAAAAAAAGGAAGTCAGGGAATGTACAACGATCGTGATGATATTGAAGAATTAAATGGAGAAAAAGCATATGTTGTTATAGGCGATAAAATATACAATGGTATCTTAGTAAAAGATACATTTGGATTTGTATTGAGAGACACGAATAATTTTCCAGCAATACCCTTACAAGAAAATGGCAGTGAATATAAAATAACTACCAGAGAAAATAAAATAATAAACGATAATAAAGTATTTTACAATTACGATATTGAAGGTATAAAGGAGATGGTTCCAGAAGCTACACTTTCACAATATAATCATAAAGTTGATAACAAGTCAAATACACTATTAAACAATGCTACTCGTAATAAAAATAAGAATAAACCGCGATCATACAAATTTTTAGGAATATTTGGTCGATAGATATAACAAATTAAACCAATTGAAGTTTCACCTTATTTCTAAGAGTAGATTCATCATGAAACACATATAATTTAAAAGAATAGTCAGAACATTCTATCAAATCATCAATGATAGTTAAATCGTATATCAAATTTAAATCGTAAATATGGACCTGATAACGGAATTTATTATCGGTACGTATTATTTTATCATATACATATCCCTTGTATATTTTATGTTTTTCGCTTTCAAATATTGATAATATTTTGCATTTATTCTGTACCTTTTTAATACTTTTGAAACACTTATTGATATAGTCTAATTTATTAAACCATTTAATATAAAACGCATCTGCATTTTCACTATGTACAAATATATTTTCTCTCTTAGAGAGTTGATACAGATTCAATATATCAATAAGGCGGCGTATGGGTGAAGTAATATGCAAATAATTTACTTCTTCGTTATATATCTCATAATCAGAAGATTGATTCTTCATAAAATCATAATTATGAGATGTAACATTTTTGTAAATTCCATCCTTATACTCTTTCATAGTTGTGGCACTATTTGTATTGAATAATATCATAATTTTACTTATCAATTCATTCGCAGTCTTTGTCTTAAATATAGATCTAATTTTTTGATAATCTTCATTTTCATCCAAGTTCGTATCATATGTATAATTATGTTTTATTTTAACAACATATATACCAAACTTATATTCACGCGTATCCATATTAATATCCATTACCAGGCATATACGATGACATCCTTCATTTAAACTACATAGTTCGGCCAATGCACTTGGTAGCATATTACGTTTTTTGTCAGGCAAATAAATATTGGATATTCTGTTTGTAAATGATTCCCATACGTTCAGGTAGTCCATGATAATAGGTACATGACTAATGTATACACTCAGCGTGTTATCTTTGATACTAATTGCATCATCCAGATCGATACTACCAGGTGCATCTATTGTAAAAATATTACCCTTGCGTAGCGGAATCGAATATTGACTCACAATTTTACTAATTACGTCTTCATTCTTTAATGCTTTGTTTACATCCTTAGTAAATGATTGAATTGAAACATTCAATGATTTACAATACAGCATATATTCGTAAAAATGCTCTGGAACTTCAACACTTCCAAGATTTTGTGTGATCGATCCTCTGGCCAAGTCATTGTCCCAATTTATAAACTGGAAAGTAATGTATAAATATTTTGTACTTTTTACAAATGTTACAGGAATTGAATATGGTATTATAAAAAAAGGGTATCTTTTATCATCTGGTTTACATAAATACAAAAACTTTCCATCTTTACCATAGGTTCTTGTTAAATCAAGTACACCAGGTATATACTTATCAATTCTTACAGGCGAATGTATAATTTCACCATTTGAATTGAATGTGTCATTATTAAATATTTTGGATGGCGGCGTTATATCAACTTTTTGAAATGTATTTGTTTCGTACACATCATAATTAGTTTGATTCGTGAACACAATCTTGTACATGTATATATTCTAATTTTTTATTTATATTATTATGTTTAAGATGATAACATATTGCATCAGGTATCCATAATTTTACATCATTAAGGTTTGATTTATTATCATCTACAAAAATTACATAATCGTATGTATATTTTCTTTTTATACTGTGCGCCATTTTACCTTTTTTGTTAGAAAAGTAAATATCGTCCAATGGAATAATAATATTACAATAAACGAGTTGCTGTAATGTTATTTCGCACAAATTCGAACTTCGTGTACTTAATATAACCAATCTGCTATTGGATTCTTCTATTCTTTTCAATAAACAATTAAATTCATATTGATCTAACATTATTGGCATATTAAATGATATGAGTTGTACCCATCTCCGATATACTTCTATTTGATTCGAATATTTTAAATTGTCTTCCCACCATTTGTCATACATTCCATCAAAATGTATCAATGTTTCATCTAAATCCATAATAACTAATGAATATGGTAAAACATCTATTTCGTTGTAATTTCGTATCTTCATATATTATAACTATTTAATTATTTAAACATTTTAATTGTTCTATACAATTTTTATAACTATCAAAATTTTCAAACATAACTTTCGTTATTTCTGCTGGTGAATATTTAAACTCAGTGAGATTATTGATTATATCTATCTCTGCTGGATCCAATACAATATCGTAAAATTTTTCAATAAATTCAATTACCATATTGTTGGTACAGTTTGTAAATTCGCATATTAAGTCAATTCTTCCTGGGCGAATTAATGCTTTATCTAATAATTTAGGGAAATTAGTTGTCATAATAATAATACGTCCAGGTGCTTCCAATATACCATCTAATATGTTGAGTAGACATGACAGAGAGAGCTTTTCATTAGAAAATAGTTCTTCTCTTTCTTTTTCTTTTTCTTCAAAACAGTTTTTATGAGTCATGGGTTCAGTAATAATAGTTGAAAACCCGTCATTTTTTTCAAATGTTTCAAATTCCTTTCTCTCTAACACAATGTCATTATCATTACAATCAATATCTTCGAATACATAAATACGATTATAGATAGGTATAACAAATTGCTCCGTTTTACCATTTTGTACAACATTAATAGTGTCATTGAAAAATAGATTTTCCATTTGGGTTTTTGTAACGTATTTGTGCAATTTAATATTGATGATATGACGCCTCATTTCATTGGCAACACATTTGATAGTAGATGTTTTTCCACCTCCTGGTGGTCCTGATAAAAGTAAACCCAGTGTATATGGAATTCCTTTTTCATTATACCATTTTTGATTTTGTTTGAAGAAATTGACGCGTTTTTCAATTAGTTTGGATTCAGCACCAATGACATTTTTAAATTGTCGATTCGTTACAAATGGTTTCATCGTAAATGATACATATGGTGGCATTTTGTTGTAATCGCTCTTATTGATCTTTCCAGTAGAAATATCATTGAAATAATATAATCTGTCACCCAACTTATTCTGAACTTTGATAGTATAATTATATTCTATTTTCTTAATAAATGATCTTAAATCTTCTACATTCATAGTATAACTGTATATCTCTATGGTTTGCGATGTATCTTCGTCATTAATATCTTCTTTTAATAAACAAATATATATCTCATTTAATTCGTCAATTAAAATAGGGTTTTTATGATTTAACATAAAATTCTGTTTTGAATACAAAATACTCTGAATATTAGGTCGCGATGTAATAAAATCTAACAAAGAATGTGCTAATATATCATTCGTCTGTTTCAAATAAATGTCAAATGTGATAGAAGACTGTTTTTCCTTGATAGTCGGTGTCAAAGTAATAATTTTTTTTTCAAAGTATTTGTTAATATAAATAGTAAGATGAGGCATAAATGATATAAATTTATCAATCACATATAGGGCAAAAAAACTATACATTAATGTATATATAGTTACTTCACTCGATGTTGATTTATACATCAAAAGAGTCATCATCTGAGAACGCATCGAATCCATTTAATGAAAATATAAGTATTATTTAAGTTAATTCTGCTAATTTCATAATATCATGAGAAGAAATATCATATGAAGTTTCTTTTTTGTTACGGAACCATGGATTCTTTTTATTTTGTTTAATAGAATACTCTATATTTGATATGATTTCAACTTTGTCGCGCGTTATTTTCTTTTCAAGTTTTTCAATTTCTATCATCCATTCAATATTATCAAGATTTGTATGATGTATATTAATAGTCATTTCTAAAATATTGTAGTAGGATATAAATAAATTAAATAATCCAGTAAATTTTATTTTATCATGAATTAAATTCAAATTTGTAATTTCTTCTATTATATATGATATCTTTTTGGAATAATCTATTATTTTCAAGACATTCCATACAGATATTTTTTTATCGTGACGACTTTTAAACTTTTTAATTGCACTGTATATATTGCGTGTCTCTATAGTTACAGATGGATCATTTTCATTTATTTTACCATCTACAATAGATTTCAATATCATATAATCTCTGAAATTTCCTTCAAAAAGAGAACGCTCTTTAAATAAAGGTTTTACAATAGGCGATGACAATAAACGAATATACATATTCAATATGTTGATTAATGTTTCAATATCGTATTCATTAAAACTATTTGCACCAGTTTTCCATAAATATTTGCTTTGAATATAATCATTTACTTTGTACATAAACCCAGAAAATATTGGAATTAATGGTGCTAATATAATAGTAGATCCTAATACAATATCCAATGAAGCGGTTGTTGCAACAATTGTACTTGTTAGTATAACACTTTTATATAAATTATATTTACCCATAGTTTTCATGTCATTAATTAAATCTTTCTGATCAGATAATATTTTATTTGTTTGACTGTACAGTTCCATATTTCTTGCAGCATTAGGGTGATTTTGATGTACTATTTGTAAATCTAATTGTTCCATTTCATTATTGTGCAATTTCTCCTTATTCATACTCAATAAATTTTCATAATTAATAGCATTCGGAATGGGTGTAAATGATTTTTTGTTGAAACTTTTTACGTTAGGATTTTTTGCAGGAATTTGATTGGGTATAGATTTTTTTAAAGTATTGTTCTTATTCGGTATATCATTCATATTGACTCTCTCACCTAATACCAGTTTCAAAGGTGTCCTATTATTAATTAAAGGTGCCCTATTATTTTTAAAAGTAACATTGTTACTGCGGTTACTTTTGTTACTTCGAGTAAAACCTACTGCTTTACGCATTTTACCAAAAAAATTGTACATATATTATATGATTATTTTTTCCATAGCTTGTCCACTAAATTGTATTCAATGCATTTGTCTGATGTAAGCCAAAGATCTTTCTTCAATAGTTTCCGCAATTCCCTATCTGGAATAGATGTATTATTCTTGTATAGTGTTCTAATTCGCACCATCAACCCTTTAAGATTGTTGTATTGGTCGTCAATTTCTGCCATCTTACCCCAACATTCTGATGACAATTGATGAATTAGCATGTGTGCATTTGGACGCATATATCGTTTCGTTCCACAAATGCTAATGAGTGTACCTGCTGATGCAGTTGATCCTTCAATGATAGTATGAACTGGTACTCGGCTTGCTTGAATATAGTCTATCGCATTGAATGCGGAGAAAATACAACCACCATATGAGTTTATATGCAAATAAATAGGAATTAATTTTGTACTCGTTACTCGCGAAAGAGTACTACAATATTCTTCAGCCGTTTTTAACAGATTAATTAATGTATGTATAGATTGCCTGTCTACCTCGGAATAAAAGTAAATGTGATTGAGTTCTAGATGAATCTTTTCGTTTTCAGGTTCTTCCTTTTCCATTAAAATAATTTATTTATTATATTTAAATTATTTTACTATATATATATGCCACACAGAGTCAGACGATACGGAGATAACATACGCGACATGCTGCATGAACTAAAATTGATGAGAGATAAAGGTGAAATTCACGTTCCGTCGGATATGAGTGAAAATGAATTTGAAGAAATCATGAAAAAAATAGACAAACACTATGCAGGGGAAGGTATAAACATTCATCATCCTCTTACTCGCGGAAGAATTACTGACCCCAGCTCATTAGAACACATTACTAAATTTTTTCAACACATATATGCTACATCAAACAGTTTAGCCGATTTTAGGGCTAGAACTAGAAATACTCAAAATAGAAGGGCACAAGCCGCAGTAAATAGAATGGCTGCTGCTGCAGCTGCAAGAGATGCTCGTAGAAGAATAGAGCTTCCGAGAGAAGCCGCCGCAGCTGCTGCTTCTAGAACTGCTACTAGAACTATTGGTAGAAATGCAGCAAGAGCTGCAGCATCAGCAGCAATTGTATTAAGAACTGCTCGTCAAAGAACAGCGCCTAGTTCAAGTTCCAATAGTTCATCATCTAGCAGAAGTGCGAGATCAAGATCTAGCAGAAGATCCAGACGTACGATAAGTGGAACAAGAGTTTAATTGTATTTTAAAAAAACGAACTCATAGGGTTAAACATTGACAAATCAATGCTGCTAAACATAGGAGGGCTATAACCAGTTTTTTGTTGTGAAGGTTGGGGTGAAGGTTGTACAGATGATTCACGAATATTCATATTGTTAAGCATTGGATTCGACGTTTCAGCGATTATTTCATTTTTCGAATTTTTCTTTTTCGAATTTTTATTTTTTGAATTTTTATTCAAAAAATCACTTTTCATACTTTCGTACATTGCTGGTAAATGTTCATTTTCACTCCCTTGGATTTTAGGAGTAGATTGTACCTGATTTGATGGTGAAGGAGAAATGACCGGAAGCGATGTTTTCTTATTTTGTCTATTTTTACTCTGTCTATTCAAATAGTTTTTTGCCAATCTAGTTTTATTTAAGTATTTCATGCTATTAATCTGTATCCTCATTTGTTCATTAGGGTTAAACGTGCCATAACTAGTTACGGTTGACCTTGGTTCTGAACGGTTTATTCCTAAGACACCTTCGTCAAACGGTATACCTATTTTTTTGTCAAATGTGTTTCCCACATATTTAGATGTTTTTTCTATTGTTTTATATGTATTTTTTGCTATATTCCATGGTGATTTTCCGCCATGTATTGAATTATTATGTCGTCTACTCTCTTCTAACATATTTTCTAAATGTTTTTTTTCACTTTCTTCTGACGAAACAGGTTCTTCTAAACTATTTTGAAGTTCTTCTAATGAAACAGGTTTATCATTTTCAAGTTTCTCATCTTCGTTTAATAGAGTATCAATTTCTTTATTTAATTCAGCAATTTCAACATCTTTTAACTCTTCTTCTTTGTTCTTCATTAATTCTCCAATCTTCTCCTTAGCATCTTTCTCCTCTTCTGGTGTAATAATTTCCTCAGCAACTTTATCCTCTACTGGTGTTATAGGTTGTACTTTTTTTTTATGTTCATATATTTGTGTTAATAAGAGTGCAAATTCATCAAAAGGATGCTGTAATTCATAAGTTAAATTATTCAATGTATTAGCACCGTGAGGAATTTTCTCAAATACAAATATTCTATCACGAACAAAAGGTAGAGGATCTGGTTGTGAAGCACCAGTAGATACAACATTAATAATTTTTGTGGCTTCATCAGAAAATATTTTAAAAGCTAATTCTTGTATACCGCTTAATGTATTTTCTAAATCTTTTAATCTAGTATATTCTTGAACTAGGTTTATGTTTTCTATTACACCCTTATTGTTTCCTGGCCCATCAGGCAAATATATATAATTTTTAAATTTTGAATCTAATCTAGGTGTTTTAAGTAATTCTACTTTCACGGTTACAGATTCTGTGTTTTTACAATTGTATCTCTTTGCACCAAATAGTTTCCATGTTCGTGGTTTAGTGCACCCAACCAGAAGCATTAATTTTTTTATTTGTGCTCTTTTTACATGTAAAGAATGTTTTATTTGATCAAAACTGCTAATAATTTCATTTTTTTTATCTTTTATTACTCTATCAAGATAAGTTAGAAACCTCTTTATACAATATTGTGTATCATATAATGTCATTGTATTACTCTTAGCTATTGTCGCCGCTCTGCATTGTTCCATTATAATGCCCAAACCCTTAGGATCTTCTTCTAATAGTCTATTTAATTTTATTAACAGTTTTTTCGTGGATGTAATACATATTGCAGCAGCTAATCCAACCAAACTAATTGTTCCGAATGTAATATTTGTAGCTACATTTACTGTACCAACTATACGAACACTTGATTTACTTGCAATATAACTAGCATACTCAATTATAATACCCATTTTTCTTGTAAGTTCAGCACTCGCATTTACTACATTTGAAGATGCTTGAATTCCTGCTGCACCTAAAAGACTAACATCTTCGACAAATTGAAAAATTGAATCTTTCATACTAAGTACAGGTTCAGGTTCTCCAAGAGAGAATATACCCGCAAACCTTTCCATTATAGATGATTGAGTTGCTCCACCTCTACGTCTAGTCTTTTTATTTCTTTTATTTTTAGTTTTACGGTTGTAACGTTTTGTATTCATTATAATATTAATATATATTAATTATCCATATTTTGATTCGAACCATAATACAAATATAATATTGATCAAGCCTGAACATACGTATGCTGTATCTTTAAAAGGAGTGCATAATTCAGATTGTTTGTACTTAAATAAATAAAACATTATACTGAAACTATACATCACTAATATAGCTTCTGCAATTAATTTCCACCCAGAATACTGATCTAACTTAATCAAATTGTAACTCCATACACCTCGAAGCAAGTAATTGATAGTTACGCACAACAAGCCACTTAAAATAAATACAAAACAATTCGTAGTTTCATGTAATTCATAAGAAGGTATATACATAAATTCTCCAAATACTAAGAAGATGATCATAAAATGTGAGAAAAAACTATTAAATGACAATTGGTGTATCTTTAGTTTTTGTCTTGGGTATAAAAAGTAAAAGTATAATACACTTATTGTAAGAGCAAGTGGTGCAACCATTTTAAAAAATTTATCAGATTTAACATTCAATAGGGCCATAACAAAGTACGCAAATAGTAAAAATATAGTATGATGTGTCAATTGAGAAAAATACCAACATAATTTATCTGCAAATGATTTATCATGGATCACTTTACCTTTAATAATTGCCTCATTTGGAAAAAAATCGGCACCATTATTCGTTGCATTAAATGCAGATACTAAACTCAAACAAATTGTAATAAATAAAAAGATAGTACCTATCAAATAAAAAGGAGTTCGTTCAGTAAATTTCATAAAGAAATAACATTTAAGTATTTATACTATTTAAATAGTATTATATTAATATTTTTACTAGTCGACAAAATAAATTCACAACAGTATATATGAACTTGTTCCTTATTAGCATATTTATTTTGATATCTATTATATTAGTAACTCGAACATTTCAAGATACGAGGGAGGGCGCAACATGTAAAAAAAAATATTTGTATTATCATCCTCCAATCAGAGATAAATTAGATAGGCAAAAAATAGACGTACATAAATTAGGGTGTAACAACACAAGATTTAATTATTATTTTGTATGATAAACATACTATTCGGAAAAATACAAAAATAAATAAGTCCACCCATTCCTATTACATAGACATAAATCAAACAATTAATTATATCCAACATTCTTTTTGCTTCGTGTTGACGTTCCTCATGATACAAATCAATAATGTACATGTTATAATAATTTAGTTATATTTATATTATTTATATAATGCCATAAAAAATTAACATGATTCATGATTGTTTTATATTGAACCTTTTCTATTATGGCATCATCGAGCGCTTTAATATAAACTCCCCAATAATTTGGTATAAAAATGATTTCTTTTTCTGTCATGGTTATTTGTAAAATCTTAGAATGATTTTCTATATTATCTGTTAATACATCTTTATACTTGGGATGTATTGCGTGTACTTTTACAGTACCTTTGTGAACTATATAAAAATTACGACATTCTAAATTAAAGTGAATTGGTAATAATTTATTTTTTTTTATTTTATATACATAATCATTTGTAAAAAATTTAACAAATGGTTCAATAATTTGTATAGGTTCGTATGTTTTTGTATATGTCTTTTTATCTATTTTAACACATTCTTTCAATTGTATTGGTTGTACTATATCATTTCCATTAATAATAAAAGGTAATTTGTAATATACGGTATTAGTTATTTCTTCTCTCGTGACATCTTTCAAATTGGAAAGATAGTTTTCTGGATGAATGATAAAATGAAGATATATGTGAATTGCAATCATTATTAATAAAAAGTAAATAATAATTTTCATTAATATCTCTATATATCTTTTTATCTCTATTCATCCGAACATTTTGGTGCAACATAGTAATTAAATTTGGTTGTTGTGTCCTTGAATGTTATCATAAGAGGATTATCCTCATCTAGAAACAAGTGAATGTTTGGGTATATGATACCTAACTTGGTGATGTATTGTATGTATTTAATGCAAAATTTACCCTTGAAAGTATAGTTTTCTATAACATTGAACTCTTCGAGCAATTCGTTTTTAATTTCAATTCGAAGTGTCCCTTCATGATTCGATGCGGTTAAATATAATTTGTCATCGGAGCATTCAATTTCAATTTCTTCACCAAACATTGAAAGTTCATTAATGTACTTGTCAAAGGTTCGTGTTTTTATAACAAAATCTAGATTTGTATCCTTTTCGGTAGGTTTCAATATATCTCTTTCAATATCCATCAATGGAATCTGAAACAATTTCTGCTGTTTTTCATGTATCAAATGTATGTGTATTTTATCAGTATCTTCTATGATGACCTCAATCAAACAATCCATTGTATACATAGCCATCACTTTAACCATGATAGCAGTTGATACGCTATATGTAGTATTTTCTGCTTCATAGAAATGAAACCATGATGCAGGAAAGTATACGTTCAATAAACATACATGTGAACTATCCATCACTTGTATGAATATATTTTCAGGAGTGCACATAAATGTAGTGTCATTACTTAAATTTTTTATAACCTTAAATAACTCAATAAATTCAGCAGCACGTTCTTCACTTTTAATTTGGAATTTCATTTTTTAATAGTATATAAATTGTTTTTAAGTTATTCAATTTTATTCTTCACTTTCAAGTATCTGTACGGTAGGATTTCTTTTGAGTTTCATTACTTCCATATTGGTTTCCATAGAGAATGTTTGTATTTTGAGTAGTGTTTTTTTAGTCTCTTTCATTTCTTCTAAAAGAGAAGAATATTGTTGTTTGAAGTAATCAACACTTTCCTTGTTGTTTGTGTCTGGTTTAACATTGGTAAGTAAAGCAACTTGTTCTTTTAACTCGGCAACATCTTTTGTAAGTGAAACGATTAGTTCATTATGTTTAAGTAATACCGCCAATGGATTCATTGGATTCATGTTATTTGTAGGAGCACTCTGGGGTGTTCTTTCAACGACTGTATTTTCAGGCATATTAGGAGTATTGGGTGGACCGGCGCGTCTTCTTCTAGCGGATGCTAAACCAGCAGAACCACTCATATAATAATTACTATTAATAAACAAATTAGACTATTTACGCAATTGAGTATTTTAATTTCTTAATCTATATTAATGGATACTGAAACTTTGATTGGAGGAGAAAGTTCTTCTTTTGTAAGTTATATGTTTTCTCTATCAGAAGGAGAAAAGGTAGATCTATTAAATATGTTTCAATATGTACTGTTGGCAATTATTCCTATTTTACTGGTAAATAAATTTATGAGTGTTTATATACCTCCGATTGATCGTAGTAAATCTACCATAGAGCTTACTACGGAGTTATTAATACACTTGGTTGTTTTGTTTGCATTTATTTATTTTGTACACAAGTTGATATTATATATTCCTACATACAGTAAAAATCCATATCCTTCTATTAATTTTTTACCAATCATTTTACCGGTTTTAATAATACTTTTTAGTTTAGATAAAAATCTCAACGAAAAATCAAATATATTGATGAACAAGTTATTTGTTATGGTTGGGTTAAGTAAAGAAAATTTTAAGGATGTTGATCATGAAGAATGTAATACAAAACCAAAGAAAAATGTAAATGCTAATGTAGAATTAATGCCTCCACCAAGAACATCAAGTCAAATGGTAGTGAATCATGACCAACAAGAACCACCTTGTATAAAAACTGATCAGGGATATGGACAGCAACCAGGGATTCAGGATTATGGACCACTTGCAGCAAATGATTTTGGAGGATATAGTACATTTTAATCTATCATGAAAATGTTAACTTACAGAATTTCATTATTTATTAGAAATGAATAAAAATTTAGAGAAAAAAAAATAATATAAATAATGAATACCGAACTTGATAAAATAGCAGATGAATTAAAAAATAGTAATTTGACATCATCCAGTGAAATAAAGGATATGAAAAATAACATTTTACAGCGAATGTTATTTGACAGGGATGAATTAAAAATGTATCATAAGTTATTAACGCATTATAGATACATTGATGAAATAGATGAATTAAAATATGGAAGTTATATTCGATGGTTTAAATTAAAAGATAAAGAAACATTAAAATTAATGAATGGAGGATTCATAATAGAAATCAAACAGAATAGTAATAACGAGATTGTGATTGTTTGTAAAAATTATGGGCGTTTGTTTAGTTTAAAAATGAATGAAACAATTATCTTTCAAAAAAATACATCACAAGAAGAATTATTGATTAAAATATTAGACTACGTCAAGGGAGTATAGTTTCAATGTTCTAGCGCTCGCGTCTGTTGCAGATACGTATTTTGGCATCCAAAAATATGGAATTACGTGATCGCAATTTGGATAATATTTGTCAAATATCTTTCTATAATATTTTTGTTCCTTTGTAATAGGTGGGTTATAATAGTATATATGGTCTAATTCACCAGTATCCGTTTCCTTCTCTAATCTTTCTTGAATGATTTGATACCACGATCGGTTCAAACCACTCACTCCGTCGCTAAATGCTTCTTTTTTACGAAAAAGAATTTCTCTTGGTAATAATGTTGGATCTAGTTTATCTATGGTATTACGCATAAATGATTTTTCCATTTTCCTAGATAATGTATGATTTCTTAGTTCAATAGGAATACTCAAATAATAGTTGACTAGATGAACATCTAGATAAGGAGTTCTTCCTTCAAGTCCATGACTTGATATAGACTTGTCACTGCGTAGTACATCAAAATGATGAATATTAGATAAAAGACGTTTACATTCCTTGTCAAATTCATATGAAGATGGGCATGCATGAAAATACATGTATCCACCCATCATTTCATCTGCTCCATCACCATTTAAAATAACCTTTGCTTGACTATGTTGTTTAATATATTTGCCAATCAACCAATTACCTACACTTGCTCTAACAGTCGTTGTATCATATGACTCGATGTCTTTGATAACGTGAGGAATAGCTTCAAAAAATTCTTCTTCACTACAAATAATAGTTGTGTGCTTGCTGTTAATATGTTCTGCTACTTTTGCAGAATATTTCAAATCTTCTGAATCGGGTAAGCCAATACTATATGTTTCTAGAACTTGTCCCTTTTCTCTACAATATCTTGCTGCAAGAGCTGCTACTAAACTACTATCTAACCCCCCAGATAGTAAACATGCTATTGGACGTTCTGTATTAGATACTCTTTTATGAACAGCAAGACGAAAATAATCATATAAACCATTTTCATAATATTTTTCGTCGCACGGAGTATGTATAGTATAATGTTTTTGAGTTATAGTACTATTGATTATCATGTATGTTCCAGGTTTGAATTGTTCAATAGTCCAAGGCACAATTGAATTCAGCATAGGTTCTAAATCAGATGCAAAACAATATTTGTTCTTAATGTTTGCAATATACAGTGGTCGTACACCATACGGATCACGCGCAATAAAAAATTCGTCTTTTGTAATATCGTAAAGAACAAATGCAAATTCGCCATCTAGGTACTCTAAACATTTAATACCATATTTTGAATACATTGCAAGAATAACCTCACAATCACTTTGAGTTTTTACTTCTAGTTCATGATCGCGAATTAGTTCAGTATAATTATATATCTCTCCATTACATACCAATACATAATCATTGTAATACAATGGTTGATTCGATTCATCATTCAATCCATTAATTGCCAAACGATGAAACCCCAAATAATGATTACGTATTTTAACCATTTTTGACATTTCTGGGCCTCGTTTAGAACCCATTTTAAAAGCATCGGAAGGGTCATGTTCAGACTCAATCAATGCAAAAATACCACACATAATATATGATAGTTTAAATTTTTAAATTATTATATATTATTAATATAATGAATATTGAATATGATAACGAATTAAATACTCGTATCAGTACACGTTATTTTCCATCACAACAATTAAGGCCATTATATGAAGTCAGACCTGTTTCTACGAAATATACTTTTTTTCAGACAGTTGATGAGAGAATGCCTTCCAAAGTTCCAGTATTTGATTATAATAATTATTCAACCAATGTATTTAATCCTGGGGATAGAGGACCGGTTGATTTTTATATGAAAGAGATAGATACTGAAATGAAATTACGGAATCAATTTATGTCATTACAAAAAGGAGATCAATCCGTTTATGTACCAGATGCAAATAGTACACTGTATGCTTATCCACTAGCGATCAAACCAGAAAAATATTCTAAAACGGACACTTGTTCAAAATTGGCACCTGTTAATTTAGCGCCAAACACATTTTATAACCAAACTCGTATGAATTTGCGTATTTAAAGAATTTTATATTTCATATGTATTATGAAATAATGTCTAAACCAAATAAAACGCAAATCAAGAGAGAATTCATCATGAAACACAAGGAAAAAATATTAAATATAGTAACTGAAATGTTGAATAAGGATGCACCTATTAAATTCAATAATTATGATATATACAATGAACCATTTATGACATTTGCACAAGATATCATAGAGAAATATACTTTATTGAATGAACCAAAAATAGAATATATAATAAAGGATGCTGAAATGATAGATAAACAAATACTCATTAAACCAAAAACAAAGAGTGTTGTTGAAATAATGAAAAAATATAATGATAATATATGAAAAGTTTTAAATTATTGAACTGTCATCCAAAAAAAACAAGAAAAAATAATACATGTTATGATGATGCGACCATTTTTAAATTAAAAGAATTGTGGAATAAAAATAATCATGAAAAAATAAATTCTACAACCCCATCATTAATATGGAATGAGTTGAAAGTAAAAATATCAGAATGTAGCAATGAATTATGTTGGTTAGATAAATTGGTTCCCGAAAATGATAAAAGAAAAAAAATAAAAAGTGATAATTTTGTACCAGATGCACCATTAGCAGAATGGAAAAAATATAATAACTGGTTAAGCAGTAAAGAATTTGATGATATTATGGGACAATATATGGAAGTATATCGTAACTTTTTATATTTAGGTCCTTCACCTATTGATTTTGATTTAATTGTGAATGGTAAATGCGTTTGGCCATCTATATGTAATTTAAACATGAGAGAACAAATTAAAAAAGGTGTAACTAAGATTGGTATAGTATTAAATCTAGATACACACAATGAATCGGGTAGCCATTGGGTTGGTATTTTTATTGATATTAAAAAAAAATTCATCTTTTATTTTGATTCAACTGGTAAAACATACCCAGACGAAGTTGCAAAATTAAATAAACGTGTGAAGGAGCAGTGTGCTGAGTTGAATATTCATCTAGAAGAAATTAATAATAAATCAATCAAACATCAACATGGACCATCTGAATGTGGTATGTACGTATTGTATTTTATTATATCATTATTATTAGAATCGAAAGATAAGGAATTCTTTTTGAAAGAGAGAATCAGTGATAATGATGTAAGCAAATTAAGAGATGTTTATTTTAATAAACTATAATTTAAATGTTATTTGAATAGTATACTTACATGAATACCATTCAAAACAAAAGTTATTTGTGGGATCAATGTTCACAAAAGGGTTTATTTGTAAACATACCTGCAAATTCGGCAGAAAAAGTGCAAGCATTATTTGAATCAGCAGTGGAAAGATTTTCTGACAAAAAGGAAGATATATCTGTATTAAATCAACAATTTCTCGATTCATTTAAAGACGAAATAGTAAAGATGAATTCATTTGAAGAGAGACAAAAAGAGTATGACGAAATGCTTAAAAATAAGCCGGCTCCAATTGATTTTACAGAAAAGATTAATGATCCAGTTCAAGCACAAGAAATGTGGGCACCTGCGGTTCAAGAGACACGTAAAGAAGTGGACTGGGCCCAGGTAATTAAAAGTCAAAATGATATTTTAATCAAAATATTAGAAACACAAATAAAAATAATGTATATGCTTCAAAAAAAATAAAGAGTATTATTAATGAAACTAGAAATTGTGATATTTTTATTAGCTGTTTTGTTACTATGTATACTTATTTATAATTTAAGAAAAAAAGAGGGTATGTGTGATAAAAAATGCAATGCAAATGATGACTGTTCAGGCACAGATTTGAGTAACTGTTTGGTTGGGTTACATTCATGCCCAGAACCAGAACCAGCAGAAGATATCAAATGTATTGCTGATTTTGGAACATCGGTTGGCGATCCATTGTGTTGTGGCCAAGAAGGTGTATTGCAAGACACTCGTTATGTGTGCCCAAATACACTACAAAAATGTCAACATTTTAAATGTGGTAGTGCTTTTGGTAAATGCGTCTCAAAATAATACAGCTTTACCATCATCAATGTATCCTATTTCAACATTCATATGTTCTTTGAATGACTTGTAATCATACAATTTTTGAGGTATAGATTCTATATCTACTGCATAGACTACTGGTTTTCCATCTGTCATAACTTCCTTCTTATATAATGCGATTTTGTGTTTTTGTACCCCTTGTTTTTCTAATGGTTCCAACTTGTATTCAAGACCAGTAATCAATTTATCTTCGCGTGGTTTAAATGGGTATTGGACACATTTGTCTTTATAATTCACGATACAGTCAATAGATGCTTCTTTAAGTGTGTCTAAAAACATTTTCGATAAATTCCTTTTTCTCTCCATAATGTCAAATAATGATTCGTCGGTTGTTTTTGAAGCATCTTGATTTTTTAATGATCCGTACTCACTTAGGTCTGTTTTGCTACCAAATATTGAAATATACAAAAATATAGTGACATCTCTCAATTCTTCTGGTAGATTAGAATGACTGCATATACGTCGAGCCCTTCCTATAACTTGATTTATACGTACATGGTGCCAATAAGGTTCCATAATATGTACAAATCTAGTATTCTTTAAATCGATACCCTCTGCACCTGATGCAGTAATCATGAGTAGTTTTATTATATCACCGTACATATTTTTATCTTGTATATCTGGGAAAAAACCACTAAGTTGTGCAACTATATTATTAGGTAATGCGTCATAATTGCTATTGAATATATTACGAATAATTTCTTTTTGTTCATTGGTTTCTGTTCCCGTGTACAATGCAAACACTTTCTTGTTTCCTATATATGCGTCCTTTGGATACATGTGATCTAATACAACACCGTATCCAGCCGAAGTTCTCTCTATTTTAAGTTGAACAAAACCGTAATATTTTAAAATAATACTAAATATACCAATACCTTCAACGCGTCTGAAATTACTGTATAACAAATGACAACCAATGTTATCTTCATTGATTACATTTCTTAATATTTCTTTCATTTTAGGACTATACATGTCTAATTCATTGGATGGAGCACTTTCAATTTGAACTAATTTAGGTATGTCGCTGTTGAAATAACGTTCTGGTCTGGAAGAAAACTCCGAAAGAACACGCGATATTTGGCGCTGATAATCATTGTCTACCTTTCGTTCTTCTACATCAGCCTCATCGAATTTACCATCTACATCATCTAATAATTCCTCATTGGTTAACAAATCAACATCTTCTTCGGCTGGCTCTTTTGATGAGGGCTTAGGTCTAGGCATTTCTTCTGGGAATGCAAAATTGCAGCATGACCGAGAGAAAACTCTGTACGTTGAATTAAGTTCATCCTTGTTCCTTTTTCCTTTCATATCAGATTCTGTTTTTCTTTCAACATGTCTTACACCTGCATATACTTTAAGTTGATGCGGGCTCATGATTACGTTTACATAGTGAATATCTTCGTTACCATCCTTAACAATATGAGGCATAAGTTCAGATTTGTCTCCCAAATAAGAAACCATTCCTATGATTTTACTTTGAAACCATTCCTTGTTATTTATTTTTAAATCGGGAGTTACAAAATAACTATTAAACTCTACATCAGTGTCCGGTAATTTTTTATATTTTTGCATTTCTACATTTTTAATTTTGAAACGTGTTTCTTTTTGTAGAATTTTCAAAATTTCATCGTAAAATTGCTCACGAGTCATGGTATCTTCATCATATACCATTTTCCCAGATGATTCCTTCTTGTAACCATATGGATTTTGAACTATTGTTAATTTTGCCCGCGGGCGATCATATTCTATAATATCAATAAAAGGCAAATTCAAGATTTCTTTGAAATAATCTAGATTTAGTTTAACATCACTTGTATTGAGAGTAACGACAATTGCAAATGTATAACCTCCAATTAAATTAAATAATACACCAAGTTCACATGGATAATTGATATATGGCGTACCTGTTAATGGGACAACCTTGCAATTTTCTGCCATCAATATGGCCTCATATATTTGTGTAGATACAGATGACTTCTTTTTATTTAATTTATTTTGTATTCTGCTTACAAAATTGTGAACCTCATCTATTATAACGACACTATTATCAAACGGGTTTACTGTACCACCTTGTGTATAATCTTTTGTCCATTTTTTAGAACTAATACCGTTGTAATTGATAAAATTATATTTACTTTTAATCATCAATTCGATTTGTGCTTCAATAATTTGTTTTTGTCTTTCATCTAATTGGTCAAAGTTGGGTTCTTCGTCTGGCGAAATCATCCAAACGCCACCCTGGCTTCGAATGAATTCCATAATCTCCTTTTGTGATTTGAAATATTCTTCTGTGATACCTGTTATTTGAAAAAAAGATTTTATAAGTGGATCAGATGATTCATCGAATTCTTCAAATATCCAATGATTTTTTTTCTTGAATAATTGGTCGCCACAATATTTCATCTGTGTTCTGTAATTTGCTTGCAACGAAGCAGGTGTCATAATAAATATGCGGTGTGTATTTTTCATACCTTCCATGATAGTAATTGAACTGCATGTTTTACCAGACCCCAACCCATGATACAATAGTAAACCTCTGTATGGTGTATATGAATTTAAGTATCGCGATACAATCATTTGATGCGTCAATGGTTCAAAATCTTTTGCACCCGAATCACATGTAGCAGTATCTTTCTTAAATTCTAATTTAAGCATTTTACGCCTTATCTGATCAATAAATTGTACACGATTATTTAAATATACACTTTCGGGTATGACCAACTTTCCATGCTCTCTATTATATTTTTCTAACAATGCATCATCGGTTATGTCACTGACAAATGTATTTTCTGCTAATACAGTCGACCGTACTGATTCTGGGCGTTTAAGTTTTTTTCTCACTAGGCCTTGTAAAATAATTTTCTTATTTAATTTAATTGCTTTTCCAAAAACCTCTCTATCTACAAAATCTATACTTAATTCTTTTTGAAATTCTCGTAATGATTGTAATCTAGTTTTTAAATCTTCAATGATGGTTGTTGTCAATAATACAGGGCCTCTTTGTTGAGGTAATAATTTAAATAATGCCAGGGCCATATAAAGTAGATGAATAAAATACTTTATTATACTTTGTCTATTTGTTTTAACGCTTCAAAACATGCTATTTGTTCCGCCTTCTTTTTTATTTTATGTGTTCCTGATGCAAAGTACACGAATGTATGATTATATTTTTTTATATTATCAAATGTCTTGATCTTCTCAAACGGTACCGCTGTATCTGGACTTTTACCATGAGAATCTTCTAGTGATAAAAATACCCCCATAGTATATCTCATTTCTTCATCATGATTTAGAATAATATATTCTGGTGTTTTCTTAAACTCTTTTTGAATTTTTACTTGAAAAATATTTTTAAAATTATCATCATTTTCCAAAATTTCATTCCAATCTACAATCTTATCAAAGATAGACTCTATGAACAATTGACATATTTGAAAACCTGGCCCGCAATTAAAATAATTTGAAAATAATCTAGAAGAATCGTCTAATTTTATCTGATTCGAGTCCAAGAATAAAGCACCTAGGAATGCTTCAAACAAACAACCTAATTTTTTATAATTACTTCTAATTTTCTTTTCTTCTGCATTCTTAGATATAATATACCATTTGTTCAACCCCAATTTATATGCGAGCTTGCCAATATGGTCATTTTTCACTAAACTTATCTTTTTTTCCGTCATAAATCCCTCATCTGCATCTGGAAATCGTTTGTACAAATAAAATTTAGTGATACATTCTAAAATACCATCTCCTAAAAATTCAAGCCTTTCATTTGATATTTTTTTTAGCTCTATACAGTTATAGGGGCGTTGTACTAATTTTATTTCATGATCATTCACATATGACCTATGAATGAATGCTCTTTTAAACAAATCGATATTATTTATATTATAGAAAATATTAAATGACGCTAGCAGCTGTTTAATATTTTCATTAGAAATTTCACTATTTTTGTCATTATAAGGATTGTAGAGTTCTTCCATTATTAAAATAATAGTTTAATATTTATATATTTTTTTTATATATTATGAGTTCTAATCAATATTTATATTCATTAATTGATATACAAGAATTCAAATTAACAGCAAATGTAGTATCTACTATATATGACTATATTATTCAATCATCATGGAATGTCAGTAATATAAGAGTATCTAATACACTAGTCATTGGTGAAGATGGACCAGAAGGCTATGTAGCATCCATTAATGGAAGTGTTTTGATTCGTAATGATTGTAATATAAACCAGAATCTCTCTGTTATGGGTATAACAAGGATAAATTCGCTTAATGTTATGAACGGAGCTAATATTTCTAGTACATTGAATGTAAGCAATATAATATTGTCAAATGATTTAATTATTGGTGGAAATATTACCAGTACATCTGACAAGCGTTTGAAAGAAAATATAATACCGTTAAATGATTGTTTAAGTAAAATAACACAGATAAGAGGTTATTCATTTACTAGAAATGATCTAGAAGATAAAAATAAAAAATATTTAGGATTACTCGCACAAGAAGTAGAAGAGGTTTTTCCGGATTTGGTTATAGAAACAAACGGGTTTAAATCAGTTAATTATCAATCGTTTGTCGCCGTTTTATTGGAATGTATCAAGGAATTAAATGATAAATTAGAAAATAAAATATTATCATAGATTATATGCCTTATATTAGAAATATCGCTACACGGGTTAATGGCGCGGATGCATGCGGAGGTGGTATGAAAAAGCAGGGGTTGGTTTATGGCAGCGATCACGCGCGGATAAAGGGAAATTATTTAGCTCGAAACACCGCATTACCTAGAAATTTCGTATTTAGAAGAAAGATACTCAGTGACTGCAACCCAGTAAAAGCAGTAACTACTTATGCGAAAGTGCGTTTAACTTTAACTAATTAATAATTAAAGATAAAATATAATATTTTTATATGATCTCTATTGATTCGCGTGAATCAGATTTAATTAAAATATTTGAATTTTTAAAACATCCTATTAATACATCTTCATTACATTTAGGAGATGCATTAATAGATAACATCATTATTGAGAGAAAAACGTTGACCGATCTTGCGGCGAGTATTAAAGATGGTAGATATAAAGAGCAATCGTTTCGTTTGGAAAAAGCATTAGAAGAAAACTATAAGGTATTTTACATGATTGAAGGCAATTTAGATTTGTATACAGGAAGTATTCCAAAAGAAACACTTGTCAGTGCAATGTATAGTCTTATCAGTAAAGGTTTTCAAGTTTTGTTGACTAAGAATACAAAAGAGACTGCGTTTTTTATGATACAGTTTTTCGAGAAAAATAAAAAGGGAGAAAAGGAAACAGAATGTGTAAAAGTATATGAAGATACAATTGTAACAAAACAAAAAAATACTAATATAACAAGAGATAACATTAGTATATTTATGTTATGTCAAATACCTAGTATAAGTCATGTTACGGCTACAATTTTAATGGATAAGTATAAACATATTACTACGTTAATAGAAGAAATGAAAAATCCTAATATTTTAGAAGAATTTGAGTATATAAATCCTAAAACAAATAAACCAAAAAAACTCAATAAAAACGTGATTCAGAAATTAAACGAATATTTAAAGTAAACCTATATTTTGATTATCTTTATCATATGCTGGATATTGATTACAATTGAATGGCGAATTATCAATTGAATTGTCTTTCATGTATTGCATGTTTGGCGTGGTTTGAACTACTGGTAAATTATGATTCATTCCACCAATATTCAATGTTTGGTCAAAACTTGGACGTATTTCATACATTGGAGCTCCTTGTGTATCAAATACTTTTTCTAAATGTAGAATTGGACAATTGAGTTTATTCGCTCGTTGCCATTCAACATATTCCTTGTAATCTTCTAAACTACTCATTTTCATAGGGTTTACGCCTGGTACACCTGCATAATTTGGATTGTAAACCAAATAGTTATTTCCATCTTTGATTAATGTAGTTGGACATTGTCCAGTGACAAATGGTTCAGTTTTGCGTGTAGATAGAAAATAAATACCAAATACAAAAAGTATTAGTGTAAATAATAAAATACTAGTTTGACACAGCTTCATTTTAGTCATTTTTAATATATACCTATATTATAATATGCGTAAAACCCCAAGAGTTACAAAATACGACGAAAAAAATGCAAAGCAATTTGATGAGAAAATAAAACACGTTGATGGTATAGCACTATTTCATCATCCATCGTGCATACATTGTATAATGTTAAGACCAAAATGGGAAATGATGAAGAAAAAGATAGACAATGATTGTGAAATTTTAGAAGTAGAAGTAAGTGCACTTGAACAATCGAATAACCCAATACGTAGGGAGATACAGGGATACCCAATGATAGTTCATGTAAAGGATGGGAAAATTGCTCACCAATTCAATGAAGAACGAAATATAGAAAATATGATGAAATTTATCAATCATCATATAAACAATAGAACCCAAAATCTAAATTACAATTATAAAATTGTTAAGAACACAGCAGGTAACAAACTTAAAAAGGTTAAAAAAACAAAGGGTAAACGTAAAATTCGTAAGACTCGTAAAAATTGATTTATAGATAACATCATATAGTATTATAAAAATGGCTATCCGTTGCAAATTGATTGACTTTGTCGTTTCTGAAAATGACAAATTCAAAATACAAATGTTTGGTATTAATGATAAACGAGAAACGTTTTCCATTACGGTGAATGATTACAAACCTTTTGTTTACCTAAAAGTGGGTACCCATTGGAATAAATCAGACTGTGATGATTTTATAGATCATTTGAAAAAATTGTCTGAGTTTAAATATGTTGCAAATAATATTATATCCTATGAATTGGTTCAGCGAAAAAAACTATACGGCTTTGACGGAGGTAAATATTATAATTTTATTTGCATTTATTCTAAAAATATGCAATTTATCCATAAATTAAAAACCCTTTATTATGACAAGGAGACGCAGCAAATTAACGAGGGTTATCTATATAATGGCGTCTATACTACTATATATGAATGTCATATACCACCATTGCTTCGGTTCTTTCATATACAAAAAATAAGTCCGTCTGGATGGATTGAAATAGATACTTTTAAGAATTCTACACCACAAACAACTTGTGATTATGAAATTAGTTGTAAGTACAAGGACGTTATTTCAATTGATGATGATACATTAGTACCTTACAAAATATGTAGTTTTGATATTGAAGCCAGTAGTAGTCATGGTGATTTCCCAGAGGCAATTAAAAACTACAAAAAAGTAGCATACGATATTGTATATTATATTCTAAATAATCATATTGTAAAGGATGATATTGGATACCTATTGAAAGAACTCTTGTTAAATGTGTTTAGTTTCAAAGATTCACTACAAATTGATAAATGTTATATGAAACATCCGTATACAGAAGAAGAATTTGAAACTAATTATGCAGAGTTTGTAAAATCCGAATTAAAATATAGCAGAAAAATGGAGTCTAAATTGAAGGCTTATTTTGAAGACGAATCTGATATTAAAATTAAACAAGCAGAATGTTCTAACATTATCTCTCTTCTAGCGTCCGATATGGAATTGCCTACACAAATGGCCTATCTACTTGATTTGCTTGATGTAAACTTTCCTGAATTAAAAGGTGATGAAGTTACATTTATAGGTAGTTCATTTATAAATTATGGCGAAGAAGAACCTTACTTGCAGCACTGTATCTGTATCCAAGATACCGCACAAGTAAAAGAAGGTCAAGTTATAGAATGCTACGACAGCGAAAAAGAAATATTGTGTGCGTGGACTGATCTAATACAAAGGGAAGACCCAGATATCATTATTGGATATAACATATTTGGTTTTGATTATAAATTCATGTTTGAAAGATCAACCGAAACAGATTGTGTAGATGAATTCATGAATCTAGGGCGTAGTGAAACATACGCAAAGGAATTACAAGAACAAAGTATCGTACTTGCATCTGGTCCATATGATTTAAAATGGATTAATATGACTGGAAGGTTGCAAATAGATTTATACACTTATATGCGTAAGGAATTTACACTAGGATCATATAAATTAGATTTTGTAGCATCTACAATGTTAAGTGATTCTGTAAAAAAATACGAAAATATTGATAATCGTTGCGAGATTCATACAAAAAATATGAAGGGTATAGAATTGGAAGGCTTTGTTCACTTTGAAATTATTAACAATTCAAGTGAATTATATGAAGATGGTGCTAAATTCAAGGTCATTGCATTCCACGATAAAGGTTTCACAATTGAAGGTAATATTCATTGTCAGGATAAAATGAACTGGGGTTTAGCTAAGGATGATATAAGTCCTCGTGATATATTTGAAATGACGAAACAAGGTCCAATGGAAAAGGGTATTATCGCCAAATATTGTATTCAGGATTGTAACCTAGTTCACAAACTGTTTCAAAAAATAGACGTAATGACCTCATTTATTGAGATGAGTAAATTATGTAGTGTACCTATCCAGTTCTTGGTTCTTAGAGGTCAGACAATCAAACTTACGAGTTATATGGCATTGAAGTGTAGAGAGAAAGATGTATTAATGCCATTTATATCAAAGGGTGGTGATGAAGAAAGTTTAGAGGGCGCGAATGTGTTAGACCCTAAGTGTGGCTTATATTTAGATGACCCAGTTGCATGTTTAGATTATAGTTCACTGTATCCGACATGTAGTATTACTAATAATATTTGTATGAGTAGTTTGGTTTGGAAAAAAACATATGATTTGAAAGGTAATCTTATAAAAGTAAAAGGAATACAAAATGCAAAAAAAGAATTTATATATGATAATTTACCAGGCTATGAATATGTAGATATACCCCGTGATGATTACGAACCAGGTACGAAAAATGTAATTGGTAAAATTATATGTAGATGGGCGCAATATCCAGGTGACGATAAGGCTATATTTCCATCTATTCTAGAAGAGTTGCTCAAATCACGCAAGGCTACAAAAAAACAAATGGAAAGAGAAACAGATCCATTTAAAAAAAATATTCTGGATAAAAGACAGCTAAGTGTTAAAATTACTGCCAACAGTTTATATGGACAGTCCGGTTCAAAAATCAGTAGTTTTTACGATATTGATGTAGCCGCATCCATTACTGCAAGTGGTCGAATATTGTTAGATTATGCAAAAAATGTAATTGAGACAGTATACCAAGGACCAGTAGATACTAAATACGGTGTCATGAATACGGCTGCTGAATACGTATATGGTGATACAGATTCGGTATTCTTCAAGTTTAATTTCACGAAAGACGGAAAGAAATTAGATGGTAGGACTGCACTTGAATTGACGATCGATCTCGCACAAAAAGCGGGTGAATTGGCTACTATGTTCTTGAAGAAACCACATGACTTAGAATATGAAAAAACATTCATGCCATTTTGCCTGTTGTCTAAGAAACGTTACGTTGGGATGTTATATGAGCTGGATGTAAATTCATGTAAACGCAAATCTATGGGTATTGTATTGAAGAGGAGAGATAATGCAAATATTGTAAAAGATGTGTATGGAGGAATCATAGACATCTTAATGAAAGACAAAGATATTGACAAAGCAATATCATTCTTAAAATCATCCTTAGACGAAATTGTGAATGAAAGAGTACCAAAAGAGAAATTAATTATCAGTAAGTCAATACGATCCTTTTATAAAAATCCCAAACAAATCGCACATAACGTTCTCTCAGAGAGAATAGGCGTACGTGATCCAGGAAATAAACCAGCACCCGGTGATCGTATACCGTACATTTATATTGATAATGGTAGTAAATTACAGGGTGATAAAATAGAAACACCGTCTTATATTAAAGAACACAATTTGAAAATAGACTACGGATATTATATCACAAATCAAATAATGAATCCAGTATTACAGTTGTTCTCTCTTGTATTGTATGATATGAAAGAATTCAAAAGGCGTAAGGTTGGTTTTATACAAGAATTGTGTACTTATAAGGAAACAATGGAACCTGAAAAGTACATGAAAAAGGAACAAGCCCTCAAAGACAAAGAAGTTGAAAAAATATTGTTTGAACCATATTTAAGAATTAATAAAAATAAAAAAACAAATACAAAGGCGATCACTTCATTCTTTAAAAGTTAAATGTTTATGGGCTATTTAGATTTTTGTACTTGTAATACCAATTCATAGACAAAAAGTCTGTCGATTTTGGCATTTGATCACTTTCCAACATTTGCAATGATGGTCCTGCTGTAAATAATGCCTGTATTTCATCATAATTAATCGCCTTTGAATAATAACGCAGCGATGATATATATCCTTTAAAACCATTAGGATCTCCTACATAAGTATCATAATAATTTTGTTTTGGTATGTTTATCAAAATAGTTCTTTTCGTAAGAACACCGTTTATATATACATCTACATAAGTACCTTGTACGCGTATAGTGCAACATATCCATTTTTGCATAGGTATATCGGGTATAGTAATTGTTTCAAGAAATTCTGAATCTTCCGAATTGCTTGCATTAAATGTATTTAATACTACGGATAGTGTATTATTATGATTACCTGGATTAAGGAATAATCCTGGGGATACATTTAAATGTTTATTTATTTCACCACTTTCTTGTAGCGGGCTTGCTCCTTTTGAGAAAATAAGAGCTCCACCTGCTGTATTATCTATACCAGTTACATCTTGTACCATAAACCATACATTCCATGTAAATTCTATACCTTGTGCTTCGTTTACAGACCTAAATATAGGAATGGATTCAACTACGTTTGGATTAGCCGATATTACTTTTTTTACGTCACTTGGGACCATACCATTCAATAAGTATGGATTGTATTTTGGACCAAAATAATAAAACACAATGGCTGAACCTATTTGAAACAATATAACAAATAATAAAATACATAAAATGAATATAACAAAATTTGATATTGCTGTATTTGCATTAAAAAACTCTTCTGTCATTTTTCCTAATTTACTAATTGATGGTGTTTCACCAATATTGCTAACTTTTTTCTGAACATTTGCTACCCTATCTTTAACTGTATTTGATACAGTTTGTGCAGTGGATGTAACCCTCTCTTTAATTGCTTGACCCGTGTTTGCAATTTTCTTTGCAGCATTCATCGCCTGATTTGATAATTTTGGTCCATTCCCTAAATTATTTCTGATTCTATTCATTATATAATTAATTATATTTTAATTTATAGCAAGTAGAAAGATGCTTTTTCATTTTCATTTTGATAAAATATAAATTTAGCATTAAATTGATTGAGGAAATTATTGTTAAAACCAGTCTTGTATATATCCCATGCTTCCTTAGGAGTCAAAAATCTATCATAATAACGTGTATTTGCAATCCGCCCACTAAATCCATCATTGGGTGTAATTGAAAAATCTTTATTACTAGTCTCAGAAGTTTCCGGTATTACGTATTGTGGGTTATCAGTTACAAATGTATGTACAAGTTTACCATTAACATATGTATCGACTGTTCTATCTCCGAAAGACACTGTGATATTTACCCATTTCTGAATACTTACATTTTCAACTGTTATTGTTTGTGGGTTTCCAGCCGTTCTTGTTTTATCAAATGTTGAAAAGTTAACTATTAGATTGTTTACATTGCTGCCTAGATATAATCCTGGGTTTGCTTGACCAGATATAACACGTTCCATTATAGTTTTTTTATTACCATAACCCACATTCCAATCAGATACATATATCCATGTAGATACTGAATAAGACGTAGATGTTGCTTTATATTTTTTTCCTGATATGATCATTGGTTTAGAAGCACTTACTGGTGAAGAGACAAATTCATAATACGAATTAAAAATTGGCAAATTAATAATTATGATAACAGTTATAATAACGACAAATATTGTTAAAACTAAGGCTGTCGTTCCTTCTACCTGATTTGTGGTTAATAAATAACCACCTATTATTACAAATAATATCATGATAATCGTAGTAATATCCATTATAATTATAAAATATTAAATTTTTGGTTGCTTTAAATATAAACTGCCGATTTCATTCAAAGAAAAAGGATTTTCTGAATATAATAGTTGTGCAATCCCGCCTAAATTAGTATTTGTGTTAAATCCAACTTGTAACAATTCATCCGGAGATATATAAGTAACGATATCTCCACTAGTAGATACTAAATTATTATTTATAAATAGATCAAATGTTCCGTAATTATAATTCATTACAATATGATTCCATCGTTGATATAATATGTCGCTAGAACTATACAATGTATGTTTTTTATCTTTACTATTGATTTCAACTGTTAATTCCTTTGTTTTATGATCATAATACATGGATGGTCTTGAACCATATGCTAAAATAGTATCTTTCCCAAAATGTGTATGGTCTGAAAATAAGTATAACCAAAATGAAAAACTGTAATGATACTTGTTGCCATTAATATTTCCAAGCAATGTTTTTGATATACTACCAGAATTATAAAATGCTAAATCTAATAGTATTTTTTCATACCACTGCATAATCTTTTTTTGTTGTTTTACAATCATAGCGATATATTCATTTACATTACCAGAGACATCATATAGAGTATTCGCTATTGATTTATTTCCTTGCATGGCTTGTGACAAAATATATTTATCATATTCGCTAATAGACAAATGAACTGGCATAGTTTCATTTGAAATGATGCTTGTGAATCCTTCTGTAACTTCTGTAAATGATATGTCGTATTCCAATAATTTAGATTTCTGTAAACGCAATAGCTCCTGTTCATACCAAGGTCTTGATTTAATAATTAATTCTTCTAATTGTACAGAATCTAAACTTACTTGTTGTTTATTTAAATAGCAAGGTTTGTTAATCAATAGTAAAGGGTTATTGTATGTTACATAGGATGATCCAACATAAATTAAACAAACTAATATTAATATAATCAATAAAATGAATGCTGTACTTGGTGTATTTTGGATATCTTTTTTTGCATATTCTATAAAATCTGAAATTAAACATGGTATGTAGAAAATAATGTCTTTCAAAAAATCCACAATTTGATTCTCTGTTTCACTTTCTGAAATTTTTGTATATGAATTGATTATTGCTAATATTATAAATAATATTATAATTGTTAATATAAGTGATACATCTAGTGCCTTTAATAATATTTTAATTGTTAATTTATAAAACAAATAGAATGAAGTAAATATAATAAATATTAATAAAAGAAGTTTTCCAAATGTAAATGTATGAGTTGTTAATTCAATACTCAATCTTGTCATTGGATTACCTTCCTTAAGACGTTTAGATATAAACAGAACAACAAATGCTACCAAAAGTATGTATATAATAACTAATGGAGTTCTTACATAATATAATATATTATCTGGATTATAGAAGAAAACAAAATATCCATATGTGAATATAATAAAAAGTAGGAACAGACTTGCAATAATTGTCATATTTCCATTTTGTGAATCTCTACTTTTTCTTAATGTATTTAAAATGCCATCCATTATAATTTATTTATATTAAATATTCTCCATAGAAGTTTTTTTACCATGACAATTACGACATAATGCGACAAGATTGCTTACATCATTCGACCCACCTTGATCTAATCTTTGAATATGATCTACTTCAAACCATGCCTTCAACATTTCTTTACATTCACCACATTTCCAATTTTGATTAGATGCTATGAATTTTTTTTTTGTTTCACTCACGCTTCGTTTATTTGTTTTACTTGGCTGAATTAATCGTTGTATTGCTTGATTGTGTGGCTGATTCAGAAAAGGAGTAATTAAATTTTTAGAATTTTTATCTATTGGCATAATGTTTACATATTGATTTAATGCGTTTACTGCATCTACACTTTTACTTGGATTGCGTATAGTCATTAAATAAAACCCCAGCCCTAATACTCCTATAAATGCCATTTTATAGTACTTTTGATATACTTGGAATGTCTTGATAATGAAATTATCGTGATAAGTATTATATAATAAACCGGCAGTTATAATAATAATAATAAAGGAAATATTCATTTATTTTTATATAGAAAATAAATTAAAATAATAACTATACTAATAAAAATAATATGTTTTACCCATCTTCGTTGAATATGATTATCTTTATACAAATGTGCAAGGAATCTATCATTATATTCATTGTATTCTAAGTATCGTTTTTTTTGACTGATGTGGTAATCTTTGTACATCATATATCCATAATATTTCATAGTCTCGGTTTTATCGTAGAATGATTCTATTGGATATTGTCTAGTTATAGTGAATAGTACATTTTGTTTATCCTCAGGTAAAAAATAAGGTATAGATTCAAATAATTGTTTCATTTTTTTTTTATTTGCCTTATCTGGCACGTAAAAATAGCATGCAAAACATATATAATCAAAAACCATGTCTATATTCATTAAAATATAGTATATAAAAATTTTATATATGATTTATGAGAATGGAACAAAAATATTTATGTAATAACTGCGGTAATTATGGTCATTTATTTTATAATTGTAAAAAACCAATTACTAGCCTAGGTATAGTATGTATCAGATATACTGATCAATATGAATATTTGCTAATACAAAGAAAAGATACATTGGGTTATGTTGATTTCTTACGAGGTAAATTTAATGAACACAACGATTACCAGCTCAATCATATCATATCCGAAATGACCTTCTACGAAATAGATAATATTAAAACGAAACCTTACAAGGAACTGTGGGATAAATTATGGAATAAGGTCAACGAAAAGTATGAACAAAAGAATGAAGACAAATATAACTATATCAAAGAACATAAGTCACATTTATTAGTATACAATTCATGGGACCAACCCGAATGGGGGTTTCCAAAAGGCCGACGAAACTTCAAGGAAAAGGATCTAGAATGTGCATTGAGAGAATTTGAAGAAGAAACAGGTTATAGTAAAAAAAATATAAACATTATCAAAAATCTAAATCCATTTGATGAGATATTTACAGGTTCCAATTTCAAATCATACAAACACAAATACTACTTGGCAAAAATAGATTATGAAAATAGTATAAATGACACCAATTTTCAAAAAAGTGAGATTGGTGGAATGGGTTGGTTTAAATACGAAGACGCATTACATATGATAAGAGATTATAATATTGAAAAAATAGAAATTTTAACGGCCATAGACAGACTGTTAAAGAATAAATTGATATAAATATATAATTTGAATAGATAAAATGAAGTGTGTCCTATTGGTTTGCTCTATTTTATCTATTATCGCGATTAATCCAAATCATCCAAAATTATGTATTAATTGTAAACATTTCAAGAAAACTATATGGACTGATAATAAATTTGCTAATTGTGCATTATTTCCAAGAGAAGATCATAGTAAAACTCATCTTGTAGATGGTAAACCTGATCGACCAAAACATAAATATTTATATTGTTCAACCGCAAGAGGCTTTGATAGTATGTGTGGAGAAACAGGAAAATTTTATGAAGAGAATGAATGGATGCTTTTAATGTAGTAATGAATACGCAACTACTTAATGTATAAATTCTAGATGTATATTATAATGGAATTCTATAAGAAAATAAGATTAAAGGAACTTAAAAATAAGGAATTCTTTGAAGAAAATCCTGAATATATGATGGATTATCCCCATTTAGATGATCCACAACTTCAAAGGAAACTATCTATTAAAAAAGAATTTCGGTTATATAAATACGACGGTACTATTGAAGATATTGAAACGAAATCAAGCCAAATGTGTAAGAAAAACAAGGTGTTTGAATTATCTCCACATCAAGAATTTATCAAACGTTTTATATCATACCAGACACCATATAACGGTGTTTTACTATTTCACGGTCTTGGTAGTGGCAAAACATGTTCGGCAATTGGTATAACAGAAGCGATTCGCAGTTATTCTAAGTATGTATCTGATTTTAAAAAAATACTTATTATTGCATCACCGAATGTACAAGAAAATTTTAGGCTTCAGCTTTTTAATCCATCTAAATTGGAAAAAATAAACAACTCGTGGCAGTTATCGGGTTGTTTAGGGAATTCTCTCATACAAGAACTAAATGTATACCAGATTAATAATTTAACCAAGGAAGATTTAATCAATAAAATAAATAAAATAATTAGTAAATACTATGAATTTTTAGGATATATAGAGTTTGCAAACCGTATTGAGCGCCTTTACATGAACAAAGGACAAGTCAATATTAAAATAGCCCAACAAAAGTTAAAGGCTGAATTTGAAGGTTCACTTATTGTGATTGATGAAATACATAATATTCGGCAAAGCGGTAATACAAATAAGGGTGATAAAAAATCGGCATCATCGTTATTTAAACTGGTAACGTTTGTAAAATTTTTGAAAATAATATTTTTGACAGGTACGCCAATGTATAATGATCCAAAAGAGATTTTGTATATATTAAATATATTAAATATCAATGACAATAGATCGCCAATTGGCATCAAAGAGATATTTGATAAAAATGATGAATTTATAGAAGGCGGCGAAGATTTATTTAAAATGAAGGCGAATGGTTATGTTTCATATGTTAGAGGAGAGAATCCATACGTATTTCCATATTTAATTACACCCTATATGTATAAGAGCCCATTTTCTATAAAAAATAAGGAATATCCAAGACGTCAATTTAACAATAAGCGCATTGAAAACCCAATTCAATATTTGGATCTATTTCTCTCTAAAACAAGTCCTATGCAACAAAGTGGTTATGAAAAATATTTAAGTAAGGTTACTGATAAATTCTCAGATGAAGATATTGCAAAATTTGAAGATATGGAATCGTTTCGTTACAATGAGATCATGGCTCCTATACAATCTCTCAATATAGTTTATCCAATTAGAGATACTATATTATTGGGAGAAAAGGGATTAAATCAAGTAATGCGTTATGATGTTAGAGAAAATCCTCCATCAAGAGGAAACTATGAGTATACCCAATTAAATGGAATGTTTACTTATGATAAGATTGGCGAATATAGCAGTAAAATTAAAGTCATATTAGATCACATTATAGAATCCAAAGGAATCATATTAATCTATTCACAATACATTGATGGTGGTATTATACCTATGGCACTTGCATTAGAAGAACTCGGATTTATTCGTTATAAAAATAAAAATTTATTCAAGAAAAGACGCCCTCCACTAAGCATACATAATTTGAAGAGAGAAGAAAAAGTTGTACCATTGGTACAAGCAACATATTCTATTATTTGTGGTGATAAAATGTTAAGCCCGAATACAAACGACGAAATAGAAGCACTTACTAATAATAATGTAAATGGTGAACGAGTTAAGGTTGTAATTATCTCTCAATCAGGCAGTGAAGGTATAGACTTGAATCATATCAGACAAGTACATATCATGGAACCATGGTATAACATGAATCGTTTAGAGCAAATTATAGGTCGTGCAAGAAGAAATTGTAGTCATGCTGGATTGCCACTTACAGAGAGAAATGTGCAAATATTTTTACATGCAACTGATATGGGTGAAATAGAAAGCATGGATATGTACTTGTATAGGTTGTCCGAAAAAAAATCAATTAAAATAGGAAAAGTAACACGTATATTAAAATCAGTATCAGTGGATTGTTTATTAAACAAGGAACAACAGGCATTTTATAAAATGGATCAAACATTAGATTTATCTCTTAGTGAAAAGATAGACGGCGAACCAATAGTAATAAAAAGAAGTATTCGTGATGAAGCATATACATCTTTATGTGATTATATGGATACGTGTGAGTTTGAATGTATAAATGAATTTGATGATTCAGATGATATTAGTACGTATCAATATGCGTCTACAAAAAATAACCGTGTAATTGATATAATCAAGGATTTATTTAAACAAAAACATGTTTACAAAAAAGATTATTTGTTAGATACCATTAAAAGAAAACATAAGGGCATACATTTAGAAGAAATACTTCGCGCACTAAGAGATTTAGAAATAAACACATTAGTAGACAAATTTGGAAGACAAGGATATTTGATTAATACAGCAGACATATATTTTTTTCAACCAATTGAAATAAAGGATAAACATATCAGTATGACAGAAAGAACAACACCTTTAACCTCTAAAAAATCACAGTTTACATTAGAAGTAGAAAATAAAGAATTATATGAAACAAACACAACAAGTAATTTGATTGAGGAAATAAAGGAGCGTTACGAATTGGCATTAAAAACAGATAGTGACGAGGATAGTTGGTATGCATATTTTGATGAAGCATCGGGTGAGTTGATGGAAGATGGTATTCGGATGGCTGAAATAGAAGATATGTTAATGCAACATATATGTGAAGAATTATCATTCGAAGAAGAATTGGAAGTATTAAATTATGTATCATCTACGGATGATCCATTTAATGTAAAGTTTAAATCACACTTTGAAAAATCAAGTATAGAAGTAGACGATGTAAAAGGACAGGTATTATATGATCATTCTTCCAGCGATCCAATAAGAATATATGTATTGAATGATACTGTATGGGAACCTGCTGGATATACGGATAAGAGTATATTGATGCCAGCAATACAAAAAAAATTTGTGAGGCCTAAGGGCCCTTTTTTTAGTATAGTTGGGTTTATGGGTAAAAGTAAAAATGGAAAAATATTTGAATTTAAAATAAAAGATTCTTCTACTAAATTTACAGGAGCCGTGGTCGAAAATAAACCAAAGGATAAAATTATTGCAATGTTGAATGAAACATTACAAGAACATGAAATTTATAATAAAAAAAATACAGCTTCTACAAAAAAACAAGTGTTGGTTATTATAGAAGAATTCTTATTACGTTATTATGATAGAACGAATAAGAATAAAATGAGATATTTTTTAAGTAAGTTGGAATACTATTATTTACAAAAAAATTGAGTTAGAAATAACATCTCAATGTATAGTAAGAAATGGCCGCATCAGATGAACAGATACCAGTTGAAGAGATTTCAAATTCCGAATCATATGCTGAATACAAAGTCAAAGAAATGATTGAATATATAAATGAAATTCTCTCCTTAAAGGATAACTATGAGGAAAAGGATTTGTTGTTCAAACAAAATTTACAACAAGAACTATTTGGAATTATAAAAACATATGATGTAGAGATTAAAAAAATAGCTGATACTTACGAAGAATCTTCAAATAATAATACATACCTTAGAGATGTGGAACGATTGGATGAAGAAACGCGTGTACGGATTGAACAAAAAATAGATCAAACTTTAAGAAAAGAATACGTTCCTCCACCAAAGGAAGTAATCGAGCAAAGGCAACGTGAATGGTTAAAAGCATCTGACAATAGAGCTCGTGAATTTGCTCGTACATTTGAAGGTAGAAAATACAAAGCAGCAGAAAAAGAAAGACAACGTGTTTCATATTTAAACAGAAAAGATCCTCTTATTAAAAAAATAAGACAGGCAAGTTACGGTGAAAATATAAGTCGCGAAATGAAAGAATTAGATGATAAGATAGCAGAGCGTGATCCACTAGTTCGTGCAACTATTAGTAGAGCAGAAAGATATTTTAAAGAAATGGGCGATATACAATTAAGAAAAATATCAGAAGAATATGATTTAAAACGAGAAAATGCGAAACGAATGTTTGCAGAAAGACCTCGTCAATATCCAAGTAACGATGAAAATTATGCTGCTAGAATGAAACAAATAGACGAAGATGAAGAATTTGCGAAAAGGCCAATACGGGTGCGTACAGAAGATTCTATTATATACATGAAAACGGATTATCTAAGAACAGGTAAATTGCCTGAAATACAACCACTTCCTGAAAGTGAAAATGAATATGAACCAGAAAAGGAACCCGAAAAGAAACCCGAAATAGTAGAATTAGAGAAACCCGCACCTCGTGCAGAACCTGCATTAGATTATGATATTTTATATACACAATCTATTATTCATCACAAAATTTCAGTACCCTTTAATAATATTGGAAGTAATATGGATAATTATTTCAAAAAACATGCGATACGTTATATCGAAGGAAAATGTAGAAAAGAAGGCTATATTCGCCCAAATAGTATCAAGGTAGTTAGTTATTCTACTGGACTGCTTAACGCAGATAATGTAATATATGATGTCGTATACTCAGCTGATGTTTGTTTTCCATGCGAAGACATGATAATCAAATGTAAGATTGTAAATATAACCAAAATAGGAATTCGTGCAATTATTAGCGAAATACATAATCCGATTGTATTGTTTATAAGTAGGGAGCATAATGCAACCAAAAATTTTGAAGACTATGATGAGGGTAATGTAATTAATATTAAAGTAATTGGCCATCGTTTTGAATTAAATGACGAATATATCAGTGTTATTGGAGAAATAATATAAATACATTTATTATAATAATAAAATGACATTTGACACAAAAAAACTAGAAAATATGTGTAGAACCATTGATACATTTAAAAAAAAGGATCATATCAAAATACTTGAAATCATTAAAAAAAAGGATACGTGTAATTTAAGTGAAAATAATAATGGTACATTTGTTCATATGAAAGATTTGTCGGAAGACACTATAATAGAGATAGAAAATTATATTAATTACATCATAAAAACAGAAGGTGATATTAGTATAATAGAACATACTAAGGAAACATTAAAAAATAATTTAAATAGTAATAGTTAGACTAAATAGATGATAGAAGACTATGCACCATTTTTTATGAAACGGGTATTTGATGTACCTGACTATAAGAAAAAAAAACCAAAAAAGACTATTGTACACAATGATTATTTATTTTATTCTTTTTTTTATAAAATTAATAATATTGATATAACGAGTTACGATAAGTATAATGAAAAACAAGAAAAGGTAAAATTAGCCGAAAAGTTAGATAAAATGAAATTTAAGAATAAAGATTTTATCATGAATAATCTTCTATATGACAAGACAATAAACCTAATGACACTAAATATATTATGTATACACTACTCGGTGTCTGTTATTTTCATTATACAAAACGCATATTACAAAATGAATGTAACCGATAAAGATATTTTATATATGAACAGTAAATACGAATTTATTACTTTTGATGGTAACCTAGATAATTATTATGAAATCACTCAATTAGATAAACCTCTTTATTCAATCAGTTACTATACTGTACCTGATTTGATTGATATTTGCAATAAGTTAAAATTACCGTGTGATAATATGAAAAAACAAAATATATATAATAACATACTGTCTTATTTAATAAACTTTAATATTTATAAAATTGATTAATATAATACTATATAATATTATATACAATATGGCTTTAACAGAATCTATCCGACTTCTGCAAGAGATACTTAAAGAAAAATACACAAAATCGGATAAGGTTATGCAGGCTCAAGATATTAGAGACCCAAGGTCTAATATAGAGTATGAGGTTCGTTTTGGTATAAATAAACCATATACAAAAATGGAATTTGAAAGAGTATACTCTAAATTACTTTCACATGGATATGTAAAAGTAGGAGAAGAACACCAATTAAAGATCATTACAGATAGTTCTATTCGTTGTGAAATAAATGATTTAAGTAAAATCAAAGAATATTGTAAAACAAACATAATACCAATTGGATGCCAATACATAACAAAGCGTTCATTGGTTACAGACGGTAAACACAAACCATTCGTTAATAAAAATTTTAATTTCAGAATATCTATACAAAATGAATATAATTATGGAGATAAAGATCCAGAAATAGTAGAATTATATTCAAAATGGGATGGAATAGAAAAATCATTTCGTTATATGAATCGTATTAAGTTGGAACATCCTGAACAAAAGGGTATCTGTGTTGATATGAGTATAGTAAAATCTAGCAAAAGACGCGGTGAATTGGTAAAAGAACATGACTTTTCAAAGAGCAAATTATTTACGGAACCTGAAATATATGAGATTGAAGTAGAAATTAATGATATTAAATATGCAAGAAGTAGGCTTCGTGAAATTGATGGTTATTTGAAAAATACAATTAAATATATTTCTGCGGGACATCAATCAAGCAATTTCCCTATACCTTTGAATGAACAACATGAAATACTATTTGAGTATCACACTCTACTTGGTAAACGGGGTAAAATAGAATCATTTATAGAAAATATCGACTCTTCTATGTTCATAGGACCATCATCATTTACATTACAAAAAATAAATTTGGTAGATGATCCGACTAATACAAGTCCGTGTATATTGCGAGACTTTTGTGTAACTGATAAAGCAGATGGATTAAGAAAATTATGTTATATCTCAAATAGGGGTCGTATATATTTTATAACAATGAATATGATGGTCCAATATACAGGCAGTATATGTAATAATAAAATATTCCATGGATCTATTCTAGACGGAGAACATATAACAAAAGATAAATATGGTGAAACAATTAATCTTTATGCAATATTTGATTTATATTATTTAGGCAAGACTGACAAACGTAAATTACCATTTATATTAGAAAAAGGAGAGTGTAGGTACGGTATGATTAAGGATATGCTACATGATATTACTTACACAGATGAATCAGATGTTGGTCGTTGCACTATAATATATAAGAAATTCTATCCAGTTACAAAAACCGAAACTATATTTGATTGCTGCAAAACATTGTTTGATAGAATGCACTTATTTGATTATGAAACAGACGGAGTCATATTTACATCTAATAAACTTGGAGTTGGTATGGAAAAGGAAGGCGATGAAGTCAAGAACCACCTCTATTCTTGGAAACATAGTTTCAAATGGAAGCCGCCTGCATTTAATACTATTGATTTTGTAGTAAAAACGAAAAAGATTGGAATCCAGGATGTAGTTGAAAATTATGAAAAAGGGTCTGATATCGTATCGTATAAAGTACTGATGTTGTATGTAGGGTACAACCCTCAACGTCATGGACAAATTAATGCACAACAAACACTGTTTAATGGTAAAAAGGCAATCACAGACGATACCTATATGCCAGTATTGTTTACGCCTACAAATCCTACCGATCCATTTGCACATATCGCTTACATTGAATTAAAAAGTGATAATAGCGGAGAGATGAAAATGTTTACAGAAGATAATCATGTTATAGAATCTGAATCCGTTGTTGAGTTCAAATATGTTGAAAAGGATGATAAGCGATTTTCATGGGTTCCTTTACGAATTCGGTATGATAAAACAGAAGATTATAAGAAGGGTAAATCGTTTGGTAATGCATATCATGTAGCAAATAGCAATTGGCAAACAATACATAGTCCTATTACACAAGAGATGCTTTGTGATAAGCCACTCACAATGAATGATCTAGACGACACAGGTGTGTATTATAATAAAGACGGAAGAGCATCTAAAACAAAGAATCTAAGAGATTTTCACAACATTGATATTAAAAAAATGTTAATAGAGTCTGTTTCCGGCGAAGGAAAAACATTAGTCGACTTTGCATGTGGTAAGGGTGGAGATATATCCAAGTGGACAAACAATTATCGATTTGTATTAGGTATTGATATCTCTCCGGATAATATACACAATCCTATCGACGGTGTATGTGCAAGGTACTTGGAATTAAAAAAGAAAAGAACAAATGTATTTGATGCATTATTCATACAAGGTGATTCTTCCAAGTTGTATTTAACAGATGAATTTGCAGAAGAAGATGTAAGCAAATTTGTATTGAATCAAGTAATGGGTGTTGGTACTGCTAACCCTTCACGTGGACCATATGTTGCAAAATTATTCAATATTGCACCTCAATTTGATGTCGGGTCAATACAATTTGCGATACATTATATGTTTAAAGATATGATAACTCTTCACAATTTTGTGAAAAATGTGAGTGATCTAATAGCATTGAATGGATACTTCATAGGAACATGTTATGATGGTATGCAACTATTTACAATGTTAAAAGGAATAGATGTGGGTGAATCAAAAGAAATATATATAGGTGATAGGAAAATATGGGGTGTAACAAAACAATACAATCTTCAAGAGTTTAATAAAGAGTCGTGTTTAGGTTATACAGTAAGCATATATCAAGAATCTATTAATAATGTGATAGACGAGTACCTGGTAAATTTTGATTATTTAATAGAAATCATGGGTGCATATGGATTCATATTATCATCGCCAAAGAAAGATATCGCGCCACTTGGAACATTTGAGAGAGAATATGAAAATAGCAGATTCAAAATGACACCCGAAGAAAAAACAATTTCATTTCTAAACAAATACTTTATATTCAAAAAAGTAAGAAATGTAAATACGTCACAAGTACATCGTTCTTATACAGAAGGAGCCGAAGAACCATTTGCCATTGGTGTACCGAAAAAACTTGGTAAAAAGATAGTATTGAGAAAATAATATAGATATTAATTTTAAAATAACTCAATGAATAGTTATAATATTATTGAGATTATAACTATTATTAATGACATTAACCTGGAATATGACGGTGATATATATTATATAAATGAAACATTGAAAAAGTATACGCAATCTGTTAAATTAGAAATTGAAAAAGTGATAAAAGAATGGGATATGAATAAAAAATATGCAAACCCATATGAATTTATAAATACAAGTTACGATTCACAGACATTAGCGGTATGCTCATACCGTCCTATATCTCGTGCTTTTTTTAAATTAGTTGAAATCATAAACCATTATAAATTTAATTTTCCAAATAAAATGAATAGTTTTCATTTAGCCGAAGGGCCAGGTGGGTTTATAGAAGCACTTCAATATGTTAGAAATAATCAATCAGACACCTATTATGGCATGACATTGATGACTGGAAATAAAGATATCCCAAAGTGGGATAAAATGAGTTATTTTTTAAGTAAAAATCCAAATATTATTATTGAAAAAGGTGCAGATCATACTGGAAACCTATATAGTATTGAAAATCTAGAATATGTATATGGTAAATATAAACATTCAATGGATTTTATAACTGCTGACGGAGGGTTTGATTATAGTACTGACTTTAATAAACAAGAAGAATGTTCTATTAATTTAATTTTTTCCGAGATTTGTTTTGCGATGGCACTTCAAAAAAAAGGAGGGTCATTTGTATTGAAAATATTTGATACATTTAGTTATTGTTCAATACAACTTATATATTTATTGACATATTTGTACGAAGATGTATGTATCACAAAACCACTTCCCAGTCGACCTGCAAATTCTGAAAAATATATTATATGCAATAATTTTCGAATGGTCAGTAATTTGAATGTATTATTAGAACAAATATTCAAAAATTTTAGCAAAATTAAAACAAATAAATTAACATCTATATTTAATATTCCTATATCCAATTTATTTATAGATAAAATAAAGGAAATCAATTCTATATATGGACAATCCCAGATTGAAAATATAATAAGTATATTGAATAACATAAAGGACACTACTAGATACGAGAAGCAAGAACAATTAAAAAAATCTTATTTGGGAAAATGTGTTAAATGGTGTAGTAAAAATAATTTGCCTATAAATTCATGTTACAGCTAGACTTTTCTTACACAACTACATTCCTGTTCCTTCTTTTTTGAAGGATTGTATGTGTTTATATCAGAATAGTCCTGTTTTACTTTTGCAGTGTAACCCGCAGACGTAATTGCACCTTGTGTTTTAAATATTCTATTGTTTGGTTTATATATCACTGTTTTGCATATTTCACCATTTGAATTATATGATGGCATAGTACTGTAATATACTGGACTTTCCTTCTCTTTTCCGATACTATAATTTTGTTCAAAACTTTTTCCTCTCTTTTGTAAATATTGCCTTGTAGATGTGCTGTATTTAGGTGATATGATACTAGATCCACTACGTCTTATATTATTAGTTCCTCCGACGCATCCATGATCTGTCTGTATTCCTAAACAAGTGGATGGTTCAATAACTTCGGTGTAAATAACATTACAATTTACTATATCGTCAGTCACAACAGATACAGATGGATTCATTGTTTGATCAATTGATATTTGAGTAGATGCTACTGGATTATTTGGAATTAATTGTTTTCTCCATTGTTTCAAAGGGTTGGGTTTAGCATAACCTGATTTAAAATTTTTTGGTCCACTTGCAGGATATGCATTTGTTGGAGGCCTATTATTTATTGGATATACACTTTTTTGTACATTTCCTGTCTTTGCATATGTAAATAACATATTATATCAAAAGAAATAATATATATAAATTTATATGGAACAAATGGACAATATTGAAAAAGTTTATTTAGTTACTTTTACTCTTCTTCTAGTGAGTCTTCTTTTTTTAGGGACTAAACGTTTAGAATAACCACCCATTATCTTTTTGCTATCAGTAACCATTTTATCAATTGCAACATCTACATCTCCAATACCAGTAGCAGTCTCGACTGGTTTACTTAATCCTGTCAATATAAGTACATCTTTTAAGGTATAAGCAGTATCACAATCTAAATCAATTCCTATGTATTTTATATTTTCAATATTATCTTCGTCTTCTGATTTACTATCTTTATTATCGTATATATATTCAGAACCTTTTACAATATCAATCATAATAGCTGGGATTATGTAAGAACAATTCTTTTTATTTAGTACAAATAAATTTTCTATTTTAGAATGATTGTAATCTTCTTGTGCCTTTTTTAAATTTTTAACTGAATTCGTATTGTTTTTATTACCTTGAACTGCACTGGCAATATCTTTCATTTGTTCAAGAGGTTGTCCTAATGATTTAGCCATATTCATAATACCGCCGCCTTGAATGGATGTCGCCATACCAATAGGATTCAACATGCCAATAGGATTCATAGGATTTGCCGCGCCAATAGGATTCATGTTAACAGGATTCGTCGACATTGGTGGGCTTGAATTCGGCGAGTCATATTTCTTTTTTAATTCAAAATACAACAATTCAAATTTATTTTTTGGTAAAATGTTTTCTTTTTCATCAGAATCACTCTTTGTATTTTCTTTATTAAAAATACCAAATATCTCTAAAATATCTGTATCATTATTATATTGATTTGTTTCTTTTGCAGAGTGTGATAATTTGTATTGTTTATCTAATACTCTATATTCAGCGCAAGAACGATGTATTTCTTTACTTGTTCTTAATATTTCAAATTGTTTTCCTATATTTGGATCATAATATCTTTTGATTAGTCTACAAGCGTATTCAAATTCTTTCTTTGATGCTGGATCTGATAATATTACCTCGTATTGTTTTTTATATTTATGTTTTTTTAAAACATAACTGTTCATTATTCTTCGAAATAATTTGTAATTAGTTATTCCTTTAACTGCCATTGCTGCAAGTGGATTTACAAAATAATTTGTAGGAAATGGCATTTTTTTCAATATTTTTTTAAATACATCACCTTTTATTTGTTTTTCATTTTGTTCTTTTAATTCTTTTTCTGTTTCCAATGATTCGATTTCTGCTCTCTTTGTGGTAGATAATTTTTTTTCTAATGGAGCAGGAGCAGAACCTCCTCTTTTTTTACGAGTACGAGACATATATTATACATATATATTCTCATTTACGCCGTACACTCATTAGGGCAACATACGCCCCATTTGAATTATTTCCACCATTGGACGTGTCTGCATAATTTTTACTAATAGCTTCTAATCCTTTGAATCTAGCAAATAATGAATTATCATATACATATTTACTATTTCCACTCTCTAAGGGTACTTGTAAAGGAGTTACACCCTTTGTTTCAACATTGCAATATGCATTACTTACAGAATCTTGTTTCAAATTAATGCGATTATTTACATCATTCACTTGATTACATCCTCCGCACGATTGATATAATCTAGTTAATGGATCGCCGACATGCATGGATGATCTAAATGGTCCTGCATGTGATTTACTAAATACCACAGTACCATTCACATCTCGTACTTTATCTGAACGAAACGCCTTTCTCAATATTCTACGCTTTAAAGCTACGGACGAGCTATTATCAGAAGATCCAAACGATTGTAATGGTCTAGACATATAAGATATAATTATATTTTATTTTGAATAATGTGTTCGTCTATCCTAAATACCCAAAATAGATGTTAATTAAAAATATATTTGTATACATTATCCTATATTTATGTCATAATTCTAGGGGCAACATTCATTGATATTAATTCTTGGAATAACAATTTACAACTATATGGTAGTTCTACATATGCAAAATGTGTTTTGTTATCACATACATTACAATGATGTATATGTTCCTTGTCATTGTATACTGCAATTAAACCGCACATCTTGCATACATGTACCGAATATTTGTCAGATACATCATATGTTCTCTCTTTTGTAAATCTTGCTGCACCGTGTGACATAGTACAATCTCGTTCCATCTCTCCAAAACGAAGACCACCGTCTCGGCTACGTCCTTCTGCTGGCTGGCGAGTTAAATTTACCATGGGACCAATACAACGGCTGTGTTGTTTATCATTGACCATGTGCTTCAATCGTTGGTAATAAGTAGGTCCTATAAAGATTGACGTTTCGATTTGTTCACCTGTCTTACCATCATATAGGATTTGATTTCCTTTTGATTCATAATTATGATCCTGTAATTTTTTAAATATAACATTCATGTCTAATTCACCAAAACTAGTTCCATCGCCAAATAAACCTAGTTCCAATAACAGTATTCCTAGTGTAGTTTCTTTCAATTGTGCAATCGTCATTCGGCTGGGAATTGCATGAGGATTGATGATCAAATCTGGTCGCAGACCATCCTTAGTAAATGGCATATCTTCTTCATTGATTATATTACCAATAGTACCCTTTTGTCCGTGCCTACTGCTAAATTTATCTCCAATATTTGGTTTTCTAAATGCCCTAACCTTTACCTTGCAACTATTATATCCATCCCCGTTTCGCTGTATTACATTATCATCAATATATGCCTCTTCGTCTGTTCTATACGAACGACTATTATCCTCATATTTAATAAGTTTGGTATTATCATTTTTATTCTCTCTGATCACAGTAACCTTTGCTATAATAATATCCTTGTCTTCTACAAGAGTGTTTTTATCCATCACACCGTCTTTATTTATTTTATCATAATTTGCAAACTTAATATTCCGTGTAGTCATTTTGTTTGGTTTTGTTCTTATTTCTTCTTCACCATTCGTCTTTTTATCTTCGTCTTTTTCAGTGTGATATATGAAGGCTCCAAATAAACCGCGATCGCAGCTAGCTTTGTTGAACAGAATACTATCTTCCTGATTATAACCACCATGTGTCATAATTGCAACAATGACTTGGTTTCCAGAAGGTAACTTGTTAAGTTGCAACATATTCATGATACGTGTTTCAACTAATGGTCGCATACCATAACTCAACAGATATGCAGTTTTATCCAGTCTGTATTGAGGATTAGACACGTAAATACCAATTGCCTGTTTACCCATAGCACACTGGTACGTGTTACGAGGAGATTGGTTGTGTTCTGGGAACGGGATACATGATGCCAAAACGCCGAATATAGTACTTGGATGAATCTCGCAAAACGTGTAATTATAATTCTTGCTAATTTTATTGGGAAAAGTTGCAATCATTGCCGACATTTGCTCATCCGGATCAATATATTCAATCACAGATTCATCTATTTTCAAATTGACTAATAGATCCTCCCAATTGATTTCATTCTGTTTGATTGACTGTATTATTTTATCAGTGATGAGTAGTTTATTATTTTTTACTTTAAACAGTGGTCTTAATAGACGACCGCATTCATTTGTTATGATAATTTCCTTTTGAATGTAGTTAAATACGATGGAAGTGTATATGTTAATAATGCCTCTGTATTTTTTGTTCTTTAAATCATTGTAAAGTTCAATCGGATTATGGCTTACGCCTATCCAGCGTCCATTTAGAAACACCTTTACTTTATCATATAATCCACCATCTTCTAATGATTGAATATAAGGTTTCACGTAATCATAGATTGGTGAACTATCTGAATAACCAGATATAATTGTCAAATAGCTAAGATTTTTCACAACACCTACTGATTGACCTTCTGGGGTCTCAGCTGGACATAGATATCCAATAGAAGTACCGTGCAACTTTCTAGGATCAATCAATTTACCGCTTTTATCAATGGGTGTATTAATTCTTCTTAAATGGCTTAATGTAGATACATATGTTAAACGATTCAACACTTGTGCAACACCGCCCTTGTTGGAATTCAAATGTTTAATACCAAAATCGCCTGTTGATAGTGCGCGTTTCAAACCATTCTCAATTGTAGATGGTTTAACGATCTTGTATATATTCGTCAAAGTTATAATATTAGTGTAATCCTCAGTTGATTTCCATGATCCATTATTTATCTCTCTACCAACCTGTTTAGCAAAGTCCTTCACCACTTTGTTGAAATAATTCCTAAATAAATTATTCAAAAGTGTACCTGTCAACTCAATACGTTTGTTTTGGTATGCATCACGATCATCTGGTTGTAATAACCCAATAGCGCATTTAACAAGCTGGTTTGTCATGTAGCCTAGGAGATAAATCTTTTCCGTAAATGACTTGCAATTTGGAAACAAATCATTTGTTAGTACATCTAACGCAAATTCTCTTTTCTTTCGCTGTCCTTCTTCCTTTTCCATATTAATCGGTGTATATATGACGCTATTTGTAACATATTTAATCGCTTCTTCATTTGCAATGTATTCACTTCCCTGCGAAATAGATGCTTTCAAATAATGTAAAATTTCATGGGTTTCTGGCTGAGTTATATCCAAACAAATGATGTTGCATATTTCTTTATCACTATTTAATCCAAGAGCTCTAAACAATATGAATAGAGGAATGGGCCTTTTTAGTCGCGGTAACTGAACCACGATTTCGTACCCGGATGATGTTAATTTAGAAGAAACCATCATATATATTTGTTTAGGCGAGATGCATTTCCAATCAGGAACAGAACGCATCTCTGCTGTCCAAAGCCATTTGTGTCCTGGCTTTTGTTTGTATTTGAATATTTTATTATCAGCAGGTTTTTCTTGTCCAAGACATGTTTTCTCGGATCCGTTTATAATAAAATATCCTCCTGGGTCCATGAAACATTCCTTCGTTTTATCTGGATGTATATGGCTATACTGATTCAATATACATATGGACGATTTCAACATAATGGGTATTTTTCCAAATTGTATTTTACACAATTTGACATTTTTGATTTCTTCGTCTTCTAATGATGGACCAGTTCGTATGACATATTTAATATTCAAGTCAAGGGTAAAATTTGAAGTATATGTGAAATTCCGAGTACGAGCATCACTTGGAAACATCAGTTTGGTTGCACCGTTATTTTCATGTATTTCTGGACGATATATACAGAGATTTTCAAATTCAACGATTACTTCAAGCCGATACTTCTTAAACTCTTTAATATAATCTTGGGGTGATCGAATGACCAATGGATTGAACATTTGAACTGTTTTTTTTATTTGGTTTGATATAAAATCATTATATGATTCTATCTGGTGTCGAACTAATTGTTGCAAGTGTTTGTCCTTGAAATAAGACTCAATCACTGCCCAGCAATCTTTTGGGTTATACTCGGAGTCCGTACGCTCCATTTTGTTACTATTATTTTAAGCATTATGTTTAATTCAATTTTATATGTTAAAGATTATTTATTTTTTTGTATTAGTGTCTATATGAGTAAATTGCGAACAATCTCGATAGACCCTCAATTTTTAAATATTTCAAAAAAAAAGATTAAAAATAAACCAATTATTGCAAATGAAATCAATATTAATTCTAATAACATAAAACAATTGTTATTAGAAAAATTACGCCAACATAAAAAATCTAAAAAGAATAAAGGGCCACTCATACAAACAAATACATTTGATGAACATAATTCAGTTAAACCAGAAATAATTGATAAACATGTAGAAGTAACTATGCTGGATAAACCAGTCGAAGTCAAAGAAGAAATAAAATTATGCATTGAGCCTGAACCAATACCTGAGCCAATACCTGAACCAGAAGTTTCAATTTGTGAAAATACGATTCATCCTGACAAACCATATGGCGTTTTAAAAAACGGAAACAAGCCGACTTATAAAATTTGGTCTAAACAAGATGATACACCTATACCCATTATTGAAGAACGCGAGGTACATAAAACGTTTACATTAGGTAAAAAAAATAAATCAGTTGGCGTTTTGATTAAAAGTAATAAAACCAGAAAACATAATGATGATTTTAAAATAAATTTAAAAAAGACCAACCTGTCTACATTAAAGAATCATTTAAAAAAAAATAATTTAATTAAATTTGGCACAACTGCTCCAAGCGAACTGTTGAGAGAAATGTATGAGAATTCTAAATTGTGTGGTGAAATTATTAATAATAACGCAACCAACGTTATTCATAATTTTAAACAATCGTAGTAAATGTAAAAAAATTTTATGTATGTAATATAATGGAAGAAGTTTTTACAAATATATACGAACAGTGTCATTGGGGTAATAATAATCATAGTGAATATTCTGGTAGTAGTGGAATGGGAAGTGAAATACAAAATAACGAACATACTTATGTTCCTTTTTTGAAAAAATTTATAACCGATAAAAATATTAAAACAGTGGTTGATTTAGGGTGTGGAGATTTTGTATGTGGTAAATTAATATACGATGATTTAGATGTTTCATATACTGGATACGACACTTATAAAAAAATAATAGATTACAATACAAAACAATTCGAACCATTTCCAAAATATTCATTTATTCATTTAGATTTTTGTAATAATAAAGAAAATATTATAAATGCAGACTTATGTATTTTGAAAGATGTTATCATGCATTGGCCAATAGATAGTATTTATTCATTTTTAGATTACATAGTTGAAAATAAAAAATTCAAATACATTTTGATATGTAATTGTTGTGATCAAACAGAACATGATAGTAATATTGTAACAGGGCAGTGGAGACAATTAAGTTGTGATTATTATCCATTGAAAAAATACAATCCGTTAAAAATATATAATTTCATGTCTAATGTAGAGAAAGAAGTATCTATCATAGAGTCAACAGATAGTAATCAATCGTAGATAAAATATTAAAGATATATATTTATCTTATTGAATGGAATCTAATGGATATTCTGGTCTTGTTAATTTAGGAAACACGTGTTATTTAAATTCAACTCTTCAAATATTGTCTCATATTCATGAATTAAATCGTTATATTGAAGGAAATACTACTGTAAATAATATACCAGATAGCATTTTAATTAGAGAATGGTATGATCTATATAAATTGATGTGGTCAAAAAATTGTACTATATCACCCAATAAATTTTTACACAATGTAAGAGAATTGTCTAAGATTAAAAATTATGTATTTCATGAAGAAATTCAACACGATTCAGTTGAGTATTTTTACTTTTGTATAGATAGTATTCACAATTCTTATAATCTATTAACGAATATCTCTCTATCAAAAACGCCCCATGCCAATATGAATGAAGCGATTGATTTGTATGAAAAAAAAAATAAATCAATTATACATTATTTATTTACATCATTCCTGTTGGTCGAATATTCAAATGCAAAAACGTTCAAATTTGAATTTGAAAAAATAGAACCATCTTTTACAATTGAATTATCAATTCCTAATATACAAAATCCAACTATTTTTGATTGTTTTGAAGAAACTTTTAAATTAGAAATTATGCCGGATAAATGGTTTGATGATAAAACAAAAAAATACAAAGAAATAATTAAGAAAACTTATATGTGTTATATGCCCGAAATATTAGTAATCCATTTAAAAAGATGGGATTATCGTTTTAATAAAAATGATACATTAGTTCATTTTAACGAAACGATTAATATACATAAATATACAAAACTGGTCAATGAATCCGATTGTAATTATGAGTTAGTTGGTATTATAAATCATCATGGAAATGTAATGAATGGGCATTATTTTACTTATATTAAAAAAGATAAATGGTATGTATACGACGATGTAACGATACAAGCTATGAATAAAACAGTCAATGATAATAAAAACTATTGCTTATTTTATAGAAAAATAAAATAAATAAACTATATAAATGTCTGTATCTATTAATGAAAATAGTTATATACCAGACTACAATTCATTTGATGTATTTGGAAAATATAAACTACCTTTTATTCTATTGCTAATAATTATTATTATCGCGTTTGTATTATTATTTAGCATTTTTAATAGAGATAACTTGAATTCAGATAATACTAGATTGCCCATACTTGTTTTAGAAATTGTATTATTTTTTATATTTGTTTTTGTAGTTGTATTAAATTATAAATGGTTAAATGATCATAACTATAGTTTTACAACAGAAATAAAAAATTTATTTAATGATAAAGTGACTCAAATAGACGTTAAATCAGAAGGTGACGAAATACCAGTAAAAGAAGTAAAAGAAGAGAAAAAATGTGAAAACAAAAAAGATGATGGCGAAGTATTTCATATACCCAGAAATAAATATTCATATAATGATGCGATGGATGTATGCAAACGTTTAAATTCTAGATTAGCCACATATGATGAAGTAGAAGATGCTTACAAAAATGGTGCGAATTGGTGTAGTTATGGGTGGTCTGATGACCAATTGGCTTTATTTCCTATACAAAAATCTGTTTATAATGATTTAAAGAAAATCAATGGACATGAGCATGATTGTGGTCGCCCAGGTGTAAATGGCGGTTATATATCAAATAAAAGCTCTAAATTTGGTATAAATTGTTATGGTAAAAAACCGTATATCACTGATAAAGACAAAGATTTCATGGATAGATATTCTTACTCGCCAGCCATTTCAGATGCTTCTTATAATAATATGGAAAAAGTGACGGATCTCTTAGTTGCTCCTTTTAACAAAGAAAAATGGAGTTTTGAGTAATTATTTGTGTTTTTTCGTTTTATTTGTGCGGGTTATTTTACGCCTACTTTGTTGTTTTTGTTTAGGATATTTTGCTTTAAATTCAATTTCATATTGATTTGGTATTAATTTTATTGGCATTTTTTTAGGGGCTTGTTTTGGTTGTACTATGAGTCCCATTGGAAACATTATATAGTCTAGATATAATATTATGCGTCATACTAATGTATTTATTTTAATTTATTTTTATAAATGAATGTGTTAGATCATTATAGTAAAAGTCTATTAGTATTAAGTGATCCATTGATGCTAGATGAAGACACATATTTTTGCAAATTTAGTTACAATAAAATGCCTTTTATTATTAAAACAAGCAAAATTTGTTACGTAAAAGGATGTACTAATAATAAATTTATTAACGTTTCAATCACGAGTAAAGATTATTTAGTTTGGTTTGAAACATTTTACAAGGACTGTATGCAAATGTTTTATGAAAAATCGTCGGATTGGTTCGAAGAACCGTTAGAATTGAATGATCTAGAATTCTCCTTTATCAATCCATTGAAAAGTAATATTAGAGATAATTGTTTTGATGTACAATGTGTGATAGATGCAAATCGTTTAAATGTGAATGATTCTAACGAAAATATGATAAGCTTGGATGGAATCACTGATTCAAAAGTTGTACCTACATTTCACATTAAAGGTATTAAATTTAATAGTAAACATTTTGTTTTTGAAATCGAGTTAGTGAATTTATATGTTATTTTAGATGAACCAGTCGCAGAGGTAAAAGATGATACAAATTTAGACATTATCCGAAAAGTGGAAGATGTAGAAAAAATAGAAAATAAGGTATTAGAAAATGAATTAGATGAAGTAAATATAAAATCTGATAATTTAGAAGATTCTAAAATAAATATAGACGAAAATAATTTTTTGAAAATATATGAAATGATCAATAACAAAGTGAAAGATAATATAGTAGAACATTTAAGAAATATTTTTATTGAAAAAAAAATAAAAAAAGATGTTGATTTAACAGAAATGGTTGATGATGAAGATATTTGAGATTTTCATTAATTTTATTTTATAATATAAGTTTATAGAATGAAGTTAAGCAAATTGAAATTAAATGGGAGTGATAATATTTTGAATATTGTATTGGGTATTGGCCTTATTGTAATTATTGTATTATTATTTCAATACAACAAGAACAAATCAAATGTATACGATAATATGCAACCTCTTCAATATAGCCATGTAGAGAATAAACCTGGGGTCGCCGCATCATCACCAAATGAAAGTACATTTATGCCAGTATCTGGTGTAAAGACTACCGCACCAGCATCTGCATGCACAGCGCCTTCTATGATAGATCCAACTGAGCTTCTTCCAAAAGATAACAACAGTGAATGGGCAAATGTAAATCCTGCATCGAATGATTTAAAGAACATAAATATGTTAAACGCAGATCAAATGATTGGTATTAACACTGTTGGTAGTTCTTTAAGAAATGCGAATTACCAAATACGTTCTGAACCAACAAATCCACGTGTAAATGTTGGTCCATGGATGGCATCTACCATAGAGGCAGATACGTTTAGACGTCCGTTGGAAATCGGTGGGTGTGATTAAAATAATTATATAATTTATATGAATAAAGAAGATATTTTAGGATATGTATTGATTATATTTATACTTTTTATTTGCTATAAATTATACAAGGAATCCGATATTTTTCAATTAAAATGTATTATTTCAACAGTAGACGGTGATAAATATTGTGTGAGAGAAAGAAATAATGTTCAAGCAGCATCTGATTTACTTGCAAAAATTACAGTCAAGATGAAAGAATTAGTTGTATATGTCGAAAAAAAATACCCGGATAAACCGTGTATCAAGCGTCTCGTTAAAAAGTTTAATCCTAAGAAAATTGTAGAAACTTTACCCACGAGTGAGTATACTGCATATAGTGAGAATAAAGGGCAAAAAATTGCCTTTTGTTTGAATAAAAAGAAGGAAGATAATAATAATTTAATAGACGAAAATACATTAATGTTTGTCGCAATTCACGAGATGAGTCATGTAGCATCTGAGACGATCGGTCATAACAAAGAGTTTTGGGATAACTTCAAATTTTTACTAGAAGAAGCAAGAGACGCAGGGTTATATAACGCGATCGATTATAGTACAAATAAACAAGAATACTGTGGAATGACTATATCTGATAATCCTCTTTTTTCATAATCAAATACCATATGATATTTATTTTTATCATATTGTTTGCGATGTCTATTTTGTAGAGATTAGTATGCTACAATATCATTGTACACACAATTTATCTAATATCATAGACCTTTCTGGAAATATAATTTAAATAATATATGTATTTATGTATAATGGTCCAATTTAAGACATTGGATAAAACTTATGATGTAGACGTCTACAATGACGATACAATAGAGAATATTAAATATAAACTATCAACATATCTAGATAATAAAAATATTAATTCATACTATTTATTTTACAAGAAGGAAGTGTCATTAAACCCATACGATGTATTTAATCAGCTATCAAATAATAATAAGTCGGTGGTTGATTATAGAAAATTGTATATATTTTGCTCAAATCACGAGATTCAAATACCAGATAAAAAGGATTACTACGAATTGGATGATATATTAGAGATGAATTTAGATGGTCCTCATGTTTCATTAGAACCAATTGGCATTGAAAAAGGTATGTTTATTACAAATCCGCTTGTCAATATATTTAATTATTATGACAATATTCCTAAAACAAATTCAAATAAACTTTTACTGGATTATGGTGCAGAAATAATTTATGTATGTTTTGCTGAAAATACTTACCCCATATTTACGAAGAAAAATTTAGAATTAGACCACGTTATCAATGTATATTACCCTTACTTATTTGAAGACGGGATATTGAATTTAGAAGATATACCTAATAAATCTTATGATGAATACGTTGATTATAATTCTATCATTGATTTTCATCACGCAAAATATCGCGAACACTCCGATTTACATGTTGATGAAAAGGGTATATCATCATTATATTTTGTATTGTACACGAAACAGTACTTTGATTTTCCTATTGAAATATTTTTCAAGTTGGTTCAGTCAACAATGAAATATCCTTATATCAAACTTAACCCAGGTCGCAAACAAGAAAATGTGTATCGGTTGTATTGTCCAAATGTTAGTTTGAAAGGTAATAAAAGTCCATTATTTGATAAAGCAAGATTAAATAAATATAAGAACATCATTAAAAAGAACGATTTTGTATCGTATGTGATTGAAGATAAAAATTGTAATAATATTATTGAAGTAGATTCGTTTGGCAATATTCATTATACGATGACCGATATTAAATCATTATCAGTTGATGAGATAGAATCCATTATTAAACGAAATATTGATCCTTTAATAGAGAAGTTAATACATTTTTTTGATCCTTCCGAAAAAATATTCAACTACTTTACAAGAGTGCATGATATTAATGTAGATATTATTGATATGAAATATGTATATAAATTTCCAAAACGTAATAAATTAGAAGTATCCAAGTTTATTAAATGTTTCTCTCCTGTATTTAATTTAATTGATGAGGCTGACAATATCGTATTGAGATATAAGAGAGTATCGCAATTTAATGTATTGGATAGTAAACAGGGGTTTCTAATTGATTTAATTAATTTACAGACACCACGAGAGAGTATTGTGCAATCATTTGCTACCTCTTTTAATGTAAGCCTGGATGAAGCAGATGAAGCATTGACAGAAATATTACAGGTGCATGAAACAAAAGATGCATTAAACCAACGTCGTGTATTAAGGTGTAAAAATAATCCAGGGTTCAAAGTTGAAATATCTAAAACTGAAACAGATATAGTTGTTGTAGTATATGGTATAACCCATTATGAATACATTGACTACTTAGATGTATTTATTCATAATTTGATACTTTTTTCTCAAAAAGTCATAACGGACGAAGACATATTAGAGATATGCAAAAAAAAGGTAGATATCAAAATTAAAGAAATAGAACCAGAACTTGTTGAGGAGATTGACGAATCTGATAACGAATCCTTGAATTTTTTAGACTTTAATATGAATAAATTTATTGGTACAAAGACGAATGAAGATAAATATGGGTCATTAGAATTAAGTGACGATGAATCAGTTGGCAAAGTGGAACCTGAGGCAGAAAGTGCAGTAGAAAGCGAAGAAGAACGTGAGGCAGAAAGTGCAGTAGAAAGTGAAGAGGAACGTGAAGCAGAAAGTGAAGAGGAACGTGAGGCAGAAAGTGCAGTAGAAAGCGGGGCAGAAAGTGAACAAGAACCTGAGGCAGAAAGCGAAGAAGAACGTGCAGCAGAAAGTGACGCAGAAAGTGAAGAGGAACGTGAAGTAGAAAGTGAAGAGGAACGTGAAGTAGAAAGTGACGCAGAAAGCGAAGAAGAACGTGAAGTAGAAAGTGACGCAGAAAGTGAAGAGGAACGTGAAGAAGAAAGTGACGCAGAAAGTGAAGAGGAACGTGAAGTAGAAAGTGAACAAGAAAGCGAGGCAGAAAGTTTCAATTATCTAATATCAAAAAGATTATCTCTTAGTAAAAATATAGTTAAAGAGAATAGTTTGAATTTAGGAAGTGTATCTAATTCAGGTAGTAGTGGTGATGACAAGACATTTCGTCGGAATGTTTCAAATCGGAATGTTTCAAAATCACCTAAATTTGAAGAATTAGAGTTTGAATCTAATAAAGAAAAATCAAAGGAAGTTCCAAGTTTTGAAGAATTAGAATTTGAATCTAATAAAGAAAATTCAAAGGAAGTTCCTAAAAAAAAAGAAAAGAATGAAATTGATGATCCTGTTAATTTTTTTGGAGGAGCGCAAACCGAGCATGTATTCATATACGATCATCATTCTAAAAAAACATTACAAAAAATATTGAAACACGATGTTGCTATTATTAGTGCAGATATCAAAGGTTATCATAGATATTTTGGTACAAATATTTGTTCATTAATGCCCCGTGACGGAGTAAAGTGTAGAGGTATTATGTGTATAGCAGATGAAAATGATATGGCTATAATAGAAAAAGAGTATGAGGGTTTTAAAAAGACAAATATTCTTATTTATGATGTACATGGTAATAAAGAAAAAGGAGTTACATTCATAAAATCAAACATTAAATGGGGTGTACCAAATATCGATTATTTAAAAAAAGTATACATTACAGTCAAGCAAGGATGGGATGAAGTTGATAGTCAAGAAAGACTATTTGTGTATAATAATGAATACCACTTAATGGGTGTATATGATGGAACAAAATATATAGATGAAGGCGTAGACACAGATATCACTAAGATAAGTTTAACTCATCCAAGTCCATTTTTAAAACGTCTACAAGATAAAGAACCAACATTGTTTATAAAAGAAGAGAGTCAGGCATTCTCTCAATATAGTAAGATATGTCCATCTAATCGCCGAAGATACCCTGTCATTTTATCAAAGGCAGAAAAGGATAGAATCGATAAGGAAGCCCCAGGGTCATATGATTCTGTAATTGAATATGGTACGGATCCTAAGAAAAAATATTACTACATATGCCCACGTTATTGGAATTTAAAAACAAATATGCCTGTAAACCCCGAAGACGTAGATCCATCCAAAATTATTGATGAAAAAACAAAGGAAGCTGATTTAACTAAAAAATACATTTTTGAATTTGCAACAAAGGCTCATGGACATCATGCATTAGCATCATTCTTAGATAAAAAATCGCATCCCAAGGGACACTTTATACCATGTTGTTTCAAAATGAACAAGCAAAATAAAATACCTAAATTACAATTAAAACGTGCAGAAGAAGCAGCAAAACATATGCGAAAACTAGAAGCTGAAAATAAAAATGGTGCAGCGAATGAAAATACAAATTCTGAAAAGGAAGAAAAGATTGCCGATTATATTCAAAATGGATTAAAATTTCCATTACCTAAGAGTAGAATCGGTGAATTAACCGCACCATTGGAATCTTTTTTTGGAGTATCTCATATTGATTATTATACGAATCCTAAAAAAAGAAAGATTAAATTAAACAAGTTATGCCTATTTCGCATGGGCGTTGAAAATAGCAATAACCAATCTTTCTTATCTGCAATTGCATACATATTTTTTAAGAATAAATCAATCAAAGAACCAACTATAAAAAGCATGAAACAATTGATTATTGATAATATTGGTCTAGATAATATACAGTTTTTCCACAATGGATCATTAGCGACTACATTTGCAAAACCAGATTATGATACACAGTCGATTGATAAGTACAATGATACAGAACTTTTCAAAAAAATGGGTGACACAAATGGATTTAAAAAAATAGTGAATGGTTACGAGAATTTCATAAAATATATTAATGATGATACAAACATAGATTATACTTACTTGTGGGATATTATATGTAGTGGTGTATTACATGTAAAAAATAGAACATTGAATATGATTATTTTGAATGAGACAATGGATGATGTGACACAAAACATTAATATTATATGCCCAACAACAGTACATTCTAATTTCTTATTTAATTTAAAACACAAATCATTTTTTATATATAAACGAGGCGATTACTACGAACCGATTATTGGTCAAACTGTGAATAAAAACATAATACAAGATCCTTTTTTCACAATGGAACAATTGCCATTTATGACAAAAATATTAGAAACAATTAACGCACATTTAGGTGAATGTAAAGGTGTTATTATTAATAAATATTATCGATTTGAAAAAAATATCTCTCTTGTAGAACTAATAGATATATTAGATGGTATGCCTGATTATAAAATTGTAACTCAGGTTATGAATTATGACGGCAAAATTATTGCGGCTATTGTTGAAAATAAACATCGTTTTTATGTTCCATGTGCACCAAGTAACTTGATGAATCTTCCTTATAAATTAATTAGTGACGATTATTGGAATAATTATCCAATTACTGTAAAATATTTAAAAAAATTGTACGTTGAATCACAAAAAAGAATACCTTGCTTACCGAAGTTTCGCGTGATTGATAGAGAGAAAATAATAGGTATTGTCACGATGACGAATCAATTTGTTATGTTGAAAAATCCTGAGAATCAGGATTATAATGATGATGGTTTAACCGATTTAAACGATACGCATTATATGCACTATGAAGATGAACAATATGATAATTATGACAAAATATTGAGCAATTCTGAATTAAAAGAAGAATATAATATTATTGATAAACTCAAATTGGAAACATATTTTTACAATGCATATTATAATACATTAAAGGTAGCTATTGGAGATATAACTAATTTGGATATTCGTAAAAGATTAGAAGATGTTATACATAACGATGAAATATATATGGACCAATTTTTGGAAATGAAATCTATTTTAGATCCATTAGTTGATAGTTTATTTACTTTTCAAAAATATACTAAGGATGTTCTAAAAGATATATCTGAGATCAATTTATGTAAAAAAGAGAAACACTCGTATTGTACGGATGATGGTAAATTAATCATACCTTCTAAAAATTTATACACAAAAGAGAATAATTCGAATGCATACTTGCGAAAATTTATTGATAATTTGTTGCGAAATCATCATATACAAGTTTCCATATTCAATGAAGCTCATAGTACAATTTATTATACAGATCAATACAATTTGACCGATAATGAACTATTGATATTAGAATCTATGTTGATTCCTTATATCGAATCATTAGGGCCTGTTGTAAAAAAAAATAAATATATCGAATTTCGGGCGATGGAAGATTTGACACCTCATGAAATATTTGAATTACTTGAACCACTACCACTAGAAGAAGATGAAGATATTACTTATTCTCAATATAATACAAATGTAGAGAATGAATCACCTGGCACATCTAAATCACCCGAAGCTGAAAGTCCTAAGGACGAGTCGCCCGAAGTTGAGACTCCTAAGGACGAGTCGCTTGAAGCTGAAAGTCCTAAGGACGAGTCACCCGAAGTTGAGACTCCTAAGGACGAGTCGCTTGAAGCTGAAAGTCCTAAGGACGAGTCACCCGAGTCTGAGACTCCTAAGAAAAGTTCACCTGCGAATGAATCCCCAGATGATGAATCTCCTGACAATGAATCACCAGAAGTCGAATCTCCTGATAAGTCTCATGACAATGAATTTCCTGAGAATGGGAGTCCTAAGGATGAGTCACCTGATATTGAAACACCAAATGCCAATTCATTGAAAATTAACTCTCCCGAAGTTGTATCGCCAGAAACTCCAAAACCAATTAAAAGTTTTATAACTAAAAAAATTCCATTAAATGTACCACCTGCATTCGTTCAAAGTGTGAAACCAGTTAAAAGTTTTATAACTAAAAAACCATTAAATATATCACCTGTTTCAGTTGAAACTCAAAAACCAATTAAAAGTTTTATAACTAAAAAAATTCCATTAAATGTACCACCTGTATTAGTTGAAAATCAAACTAAAAAAACGAATGCATCACCCAATTTATCTTTTAATTCAAATAAAGCATTAAGTTACAAATCAATGAATAGTAGTATTTCATCAAAATCTGATGTACCAGAAGATGAAAAACCTGAATCTGCTGAATCAAGTGAATCCGAAGATGAAAAACCTGAGTCTGATGAATCCGAAGATGAAAAACCTGCGTCGGATGAATCAAGTGAATCCGAAGATGAAAAACCTGATTCTGCTGAATCCGAAGATGAAAAACCTGAATCAAGTGAATCCGAAGATGAAAAACCTGAGTCTGCTGAATCAAGTGAATCCGAAGATGAAAAACCTGAGTCTGCTGAATCCGAAAATGAAGAATCCGCAGAAAATTTACCAAAACGTCATGTAACTCGCATGATAAAACATAACCGTAATTTTAAAGAAAAAACAACAAATATATGGAAAACTGAATTTCGTGAAGGTCGTCACAAATGTATACATAAAATGTATTTAACGAAAGTATGGGCAAAGTTCTTCAAAAAGGGATCAACTTCTGTTATACGATTCGGTACAGACAATATAAAGGATACACCTATACCTGAAAAAGAATGTAATTACTTTTTATTGAATATCATTTTAAAAGATTATGAAAACACAAATCGCAATTACGAAAAAAGAGATATAGACAGTATTATCATTTCGGGTTATAGAAAACATTTCAAAGAAGAAACTAAAACTACAATATTAAAAAAATGGATAAAAGAAAAATCGGACAATGTCATGGATGTGTATCGTGCAACAAATAAATTAAGAAAATTAGAAATGCATATACAAACAACCGAATACTTTATAACATTAATTGATATAATTATGTTTATGGCATCTTCTAAAATACCAATATTATTACTATATCAATCTAAAAAAACAAAAACATCAGATGGGATTAAATTATTTTACATGCAAGAAAGTGATTTTTACTATATCATTAAATTAAGAAATAACCGAATATTTATGTTGCATATGTGGTCTATTGCAAAAAATATGAGAAATAATGTTACTCAAATCAAATTCTACAAAGAAAATATGACGAGAGATTTACTTAATAAGCTTACCCACATAAGTACCGTTGGCGATTATTTTAAAAGTTCTTTATAATTATTTATAATTCGTCGTGATTATTTGTTATATTATATATTGATATATTACATGGACAAACTAAACAGAGTAGTCATAAACAACACAGGCGTACCTTGTAAAAAAAATACCGAACTTCCATTAATAGGAATATGTGTATCCTATAATTATTATGATACAATTCAATTTATGCTACCTGTAAACTATTTGCATTTTGATAAAATATATATAATAACACAAGATAACGATAGACAAACAATTGATTTTTGTTATAAATACGAAAATGTACAAATATTATATTACAATTTTAGTTCGAATAATTGTAAATTTGATAAATATGGTGCATTAAATTATGCCCAGGATATAGTATATAAAAATCACCCCAATAGCTGGTACTTAATAATTGATAGTGATATAATTTTACCAAATAATTTTATTGACATATTAATGAAGGAAAATTTAAATTCAGAATGTATATATGGTGCTATAAGAAACAATTGTTTAAAAACGTCTGAATTGTTAGATAAAACACAAATCGTAAATAATATAAATAATGTAAATTGGATATATAATAATATCATATATGTTAAAAATACACCACCATCTATTCTAGGATGTTTTCAATTATATAAAAAAAAATGTTTTCATCGTGGTAATATGAATAATGCTGGGTATGGTGATTATTATTTTGGACATGATAATTTTAAATTATTCTGTAATTTAGATAATGTTATATATTTTCATTTAGGCGAAACAGGTGTAAATTGGGATGGCAAAGTTGTAAATTTTATAGATGATATCAAAATAAGTTTGGAAGACATCTATTATACAGCAGTCAAATCATGCAATAATATTTATTATAATGAAAATTGTCAGGTAACAAAATATGGAAATAGCAAAAATATTGACGACGATATATGGACTTGTTCTGATAAAATGCGATATGAAATTTATGAATTTTTTAAAGATAATACATTTAAAATAGCAGAAATTGGTGCCCATAAGGGTTATTCCACTACGGTGTTAGCAAATATTTTTACAAAAGTGTATGCTATTGATAATAGTGTTGAATGGACTAATTTTAGTAAAAATTTGAATAAAGATACTGAAAATATAGAATATGTCATGTTAGATTTATATAATGATAATTGGGACATATTACCAGATGATATTGAAGTATCGTTTATTGACGCGGTTCATACTTATGAACATTGTAAAAGTGATACATTAAATTCTATAAAACGTTTCAAAAATTTGAAATATATTATATATGATGATTATGGCGTGTTTGATGGTGTCAAACGAATTGTGGATGAGTTAATTGCTAATAATACATTAGTATTTGAAAGATTCATTGGAATAAATGATATACCTGGACCAAATGGTATGGTATATAATGTGAATGAAGGTCTTATTTGCAGTGTTAATAAAAATCCTGTACAACCTGTTGTTGAAACTGTAACGCATGAGGAAATTCCTGTACAACCTGTCGTTGAAACTGTAAAGCATGAGGAAATTCCTGTACAACCTGTTGTTGAAACTATCAAGAACGATAAAATTCCTGTACAAAATAAAGTTAAACCAAATATATTTCGGATGAAATTATATTAATAGTTCACTATAAGCATATTCGTAAATATGTTTATCTTTACTTTACCAAAATTTGGATGTGTTTTATGATATGTATTTATAGATTCTCTTAATTGAAATACTATTAAACGTGCACACCATTCCGGCATGTTTAATGATTTATAATATTCAAAAACTTGCTTGTGAAATATTTCGTACAATTTTTCCAATGGTACATTCAAAAACACCTTCTTTTTATAGTAAATAAACATATCTCTCATCAATTCGTATTTACTATGAATGGACAATTTATTGTATCCCGCTGAAATAACATCCAGTAAAATATTATAAGAATATTTGTCGATGAATTTATCCAAGTCGAAATTAACAGTAAATAAATACCTTATCCCGGGTGGAATAATATACGTACTACTTAGCATTTGTAAATATATATTATACAGATTGTGCATGCTAAACGGTATATTTGTATAAGGATTTGTCGGCATCATTGGTAATAAAAAGTAATTTTCATGATAATAAATTTTCTCTTTTATTAATTTGAACATTTCAAAATAATCAAACTTGTATATCTTATTATTTTCTATAACAGTGATATGTCTTTTTTTTAATGGATCTCCGTATAAATTTTTATCATTGAAATGAGTTGCGTATATAAACTTTACACGCGTGACAAACCGAGATAATGTATTATGAATTGAGGAAACCCGTTGATATATTTCCTTATCATCTTTATATGTTAATAATTTAAATATATGCAATTTTTTTTGTTTTTGTAATACTAGTTGTACAAATAAAGAATACTTATTTTTCATCGGATATTCAAATTTATTAGGTGGTATATAGTCTGGATATAATAGGTGAATCAACCTATAAAAAGACATATAAATATATATCAATATTTATTTATATCATATGCGTATTCCAATTGATTTATTGCCACCCATAAAGAGTTTACCGGGTAGTTTTAGAATGAAGGATTGTTTTGTTTGCTGTTGGTGTGTATTTACAGATTGTTCAGTAGAGCAGAGGGCTGAAATAACTTCTGCGGCAAGAATAGGTCTTTGTAGGTATAAAGTTAAAAGTGCTTTACAAAAAGTGTATCCAGAGCATATTTGGCGCTGGGATGATTATGATAATGGCGGAGTCCCTAGAGATTTACGTATTGGACAGGCCGCATTAATTTTTTATGTAGTATCTCCAGAGACGAAAGATTATGATCAGTGTAACCATTATGCAATTTTAATGAATCAAGGAGGAGAATATTTTTTATACGACGCACAAAATATGGTCGTCGAGCCATTTGATTGTTTAACAAAAGAATATACTATATTAAATGCATATAGTGGCGAAAGTTTATTTGAAGGAAAACTTCCGCCTAGACGAATTAAATATTATTTATTATCTTCTTACCCCAACCCAGAAGCAGAGCAGCATCAAATATATTATAGCACAATACATTATTTAAGAAAGGCGAGAAAATTATTTAAAGAAGAATTTGTAGAAAATGACATTGAAGAATTGCGAGAAATAGGTAATTTTATTAATAAATTGAATGATATGAAGTTGGTTGGAAGAGACCAAACGGATGCAAGGCACGCATTGAATGATATATATACACGCCATTACAAATCATTGCTTGGATGGAGACCAGATGAATTAGTTACACTTAAAAAACGACTTTTCTTGAAAAATAAATAAAATATGATATTTAATTAAATATACAAACTAACGCGTAACTATGAATCCAATTCTAGATCTTTATAGCGGATTTCATGTGTCTTTGCAAGGGTAGTAGCACATTTTTTAAGCCAAGGTGTAATCCCGGTTAGCAAGGTACGTGTTTGTTGATAGGCATCTTTGAGTAAAAAGGCAATCTCGTAGTCCACATCTTCCCTATACTTGTCAGAAGTATGGGGCATAAATACATCGTGTCCCATTCCGAATTTCAGCACCATGTTCTCTGCGATTCGCGTAGCTTCTTCCAAATCTTTGGATGCACCTGATGAAATTGTCCCCAGGACAATCTCTTCCGCAACACGTCCACCCAGTAAAATCATCAAATCTACAAATAACTGCTCTCGCAATATCAACGGGCTGCCACCGGAAACAAACTGTGTAAATCCCAATGTCTTGGACGACCACAGGTGAATACATACTTTCACAAATGGTCGTTTTTTCATGTATCCAGTTAGAGCATGTCCCATCTCATGTACCGCCACCTGGTAGATTTCGGCTTCTGTTAAATTCACTTTGATAGATTGGTATCCACCCAAGATACGATTGCTGGATTGTTCCAAGTCTTCTTTTGTCACCAAGTTCCGGTTTTGTCTTAATGTGAACAATGTGGCCTCGTTCAACAGGTTCTCTAACTGTGCCGCCGAGAAACCCTGACTCATTTCCACCAAATCATCTATGGATACATTCAAGGGTTTACCCTTTTGGTGAATTTCCAAAATGCGGCGTCGTGTTGGGTCGTCGGGCATACCAACATATATCTGTTTGTCAATGCGGCCAGGACGAATTAAAGCAGGATCTAGCAAGTCAGCACGATTGGTAGCCCCAATGATAAAGACCCCGTCGGCAGACTCGAACCCATCAAGCTGTACCAACAATTCGTTCAGGGTTGTGTCTTGTTCTGCGTGTTGTGGAGTATCTGAACGCTTCTTTCCGATGGAGTCAATCTCGTCCATGAATATGATACAAGGGGTGTTATTTTTTGCAAGAGAAAATAACTCGCGAATACGCGCTGGACCGACACCGACATATTTCTCCTGGAACTGGGACCCCGACACAGCAATAAAGCCAACTTTAATTTCTCCACTAAAACACTTGGCTAATAATGTCTTTCCATTTCCCGGAGGTCCTTCGAGCAACAACCCGCGCGGAACCCGTACATTATATTGTGAATACTTTTTTGGATTTGTCAAGAGGTCAGCGCATTGCATCAATTCTTCCTTGATAAGGTCATACCCTCCCACTTCTGCAAAGGTAGATTTACTATGAATCACTTTAAATTGGTCTGATTTTGTTTTTGCGTCATCCTCAACATCGTCTCTCATATCATCATCTTCTTCTTTGAGAGCATGAAAAAATAGCTCTGGATCCGTAATGATACGAATACCGGTCAAACTTTCAATAGTTTTACTTTTCTGATCTAACAAGTCCTTCAATACTCTCTTGTGTCGGTTGATTTGGTCGTCAATTTTCCGCAGATTTTCCTTGTCTCTCGGGTTGTCAGTGTATTGTAAAAACATACGATTTGGACGTATCGGAGCAGGCAAGAAGGCGTGAATTTGGGTAAATAAAAGAAACATTAGGCGCATTATTCTATTCTTATAGAAGTATTTATATACTATTCATTTTCTATTTTTACATGTTATTTTTTTAGATAGATTATAAAAATTTGTTGCACTATTATAACGAATCATGTATTTTTCTTTTTTTCTAATACATGTATCTTGATCACTTTTGCAAAAAGCAGAATCATAACGAATCATATTGCCTATTTGCTCTAACATACTAAGTATATATCCAACTTTTCCAATAGAAAATACTGCTTTTTTTTTATTTATTCCACAAAATCCTGGTGATAATGTTGGGTATTTTGAAGGGTGATCCTTATTTGCCTGCAATATACGAACTATGTGAATTACAGTAGGGGAACAAGTGTAACTTTCTGCACGAAATACCAATGATTCTGAAATTTTCATCATTGTACCTAATATTTCATTTTTACTAGGTGTCACGTTTGTCAATATTTTCTCTTTAATATTTTTCATTGATTTTTCTGCCTCATTTACTAATTCGTAATATATTTGCCTCGCGTGTTCATAGTCATACGACATGTATCTTTCAACCAGTTCTTTCGCTTTATTTTGCCAAGTATGATCATTTAAAATATTATTTACTTCATCGAATTCAAAAAATGATGGGAAATATTTTTTAATAATAGAGAAATCAAACTCATTGATTATTTTTATATTTGTACTATTCGTCGATGTAACATAATTTCTCAATATACTTGCGCCTGCATAAGGTAACATTTTATATAAATGTTCTTTGCTAAAATTTATGGTATCTAAATAAAAAATATCCTTGTATTTAGATTGCTTATTTGGATTAGGTATAGTTATCATATCTGCATACGTTTCTATATCCAATTCTAAGCTACTTATTCCTAAAAAAATAAGAAATGTATCTTCAAAAACCGATACTACATATGATAAACCATTTACATTTTTGAAACTCGAATATTGTATACCGATATCAATATCAGAGTGTGGTCTTATACTTCCAAATATACCCATTTTGAAATATTTCAATTCGTCTATTATATCTGGACGAAATTCTTTTTTATTTGAATATATCTCGTCAAACAAATTTTGATTACTCATAATTAATGTTGAGTATATCAGCAATTGATAAAACAAATATGTTCTCAACATCCATATTTTGTATTGTACTGGCATCTTATAATTGGTAATTTCATGATAATTAAACTCTTTTATACTTTTTTTTTTAATAAAAAATAATATTTTATCTACTATGTGTTGTATTGTTTGCTTCATATGTTCGTAATTTATTTCTGTTTTCAATTCAATCTCGAATGTTGATTCTATTTTATATAATTTAGTAAACTGAGTAATATCTTTTTTACATCTTGTTTTGATACTAGATATTTCAAATACCGGATACACATCTTTGTTTACTATTTTTCGTGTTTTTACCATATATTATACAATATATTAAATGTCAATCATATATTTGTTGTCTATTTCTTTATCAACTAAGAGATCTTCCAAATTATGTTTGATTTTCAACTTTTCAATTGTACAATCATCTGTCGCATCTGCCTTCATCATATCAAATAGATCGGGCTCCTCTTCTTCAAATGTTGCAGATTCTTTTTGCATCTTTTGCATATCTACTGTATTCAAATATACCGAGAATGAACCTGTTCCAAAATATCCTGGTTGTCCGCACATAATATTCGCAGATACACCTCGCATTTCATCCATCTCTCCATGACGCGCTGCTTTCAAGAACATCTCAGATGTTTCTTCAAATGACGCCTTTGCGATTGGTCCGATATTATCGTTATTAATACCATGTCGGAATATTGACACGAGCTTCTTATTACATGTCATCCTATCGCACAACAAACCAATATGATGGTAATTGATGTACCCACCGTCAAACTCCATCACGTCACATACTTCTTTGAATAAGCACTTGCGAGCGGCTTCAATGCCAAGATGCTCCTGCATCTCTATAATATTATTTGAATATGTTCGGTATGCATCAATGTAATCTAAACTCAATATGTGTTGCAAATTAGAACCAAGTGTGTCCAATACACAAATGTCCTTCTTATCATAATCACCAGTTTCTTCATTATAAGATAAATAGTTATGCATTTTACGCAATGATACATTCTCAATATTGTTAATGCCTCTAAGTACAACATTGTTCAACAAATTTTCCTGGAAACTCTTTATCATATAAATATTGTCTTCTTCATCCAATCCCGCTGGCTTTTGCTTTGTTGCCTTCAAATTGATCAAACGTATGCGGAATATAATTTCCTCATCATTCAAATCATTGTAGAAACAACTAATGTTCTCAGCATATACAGCCTTTAATGCGTAGTGTATTTCTTCTAGTGTAATATTATTATCAAGCAATATAGATTTGTCTAATGTTAATCGTAGAATCCATTTATTCGTACATACTTCTTCTGGTTTACCTTCATCAAATGCATCATCTATAATACCCATAAACTCTTTATAATCTTCCATAATCTTCAAATCACTTGTAACCAACGTGTTCATGTCATCTGGATCATAATAAATTTCTGCCGTTTGTACAATATTCTTTAATCGTGTATGTTCAATGCGCGATATCATTTCAAATGCCTTATCCATATTCGTTTCATCTTCATGTTTCAAATGAATGGTCAGTGATGGATTTTTCAAGTTATCGGTTAAAGCCAGGATTTCTTCCATACGAGGAACTCCGCGAGTTACGTTTGACTTATCACCGACACCGGCATAATGGAATGTATTCAATGTCATCTGTGTAGTAGGTTCACCAATGGATTGTGCTGCAATAAGTCCAACCATTTCACCCGAGTTTACGATTCCAACCTTGTACATAAGTACTATCTTTTCTAGTAGAAACATGATTGCTTCTTTATTGTATCGGTGTACTTGAAGTAACTGGTATGGATTTAGGTAGTAGTAATAAGCCGCTTTGAACATAGCACATGGACTGTAAATAGACTCCAACATCTCATAATAGTAATCAATAAGCTTGTATGTATCAATCGGAGTGATATCACACAAATTAATAGAGGTTATACCAAATTGGTGTTTAATGTTATTAATGATCTTTTCAAATGATAATGGTAAATATATAGTACTTTCTTGCTTGAACTCGGTTACATTTTCAATATAGTCATTACGTACTTTGACCATATATTCGATATCATTCTTTACACGTTGTTTTAATTCACGCACTTGTTGATCAAATATGGTTACTGCACCCGGAGTATAATATAGTTTAATTTCCTTCTTTTTGTAATCGTAATTGTAATATTCATATATCTGTGATAATGATTTGGTTAATACATCAAAGTTTGAATTTTCAATATGTATTGTATCAAAGTTAGTGCCTCCATAAGAGAATTGTATGATTTTTTGTTTATTATTTCTAACTGTTCGGTCGTATGCAACATATTCGTCTTCCATTGATTTGATGAGACGACGTTGGATGTAACCAGTCTGACTTGTTTTTACAGCGGTATCAATCAAACCAGTGCGTCCACCCTGTGCATGGTGGAATAGTTCTTCTGGTGTAAGACCACTAATAAATGAATTCTCGACGAATCCTCTTGCCAATGGGCTATCATCAAATTGCTTGAAATGAGGCAATGTGCGATTGAGATAACTGTAAGGAATTCGCTTATTATCTACGTTTTGTTGTCCCAAACAAGCTGTCATTTGTGCAATGTTGAGTGTATTACCTTTTGAACCCGATGTAACAATTGTAACAAACCTATTCGACTTGCTCAAACTCTCGATACCGATTTTACCAGCTTCTGATGATGCCTTATTCAAAATATTATTGACTTGTGTTTCAAAATATTCGTTATTTGGTCTACCTGATTTATTTTCCATAATACCCAAATGTACTTGATCTATTAGGTTTGCAACTTCCTTCTTTTTATCTAGAATAACCTGGTTAATACGAGTTGTAGTTTCCGTATTTGAAATGAGATCACTCATACCAACACTAAAACCAGTCGTCTTCATGTACTCAGTTACAATCGCCTGCAAATTATCTATAAAGTATTGACTTTCAGTAACAGAGAAATCGCTCTTAATCCGTTGTATCAAACCTCTTCCGCCACCAAGTGTATCCTTTTCTAATTGACCACGTATCATTTTACCATTTTGTATTTCCAAAACACGATTGGATGTCTCAAACACATCTGAACTTTTAAATAAGTTCGTCTTGTACTTTAAACTAAGTGGAGGTAATATGGATGATAGTATTTCATGTGACGTATATTCCTCCTTGTCATTTTCGAAAAACGTTGGATCTACACGCACGCATTTTGCCAAGAGATTCATCGCCTCTTTTTTACCGAATACTACGTTTTCTCTTGTCAACAAATAACTACCAAGCAATGAATCTTGGAATATACCAATAATACTCTTGTTGTTCGCAGGACTGATGATTTGATATTTAATAGCAGCCAAATGTTTCAGCTCCATTTCAGCCTCATCGTTTTGCGGCATATGCATATTCATTTCATCACCATCAAAATCTGCATTATATGGTTTTGTATCTGCAACATTCATTCTGAATGTATCACCCTTAGGCATGACCCTGACAATATGTGCCATCATGGACATCCTGTGAAGTGTTGGTTGACGGTTAAACAATACATAATCACCATTCAACATGTGACGATGTACGGTATCGCCTACTTCAAGTGTAATATTCTCTCTATCTACATATCGCAATGAAATATTATTCTTATTCGCCTTTTCTAGTATTTTTGCACCTGGATATACGTCTGGTCCATTCTTTACCAAATAGGTTAAATAATTAATATTAGTTTCATTTACATAAACTGGCTTCGTAATATTCATTGCAATTTTCATAGGAACTCCTAATTCAGTAATAGACAATTCTGGGTCTGGTGTGATTACGGAACGTGCGCTGTAATCTACACGCTTGCCCATCAAATTGCCACGAACACGTCCTGTCTTTCCCTTGTGGCGCTCTGTAATGGATTTAAGCGCGCGTCCAGAACGCTGCTTTACTGGGTCTGCACCTGGAATAGTATTATCTACAATCGTTGCAATGTAGTACTGCAATACAGATGTCCAGTCATCTATGATCTTAGAATTGGTCCCCTTTTGAGCCATCTTTTCTTTCAGAGTATTATTATATTTAATAATATTTATAATAATATGTGTTAAATCGTCTTCGCTGCGCTGTTGTGCGTCATGCTTTACAGATGGTCGTACACTTGGAGGAGGAACCGCAAACGTTTGACAAATCATCCAATCTGGGCGAGACCACAAACTGGAAAATCCCATAAAATCCACATCTTCATCGCTAATCTTTTTAAATATTTTAAGAGCAATTTCTGGTGTAATTTTTAGTGTCATTGATTCGCCCTGTGTGCCGGGCCATTCAGCAATCAGTGTCGCAAAACTTTCCTTTTTAATCTTTTCAGGTTGAAGACAATCACAACCATTCACACTTGAATCGCCGCATCGTTTGACTTTACTGGCAAGCTCAAACACATTGTCCCAACGATCACTTGCCGAATATTTTAATAGATTCATATGCATTTCTTTATCTATGAGGAGCTTGCTGCATTTGATACAAACGCATTTCAAGATTTTGATGATTGTTGGTAAATATTGAATGTAAAATACAGGGCGAGCAAGATCAATGTGTCCGAAATATCCAGGACAATCAATATAGTTCTGTCCATCAGTAGGACATATCAAACCAGGTTCTAATATACCCATCCTGGTATCAAATAAACCTCCGACCTTGGGTTTGATACCAGTATAAGTTTCTTTATTCGTAATTTCAGCAACTGACATTCTCTTTATTTCTTCGGGACTTAATATGCTAAACTGAATGCCGATAATTTTAGATGCGATTTTCTGTTTTGAGTCCATCTGTTTAATTTATAATTATATTTTTATATTCATTCAATTTTATTAAATGTTCAAATCATCACTAAAAATCGTAATCTGACGTTTCTGAAATACCCAAATAATTATCACACGCTATTTCTAATTTTATATTCAACATATCATTGAAATTAACCAAATTACTACATATTTGTTTTACTTCTTCTTTACACCCCAGTACTAATTTTTCATGTAATTCATCAAATGCTCTAATAATGTAAGCTGGATAGTTTGGTTCACCAATGCTATCTTTCTGTTTTTTCATTTCACTTAATATGTATTGAAATGGTGTGTTATAATCAGTACCCTTACCAAAATTTGTATTATCATTCTTAATATAACAAAAATAATTATAGATTGCTTCGTGATTTTCAGAAAAATGTATCATCATTGCCTTTTTAATTTCTTTTCTGATTTCAATATCCATATCTTTATCCCATTCCCAATCTAATTTTTCATAATTTTTCAGTTTTAATACAAAAATGTATGTATTTATTTTCTTATTATTATATTTATTACAATCTTTGTCAGATTTTGGGTTATATATTAAAAATCTTTCCAATAACGCAGTGATCATAGTATCCCAAAAATTCAATTGATTTAAGTCCGAAGAAAGAATAATATGTGTTATATTTTTTGAGTCATTGCCTATTAAATCAAAATTATTATTAGATATAGTAAAATCATTTGATGATGACTTTAATTTCATATTTTTTTGAATATTCCATATACTTTTTACTTCAACTCCATCTAACAAATCATTAATGATAGTATCTACATTTTTGGTCGTTTCGAATAAAATACATTCTTTACTATTCGTTTTAAAAAAATCTGTAATGTTGTATATTTCTACTGGCGAAATATCACAGAAATTTTTATTTTTATACAATGTTATCATATATACAAGTATAACTGTTTCGTATACATTGAGTAAATCTAAATCATTACCTATAATACATTTTTGAATTTTTTTCATAGCATCTTTTATTTTTATAAAATAACCTTTGTAATTAGAGTTATCTGATAAATTACATAATGGAATAACATCAAGTTTACTATTTTCATTCAAATATTCATAAAATTCTGATGGATACATTACTTTAATTTGTAGTCTTGATAATATACTCAATTTTGTTGCTAATTCTGATTTTTCAAAATCAACATTATCATATCTTTTATCAACAATACCTGATATAAATTTAAAATAGTATACTGCGCGTTTTATACAATGGTACCCCCAATCAATATTTTCTGTTTCATTTTGTTTATTCAATGTAAAATCTGGTTGTGTTATATGTAGATCAATTAATTCCATTATCTTTTTTTTATCAATATTATCAATGATTGTGTTTAATCTTATAGTATTTATTATTTTTGGAAAATATCCAATATACCCGCAATTACTAAATAATTTATGTATTTTATCATTATTTTCTTCTAATGCAATATAATTTTTACATTTTGCTCGTGTCAATGCAACATGTAAATGCGAATCATATACCAATCCATACTTTTTATCGCTACATAATTTAAGAGTTCTCTCAGTTACTTGTAATATAAAAACAACTTCTCTTCCATCTCCTTTTGATGTTCTTATAGACATAATTCTAGATGCATTAATAGATTCTGCTGTATTTATACAAGTACCTTCTGTGTGTTTATGATGGTATGCGTATTGAGTGTATTGGTCGTGCTGATAATTCTTCCAATATGTATTATTTATTTTTTTTATGTATTTTTGGTCATTAAATTTTTGAATCCAATATTCTGTCAATTTAGTATGCAATTCTGACGCAACTGCGTTATTTTTCATAATAGGAAATATAAACATGAAATTTTCAGGAGTATAATTATTGAGTTTTACTTCATAATCAACTTTTTCAATTATATTTTTAACATATACATATTTTTTTTCAAGATTTTTTTCATTCACATAAATAGTTTCTGCTTTGAAACATTCAATAGTTGGTTCTACCAATTCTTCTTCTTGATTATATATTTCAGGCAACCCATATTTATTAAAATTAATTACTCTATTAATTTCTTGTCTCATTCCGGGTACTTTAATACGACGGTTAATATTAATAGGTTCATGATATATATAATTAATAGTATTGATCAATCCTTCATCGTTTATTATAGTTGTCATACAATTCTCTTCATATTGAAGAGTTTGTAATTTATCACCAACCATATGAATATCGCAATTTGTTGTCAACATCAATTTTGCCATAGCATCTAAATACAATTTGGGTAGATCTTGTGCTTCATCAAGCCATAAATCAGTTTGCTTATTCAACGTAACATACTGTCCTCCAAAATTCATAGCTCCATTATATACTTTCGTCAAGCCATTTTTTTTTATATTCAGTAGTATTCCTTCAAAATAATTATCACTATTAGAAGATCCGGATAAATTATAGATAAAAGAATCAATTGTACCAATAATAACCTTGCATTCTCTCTTGGTTATTTTGTGAGTATATTTGATTACATAATGTGCGGATGTATTATCTTCTATTTTTTCTGTCAAATTTTCAATATGATATTCTTGACGTTCTGATTGATCAATCAATTCTTTATATATTACATTTTTAGCAGAATGCTGTTTTGTTGTAATAATGAAGTCAGTTTTATCAACATTTTCAGCGATAGATTTCCATATACCGTATGTTTTCCCATTTCCTGCGCCTAATTGATGAATATGCAAATTGCATTTGATTACATTATCATCGGCCCAATTATCCCAAATATTTTCTGGTTTACTCTTCAAAATGTTTACAACTTCTTCAATAGTAATAAACATTTTTAATTCAATCATTTTACATTTAATTTTTTTAAGTTCAATCTTGAATACTTTTCCATCAATCTCAAGTAAAATGAAATTATATGTTGTTACAAAGGATTTATATTTCCAATCATCTTTGAATATAATCAAATAATTGCCAGTTGATAATTCTTCATAATCAATACCCCCATTACCATCTACTAGCCAAATAATTTCCTTACCAAAAAGATTCCAGTCATTAAATCTTTTTGTAATTTCTTCTGGTGATATAAAAGAATGTTGGATTTCACATGTTCTATTATTGTTTAATAAGACGTCTGCTCTACGACAAGTTTCTTTTGAGTTGCGCGAACATACAAATTTAATTTCAGTCATTTCTTTTGGAAAATAAGCTTCCATTTTATTGTGCCATATACCAGGCATTACTATATATATTGTAATATCTTTATATATTACTATATCTTTATAGTACTATTGCGGGATAATTGTCATATAATTCTTGGAAATAATATATTATTATAAAATAATGTCTAAACGTCCTCCTCCAAATGAAGAAGGAACTAATAAAAGAACAAAACATGACACACCATATGACGAGATGAAGAAGGCAGTAGACGATTTATTTTTAATATATGATGGAATTTTTTTACATAAAATACAGTATTTAAAGGATCTTTTACAAAACCCCGAAAATGTAAAGGAGGCAAGAAAGGAATATTCTACCCATTTAAAATTCATCGTCGCCATGACAGAAGCGAAACGTTTTGAATATAGTAGAAAGTACCAGGATTCGTTAGGTGCATGTGCGGATGATGCGAATTATTTCAATAATTTATCATTCTTAGAAAAGGAAACTATTATTAGACGTTTGGAGGATATTAAGAAAAATGATTCTAAAAAACCATACATCATACAAATATTTGAATCGAATATGCCTGATAAATTTAAATTAGTTTGTTTGAATAAAGTTGGTCAATTGAAACACGATCATAATCAGAAGATGACGACGTGGATTGATGCGTGTTTGAAATTACCTTTTCAAAACACCACGAATTTACCCGTATCTCTCAGTGATGGTTTAGAACGTTGTCAGGCTTACATGAGAGAATGTGAAAAGATACTGAATGAATGTGTCTATGGTATGACGGATGCAAAAAAACAATTGATGCAATTAGTGGGTAAATGGATAACAAACCCAAATTCAATTGGTACTGCAATTGGTTTGAAAGGCCCCATGGGTGTAGGGAAAACTACTCTTGTTAAAAAAGGTATTAGCAAACTTTTAAATAGGCATTTTGCGTTCATTTCTCTTGGAGGTGCAATGGATGGGGCGACATTGAAGGGTCATTCTTACACATATGAGGGAGGTACTTATGGTAAAATTGCAGACATTTTAATACAAAGCAGAACAAACAATCCAATCATATTTTTTGATGAACTAGACAAAGTAAGTCAAACAGACAAGGGTCAAGAAATTGTAGGCGTATTAACGCATTTGACAGATACGACACAGAATGACCAATTTCATGATGATTATTTTTCTGAAATTGATTTAGATTTAAGTAAGGCCTTAATTATATGCAGTTATAATGACGAATCTATGATTAATCCTATTTTAAAAGATCGCATGTACACGATTGATATACCAGGCTATTCTACTAGCGATAAAATTTGTATTTCTAAAACACATTTAATTCCTGAAATTGAAAAAGATATTGGTCTCTCTCCCGGTCTGTTTACGATAAAGGATACTACGCTTAAATATTTAATAGATAAAACAAAAAATGAAGATGGAGTACGAAATCTAAAACGAAATCTCGAAACAATATATAGTAAATTAAATTTGTTTCGTATATTAAAAGAAACAACGATATTCAATGACATGATTGAAGTAACTACTCCATTTGAAATTAATGAATTAGTAATTAACTCATTAATCAAAATATCTATCCCAAAACATAACCCAATGTATATCTAACGCTTACGATTTCCTCCACGTATTATAATTAATCCAGCATCATTCGGACTTGGGCATAAACAACCGGTTGATGTACTGTACGGCGTAGGGCAACAGTTTGGACGAAATGTTGCATCAGCAAATATGTCTAGACTATCTCTCGGGTAAGTGACTATGTGTTTACTGGGAAGAGAATTTTCAAAGCCGATACAATTTGCTTGATTTAACATGTAAACTATAACTACTAATAATAATATATATAAAACATACATATAATTCTAAAAGATTTTTATTTATATAAGATCTCTATAATGTATTTAATATCTTCGACTGAGACAGTATTTAACTCTGTATAATTCATACCACTTTTTTTTGAAAATGCAATGTATATATCTATCTTATAGTCGATAGTTTTATTTATAAGCTCATTGTATTCGTCTTCTGTAATTAAACCAAGCATCTTAAATGCTTCAAGTATTTTATTATAAACAATTGCAATTTCATCATCATTGGGAACATATGGTGTATCGACTGGATAGTATATTTCGGGTAGAGTTGTATCAGTCTCTTCATATGTATCGGATGTAATGGGTGTATCATCGGTTTTTTTAGTTTTTAAACTATTTACACATTTTTCAAAATTATCATACGTTGATCCTAATGCAGTTTCTTGTGGCTTTTTATTAATAAATCCAGAGAAAAACATGTATTTAGGTACACATTTGCTTGATGCCCAGGATGTTTTACTTTCTAAAAGATCCGTTCGTATATACTTGACAATTATAATACAAATGTACGCTATTATAATAGCAGTTGGAACTATGTAATCAAAGATATAATCATCATTACTATATTTATATATTTTACTTAATTTATCAATTAATGATTTATTCATTATACATTGTTAATACAATTTTTAAAATTATCTATTGCACTATCTCTATCTGTCGAGAACGATTTTATTAACATGAATAATGGATTACACTTTAAATTTACCCAGTCTTTTTTCATAACTGCCATATTTTGCACATATCTGCACAAATATATCATAGCGAATAACATAGTAGTTACTACTATAAATAGTGTCCAGTCATCGTTCATATTATATATATAGTTTTTATATAGAGACATTATACTATATTTATACATGGCTCTCATGCAAACTTATTACAACCTACTTGACGGTTATCATTCGAAATATGGAACGAATACATTTCTACTCATGCAAGTTGGTAGTTTTTTTGAGGTTTATTCACAAACAGAAAATGGTACTAATATCATGTCGTTTAGTCAATTATGTGATTTGAAAATTGCAAACAAGAATGACGGATATATGGCCGGGTTTAGAGATTATATGATAGAAAAATATCTTTCTAAAATAAATGAGGCAGGCTATACATCAGTTATATATGTACAGGAAGAGGTTGATGGACTCATTCAACGTAAGGAAAGTGCGGTTTATAGTCCTGGAACTACATTTTTAGATGATGATGTAAAGTTATCTAATAACGTTACATGTATTTGGATACATAAAACTCGTAAGGACATCATATTTGGTTTGTCTAATTTAGATATTTTTACAGGAAAAATAAATTTATATGAATATCAACAAGTATATTATCATAACCCAACTACTTATGATAATATAGAGAATTTCATGTCTATTTACAAGCCAATTGAATTAATTTTCATTTATAATGTAGAAGATTCTTTAATTGATCATATTTTGCATTATTTGAAAACATCTAGTAAAAAGGTAACCAAGATATCCTTAATCAACGAGAATCACTTTAAAACACAGGCGCTCAAATGTGAAAATCAAGTGTACCAGAATGAACTCATACGCACATTTTACCCTAATACAATGAATCATCTACTTGATAAAACAATTGCCTATCAAGCATTATGTTTTTTGCTAAATTATGTTTCACAACATAACGCAAATTTGACACAAAGGTTGAAAGAACCACATGTTGATACGCAAGATGTATTGGTACTTGCGAATCATTCTTTAAAACAACTGAATATTTTGGATGGAGATTATAGTGGTGAATTTTCTAGTGTATTAAAATTGCTAAATATTTGCAAAACTAGAATCGGACAACGAGAAATGGAACGCATTATTCTAAAACCAACGCGTAATATTAAAATATTACAAGATTCGTATGATATGATTGAACACACGCTAATGCAAAAATATTCATGGTCTAATTTGAACCAAATAAAAGATATTGAAAAGATTATTCGAAAAATGTTTCTAGCAAGAGCAACTCCGTTGGATTACTATTATTTATATGATTCGTGCAATATCGTGAAAGATATTATAAATGGGTGTGATGCACGGGTAATTGAATACGTTCATGCAGAAAGTACATTGGGTGAAATAGAACGAATACAATCATCTATTTTATTGTGTTTGAACTTAGATATATGTAAAAATATAAATTCATTGCAATTTGACAAATTTGAAACACATGAAATGATTGTAAAAGGTTATAATATAGAATTAGATACCATTATAGAGACAACTCGAAATTGTCAGACTAAAATTAATGATATTGTGAATTATCTAAATGAATTGTATTCATCATTTGATAAAAAAACAAAGGATGCAGTAAAAATTCACGAAACGAGTACATTAACATTTCTGATAACAAAAAAACGTAAACTTGCATTAGAGAAGAAGATTAACGAGCTTCCTAATAAAGTAATCACTCTGTCTAACTTCACATTTGACCTATCTAAAATTAAATACAAGGACAACAATAATAATGTTGAAATATTTTCCAAGGAAATTGTAGATATCATACAGAAGATTGACTCATCTAAGAGCGCATTTTTTAAGAAAATAACAGAAGTTTATCTCACTGTACATAAATCATTGTCTATTCTCTCATACGACTCCCTTATATTTTCTATCCAACAATTGGATACATTAAATGCAAAATGCGAACTTGCTAGAAAATATAATTATTCAAAGCCTCTCATTGATCCGAGAGATAGTTCTTATGTATCTATCAAGGGAATGCGACACCCATTAATCGAACACATCGAAAAAAATGAATTGTATGTTACGAATGACATCAATATTGGGGAGAATGACAAAGGTATTCTTTTGTTTGGTACAAACGCTGTTGGTAAAACAAGTTTAATCAAAGCGATTGGTATATGTGTTGTTATGGCGCAAGCAGGGTTGTATGTCCCATGTAAGTCCATGACATATTCTCCATATGAATATATTTTTACTCGTATTATCGGAAATGATAATATATTTAAAGGTCTTTCTACGTTTGGAGTTGAAATGAGTGAATTAAGAGTTATATTAAACAATTGTAATAAAAATAGTTTAATATTAGGTGATGAATTATGCTCTGGTACCGAAATTGATTCGGCGTTAAGTATATTTATTTCTGGACTAGAAACAATGTACCGTAATAATAGTTCGTTTATATTTGCTACACACTTTCATCAAATACAGCATTATGATGAAATTAAACAAATGGATAAAATCATACTGAAACATTTAAAGGTACAATACAACCGTGAAACAAATTCATTAGTATATGATCGTAAACTGGCAGATGGTGCCGGGGAAAGTATATATGGTCTAGAAGTATGCAAGTCACTTGATATGCCTGAACAATTTATAGAACGCGCCTATGAAATCAGAAATAAAGATTGCGTTTTGAATTTAAATGTATCTAAATACAATAAGAATAAGATCAAAGGTATATGTGAATTTTGTAAGAAGACACTTGGTTCTGAAATACATCATTTACAATATCAGAAAAATGCGAATGAAAATGATTACATAGAACATTTTCATAAAAATCATACCGCAAATTTAGCAAGTATATGTGAAAGCTGTCATGACAAGATACATTCAATGGGACTTGTTTATGAAAAGAAGAAGACATTTGATGGTTACAATTTAATATTGAGATAATGTATGAGTGCTCCTGTTACAGTAAATAATAAACCAGTAAATACTAAAAATACTAAACCAGTAAATACTAAACCACCCATTCCTGTAACTGTTGCAGTAAGAAATACTTCTTTCGATCCTAGAATACCCACTACAAATACTACTGGATTACCAATTTATCCTGGTACAGAAGTAACAGCAACACCAGCTGCACCAGGAGCACCAGCTGCACCAGGAGCACCAGCTGCACCAGCTGCACCAAAAAAATCCCTAACGAGTCGCTTCTGGAATCTAATAGGTTTGGGTAAAAAAACTAAAAAAAATAAAATTGATGAAAAACCAAAATGTATTAAACCTACTCCTGCACAAATACAAATAAAAAAGAAAAAAATGTGCTTTAAATTGATTCAAAAATTAGAAGTTGTAAAATTAGTAAATTCTTTGAATAAATTGAAAAATAACATTATTGATATAGATAAAAAATTGTTAGTAATCAAATATAAAGGTTCAAACAAAAAAAAGTCTACAAAGAAAGACACATCTAGATGTGATTCAGATGATGTTTCTTTTACACAAATTAAAAAAAAAATTATATATTCTATTAATGTTTTAGAATCTGCAATTAAAAAAATGAAGAAATTAGAAATACCAGTTGAAAATAATGATGAATGCGATGAATCAAAACCTTTGAATAAACCCAATGGTTTGAATAATTCTAACCCGAAAAATGGAATAAATAAAACGAATACTTTAAAAAAATCTAATACAAATAATACTTTGAAAAAAAATCAACCACCAGAAGGTAAAGTCGGTGGTTCATCTACGAATGATATATGTGAAGATTATGTTGAATTTATAAGTAATATAGGTGATATTATATCTGAAATAGATGTTATATTAAAATCCAAAGATGAAATAGTTGTAGAGAATGAATGTATGGTGAGTGAAATTATATTTGACAAATTTCAAACATCTAAATCCAGTTTTGAACAGGTTAATGAAAAATTGAAAAAGGATCAACGTGTATCTAGATTATTAGGAAATGGATCATTATTGGCACCAAAAAATGGGACACGTAACAAAGTTAACTAGAAAAGAGGTATTTGATACCATATATTTAGAATGCAAAGTTAAAATAGAGGATAATAAGGTAATTGAAGGCGGCAAACGATTGTCTAGTACAAAATTAAAAATACTAAACGAAATATACAAACAATCGGGGTATACTACATGTAATCCTTATTGTTTGAAAAATTGATTTAAATTTATTTATATATTTATATACAAAAATGCTTATCCCAGTGAAATGTTTTACATGCGGGACAGTGATTGGTGACAAGTACTTATTTTATCAAAAACGAGTATATGAGATAAAGATTGAACGCAAGATTAATCCAGAAGTGATTCAATACCTGGATGAATCACGTATAGATAAAACAGTTGAAGGTGAAGTATTAGATTTTCTGAAATTAACAAAAATGTGTTGTCGCAGACATATGCTTACCCACGTAAATATATTTTAGTATAGTATATGAGAATAAAAACTAGATCCAGAAATAAAAAGGCACGAAAAACTAGAAAAAGAAAAACATTTAGAGGAGGAATTAGTATTCCGTTTTCGGGAGTAGGTAGTTTATTATCTGATTTTAGCAATTCTATTAGTAGTATGATGGGATCATTTAATGTCATACCATCTGGTTATAATCCACCCGATACACCTAATTTGTCTAAACAATTTTTAAATCCTACTAATCCATCAATTAACCCAATATATAAATCTTTTTAATTTCTTGTATAAATATATAATGGCGAAATGTAAAACAAAGTTTGATTTAACAAAATTGTGCACTCCTTCTACAATTTATTTTGTAGTCTCTTTACTTGGTTTAGTTATTCTAGGTGTTTCAAATTTAGGAAATGAAGATCGTTTATGCGTAGGCGGATATAATTGCAAAGTTCAAAGCAACACCATTTTATTTGTATTGAACGCAGTTTATATTCTATTCTGGACCTTTATTCTTGATTTAATGTGCAAGAATGGCTATTCATCATTGTCGTGGTTCATACTACTTTTACCATTCATTATATATTTTATAATATTAGCAATGTTACTTGTAAAATCGTAATTATATATTTATTATTTTTATCTAAAAAAATAATAATTATAAGTATAATGAGTGACGAAGAACACTTTAAAATGATAGACACTTATTTCCAAGATAATAGTTTAGTAAATCATCATATTAGTTCAGTAAACAACTTTTATAACAATGACATACCCAAGGTGTTCAGAGACATGAACCCAATCAAATATTACAGTGAATATAATGAACAATTAAAAAAATACAGATATGAGACACATATATACATTGGTGGTAAAAACGTTGATAAAATTTATTACGGTAAACCAGTTATATTTGATGAAAGTAATAAACATTATATGTTTCCCAATGAAGCACGTTTAAGAAATATGACCTACGGAGTTTCGATACATTATGATGTAGAAATTGAATTATTCATCAATGATTCGCGTGATCCGATCATATTAAGTAAAAAATTACCCATGGTAGATCATTTTTTCCTTGGTTTATTTCCTATCATGTTACGAAGTGATTTGTGTATTTTAAACAGGATGCCCAAGGAAACAAGATATTCTATGGGCGAATGCAATCATGATTATGGTGGTTATTTCATTATAGATGGAAAGGAAAAGGTATTAGTTCCACAGGAAAAATTCGGGAATAATATGATATATATCAGAACAGTCAATGATAATCTACACGATTTTTCAGTAGAGGTTCGTTCTGTATCTGAAAACACATCCAAGCCTCAACGAACATTTGCAATTAGGCGCGTAGCACCTTCATCGACGTACACAAATGGACAAATCATGGTATTCATACCTAATGTGCGAAAATCAATACCTCTCTTTATAGTGTTTAGGGCACTGGGTATCATTTCAGATAAAGATATTTGTAAAATGATTGTCTCTGATTTGACCGTATATGAATCCTATGTTTCATCATTGATACCATGTGTGCATGATGCTGGAAGTATATTCAATCAAAGGAATGCATTAGAATTTATTGCAACTTTTACAAAAGTGAAAACAATAGAAGAAAGTTACAACATATTGATAAACTATTTATTGCCGCACATAGGAGAGATGAATTTTAAATCCAAGGCTCATTTTATAGGCCACATGGTTTTTGAAATGTTGAAGGTAATACATAATGATGAAAAGGTAACCGATCGTGATAATTTCAAATATAAACGAGTAGATAGTTCAGGTTATTTGATGAAAGAACTATTTATTGAATATACAAATATCATGTATGAGAATGTATACAAAAAGATTGACAAGGAATTCTATTATCACACCGTTGAATATGTTGACCCTGGTCCTGTTGCAGAATCCTCAGTGTATTTATCTCTCTTCACCGAAGAACATTTCACTGAACGATATGTTGAGAATGGTTTTCGTAAAGCCTTCAAGGGAGACTGGGGGGCAGAAATACATACCAAGAGAGAAGGAGTTATTCAATCATTGAATCGTTTATCTTATAACTCTTTTATCAGTCATTTGCGAAAAGTAAACTTGTCGATGGACTCCTCTTCGAAATTAGTAGGGCCTCACTTGTTACATGGTTCACAATGGGGTTATTTGGATCCGCTAGATACACCGGATGGTGGAGAAGTGGGGCTTCACAAACATATGGCAATTATGTGTAAAATCACAGACCATATATCCGTATATGATATTATTAAATGGATTCAAGAAAATATTGATAAGGTTGTTATATTAGAAGAGTGTAGTTTTGAAGATATACATAAATATACTAAATTGTTTATTAATGGTATATTTTATGGTATTGTATATGATCCTATACGATTTAAGGACCAAATGATTGCATCACGGCGCATTGGGTTTATTCCAGAAACAATCAGTATTTCATATCATATTAAATCCAACATTATTTACATATATAGCGATGAGGGGAGATTGACGCGACCACTACTTTATTATGAAAATGCCAAGATAAGTTACGAAAAACGTAAGGATTTTCTAACGAGCCGATGGAAAAATCTTATAAAAGGGTACTTGGAACTAGAAACAGAATTTACTAAGTTTGATATGAAACATATGGAGAAGTACCATGAAAAGAAAGCAATATTGGAGTATATTGATAATTCCGAAGCAGAAACATTATATATTTCAACAAATTATTATAAGTTAACACCAGATCATACTCATGTGGAGATTCACCCATCACTTATTCTAGGCGTAATGGGTAATCAAGTTATGATGCCGCAACATAATCAATTACCTCGTAATGTATTTGGTTGCGGACAAGCAAAGCAAGCAGTTTCTCTATATCATTCAAATTATTTAAGTCGTATTGACAAGATGGGTGTCATATTAAATTATGGTCAGAAACCAGTTATTAGAAGTCGTTATTTAAACTACATCAATGAGGAGGAACATCCTTGCGGAGAGAATGCTATTGTGGCTATCATGTGTCATACTGGTTATAATGTGGAAGACTCTATTTTAATCAACGAATCTGCTGTGAAAAGAGGACTATTCAAAACAACATATTATAACATGTATGAAACATATGAAGAAACAGCAACCAAAATGTCAACAAGTGAAAAGCGAATTGCTAATATTTTTAATGATCCCATGGTAAAACGTACGAAACCAGGATACAACTACAATGAATTAGACGATTCGGGGGTGATAAAAGAAAACACAATGGTTGATGATAAAACAGTATTGATTGGCTTAGTTGGATATTCTAAGGAAATTCCAGATGAAAAGTCAGACAATAGTATTTATCCCAAAAAAGGTCAAATCGGATACGTAGATAAAACGTATATAACTGATAATGAAGAAGGTAAACGAATTGCTAAGGTAAGAATTCGTGAAGATAGATCACCAAATATTGGCGATAAATTTTCATCTAGATGTGGTCAAAAAGGTACAATTGGCATATTGATTCCAGAAGAAAATATGCCTTTTACCAAGGATGGTATACGCCCAGATATGATTATTAATCCACATGCAATTCCATCTCGCATGACTATTGGGCAACTAATTGAATGTATTTTTGCAAAATTAGCGTGTACAAAGGGTTGCGCGATAGACACCACTGCCTTCGTGAATAAGGGGCCAAAGCATAAACAAATTGGTGAATTATTAAATGAGTACGATTACCAATCATCTGGCAATGAGATTTTATATAATGGTATGACTGGCGAACAAATTGAGAGTGAAATATTCATAGGACCTACATATTACATGCGTTTAAAGCACATGGTAAAAGATAAAATTAACTACCGTGCGGCTGGCCCACGTACCTTATTAACAAGGCAAACAAATCAGGGTCGTGCGAATGATGGTGGATTGAGAATAGGAGAGATGGAACGTGATGGACTAATCGCTCATGGTATATCTTCTTTTTTACAAGATTCTATGATGAAACGTGGTGATGCATACAGTGTAGCGGTATGTAATCAGTCAGGTACTCTTGCTATATACAATAAGGTAATGAATCACTTTTACAGTCCCTCCGTAGATGGCCCAATTGCATTTGATCTAGAACATGGTGCAAATCCTACATTGATTACCCAGTATGGAAAAGATTTTAGTATAGTAGCTATACCGTATAGTTTCAAGTTGTTAATGCAAGAACTGACATCTATGAATGTACAGATGAGATTAATTACCGCTGATAATATTGATCAATTAACGAGTATGAGCAAGAAAACCATTTCAGAAGTACTCAATGTAAAGCCTGTTGTGCAAAAGAAAAAAGAAAAACAAGTATCATTGGTACAATTGAACGCCGAACTATCTAGTATTAATGATGAATATTTGGCAAAATATAATACATTAAAAGAAAAGTACAAATATAGTGAACCACCGGAAGGTTCACAAGATAAATATGAACTTGATAAGCTACAAGAACAATATGAGAGAAAGAGAGCCGAAAATTTCGCACTAAGTAAACGTGTAAATAAAGGAAAAATAACAGAAGTGGTAGGTGATTTAGTTCAAATGCAGGCCGAGTATGATCAAATATTAAAGAGTACCAAAAATCAAAAAGACCTTTCGCGAATCAGGCGCCAATACGATTTAAAACGAGATGAATATAGTGGTCTAACTGGCGATGAATACGAGCCGTTGCGTTTGAATATTACCACGGAACCAGACATTCCAAAATTACAAGCATTGTCTACTCAAAATTCAGTCAAGTCAAAACAAGCACTATCGGAATTAAAATTATTAGGTATTGAGCCAGAATCTCCTTATGAACCAACCACTCCCGAATATCTTCCACCCTCACCAATGTATCAAGTATCAAGTTCTGAGAATGAACCATCGCCTCCATACCATGTACCAACTTCATCAGAGAATGAATCATCGCCTGAGAAAGTACCAGATTCTGATGTAAAAGTAGTTAAATTGGATAATTGATAAAATTGATTTTGATTTAAATATGTATAAATAATATAAGAAATGGACTCTAAACAAAGCTATATCAAGCAGGTTTACAACTCGCGCCTTAATATGATAGAATATTTAAAGAATATGCAGTTTGATTGCAGCGATTTTGAAAATTTCAGCATAGAAGAAGTTGAAGTGATGAAGAACCATGGACAATTAGATTTTAGGGTCACAAAAGAAACGGGTGATTCATGTTATGTCATGTACAAGCTAGATTCTAGTTTAAAACAAAACATGGTAAAGAAAAACAATATTGAAAATTTTATCAATGAAATATTTGAAGACAATATTCCTATCGAGAAGAATGATACATTAGTCATTATTACAACGGAGTATTCGCAAGATAGCATTCATAAAATTATAAAAAATATATGGGAAAACGAACAAAAATATGTTGTAATTATGACTTTGGCGAATTTACAGTATAATATTTTGAAGCACACATTTGTTCCAAAACACATCAAACTAAATGAAGAAGAAAAGGCAGAGTTTTACAAAAAGTTTAATATTCAACATGATACGCAAATACCAGAAATTAGTAGGTTTGATGCAGTCGCAAAAATTATATTTCTTCGTCCAGGAGATGTATGCAAAATAATTCGTTATGATAAAATTTCATTTACAAACGAATATTATAGACTATGTGTATCATAAAAATATGTATATAGTATATGCCAGATTGTTGTGAACAATATGTGAATGATTTAGAGAATGCAGATGATGCAAATAAAGCATCTGTGCAAATAATCTTAGATAAATGTAGATCATTTCAAAAACTTAAACCAAACGAATTATATGCTACGTTAAATACAGTTGAACCATCTATGTACACCACATTTACTAAATGCATGCAAGACAGAATAATAGATGCAGACAAACCCTTATTGTCTTTGATAAATGATTACGAAGATAAAAAGATTGATGCGATCACTGCAAGTGAATTAAATAGAAATACGATGACATTATATGAGGTAGATTTAAACTATACAGTTGGAAAAATATTTTTATTTATTATACTTATTTTAGCATATTTTTATTTATTGAATGGTGCAAGTTTGATTGAACCGATTAAACAAGGTATTCAAAAAGCGACTAATAAAATAACAAATTTTACAAGTGTCAAGGTTCCTATTAAATAATATATATAAATTTATATGGATGAATTTAAAGCGAATGTAGCAAAATATAATTCAATTCAAGATTTGAGCTCGAATGATGCCAAACTAGATGAATTATCCAAACAGTATACAAAGGAGTATTATTTATTTATTATTTGGCTTTTTATAACATGTGTTATAATTATATTATTATTGACTACACTTCTTTATAGAACCGAATCAAACCCATTCATATGGATTGTCATCACTATATTCATAGTTTATTGTAGTATCTTCATTTTTAAAAATTTATATTACATAATTTATACATAGTTTAGGATAAGGCAAAAAATAAAGTATCATACATTTATAATGGTACAACAAACTTTACGTGATCATATGAACGATTTAGGATTTATCAGATATTATACAAATACAATTAATGATAAAGAAGTAAACACTAAGAAAGCAATGAGAGAAGAAACTGGTTTACTATTAAATAAAGAAAGAAATATATTTCATATATTGTCTGTTGCAACAATAATATCTGTTATTATAACAGTGAATTATGCACGAAATTAAAGTATTTTTCATTTATAATGGTGAAAGATTCTTTGGATGAACCAATTACGTACGATGAAAATGGACAAATTATAAAACATTTTGATATTTTAAAAAAAAATTTACACTATATATCCAATTTGGATAATGAAAATATTAAGGCAACTAGGTGGAATACATATTATTATAAAAAATACAAGGCTCAAAATCGTATTTTAATTTTCATAATAATCATATGCGTAATAATATTCATTTTAACACATATAAATAAAATTTTCCCCTATTTTGATAGACCTTCTTACATAATCATAGTAGGCGCCATTCTTGCAGTTAGTATATTAATTCTAATCTATTTATACATTGATATTTTTAGACGTGATAATATGAACTTTGATGAATTTGATTATGGTCCTGGTGAGATTACAAGAATGCAAGCTATACCAGAAGGAAAAAATTATTTAGATGCAAGCGGAAATGAATGTAAGGAAAGGGATCCTAGAAATTTAGCAAATTCTAAATTTATATCTCAAATATTTTCATAATTTTATTAAATCAACTCTTTTAATATAATATATTATATATGGACCCTAATATATTTGATAATGCCTATGCCACAAATCCTACTGATAATGCATTAAATATGGATATAGAAATGACTAATTCTGTTATAAAATCTTTATATGAATTAAAGGGTGGTGATAGATTTGCACAGGATAAAATAAATAAAAACAGATTAGTACAACTCGATCGTTATTATATTGCAAAGTATCAAGCAGAAACCAGAGTTTTAAAAACTATTGTATTTTTTTGTTGCTTAGCATTAATTGGAACAGTCATATTTAATAGACGACTTATTACATCATTATTTTATACATTATACATAGGTATATTATTTATAATCATGTTGTTCATAGTAGCACGTGATCTTTACGATATATTCCTTAGAGATAATATGAACTTTGATGAATATGATTATGCATTTTTAAATCGTCCTGCTGTATCATTGCAGACTGGTGACAATTATTATAATGATGCAGAATTGTCTAATTTACCTACATGTGCATCATAAAATATGTATATTATATTAGATGGTAGTAAAAGGGGAGGATCTTTCTAATGAAGATAAACAAGAAATATGTAAAGATGTCATATTACCAGATAACGGTGGGTACGACCCTACTGACTATGCATTGATTGATAAATACATGAATGCATATTATAATTTTGTTGAAAGTGAAAATGCAGTAGATGAGAGAATGATTAAAATTGAATCCAATTACTTTTTGACTAAGTACGGTGCAGATATATACAATGAATTACTTCAAATTAGACAAGATTTTTTAACTGTTTCTGATCGCGACAGTATAAATACAGAATATAATGAAGAAGATTACAGCAAGGCTCTTGAAAATATTCATGTATTGAATCAAGTATTAACAGTAGATAAACCAATTATGGGCGTGATAGATAAATACATACCAGAATATGATTCAAATACTATATATAGAGAAATTGAATATAGAGATGAAGAATATAAAAGATTGTACAATATAAACTATTATTTAAATATTCTCTATTACGTTATGTTTATAGTACTAATCATACTAGTAGTTACATCAGAACGTTTCTATTTTAAGAAAGACATGATCATTTATATAGCATTAGCTATATTACCATTTGTATATCCTTGGGTGTTTTTATTATTTAGAAGAATATATCTTTATTTTAACCCGCCAACACAATACAGCGGTCCAAGGAATGCATTCATAGATACAAATATAGCTAAAACAGCCATGTTTTCTAATAATGTTTCTAATTCTTATAAAAATAAAGTTGAAACTACAACTTTAAATTAATATAAAGAAATATTGCAAGATAATATGTGGACTTGTGGTGTAGATGGTTATCACTCGGGACTTTGAATCCCGCAACCCCGGTTCGAATCCGGGCAGGTCCTTTAATTTATTTATTATATATATGTCTAAAACACGTAAGGGTGGTTCTACTTTATTTGGTTCAAGAAAATCTTCAAATGGTAAATCTACGAATCGGTCTGTAATTAACCCATATTTAGTTGAAGGTAGTCCTAAACCTACATCAAACATAGCAACTAGCGTAATACCAAGTCTCGCGAACCAACATAGAACGCCAGCGGTTAGCGCAGAATGGCGTTTTCAGAATGAAACTAATGTGATGAGTGGTGATACACGTAGTGTAATTGTTACAGGAAGTGAACTGTATAGAAGGGTTACTAATGCGGAATGTTTAAAATATTTATCCAAGTTCAATAAAAAAGTGGATCGTTATAAAAAAATTCCATTCAACTATATAACAGAATTAATAAATATCAACGAGATGAATTTTGAACAATTCGAATCTTGTGTAGATTTATTGAGAGAAGTAGTCGGTAGAATAGATTTTTTGTCAAAATCAAAAGAAGATAATTATGAAAAATTTTTAGCAGCTTTTGACTATTTTAACAGAGAATTTATTCACAATTTCAATCATGTTATTAAAAGTGATTCAAAACATCACAAAATGGTTATGAGAATTGCAACATTTATGCAATGTTTTATATACATTTGTATGAGACGTTTAAAACTTATACCGTCCAATGATACTTCTTTATCCGTACAAGTAATAAAAAAATTTATAATATTACGCGATTATAATCTTCAATAATTTTTAATTTGTCGCAGCATATGATCTAGCATTGGTTTAAATGCAGATTTTGCATTACTTTTACGTTTCCAGTTAGCATTTATAATTTTGGGGCAATTATTACAAGTAATAGTTTCATGTTTGGATAAAATTTTCCCTACTTCAATTAACATTTGTTGGGATGGTTCAAGAAATCTGTTATCCTTATTTCTGTAATAAAATTCTTTGCTTCGTTTAAATGGACACCATCTTAATTCAATCATTTCCGATTTAAGATACATATTTAATAGAATATTATTTTCATCTTTATTAGATACTTTTCTATCTACTAAAATATAGTCTAAATACTTATCTCCGTACTTCAATTTATTAAAATCAATCTTACTTAATAAATTATTGTCTTTCTTTATATTTTCAATTGCTGTGTGTATAGTACCATTAAATATAGAACACCAATCACAATTCATTATAAAAAAAGGATCATCTATATCAATCTCCATAAAAGAAATATTTTTATCTAAACCGTGCAATGCAGGTATTAGAGGAGTAAATATGTAATCATAAAAAATTTTTAAAACTGGATAGAGAGGAGATACTTTGAATTTTTCATAGGAGTTATTGTTTAAATTTAAATTTTTATAAAATACATCATTATTATATAATTTATGCAATAAATAATTTATAACACATGTATTGGATATGTTTAAAAATATCAAATCTTCCATTATTATATCATTATATTTAATCTGAATCTATCAACAGCGAAATATTGCTCCATCCGCCAGCTGGACATTTGCCAAACATTGCTTCCATTTTCTCTTTCAATTCCTTTACTGGCGCCGTCTTGCTGTTATCATAATGTTGTTTGTACCAATCCTTGAAATCTCCCTGAACCACGCTAATTTTAAGCCTGTATTGTCCAGCAATCTCATTCTTGACAATACGAGCACTGATGTATTCCAAGTAAATATCTTGTGATTGGCGGTAAGTATGAGTTGCAGCCATTACTTCATTACAATCATGCACCTTTCCTTGGTATTGAAAAGCAACTTGTACCAACATACTTAACATGACAGGCGCCCATGAATCAAACTTATCCTCTAATTTTGTATCAATCAAGAATTGATCGGGATATTTTTCTATGGGAAACTGTGGGTCTTGGTATGGATTTTTTGTAAACTTTGAACTAAAATTCACAACACGAATACGTCGCCATGTACCGTCGTCGTTGCTTCCTTGCATATTAAACATCACGTTGGATGCCACTGCCAATTTACATTGAGGGCGAAATGTAACGCTATTTTGAAACAATGCGCGGCATTGAATTGGATCACCACCCGTGATTTCCTTCATGATGCCATCATTCAATTTATCACCTTTTGTTGGTTCTTGCATTACTGCATAACGAATACCAATCAATGCATATATCTCAGATGATGTGCCGCCAATACTTCCACGTTTCTGAGTGACTAATGAAATTGGTACCGTTCCTTTGTATTCGCCCAGAACCTTGGACATTAGGTTAATCAACATGGATTTACCGTTCGCACCAGTACCAATGTACATATTGAATGTTTGATTTTCATTAGTACCCAATAATGTAGATGCCAAATGTTGCCACATATATGTTCTCAAACTTTCATTTGGAAACAACTGTTCCATAAATGTATTGATTTGAGCAATAATTGGTTTTGCGTGCTTCTCATAATATGTCATTGGTTTATAATCCAGATTAGTAGTTTTACTCACATAATCATCATGTTTTCCCTTACGAGCCTCTTTATTTTTGATATCGACTATACAATTATTACACCCCAACAAATAATCATTTGTATTTAGTTTAGAGTAAAAGTCCTTATCATAGAATATTTCTTTACACTCATTCATAATTGTGTTCTTGTTGCTTGTTTTTTTTAGCAAGAAGTACGTTTTCTTTATCTTCTCCATCTCCTCTTTTAATTCCTGTTTTGTAAGCGCATAATCATGATACACCTTGTACATTTCTACTGAAATTTTCGCCCTAAGACTATGTCCTTGATCGATTAGTTGCCAACGATTGTTGATAAACTCGTACCATATACAATCCTTGATATTTACACAAATAAACGATTCTTTATACATTTGATACAACACATATGCCAAATCATAATCTGTATTGCAATGTACAGAAACATTTACGAAATGTTGCAATGTTTTATCATATACCTTTCGGTATTCAGATTCATTACTGATTTTACACCAATACATGATAGATCGCAACGTGAGTCCTTCTTTATTATAGGTGTCAAACCCACACCATTTCTCATACAAATCGGGTACATCGGAATAATCAAATTCAGGTGATTGTGAACTGAATTTCAACCATGTAATAAATAATCGCTTGTTTGTATTTTTTAGTGCCCATCCAACTCGTATCCATTTATCATAACTTTGTGGACCATAATATTCACTAGGCAATATCATGGTATAATAATGTGCTTCTTTTAATGTATAGTCGGTTGCTGTTAGTTCTCTGTGAAAATCTTCTACATAATCATCTAATTCTTCCTGATTTGTTATATCGTATGCCTGCTTTATACTAGATATGTTTGTTATCAATTTGACCTGATTTTTAGTTGGCGTTTTACGGTTACTCTTTATCTCTCCATATTCCTTTTCAATATTATCATTCATTTGCATGATGACTAGGTTTGTATTTCTTGCAAGCAGCTTTTCAAAATTATCTAATATCCATTCCTTAGTTACTTTACTTTCTGTCAAATTCCATTCAGTACTGTAATTACATGCAAATATGTACTTCAATTTATAATCTTCATGACCCGGTTTTCTAGATCCAAACATTTGCCAATTCGAATGCATTTTGATCACACCTTCGTCAATGACCTCGTCCCACGAATTCGTTGTTTTTATATCCGACCAAATGTCATTGATTTCTTTCAATATCATCTTTCGTAATATAATTTTGCTGATTACATCCATTTGTAAATCAACCATCAAATGTATACCGTCTTTTGTGATTTTCTCTTGGCAATTCACATTGTCTCTCTCAAACACATAACAACTCAATTCCTTTCCATTATTTATTTTGATCTTGTTGATACAATCTAGCATCAAGAATATAAATTTGGTGATATGTTCTATGGTGTGTTGGCGTTCTTCTACTTCAATAGAATACCTAAAATCAATATCTATAACAATCGGACCATTTTCTAATTGTTTCTCTGTCAAATATGCCTGTTTACCCTCTATAAATACGTGCTTCTTATATAGCGCATAGAATTCTGGAAGTTCATTCAATGGAACCGAATAAGAACCGCCAGTTATATTAAACTTGGGGTTTGGTATTTTCGTGTAGTTATGTTCTTCACCAGGTTTAGTTGTGAATCTTTTAAGAAAAGATTCCATTTTTTAATTTAATATATATGATTATTTTTATCTCAATTTTTTTATATCAATCGATTTGAGTAATTCGTTATAATTAATTAAAGAAACTAAATATAAATATTAAATGAATAGATCTCTTAAACGTATATTCCTGGATTATAAGGATTTATTAGATGATCCAATTGATAATATATATTATTACTCAGAAGAGGATAATATGTATAAAGGATATGCTGTTATCATTGGTCCAAAGGATACACCTTACGAAAATGGATTTTATTTTTTTGAATTTAATTTTCTAGATAATTACCCATTTAGTCCACCCAAAGTAAAATTCCTCAATTATGATGGGTTTACGCGTTTTAACCCTAATCTGTATATAAACGGATACGTTTGCCTTTCCATTCTAAATACATGGGAGGGAGAGAAATGGAGCTCATGTCAATCTATTAGAAGCATTTTACTGACATTAAGTAGTATATTGAATGATTCGCCGCTATTAAATGAACCTGGTTTTACCGTAGATCACCCCAACCTAAAAGAGTACAACGAAATCCTTGAATTTAAAAACGTTGAAATATCCATTTTGAAATATCTAGAAAAAACAAATCTTCCATACCCATTTCACCAGTTTTATCCGAAACTTGTAAGTAAATTTATTGAAAATTACGAATCTGTACTTGAAAAATGCAAAAATAAAAAAAATAAACAAATACAATTGTCTATTTATAATAACATGTCAGCTTATGTAGATTATAAACAAATAATCCAACTATTAGAATTAAACTACAATGATTTAAAAAAATTGACTTGAAATAATTTGTTTATTATATCTATAAAATGAATTTCTGTACTAAGTGCGATAACATGTATTACATGAAAGTGGATGATGACGATAATTTGATATATTATTGCCGCAACTGTGGTAATGAAAAAGACAACTTGGATATTAAAAATTTAAGAGTGTCTTTATATGAAAAAGTTTCGAATACTCAAACAACCGTAAATGCTTACTTGAAATATGACCCAACTTTACCGCATTCACATACAATCAAGTGTCCAAATGATAAATGTGAAAGTAATAAAAAGGATGCAGAATCAGACGTAATCTATTTTAGATATGACGACATACAGATGAAATACATGTACATTTGCGCAATATGTGATTATAATTGGAAGTTATAAAATTGAATTTAAAAATATAAATATATTATATACAAATCATGAGTGACGAAGAAGAAGAAATTGTTGAAGAGGAGGTTGAAGAGGAAGAAGAAGACGAAGATGATGAAGAAGATGTAGAAGAAGAATCACATTATGATGATGAACCATCCATCAGTGATGTAGAGATTGAAGCAGAAGAAGAAGAAGAAATAGAACATCCATATAAAACCAAGTTTAATGAAGAACTTCGAAATGAATATTTACAGAAATTTCATCCAGAAGAAATTCACAAAACTTTCGACGAAATTTATAAATTATCGCTTGTAAGTAGAGATGAAAATGGAAATATCATAGATGCATTTCACAAAACATATCCTATTTTGACTAAATACGAAAAAACTAAGATCATCGGTCTTCGCGTGAGCCAACTGAATAAGGGCGCAAGGCCTTATATTAAATTAGAACGCAGTATTATTGACAACACATTGATTGCTGAGAAAGAACTAAGAGAGAAAAAGATTCCATTCATTATCATGAGACCAATACCTAATGGTACTGCTGAATACTGGAACTTGGCTGATTTGGAATATATTTACTAGTATATATGATTGATAGTATATTTGCGATATTTTTATTTTTTTTGATTACCAGCTATCTATATACTTTACATAAACATAATTTATTATTTCATAGATCTTATATAGAAATTGATTCTGTATTAGATAAAAAAATAGTATAATATTAGAAATATTTATTAATATTACACTTGTGATAATAAGTATATTTTTGTATCAACAAAAACAATATCTATTAATGCTGTTTTTATATTAGAACTGTTTGAACATATAAATCAAATTATTTTTTGTTATAGACAACATTTAAATAGTTTGAATTTAATTACATTCATGATAAACATTGTTTTTATTATTTATGCATATTATAAAAAGTGTTATTGGGTTATTCCTTTTTTTGTATTTGGTGCAACTATTCACACCATTTCATATTATTACAACAAGTCATTTGCTGACATAGTTTGTATTAAAATTGAATCATTATAATTTCGTATAGTTTTATTAAAATGATTCGCACAGTAGCTTCCACAATAGTAGAGCGCCCGATGCTGACTCGGAACGGAGATAGACCTTCTACACATGCATTAGTTCATAAACATATTTCGGAATTGCCATATATGATAGAGTGTTTTCATAATGCGATTGTTAGTGTTTCAAGAGAAATGAAATGGAGCAAGCTGGTGCTCTTACGTAATAGTTTGCCGATTGAAATAATTAGCTTGATAAAACCATTCTTGATTATGAAAGATGTACAGGACTTTTATCCGAGTGTTTCAGAAAACCGCGTACCTCGTCGTAAATATTTGCTCATAGAATCTAAATTATACAGAATGGAACTTGCAAATGATACCACATTAGTTCCACTTCGGTGGTACATTGAACACCTTGAAGATTTTAAAGAAGGAAAACGACGAAATTCTTGGAATTTATGGAACCTCCATAGTTATCATACACGTAGAGCAGATTTTCTAAAATATGTTTTGTATTTGTTGCGCGGAGAAGTAGTTATTGGAGATGAATACGAAAAAGAATATATGCTCCGATACTGGTTTTAACCTTTACTCCGTTATACCCTTTACTCCGTTATAACTCCGTTTTACCCTTTACTCCGTTTTAAAATTGATTCATGTTTATATTTATATAATACATAAAAATGAATCTTCCAGATGATGTCATTGCAATCATCAAGGAGTACTCTCAGCCAATCACTCGGCCAGGTTGGCGTAAATTGCGCATAATGCCGTCTTATGTATACCATGGTGCTATTTTGTATAAATATAATCGTATGCGCACAAGAAAATGGTGCAGGGTTATTTATAACTTTGTACGAGATTATAGTCGTGACCCTCAGGACAAGTTTATATATTCCTTTGAGAGTCATATAGATTACAATCACTATGTACAATTAAAAATGAAAAGATAAACAGTGCATAAGTATATAATATATTTTTAATAAATCTAGAAGACTATTGGTTAGCATTTCGAAAATTAATCCAGGATGATCTCCTTCTTCTTTGCCCGGGGCAACTTTGTGTTAAGTGCCTTTTCTATTTTTGAAATAAAAAGATTATTGGGTACAGCTTTACCATTTTCGTAATCATTAATTACAGATATTTGTACTTGCAGTTTCGTTGCAAGCTCTTTTTGACTCATTTTACATGCAAGTCTGGCTTGTTGTATCGCCTTTTGAATAGAATATGTCATCTCTCTTACAACTGGTTCGTCATTATGAGATTGATTAGGCTTGTCCTTTGACGGCTTAGTCAAAATCACTGGCTCCCAATCCTGATACATTTATATATAAATATACTTTATTTTTATATTATTGTTTCCACCGACATTTACAATTCAAGCATGTCACGAATATGGTCATTGATTCATCAGCTGACCTTGTTTGTACTTGTGTATATGTGCATTTGGTAGACTTGCATTTTCTGCAAACAAAACTATCCGTAGACGCTTCAATTTTTGGAAAGTACTTATTTTCTAAACGAAATTTCTTTTCTTCTGTCAACACAGACCACTTCTCAGGATACAACTCTTCGTGATTCTTGAACGCAATTTCAGAAGTTTTGAATACACCATTATTTATTTTTTCTAGTATCTCTGGATTCTTTATAGTAAAATACACATGCTTGAACTTATCAATGTAGGTCAATACAAACATTTTGTTGTCCCATCGTTTTATAATAACTCGCTTTGTTGCATCTTCTAAGCATTTATTGTATATACTTTTCTCTATATTACGTGCCTTTTTATCACATTTTACAATTTTTTGAATTGCACCAACTATTGTTGCGCGAAATGTTTCCGGATCAGAAACAGATTTCATTTTTAATATGAATTAAGTTTATTTTTTATATTCAATTTTATATATGATTATATAATGATCCTAATATTAGTATGTTTTATTTCTTTAATATCATATGTGTATTATCATTTGAAAAAAAACATAAAAGTTGATTTCAAACCAGATATTGTACTCTCTCCCGGTGGATACAATGGTTTTTATCAATTAGGTATATGTCATTACATAAAAAATAATTTTACTTTTGATGATAAAATAATAATCGGGTTTTCAGCAGGTTCATGGGCAGGTTTATTTTTGTGTTTAAATAAAGAAAAATCAAACGAATGTGTGAGAAATATATTTAAACAAATCAATAAATGTTGTCGATTATCTAAAATACCATCTATATTAAAAAATGCAATTGAAAAGTATCATTATTCTGATTTTAATATAAAAAATCTAAATATCGGAATGACGAATGTACACAAAAAAGACATATGTATACATAATGATTTTTTAACCATTCAGGATTGCATCAATTCATGCATCGGAAGTGCCTTTGTACCATATGTTACCTACAATGATTTGGTATATTTTTACAAAAACAATTTTGTTTTAGATGGAGCTATTTACTATAAAAAATTCATAAAAGAGATTGACTCTAATAAAACATTAGTGATTAACTCAGAACGATTTAGATCTAATTATAATAAAAAACGTGTTCCTTTTATGGGATTAAAAAAACCAAAACGAACTTTGTACGATCTCTATATACTTGGTTATAATAATGCGAGAAACAATCATGATTATATAAAAAAATATCTTCATTCTGATTCATAATCTTCAAATGTCAATTCTGTATCATTTTTTTCTTTTATTTCGTAGAATTTACTCCATTCATTCATTGTAAGATTATCGTTTTTTTTTACAATGCATATTTTTCCATATATTTCCTTAGTTAAATTGGAAAATACATATTTATTCTCATTCTCTGGTTTACCTTTGGTTTTACCGTATATTTCGTATGTATCATAAGAATGTATCAGTTCAAAATCCTTGTTTGACTTATAATCACATACAGTATATAGTTTATCTATATCAACGACCATTTCTTCTATACTTCCATTTTTATTAACCACTAATACATTTGTCATTAGTATTCATTTGGTTATTCTTTTTAAATCAATTTAAAACCATTATATAAATAATGTATGAAGATTTTTATTGACGATGTAAAAGAGATTGATGTAATATTTGATGAGAAATATACTCGTCATGTTATATATAGTAATAGCGGTATCTATTGCAACAAACATAATAAATTAACTGAAATCATAACAGAAAACCATTTTGAATCAAAGACGTATAGGGATTACGTTTTTCAAATTGATAATGGAACCGAAAGTTACGGTGATACAATTTTACATATACCCTATGACCATTTATATTGCGAGGAAAAATATGAAAAAAAGAATATTGGTTATGATATATTTTATATAAAGTGTAGATATTTTGATCAAACGTGCTACTATTTTGAATTAGACCAAATCAATGATTTTAATTTAGATATTATTATTTCGTTTTTATCTAATGAATAAAAACAAAATTTATTGTAAATGTATATTTTTTTTATAATTATTTGTTTAGCAGCATTTGTTTTATATTACTTAAATTTTAATCCGTTTATACGAAGTCCCGAACCAGAAACACCCGTTGAAGGTGTAACTGATATAGAGATTAGTATAAATGAACTTAAAAATTTGAATCAATATATAGATAATGGAATTGCCAATCATCCCGCTATATGATAAAACAAACACATTGACTAAGCAAATGTCTTTGTTTATCCCAAAAGGCCCAAAATATTTTGCATCATTTACGTATACAGATGATAAACCTGCGTGTTATTTAATCGATAAAAATGGTCATAAAGAACATAGATACGTATCTTTTAGGGAAGAATTGAGTATGGGTACTTTACTTTATGGAACTTTAATTACAAATTGTTTTGTTTGCGAAAGAGTGTGTTTATTTAAAAATGAAAAAGTTCCTGATAACATGGATATGATAAAAACTATAATTTCTATGACCCAGGACAGCGATTATTTAGGAAGTATTTCCTTCAAATTACCGTATATGGCCAAAAGTTCGTTGATATTGGAATGTTCTAACTTGCCCTATACTGTGTATGGGATTGTTCAAAAAAAACGCATGCTTATTCTTCACAATATCATATGTGGATTTCAAATAAAAAAATGTGAAGGTGAAGACATTTATCAATTATACGCAATGAATGATGACGGTTCATATGCGTATTATTCAAATGCGCTGGTGAACGATTTCAAAACGAGTCATTTTTTAAAAACACTATTTTATAAACGACGCGCCAATTACAAGTCCATTGAATTTAGCGATGACGAAGCCGAAGAAAATGAACGTGATATTTTTGTTGGTTGTTTATTTATACCTGAATTTAAGAAATGGAAACCCTATATTGTGAAAACAGCCGATTTTCTCAAAAAAATACAATTCATTGAAAAAAAAAATATTGAGATATAATATATGAGCGACGAACCAACTCCAAAAGAAAGCATGTATGGATCAGATGCAGGATCTGTTATTGGTGGCGGCCGCCGCAAGAAGGGTACTAAGAGGGGAGGAACTAAAATGAAGGGTTTGTTTGATACAACCCACGGGGGCAACAAACGCAGGGGTCACGGATCTAGACGCCGCAAGTCAGGCCCCAATAATGCCCGTAAGCCGTCTCGCAAGACTGCTAGACGGCGTTAATTCTATACTTCGTTATACTATACTTTGTTATATACTTCGTTTAAACTGAGTTAAATACATCCTTGATAATCTTATTCTTTTCAACTTTATTAGTTCTTTTTAAAACGACTTTGCGATCATACATGGTCTCAAATTCGTTATTATCTTCATGCAATTCTGGATATATCTTCGTCAATGGCTTATCGATGATGAGAATCAATCTTTCGTAAGTTAGTAATTGTCGATATTCCTGAATATTCAAATTACCATAGTACTTGTCCAATGTGTAATACGGATTTGGTGCCAATTTAATATTTTTTTCGTAGTTATATATCTTACCATACAAATAATTCAATAACTGATATCTCTCAAACTTGGTATTGTTATCTAGATGCTCATTAAATAAATGACTTGCTGCACATTCTGGACTACAAAAACATCCATATACGTTGTACTTTTCTTTGTACAAAATAGTCGGAATATGGATAGATGGAGAATCAAACTCACATGTACACCAAAAACAAGCAGACTTTTTATTCATATCATTCATGTTTAAAGTCTTTTCTAATTCTTCCAATTTACTATAAATTGTTTTTTTCTGTTTATCACATTTGACGTCTTTTTTTTCTTCTACTAGGTCTACTTCTTTTACTATCTCGTAATTGTTTTCTTCTGCAAATGGTTCCACTGTGTATACATTTGGATTGTATATATTAATGTCCTGAAAACTGTTTACAATATCCGATACTTTGCATTTCAAATGAAGAATCACATTCTTCTGTTCTATCTGCTCATTCATATCCTTATCATCATTTTTTACAATCTTTCCACCCTTTGGTTTACGACCTCTTTTCTTTTGTTGTTTTTCATTTTTTTCACTCATTTTATTAGTAAAATGAATTTAATTTAAATACTTTTTTATATATCAATTATGTTGCCATGGATTGAAAAATATAGGCCTCAGGATCTTAAAAATATTATTCTTGACAATGAAACAAGTACAATATTTAACAATATGATCAAGTTTAATTATTACCCAAATATGATTCTATATGGACCGCCTGGTACTGGCAAGACCACCACTATCATGTGTTTATTGAAGCATTATCCCTATTCCAATCATATAATTCACTTGAATGCGTCTGACGAGAGAGGCATTGAAGTAATAAGAACTCAATTGTATGCATTTATCCATACAAAAGGGCTATTTCAAAATCAAATGAAGTTTATTATTTTGGATGAAGTGGATTCCATGACAAAACAGGCTCAGACCTCATTGATCACGCTCCTCACGAATACCAATGTTCGTTTCTGTCTGATTTGTAATTATATTAGTAAACTAATCCCATCATTGCGCGATTATTTTCTATTGATACCATTTTACAACACGACAAACGACAACAGTTACATCAAAAATATAATTAAATCTGAAAATCTTAAATTGAAAAAGAGCATCGTGGATGATATTATTTTCAATTATTCTCCCGATTTGCGATCTATTGTAAACTCATTACAGGCATATCAGTCCTACCCTTATCCTCTCATTTGTAAAAAAATAATTAAACTGAATTGCGTAAAATACAATTATACTGTAAAACAGTATATCAAAAAAGTGTGCTTGAAGGATTATCTTATAAAATTGTTCTTGCATATGATTAATTATAATATCAATACGGAATTAATTCTCATGATGAAAGACCTTATCTTAGTCAAATCTGATTTTGAGTATTTTGACAAAATATTTATGAAGGAATACTTAAAAAATAATAGCTAATGTAATTTTTTAATCAAAATTATAGGTAATATTGTATTTAATAGTATTTACGTTTCCCCAACACACGGTCATCCAAAATATTGCTGCAATCAGTCAAATCTAATGTATGAACATTTCCCAACGCACTAATATCTGTAATTTTTTTACACTTATTTAATATTAAAGTATGTACGTTTCCTAATGCACTAACATCTGTAATTTTATTACACCCAGTTAATTTTAATGTATGTACGTTCCCCAACGCACTTACATCTGTAATGTTTTTACAGTAACTCAAAATTAAAGTATGTACGTTTCCCAACATACTTACATCTGTAATTTTTTTAGAGTAACTCAAATTTAAATTATGTACATTTCCCAATGCACTTACATCTGTAATGTTTTTACAGAAACTCAAATTTAAATTATGTACGTTTCCCAACGCACTAACATCTGTAATGTTTTTACAGTAACTCAAATTTAAAGTATGTACTTTTCCCAAAGCACTTACATCTGTAAAGTAATCACAATAACTCAAATTTAAAGTATGAACATTTCCCAAAGCACTGACATCCGTAATATCAGTATCACTTAAATTTAAAGTATGCACATTTCCCAAAGCACTGACATCTGTATTGTAAAGACAAATGTAAAGACAATAGTGTAAATCTAGTGTATGTACGTTTCCCAATGCACTGACATCATCAATGTTATTACATTCACCTAAATATAAACTATGAACATTACCCAATGCACTTACGTCTGTAATGTTCTCGCAATTGTGTAAATCTAATGTATGAACATTTCCCAACATACTAACATCTGTAATATTTTTACAATAACTCAAATTTAAAGTGTGTACATTACCCAAAGCACTTACGTCTGTAATGTTCTCACAATAATGTAAATATAAATTATGAACATTTCCCAACATACTAACATCTGTAATATTTTTACAACAACTCAAATTTAAAGTATGTATATTTCCCAATGCACTGACATCTTTAATACTTTCACAACCATATAAATCTAATATACGAACATTTCCCAAAGCACTTACATCTGTAATTTTTTCACATTTGCGTAAAGATAATGTATGAATATTTCCCAAAGCACTTACATCTGTGACATTATTACACCCAGACAAATCTAACATACATACATTTCCCAAATGACTTACATCCGTTATTTCTTCACGTTCAATTAATTCTATTGTCAGTTGTTTATTTGGATTAAATATTTTATTCAAAACTCTATTTCTGAATGAAATATCATTATAATATAGCAATGAATATGTTTTATTTAAATCGTAATCAAAGTATTTTTTGAAGGTTAATAGCATTGTACATGTTTCACATAAACCTTGTAGATTTGTATATTCTCCAATGACATGGTATAATTCCGGAATTGTAAATAGATCCATTGTTATTGTTTGTAGTATTATTTATGTTATAATCAATTTTTAACATGATAATTTTTAATTAAAAATAATAAATAACATAATTATATGACACTCCCAAACTATGTTTATATTGGAGTTTCATTAATATCTTCCATATGTGTTATGAAAAATTGTTATCTTGTAGAATGTTGTAATTTGACTGGCTTGAAGTGCTTGATTGATTTATATGTTGTAAAGAAAAAAGATATGATATTTCATCATATTTGTTAACAGACGCAAATGTTAATACTGCATTGTATGTTCATTCTAGAAATAATTTTGAATATTGTGAAATATATTTTGGAATATATGGGTTGTTTATTTTGAATTTATATTGGGGTACTCTTATTTTTAAAAAATGCATAAATACCGTCAATGAACAAAAAAACAAATAATTTTAGAAATACACAGAATAAGTCTGTATTTGTAAATACGTACGTTGTTATTAGTTATATGCATGATTTACTTATATTTGTTTAATATTTATTACAGTGGTGTCTAAAAATATTTAAGAAAGAATATTTAAGAAAGAATATTTAATATTATATTAATATATATGACTGATAAAATTCAAAAATTAATAGATACAATAATTCAAGATTGTAAAAAGAAAGTAGATGGAATAAAATACATGTTAACTCAATTTACCGAAGGTAGTAAACCTCCTAGGAGAGATCCTGACATTGTTGAACGATATAAATACGTTGCATCTCTTTACGATATTGTTATTGAATCACTAGAATCGGCTAAACGAGAAAACATAAATGAAGTATTAGCTAAAATTATACCAAAAATAAAAATATCCGAACCAGAACCATCATACGAAAATAGTATAGAACAAAAAAAATATTTTTTAGATATGCTATACAGGTTAGAGGATGAAATTAAACAAATTTATAATAATGAAGGCGCTGCTGCTCCTGCTGCTGGTGGTGGATTAAAACGTACTAAGCGTCGTATGTCTAAGCGCAGTGGGTATAAGCGCAGAAATACTCGGCAAAAGATACTTAAAAAATAATTGATTTAAAAACAACTTAAACAATTATAAGTAAACCAATGGACCTCAACAGTGAATGGGACAAATATGTTAAAGGTAATTTTATGACACCCGTGCACACGGTATCTCGTAAACAGATGGATGTGCCCGAGTGCGATCCGATATCTATTTCTACTAAGACAAAAATCATATATTTCAATGTAGAAATTGATTTATTTCTTCGGTTTTGGGATTTTCCTATGATCTCTTATGACGAGCACCGCGAAGGCGTAATTAAAAAACAGATTAAGCTCAATTTTACTACAAAAGAAGAAGTCGCACTATTTGATTCTTATGTCGCTAAGGATCCGTACATTAAACCTAGTGATATACATACTATCAGCAAGATTGATAATCCAAACGGAAGAATCAAATTTAAAGATATTAAGAAAATAGATATTGGTTTTTGCAAAAATGATTTATTAAAGCATAAAAAGAAAAGCAAAAGTGCGTTTTATAATTGTTTTGTATTAATATATCGCGTGTTCATACAAAATAAATACAAAGAGATACATATCAAAATGTTCAATACGGGTAAGATTGAAATACCTGGAATTCAAAATGATGAAATGGTCAATATTGCAGTGGATAAAATCAAGCGTATTTTGCAACCGCATTACGATTTTGAAGTGTGTGAAATTTTGGAAAAGAGAGAAAATATATTGATCAATTCCAATTTCAGTTGCAATTATTATATTAATCGCGAAGAGCTATTCAAAATACTAAAAAAGAAATATCATGTAAAATGTAGTTATGACCCGTGCAGCTATCCTGGTATACAATGCAAGTATAAGCTGTCACATGGGGACATTAGTTATATGATATTTCGGACGGGTAGCGTACTCATCGTCGGTAAATGTGAAAACGACGATGAGTTGTATATGATATATGACTTTATCAAAAATATATTTCACGAGGAATTTATGAATATTTACGAGGAAAATAATGAAATCAAACAAATCAAAAATAAGAAGAAAATCAAGAAGACCTTGTATTTTGGTTAATTGGGAAGATTAATACCAACCGTTTTTCCTAATGCAGAAGCTGAGGTACCAAAACCTCCTGCTCCTTGTGTGAATAATGATGCCGCCGCAGCATCTCCGCCTCTTCTTAAAGTTCTGCGCTTACCAGTTCGGCGTTTGCCATTTCTGACTTTACCACTTTGCTTTCTTCCTTTACTGTATCTGGTTGCCATATATATCATACAAAGAAAATTATATACGACTTTTAAATTTTAATTTATATTTTTTACTTCGTGTATAGGTCTTTCTTGGTTTATTTCGTGTACGCATTCTGTAAAAGTCATTTTCATTTGAAGAATTCTCTCTTATTGCACGCAGGCGTGGTGTTTTTGAACGAAGTTCGTTGTGCATTAATGATCTTCTAAATCCAGTCATTAACATGTTATTTACGGATTTGGTCGAACGTACGCTAAACTTAGAATGTTCTCTATTTCGTCGTGAGTTTTGAATGTGTTTCATATCATGACGTATTTGCTTTGGTGTCATATACAGTACCCTTTTTAAAGCAATTTCTTCACTGGCTTCTTTTACATCCACGTAATTTGCGAATGAACTTGGAGTTGACCTACACGACATGTGAATATAATGGCCTGGAAATTGTTCCATCAATGTTTCTAAACTAACCAACATCTTCTTTCTAAAAAAAGTTTTCGTTTTATCATCTACCGCCTCTATTCCTTTTTTGAGTAAATCTTGGTACAATTGTTCATTTTCTTCTAATGTACCATACTCACGTCTATATTCCATAATTAATGCTCTTCTCTCTTCTAATCCTCCACCGAATCTTGCAATTTCTGCTGGGTGTGGGTACAAACTATGTTTAAATATTTCGCTACAATTATGTAACCAAATATCATTTTTATCATAATCATTTAGCAAATAAGGATGTGTACCAGCCGTAACCGGTTTACCATTCTCAGTCAAAAGGCGCTCTACTATATTAGTAGTAGTAAAATCTGGGTCTACAAATGTATCCAATGTAATTAATCCTGAATACCTTATATCATTTGTTTTTTTAAAATTGCGAAATGGCCAACTTAACATTAAATCATAATGTATATTTGGGTAACTCTCGGACTCTTCATACACTGCGACTGATCCAAATATTTGATTTAAATGTCTTATATTTGCTCGCGGGTGTTTAAATATATCTTTGTCACCTTTTTTTAAAAAATCAATGATCCGAGTACGCTCCGTTAGTTCTGTTCCATTTGTTGGCCAATAGTGTCCGACACCGCATGTTTCTATTATAGTGAGAGAACAACCAGGAGGCATCGTTTTTTTAGCTTTCAATGGATTTTCCAAACCGTGACCCATCGGTATATAAACGGCCATTATAGTATATAAAGAATTTGTATTTTATATATGTATGTCTATTTCTGCGATTGCTGTATTTGACACAAAAATAACGGGATTTGTACGTTTTACCGAATATGAACACGAAGTTATCATGAGTGTAGATATTAAGGGTCTAAAACCCAATTCTAAACATGGGTTTCATGTACATGAATGCGGTGATATGAGTGATAAATGTGAAAGCATGTGTGCTCATTTTAATCCTTACAATAAGAATCACGGAGGTCCCGGGGATAAAGATCGACACGTCGGCGATTTAGGCAATTTGATAGCCGACAAGAATGGACGCGCCAAGTATGTACAGAGAGATACAATGATCAAACTACGCGGCACCAAGTGTAATATCATCGGTCGTGGTTTAATCATTCACGAAGATGAAGACGATTTAGGGCGTGGTGGACAAAAAGATAGCTTAATAACAGGGCATGCTGGTAAACGAATTGCATGTGCTGTTATAGGATACGCTCGCCCTTAAATACTTTTGCGTAAAATGTATTTAAAGAAACATATACCTATTAATTATAAATGGATTCTAAAGAAATGGTCCTTCCCAGTCAAAAAGTAATGCAACACGCATGTAAGCTTGCGTGCACTAATGACAAGCCAATATTGTTGGATTACTGGCTTGATTCACATGCAACGGGTGGATCTGTCATGATCGGCGTTAAAGGAAACGATGAAAAAATTCTACTTAGAAGTGAAGAGGAATATACTAGCCCTATTTCCAAAGTATACAAGGTTGGTGAAGAATTTATTTTAATTACGGAAAACTCTATTTATATTGTGTCTGCTAAGATCCAATCTCGTAAAATTAACTAACTTTACTCATTCAATATAATAGGAATGCCATTCTATATAATAATTTTCACGGTCTTTTGTCATAGTTTCAAATATGATTTCTATATCATCTGTCTCTCTATAATACAATCGCATTCGCGTATTTTTAAATCTAATATAAAACCCGTGAATGCTATTTTGCAAAGGAAATGTTTTCAAATATACTCTTGGGGATATATCTAAATTATACTTAGACATATCCAACCTGTTTATGGTTAATAATTTGCCATTTTTTATGATAAAATGTCTGTTATAACTCAGTATGTTATAGATAATTTCTATTGGAAAAGAATCCAACATTTTAGGTATATATTTAGGATATTTTTTTATATTTATATTTAAATGAATCCAGCTGTATATGAAGGTTTCCGTGCCAATGAAAAGTTTGTAACGTTCGAAGGGTTTGATGCATCAGGTAATAAAGAAGATAAAGAAAAAGATAAATGGGATTCATTTTATCGTAATTATTACTTATCTGATAAACAAAAAGAGAAGGAAGAAAGAAAAAATCTTGAAAAGAAAAAAAAGGAAAAAGAAGAAGATGGCGCGATCGATAGTTCATTAGTTTACTTGGGTTTAGGTGTTGCTACATTAGGCGCTGCTGTCATTATAGTTATGTCGTTGCGTAAATAATATTGGTCCGTAAATAATATATTGGCATATATAATGATATATAAACTCTTTGTTGTTTTAATATCATTGCTTGTATTAGATGCATTATACATTGGTCCCCAGATGTCATCATTTAAATCTTTGTATAAGAAGATTCAGGGTTCACCACTCGTGGTAAATCCTCTTGGCGTTGTATTATGTTATATTTTTCTAGTTGCTGAATTATATTATTTCATATTGTCTAGAAAAGGATCTATTATGGACGCATTTTTATTAGGTCTGTTTACTTATGGTGTATACAATACGACAACTTATGCGTTGTTAAAAGATTTTCCATTTCGTATCGTGGTGACAGACTCTTTGTGGGGTGGAATATTGTTTGCATTAACAGCTTTTATATATTACAAATTGGTTTAAAACTATTATGGGTCTATATCTATGGAGTTTTCAGTAACACAAATATTGATTGGGTACTTGTGTTATTATATTAATCCGCTTTACTTGGTTCTAGCATTATTGTATGTATTTAAACGACGTTATTATATTATTAATGGAGACAAAGAAACCATTAATTGTATTATCAAGAAACTAACGCCTCATATTAATGTAAGCCATACGAAACATTTTAATGGAAAAGATATACCTACTGGTTATTTTTGGTCTACGAAATGCATTGGAACAATTGATAATAATTCTCATGAACACGATCGTATCTCTATTATCACATCCAGATCATTTTATAATGAGTTGGTTCATCAAACTGACGCGAATTTTACGATTGAGCGTGACAATGATATCCCAATATTACAAGACAGACAAAGTAAAATTAACGTATACATGAGAAGCGGTCATTACAAGAATCTTTATTATAGGTCGGTTAAATTAAATATTAATCATATCAAACCTATTGGGGACCAGGAACACATTCTTCAAAGCATGATTGAAAATTATAACCGTTATGGCCGTTGTACTTTTTTTGTTCACGGTGTAACTTATGCGGGAAAAAGCACACTTGGATATCTACTTGCCAAACATTTGAAGGGTATTTACTGCCACACGTTCAATCCGTCTGAACCCGGTGACAAATTGTCTAATCTTATGGTGGACATTGAGAGAGACGACGATCCCGTCATCATCGTGATTGAAGAAGCCGACGTCATCATTAAAAATGTACATGAAGGAAGGGTTTCGCTGAATTCGGAAATTCCTACTTCGGTATTCAATAAAATGACGTGGAGCAACTTTTTGGATGACATGATATTTTACAACAATGTTATTCTTATTTTGACGAGCAATATCTCTAAGCTGGCAATTGATAAAATGGATGAAGCCTATTTGCGCAAGGGACGCGTCACCGAATACTATTCTATGTTAAATAAGATAAATATACCTTAACACTTCATGAAATTTTCTAATTTTTTTGATAAAATGTCTACATCCTTGACTGTTGGATGTTTTGGGCATTTTTTTTTAGAATCTTCGTGCATATAATTGTGAATTGATTCATAGTCTTTATAGACAGATTTTCTATCAGGTTTTAATCCAAACATACCAACAATCACTTCTAATATTCTCCAAAAGTAAATATTATCTAATATGTAGTTATTAATGGGAAAAATGACGCAGTATCTACCATCAGGTCGAGTTGCATGATGTACTCTATGATGTTCATGTGAACATATAATTCCCAACTTTTGCAATTGTAAAATGATATAGTGGGATTCGCATTCACGATGGTGAGTAAATCGGTGAAATAAATTTCCTATACACGCAAATACAAAAAATGTTATAAAAAATACTGGATATTTTGTAAATTGGCTAGGAATAATTAAATACAAAAAACAAAATAAAATAATCATTATGATGATAGTTGTTTTAATATTCTGAAAATATGATTCATGTAACATTGCTCTTGGAAAATAATGATGCATCTCGTTCTCTTTTGCTATTACAGATAAAAATGGAATAGATGTACAATAATTTAGATAACTATCTTCAATCCAATGTGAAAACCCTGCTGCTAGATCTGCGACAAATATTCCCAATATGATTTGTATGATGATTTGTATCATATTATAACAATTTAAAATATATTTTAATGTTATCCTCGACTAGAATATCAATCCTAAACAAGATAAACATATATGAATATATATTGTATGCCATTCTATGCTGTTTCTGTTGGGCGTACTGTTGGCGTATTTACTTCATGGGATGAGTGTAAAAAATCTGTGAGTGGATTTCCTAAGGCATCTTATAAGAAATTTGATAATAGAGAAGATGCCGAGCGGTTTATTGTGCGTGATGATTTTGTACCTGATTATTATGTATATACGGATGGTGCGTGTATACATAACGGATATGCGAATGCAGTGGCTGGCATTGGCGTTTATATTAATGATGATTTATGGGTATCTGAGAGAATAGAAGGCAAGACAAATCAGATTGCCGAATTGTCGGCTATATTGCGCGCATTGCAAATGATTGGAAACGATAAAGTGATGATTGTATCGGATTCAGAATATGCAATTCGATGCGCAATAGGGCAATATAATTCGGCCACTCACCACGATTTGGTCGAACAGATTCGTGGACTTATAAAAAATGTACGATTTATGCATGTAAATTCACATACTGGGTTGCAGGATCTACACTCTCTTGGGAATGAACGGGCGGATAAACTGGCGAGTCGGGCGATTATGTGATAAAATAACAGGTTTATTTATTAACTTTGGATATGTAATTGGATATGTAATCGTTTTAGTATAATAACCATATAATTCATTTTCAATATAATTTGTATATTCTTTATTATATTTGGTTTGTAAAAACTTAATATCTAGCGTGGGTTCATTTGTACGACACATTGGACATGATAAACATTTAGAATATTTATGTGGAATAAATCTAAAAAATCCATTTAATTTTGGTAAACATCCATTTCTCATTTTACGGCAACATTTATTACATACTGAATGTGTACACGCATTAAATTTATAGTGTTCACTTTTAACTTCGAGGCAAATAGGACATTCCATTTTTAAATAATAATATTAGTATTTTATTAATTCAATTTTTAACATTGGATAAACTATTCACGAAGTAATCTTTTTTGTTTTGTTGTACATCATCAGCTTGATTTCCTCCTTGATCATATTCAGTGTATCATCATTCTCTTTGTTATTAATATATCTTAAAAACTTTTCCTTGAGCTCTGGATGTTTGTGTTGCTCTTCCAACCATTCTTCCAACATCACTTCCTTGTCATTATAAATACTTTCTATAACGTCCTTGTTTTTGATGTTCCATGCACCAGCCTCATATACCATCATATATTTATCTTTCAAATTCGAAATATAAATATTCATATTTTCTGGTTTTTCTGGATTGAAATGAATCTTCTCAATCAATTGTTTCACACAAAAATTAACCTGTTTGATACAATTGATGTAATCTTTTTCTGTTAAATGCGATGTATCACTCTCTTTGTAAGCCAAAAGCGTTATATTATTATTGATTGTTGTATTAAACGAACCATTAATTTCTAGTTTACCCATCAATTTATCAATCTGTTTCTGCTGTCGTTCAATCTGTTTGTTCTGGTTTTCGATCTGCATATTCATTAAACGTACCAACTCTTTCATATCCTCGTCCTTGTTTTTTGTACAACTATACCTAATATGCTTATAAATGGACGACCGGTGGTTGAACATTTGGCTGCAATATTTACAAGAGTAACTGCTTTTTGGACTAATTTGGACTACTTTTTGGACTACAGTTAGACTACTTTTATCATGTTTCTTAGTTTTTAGGTGGTCGTCATAATTTGACTTTCTGTTAGTAACATAAAAACAACTTTTACATTCAAACATTACTATACTATATAACTGGTTTTTTATTAAATTTGCTGGTTTTTTTATTTTATTGCTGGAAAATATTAATTTGGCTCTTTTTCAATAACACGGGATTGCTGGAAATTTAGCGGGAGGACTACTTTTTAAGACGAATGAGATTCGGGAGGAAAAAATCATTCTATTTTTTCTATATTTTTTCCAACTTCCTCTAAATTTTGAAACATTAAATTCCATGCCTCAAAATATCCAACTTGTCTGTATTTTATATCCCACTTTTTGCAAAATATTTTCAGTTCCTTTACAACTTCTGGGCCACGGTATTGAGGCATGGATGGAAATAAGTGATGAATTACCTGATTGTTTAAATACCCCATCATCCAACCAACCCATTTATTGTCTGTATCAATGTCGACCGTGTGCTCAATCGCATAACGAACCCAATTTGGATTTTCATTTATTGGCACAGTAGGAGTAAATGTATGTGATAGAGAGAAATGACCAAACATATACATGCCTGTAACCCAGATGGATATGATGTGGTATATAGCGCCTTTCATAAAGAATATACGCATCGCGTGCCCCGCAATAACAATTGTTGCTTGTGATATGTTTTTATCTTCTATTATTTTTCTTGGATGTAAATAAAAGACCCAATACATCATCACTAAGATTCCAGATGTAATTGGTATAAAAGTATATTTTTGGTATCTAAGCCATAACTTTACAGGCCGAGAGAAGTTCTCTTTACTATTGTGAAACATGACAAGTGGTGCAGTATTTAAATCTATATCGTGTCCTATTTTTTGAGTAGCTGCGTGATGTGTATTATGCATACTATTCCACATAGAACCATCTATACACAATCCGAACCCTATCACTGCGTTCTGTATTGCCTTGTCTGTTTTGATATCTCCCGTAAATGAATTATGCCCGGCTTCATGCTGTAACCAACCACACTTGGCTCCAAAAAAACCGAATAACATTACAGACAACCATATATTATATCTAGTTGCTAGAATAGATAATCCATACAAGAACACCAATTCTGTAATACGATAAAGTATATGAATCTTAGACGGATTGAAAAAACCTCTCTCTTCTAACGACCTTCTAAAATTCTGAAAATCTTCCAACTCTTTGTCTTCGACTACTCTTTTCTTGTGAGGTAACGATTTTAATATAACTAATGCCTTTTTAGACCGATAATGAAACTCTTGAAATGCATTTGTTGCATCTTGCCCGTTCAAATAGTTTATCACACTTCCACCTGGATGTTTATAATTAGTGATATCGTACTCATAATTGTCGATAATCATTATATTATACTATTCTAATAATTTCATAGTCTTTGTTTTATTATAAATCATTAATTTGATTTCATCCTTGATCATATTCAATGTTTCATCATTTTCCTTGTTGTTCAAATATCTCTCAAACTTTTCTTTTAATTCTGGATGTTTATGTTGCTCTTCGTCTAACCATTCTTCCAACATGACTTCCTTGTCGTTATATATTGTGTTCAATACTTCTTTGTTCATGATGCTCCATGCACCTGCCTCGTACACCATCATATATTTATCTTTCAAATTGGAAATATAAATATTCATGTTTTCTGGTTTTTCTGGATTAAAATGCACCTTTTCTATTAATTTCTTCACACAAAAGTTGACCTGTTTGATACAACTAATGTAATCTTTTTCGGTCAAATGTGATGTATCGCTCTCCTTATAGGCAAGCAAACTTATGTTATTATTAATTGTTGTATTAAACGACCCATTGATTTCTAGCTTACACATTAGCTTGTCGATCAACTTCTTTTGGCTCTCATTTTGTTCTTTTTGCAATATTAATTCGCGTTCTTTTTGCTCCATTTGTAAATTCATAAGTCTGACTAGTTCTTTCATATCCTCGTCTTTATTCTTCGTACAGGTATATTTTATATGACGGTACATGGATTGTGAATATTTGAATTCTTTGTCGCAATATTTGCAGAAAAATTCCTTCTTATCCTTCAATGTTTCAAAATGTTGTATGTTTTGTTTGTGACGGTTTGTTGAAACGTGGCGAGTAAAATGAGACTTGATAGATGTATTAAATATACAATATTTACATTCGTATATTGGCATACTATATACTATTAGTATAATATATTTATACTTTTTTATACAACATTTTTATTATTTTTTTAGGATAAAAAATCCGAATTTACATGATAATTGGTGTGGAGCAAGTGACCGGACAGATGTTGCAAAAATGTTGGAAAAAGTATAAAAAATGTTGTATTTTTAAAAAATGTTGTATAAAAAAGGTCGCGACGTCCTTACCTACGACGTTTGAAAAATGATGGTTGAATGAAAAATGACGACACTGAAAATAAAATAGTATATTGGCATTGGTTTTGGTAATCAAAAAATGATGAATTTATAAATTTGGCATATACTAAAAAGTATAAATGTTGCAAAAAAAGTATAATCAGGGAGGAAAAATCAATGAAAAAAAAATTGAAAAAAATAAAAAGGATGAAGTTATTTTAAAAAATGAAGAAGTGTATCAAATATTTTGATCAACAAAAAGCAATTATAAAACATACAAAGATTAATATGTCTATACGTAAGAAACTTAAAGTCATGATAAGTAAATTGCCTGTACCAGACCCGATTGAAACTATCATATTAAATTTCGTGGGTTTGAGGAAATTTACTTTTTAAAAAAAATATTTTTATTTAGTATATGATAATTATTCTTAGTATACTTTTATTATTATTTTTGGTCTATTTGGGGGTTAGGATGAGAGAAGGTATGTCTTTAAAAGAAGCGGATGATTTGTTGCAAATATTGGCGGAATATTATAGTCGTTCTGATGAGAATGAATATAAGAAAGTAGATAATTCGGATAATGCGAAAGACACAATTCGAAGGATAACTAAATTAAATATAACAGATAAGCCATGGATTGATATAATAAATGGTAAAGGGTTATACGTTGACTATAAACCAGATGCAAAGATTTCAGCAATTAAAAACATACTTATAGAACGTATCAATCACAAGGGCAAATATAAAATGACTGCTGATAAATTTAAAAAACTATTAAAACAAATAGAAGATTCAAATGATAATCCTAATAAAAATGAAAGTGATAAAGCTCGTTCGGCAAAATCTATCGTAGTGAATGATTTGAATGATGATAGATTTACTCAACTTTGGACGAATCCAATCCCAGGTGATGTAGATGATAAAAAGTTATTACAACAAATTAAAACCACTATTTCAAATATATTAGATACAGAAGTTACTGGCGTCTAGTCCGTTTTCTATTTTTTCTTGTTCGCTTGACGCGTCTTTTTCGTGAACCTCCAAACACTGCCATAGGTGCAGGTGCTTTATTAATGGCCATATGTGCAGGTGCTTTATTAATGTTTCTTAGTGATCTGATTATCTTTTTTCTATTGTTATTGGCTCGTTTCATGCTTTGATTACTACGTGTTTTAGCTGTATATTTAAAATTTTTTATTGATACTCCACTCAGCTCTTTCAGAGCATTAGCCCTATTCGCGGCACCCTTCTCACTGGCTCGGGCAGTCGCTGACGCTCTCTTCTCCACAATCGCCGCCTGCACTGCATAACGTGCATATGTAAAAGATATATTATTCCCTGGATCCGGTCCTCTTAGCCTCGCAATCACCAACTCAGCCCAACCAGTAGTCATCGCGTGATTATGCGCCTCTCTCACTGCTGTTTGATACGAATCCTCTATGTCATAATATGGGTTTGCTATCGTTGCGTCTGGACCACCAGGAATACATGGTAAATTTGCAGGGTTACCAGCAATACATGCATCTATTAAAGATCTAAAATAAGTTTGAAGTGTAATTTTATCATCAGGAGTTGCTGTATTATTAACCATATTCCCGACAATAGTCGATATGTAACGAGTTATATCATCATCTGTTAATGATATAGGCGCTTCAAAACCCGCGCCACCAAGACTTACACCAGTAATTTCTCCTTGTGCATTTCTTACAAGAGGATCTGCAAGAACCAAAGTACCGGGTGCACTATTACTTGCACCTAACTGTTCTTCAATTGCTACCATCATTTGATGAATAAATTGTGGATTTAATGCTTGACTTGTTGGGTGTGAGTGTACTAATTGAGATAATAAAGCCAAAGTACCTAACCTAGTATTATTACCAAATCTGAATAGAAATCGACCCATATCAATAACAGTACGATCGAACAAATAAGCATATGGATTTAATCCTAACGCAGGTGCTAAATCTACACGAAATCTATTTATACCTAATTGAGTAAGACGATTATCACTTGTCATAAATACTCTCACAACACGGTCTAAATAATCCATATTAATATGTGGTCGCCCTGCATGTGGTCCTCGTTGATCTTGTTCAGGATCTGTAGCCAAATAATATGCATATAGGGATGCTGCCGCTTCTATTTGTCTAAGCTTTATTTTGATGACTTGGTTGTGTATAGTAACTGGCAACATTCTAAGAAGATTTGGGTATGTTTCGAAAAGAAATCGTTCACCTGCCGGTATTTCAATAAGACGAGCTGCTGGTATGTCTCCGGCGGCCCTTTCTGCTTGCCCACTCGTAGTCATAGTATTTATTGCGGCACGCATTCCTACTATAAAAGGTCCATAATCATTTATTATTTGACCGTGTTGACCAAACTTTATTCGTTCATATGCAGAATTCAGTTCATTTGCTATGAGTTCTTCTGTTAAAGTTTCTCTACGAAATTTAATAATCATATCCAATCTAAGTTGATTGGCATATACACCAGCACTAGCTATTAACGCATGTGCCTGGGATTCTAATATGGAAAGTCTTCTACGATAATCATTAGCCTCTATTTCAGCAGCAACTTGTGCTCTATCAAGAAAATGAGAAGAATTTATAGTCAAAAATACTCCTCCTAGTATAAGCTGTAATCTTAATAACACAAGCTCTGTTAATATTACGTCATAACCTGGATAACCAGGTATAATATTATATGCTGATAAGAAATTCATTTCGCCAATAATTGACTCTGCAATAATTTCCGGTGTCATAATAATATTATTCGCTAATTGGCCAACAATATGTTCACGATCTTGAATGGATGGCCCTCTTATTGGATTTCCGCGCATTCTATACTGACCTTGGTTTGCTCTAACTGCACCAGCTGGAGGAGCAACAGGAGGAGCCGCTTGTGGTAGAGCTTGAACATTCGGAATAGGTTGTCCCGCTACGACGGCGCCGAGTTGGACTGCTGGGACTCCGGCCTGCCCCGCTTGCTGTATTGCTGGTAATCCTTGTGGAGCATTGGCTTGGGGACCCTGTGATTGTGGTAATGGTGCAAGTGCTGGAACACTTGGCCTTGCTGAAAGTACTCTACCTGTAACATTAGATAATGCACCTGACACAGCATTACCAATTGCCGATGCTGTCGCCGCACTACCAGAAGCTAACGCTGAAAGTAATCCTAATCTAGGTGCGGTAGCAGCAATGACAGCCCCAGCAGCGGCAGCGGCGGCATTGTTTGCAGGCACTATTGCTGCTATTGCCGCTTGATTACCTGCTCCTGCTGCTGCTGCTAATGCACTGACTGCGGGTACTATCGCATTGATTTGGGCTCGATCACCTCCTATTGCCCCATCAACATTTCCCGCTGCGACTGGGGCGAGTGCTTGAATCGCTGCTGGATCACCCGCTGCTGCAACTGGTTCAATTGCTTGAATCGCTGCTGGATTACCCGCTGCTGCGACTGGTGCAAGTACTTGAATCGCAGCCGGCACTTGTGCTTGTGCTGCCGGATCACCTTGTCCTGCCTGTGCCAATACTTGACCTGCTTGTGCTAATACTGCTGGATCCATAATACATTATATGTATATAATAAAATTGAATAAATATTATTATATAATTATAACTATAAACCATGTTGCAAACAATGAATCCCCATCCGCGTGACGCCAATATTTCGTTTGAAGAAATCGGACATGTTTATACAATCCTGGGTAAAAAAGACCATACATCTGTGACTACCTGGATCAAGCAGTTCTTCGGCAAGTTCAATGCCGACGCGATTATCAATCGCATGATGAACTCTCCTAAATGGCCGGAATCAAAATACTACGGAAAAAAAAAAGAAGAAATCAAGGAAGAATGGAAGCAAAGTGGAGACCTCGCAGCCAAACTTGGAACGGAGATGCATCAAATGTTTGAGGATTATTATAACGGTCTTCCTGTACAAACGGGCAGTCTGGAATACGGGTATTTTGAGAAATTTGTAGCTGATCACACTCATTTGAAGCCATATAGGAGTGAATGGACCGTCTACGATGAAGATCTAAAACTATCCGGTTCCATTGATATGACATTTCTAAATGAAGATGGTACAATCAGTATTTATGACTGGAAACGATGTAAAAGCATTGAAAAAACAACATCATTCAGACAGTTTGCTAAGCCTCCGATTCAACATATACCGGACACCAACTTTTGGCATTATACGCTGCAACTAAACGCATACAAGATGATATTGGAGCGCAAATACGGCTTAGTCGTGAAAGATATGTTCTTGATATGCATACATCCGGAATTGGACACGACATATCAAAAACATGAAGTTGCACCGATGGATATGGATCCGCTAATCAAATATGACCAAAAGGGTACCACATACAAAATAAATGTGTAGGATCATGTGAACTACAATCCATTTGGGGCTGTTTAGATAATCTAATATATGTTCTAAAATAAATAATACAAAGCAACAAAAGAATATGATTAATAAGCCAACTCTGTGAAATTCATTTTTCAATAAAAATAGATTTAATATAGTATATAATGAACCAATCGAAACAGCACCCAAGTCAATATTGCGACGCAATCCATATTCTGGTTTTCTCCAATAATTGACAGATGTTATAAATAAAAGAATTAAGTAGACGAATGCGTATACTTTATTCATAATATATGCAATTACAGCAGAGATCACGATTAAATAACTAGAATACAACAAATATTTAGAATAATCATAAGACATTGGTAATTTATGACCTGACATAAATATATTTTTTTATTATTTTATTGGAATAACTACGGATCCACTAATCAAATACTATAAGGCACGCGCCGATTGAAACATACATGTGCATTGCCATATGAAAAATAATCCACTTACGGTTATTAAAGTAATATAAAATGTTTTCTATCAAAAAAAACAAATTCATACAAAAGAAAACAATAAATAAGCAAACTCGGTGAAATTCGTCTTTCAATAAAAACATATTCAATACAGTATAGCACGTGCACAAGTAAACAGCGGTCAAGTCAATATTGCGTCGCAACCCATATTCTGGTTTTCTCCAATAATTGATAGACGTTAAAAATAAAAATATCAAGTAGGCGGTTACATATAGATCATTCATAATGTATGCGATTGCGGCAGATATTCCAATTGTAAAGCTAGAATATAATAAAAATTTAGAATAACTATATGACATAGGAATAATATGCCCAGACATAAATATATTTATTATTTTTTATTGGAATAACACACGCGACAATTCGGAACATATTTTGCATGCGGTGCGTACTGTTCTTCTTCATATGATTCGCGGCGTGTATATATGGCTGGCTTACCGCATGTGCATTTCGCTCTCAGTTTAATCACAGAGTCACAATACGGTATCAAGTTTAAAATGTCGCCGATTGGTTCTCGTTTATAATCACCATCTAGACCATATAAGTAAATATTTTTCTTACTCTCCACTACAAATTTAAACAAGTCTGGAAAGAATTGTGCCTCGTTGATAAATATATGATCACTAGATTTCACCAAGTCGCATATTTCGTTCGTCACAAGAGTATCATATAATTGCTTTGCCTTGACGCAATCTAACATAGCTCCGTCATGATTATGTAACACAGAAAGTAAACAATTCCCTTCACCGATGTTAAAATCTATAATGACCTTTTTACCGCTGCATATATTGTATTCTTTCATCAACAAAGACGTTTTACCAGCATACATCGGACCAATAGTGATTTGCAACATTTTTGTATTATAGTATACAAAAAGTATTTATTCAATTTTATCCTTAACTTATTTTTTCTATGACTTCGTTTTCCGTGACTACGTTTTCAATATGTACAATTGGTGGGCTTGGCCATTCTGAATAAGGTTTTGCTTTGCTAGTAGATCTTTCAAGTGCCAATAATTTTTCAAGTGCAACCATTCTTCGATTCAATGGGTTCATATCACGTGAAAGAGTTCTCGAAATTTGCTTCCAGCGCCACTCAAATTGGAGTGTGGCTTGCCAATCGGGGAAACCAGAAACGTAGCAATGACGACGCCAAATCTGGCCCTTGTCTATTTTTCGTCCAGTTGCTTTTGCACCACCGACGAGTTCCTTATTATGCTGTCGAAGACGACGATTCAAATCCACAGTTGCCCCAACATAGGTAGATCCATCATCACAAACAAGTAAATAGACGTACATATAAAAAAAATGTATAATAATATCAGCAAACAAACTTATAAATATTTCAGACGTAAAATGCATAATTCAGGTAAAGCATCTGTCAAATTATAACATATTTCGCTACAAAGCGGACATTTATTTAGAAGTTTGTTGTTTTCGAGTGCGCATTTTAAGCATATTCGCAAATCGCATTTGCACTTTTTGTAATTTACACAGCACATGTCTTCGGGTATTTTATCTTTGCAGATAATGCAATCACCTTCGTACAACACGTTGATGTAGTAGTTGAATATCCTAGGTACAAAATGAATATCCCACCCATAGCTTGACATTTTCATATAACGATTCACTGGACACTTATGTACCATAACAGCCCTTTTGTGTCGGATGTTATCAAGAACATCGCTCATTACATTCACATGATCAATGATATTTTTAGCTCTATCATCGTGGTAGCAGCGAATCGGACCGTTCACATTGAGACCATTCGTCGCCATCGTCAATCCATTCACATCAAAATCTAGATCCATCCTGGGTAACTGTCGTTCACCTTCATATTGAACATCAAGATATACATCTACATATATGCGTTCTTTCATCAAAATATTCATATTAATGCGTTTATGTAGTATAGTGTATTTTTCAGAATAAACACCGCTTACTTCGCAGATTTTTACATCGTATAGATTTCTTAATTTTTTTAGCAATTTGGCATAATTATTATCAGAGATCAGGCAATGAATATTCTTTGGAATGACTAATCGCCCGATTGTTTCTGGGCTAACATCCACGCGATCATAATCATTCATAGAATGTTTTTTTTTAAATTCACTAGCATGCATGTTGTGTAACATTGTATCGCGAACTGTACCACCATATACAATGCCTTTATAATTAAGACAGTCGTGCAATATTGTTTTGAAGCATTTCCATTCCTCCATTTTGTTGAATATATAATTTTAAATTCCAATCATTCAATTTTAACAGAAAACATTAAATAAAAATGTGTATGAATAAACGAAGTGACGGATAAACGAAGTGACGGATAAACGAAGTATAAACAAACTTATAAATATTTTAATTTCAACACAGATAATTCGTGAGCTGCATCTGGCAAATCATAACATATTTCTGTACAAAGAGGGCATTTATCTAGACGCTCTTGGTGAGTGAGCGCACATTTCAAGCATATCCGCAAATCACATTTACAATTTTTGTAATTTACACAACACATGTCTTCGGGTATTTTTTCTTTGCAGATAATGCAATCACCTTCGTATAACTCTTTGATATAGTAATTAAATACCCTAGATACAAATTGAATGTCCCACCCATAGCTTGACATTTTCACATAACGATTCGTCGGGCACATATATACCATAACAGCCTTTTTGTTACGGATGTTATCAAGTACTTCACATAATATATCTGCATTATGAATCACATTTTTTGCATTATCATTGTACCTGTAACTAAGGTACTCATTCAGTCCGATACCATTTGATGTCATAATCAATCCATTTACATCAAAATCTAGATTCATGTTAGGCATTTTCAAATCACCATAATGTTGAACAATCAAGTCTACGAGTACATATATATTTTCTTTCACTAAGATACTCATCTTAATGTGTTTATAATTTGTATTGTTTTGTTTTTCAAAATAAACTCCACTTACTTCGCACACTTTTACATGATAGTTGCGACTTAATTGTTGTATCAATTTGGCTGAATCCTTATCGGAGATGAGGCAATCAATGTCTTTTGGAATCACAAGACGACCGATTGTTTCTGGACTAATATCTACTTGGTCGTATTCACTCATAGAATGATTTTTTTGAAATTCGCGTGAGTG